AAAACCCACCATTATTCTATCACTTATTTCACTTCTAATTGTACGATATTTTATATTCTAATTGTACGATATTTTATATTCTAATTGTACGATATTTTATATCTTCCATCTGACAACGCTATCCGTTATTTTTTAAAAATTTTCATAAATTAATAATATATATATGAATACATGTGATGAACATAAAATACATGAAAATGAAACTATGATGAGTCCGTCTAGATATAAATGCAGAGTATGTAAACTAAAAAAAGTACACGGTTATACTAACCCTGATCACATATCAAATCCTTTTGGTTATTTATATTTAGCACCTAATGTTTGTTTAGATTGTACTAATAAATATAAAATTTGTATGTGGTGTTGACAACCATACTTAGCTTATTTAAAAAAAATTGATTTCATTTAATTACTTTATAATATTTAAACAAAGTAATTAAGTACTTATCATCTATAATGAATAAAATCACTAATATTCCTGTTGTCCGATCTGTCCTTAACAATCTTGTTGTTGAGGTTGTCCAACAACAAGAAAGAAACCATATCATCCAAGAACTAACTTATTATCCTATGCCAAACCACATCCTAACTCCTATTAATAACCTTGTTCAAGAACCTGCACCATATTATTTCGATAAAAATACTCCAGATATCGATGTTGACCATCCAATCAAATACCCTGAATTCACAGAAAAAGAATACGGTCACTACCAGCGCGGTGTACTAACTGGAGACAGCTTCTACAAAAGTCCAGAAGAAGAATTCTTTTGGGCATTTTCACAAACTAAAAAATGCTCGAAATGTCATGCAGAAAAAAAACTTACTGAATACAACACAAATACATCTGGTAGTCATGGTTTTGATAAAAACAAAATTCGCCTCAGACGTCCCGAATGCAAAGACTGTACTAAAAAGGCGTCTAAAGGTAAAGGTCAAGCAGTCAAACATGCTAAATCACTTGGCATTTCACACAAAGCACCCAAAGACACAAAATGTGAGCTATGTGGCTCTACTAAAGATATCGTTTTTGACCATGACCACAATAAAAATTCATTTCGTGGTTGGCTTTGTGACCCATGCAATCGTTCCATCGGTGTTCTCGGAGATAATCCACAAAGCCTACTCAATTGCGTCGCCTATTTAGCGAAGCATAATACAGAAGCCCTTAACTTAATTGAAAAAGTAAAAAACACCTTGTAACTTAATTAATTAAATTAATAACATTTTTTATTCACTTATTTCAACCATACGTATATTATCCCTTTTAATATTTAAAATGCGTGTTTAAACCAAGTATTTTATATATATATATTGTATATATATATGAAATTTGATAAAGGTAAAATTGTTTTTATTCATATACCTAGAACCGCTGGTTCATATATTGAAGATAAATTATGTGACAAATATAATTGTAAAAAAAAATGGCCAGAACCAAATAAAGAAAATTTATTTGGTTTATATAAAGTTAAAGATTATAATTATTTAACTTTACAACATTTAACACTAAATGAAATGATAAAATATGAATTTATAGAAAAAAATATAGAAAATCAATTTATATTTACTATAATAAGAAATCCATACGACAGAGTATTAAGTTTATATAAAAATTGGTTTAAAGCATATAAAACATTCGATATATTTTTAGATAAATTAGTAGAATTAAATTTAGATAAATACGAACATAATGGTATTGAAACCAATAATATTAATTTTAATTCTCGTAATATGACGTCAAATATAAGTGAAATAAAATACTTTGTATTACCTCAATATTATTATATAAATAATAATGAAGATTACAAAGTAAATATTATTAAATATGATGAAATGGAAAGTTTAAATGATATATTAAAATTAAATGTAAAATTTAATGACCATTCCAATAATAATTTCACAGATATTCAAAAAGATAAAATTTATACTATTTATAAAATAGATTTTGACAAATTTAATTTTTTAAAATAAATAAATTTCTAAAAGAAAACACAGCGTTTTAAATGTTCAAAGGTGTAAAAAATATTTTCAACATACATATATTTACACCAAACATTTATTTATACGATACTTAGATAACTTATAATACTTCTCCTCTAATTCTATACCAATAAATTTCCTCTTTGTATTCATACATCCTATTCCCGTTGTACCAGATCCCATCGTGTTATCTAATACTGTTTCTCCTTCATTTGAATAGGTCAATATTAAATATTCTATCAACTTGACTGGCTTCTGTGTTTCATGTATTGTATCAAATTCTACGTCAAACTCTATTAATTCATTTGGATAATTTGTAAACTTTTGTGTATATTCACTATCACTTGTTAATTTATTATTTGGACCTAAATGATGTGTCTGATTTAACATCTTACCTATACGTTCCTTACTATTCTTCTTTTTTATATTTACTGGCTGTAATCCTTGTGGATTATATGTCATATTCCCTTTATGTCTTGACGCTGCTGCCGCACCTCCACTTGAAAATACACAAATATCTTCTGTACATTTCATCGGTCTATAATTCGCTAGTAAGAACTGCGTCGTTTTATTTTTCTTCCATATTAAATTATATTTATACCATTCATAATTCGACGAAATTAATATACTTGTAAATGGCTGCTGCCCAAATAACAATACTACACCATGTGGCTTCCTCACTATTCGTTTATAATGCTCCCATAACTTATTTATGTCTATTATTGTATCCCACTTACATTTTGTCGTACCATATGGTAAATCACATAATACCAAATCTACGCTATCATCTTCGATTAATGACATCTTCTCAATACAATCCCCCATAAACAATTTATAATTATCGTTGATAACATCTTCTGTTGTTTCATTATTCACTTCTGTCATCATATTTTTATGCTCTTCTTTGCGTTGTTCTTTTGTTTGTTTTACTTCTGACATACTACTTATAATTAATAATAAGATACATTTATATTATTTAAATCAATTTTTTTATAAAGTATTCTATATTGTAAAACCAGTATATAATTCGATATTACACCACCATTACATAAAAAAACTACTCATTATTATCATAGTTGAGTAATGCAATTAAAGAATTACACAACAATACTATATGAAGGAGTATTTCTTTATATGTTACTGATACGTCATTTGATACATTCACTTCATTTAATCTATTAATTATAATTGTTGTCAAATAAAATATTATACACACCGTCAAACCCAACTTATGATTTATATTTACATTTGCTTCTTCATTTCTATTTTCATTTACTTCTTCATTTCTATTTTCATTTACTTCTTCATTTCTATTTCTGACTTGTTCAATTATACTTCGGTCTATATTTCTTATTGCTTGACGTAACTGTTCTACCGTCATTCCCATTCTCATTAAATTATTTATAGTTTCAGGATTTGCTCCTACTCGTTCTATGTTATCTAAATCCTCCTGATTTAATTCATCCCACGTTACAACTTGTCTAACTACACCATTATGATTATTTATTCTTGAGTATTGATTATTACCATCTACACCTACATCATAATAATTATTATTGGGATAAGCATATTTACCTCCACTTTGACTATTACTTGTTAAAAATGCCAATAATTCTATTATCAAACCCCCGAATTTTTCTTGTATATTTTTTTTGTTGTTTTTTAGTGAGTCCATTATTATATCACTTATTTCAGAACCTTTACTTCTCACTATATCTTCTACCTTCTTTATACCAGACGTTCCAACTATAAGTCTTATTTTTTTAATTCCACCAAGAGAATACATTTTAATTTGTTCATCTATTTTATTACTATCATTTGATTTAATTCCACCCTTCTTTTTTCTTGTCCTTCTTTTTTTCGCCAACTCTTTCGACCTTTTACCCAGCTTTTTAAAATACTTATTGGCCAAATTATATCTAGATGTAACATTTTTTGCATTAGGATATCTAGTTTTTTTATGTTTCTTCATTGCTTCAAGTCTCACTTTCATTATCATAGCTACTTGCCATATTCTTTTATGAGGATACTTCTTATTTTTATACAATCTCTCTAACTTACTAATTGTTTCCCTAACATCTTTTACAGTTGTATATTTAATTGGTATAGTATCACTCGGATTCTTATTAATATAAACATCAAAACTCTTAGATGGATCATTTGGATTATAAAGAAACTCTTTTTTTTTCTTCCTTGTCTTTCCACCCCAAGTTGCACCATCATATTCAGCACTATTATATGCTTCTTCATCATCCATTCTATCCATTGCGTCCTTCACATCATTTGGACTTTGGTCAATTTCTTCACCTTCTATCACAGGAGGAGTATAAGTTCCATTATCTATATTACTTTTAATAGCTGCCTTATTTCTTTCTTCTTGTTTTTCTAAGAATTTTTTATCATTATAGTCTCTATTCATTTGAGTTCTTACTTTCTCCGCCTCTAGCAAATTCAAAGGAGCTAATTTAATAGGGTTAAATACTTTTTGGGTCTTTTCGTGTTTTTTTTTATCAGCCACTACCCCACCTCTCTTTTTAGTTCTTTTTAATTTTCTTTTAATACCTTTATTTTTTCTTGATATTCGCATTAAATAATATATATTATAACAATAAAATATATATTAATTATTACTTACAATTTATTCTTTATAAACATGATTAAACCAAATAAAACATCTATCATCAAAGGTATCCACGCAACCTTCTTCGATTGAAACAAATAAATAGACGCAGTTATATATAAAAACCCATGTAATAATCTATAATTAGCCCACCATGTTACTCCTCCACCTTCTGGAGCATTCATTCTTCCATTTGTAAAATACAAATACAAAAAAGATATACCTATAATAAATGTCAAAACTCCTAATTTAGGTAACCATTTTTTAGACAAATATAATGGTAAATATGCTAAAACTAATCTTAGCACAATACAACCAAAAATGAAATAAAGTATTCTTTCTCTATCTGTCATATATATAATATATCTAAAATATTATTATTTTCTTGATTTTCTTGATTTTCTTGACTTTTTTGTTTTTCTTGTCTTTCTTGTCTTTCTTGTTTTCTTTTTTTTACCACCAAAGGACGCAATTCTGTCAGCTATATCTTTTCCTACCTTTGGCTCCATTACTCCAGATACATTTACTTTAAATACTAGACCTTTTAAACTAGTGTTATTCGATATCCACATCTCAGCACCTTGACGAAACAAACCTGTTAATTTTTTGTTATCAAATTTAACGTTAATCGGGGCTCCCTTTAAAGGACCCAGATATCCTTCATATTCGAGTCCTTGAAATGTTCCAAGTTTGAATAAGTTCGGTTTTGCATCAGCACCCTGGAATTCAACATAAGTCTCCCCTTTCTTCAAATCCTTTATATCGTCCATCTCAGTATAATCATCACTCTTTCTTATTTTATCTAAAAGCTCGGTATCCCTTTTGCGTTTTTCTTCTCTTGCAACTCTTTTCAATTCACGCTCTTTAGCATCAATTTCATTCTGTTCCCCCCACGAAGGTTTTCTTAGTGTTGCTTGATGTAATCCTCTATAGATCTTTGTCCCGATTCCTGTACCTGCGACTTTTCGTCTAGTAGTTTTTCGTTTCATGGTTTTCTTACGCCTATTTTTTAGTGTGTATTTCACCATAATATAATATACTTATAAAATATTATATTAGATATTAAAAATATTCATTTATAAAACCCTCCTTATCAAATATTTTTACGCCCTTTTCTTTGGCTTTTTCAACCTTACCTGTTATTTTCGTAAGATCTTTCACTATTACCGCAAACGTATTTTTAGAAACAGCAGATGTTAAATTAGCACCTACTTTATTTAATTTTTTATTTAACTCATCATCCCTAAATCCAGACATTACTATACTCTTTTTGTATAATACATGACCTGTATTTACATCCGATTTTTTTTCTACAATCTCTAGCTTCTTCTTCATGTTAATCTCATCTAAAAATGTAAGAAATTCATTTATGTTACTAACAAATAATTCAGCCGTCTTACGTGCGACACCTTTAATCTTAATCATTTTTTCTACTTTTTCATTATCTGTTTCATTACTAGTTAATACATCTGGATAATCTTCCAAAATAACTAACATTCTCTTACTACCCATACCATGCCCAAAGAGATTAGAAGCAGCCATTAAATCCACTAATTCTACCTCATCTAATTTTTTATGAATATTAGCATGAATCTTTGGAGCAAGCTTTCCGCCTTTAGTATCAAACACACCTTTAAAATCATCTAATGACATATTAATTATTTTGGGTACTGTATCATAACCTGCGTCTAATATACGTTTAATATTACCCTCCCCTAATCCATCAACATCTAACTTATCAAAAAAGAATTCAATATTTTTTATCTTGACTTCTTTACTGTCTCCTTTATTTTTCAATACAATATCTGTCTCTGTATCACCATACCACTCATATTCTTCAGATGGCATCATTATATGTTCAGCTGGTTCAAGTACATCCATTATATATGGAATTACATCACCACTTCTAATAATTTTTATTTTTGCTCCTACTCCTAATTTGTTTTTCATTACAAAAGCAGCATTAAACGCTGTAGCGTATTCTATTTTAGTACCACCCAAATTAATTGGTTCTATTCTTATTCTAGGTTTTAGAAGACCATCTTTACTTGGAGACCATTCTACAGCAAGTACCTTGGCTTCTGCTATTTGATCGCCCAATACCATTTTAAACGCAAAAGCAAAATCAGGATTACCATCTATACGAGGATAAATATTATCGTCACAACATATTATACCATCCATTTCATATTCTGAATCATTACGCCAACTAACTAATATATCAGATAATATTTCATTTGATACGTTTGGATGTAATTCGTTTTTGGCAACTATAAAACCTTGTTCAGACATAAATTTATATTGATCACTAGGTTTTAATACTGGTTTTATTAGTTCATATGCTACAAAATCAACATGATTTAACTTTTCGGCAGAAGGAGATTTTGAATTTATTACACCCGAAACAAAATTACGTGAATTAGCAAAGTCAGCACCGTAATATACCTTAAATATATCTTTCCGAATTATAAACTCTCCTCTTACAACAATATTAGATGCTATCTTACTTGGTTCTGGCATATTAAGCTTACCTATAAATTTTGATACGTCTTGTCCAACCTTTCCATTCCCTCTAGTATATAATTTTGCTTCATCATTCTCTGTTGAATATAAACCACTTACACCGTCTAATTTTGTAGATAATACATATGGTCCCGAATAATCTTTTTTCCAATTATCTATGGCATTTGTATCTGGTTTTATTTTATCCATAGAACCCATAAAATAAGGTAATTTTACTTTATCTACCTTTACATCAGCACCTATTACAGTTGATTCAATATTTTTTGGATATTTAACTTCCATATACTCTTTAATTATATCATATTCATTATCAGTAATTAATGGATCATCATTATAATAACTATCACGTGATGCCTCCAAAATATTCTGAAGTGTTTTTTCCCTCATTTTTTTTAATACTTCAGCACCTTCTGTTCTAAAGCTTTTAATATATTTCATAACTGTAGCATTCGCTTTATTTTTTAAAGTTTTTTTATTTTCCTTTTCTCCAGAACCTTTCATACGCTTTATAGTTATCTTATCTTTAAATTTTTGTAAATATCTTTTTGTTTTTAACTTTATTCTTTTAATTCTTCTTTTTCGTGTTTTCATTAATATATATATTAATAATATTAATTAAAACTTATTGTCTTCTTTTAAGTGTCCTTTTCTTTCGTGTTCTTCTAAACTTTCTTCCACCACTTTGACCTTGAGGTTGCGAAGGTGCTGCTTTTGGTTGTGCATCAGTTTTTGAACTTTGAACCTGACCCATAACATATAATCCACCTATTAAAGCGGCAATAGCCATAAAATAAGGGTTAGTTGGAGATACAATATATCCACCACGTTGACGGCTTCTAAGTTTTCTAGTTTTTTTATTCATATATAATAAAAATATTATTATTTATGAATTTATTTATGAAGTATATGTGTGTTTACTCCTCTCCCTCGTCTACAGTTACCTCTTGGGTAGCTGCTGGCTTTTGTCCTCCTCCTTGACGACGAGGACCAGCACGACGAGCGCGACCACGACCTGCTCCACCACGAGCTGGTTGTTGTCCAGATGCTGAAGCAGGGGGGCGAGGACGAGCTCTCTGATTTGCAAGACGAGTCTCACACATCAACTTACCACCCTCGCCCAAACCACCTACTGTCTCTACCTGATACTCATGCTTATCAGACTGAGACTTTCCAATCTGGAAACCAACATACTCACCTTGAACAAGGTACTTGTACATACGATCAGCAACGTTAATCGCCGAATGATGAACAAAAACATCCTCACCCTTTCTATCACCCTCCATTACCGTAATGTAACCGAAACCAGCCTTAGCGTTAAACCACTTTACTTGACCTAGGAAATTGTCACCTTGACTTGCGCTTTGTGCAGGAGCTGAACTGTAACTCATACTTATTATACAATATAGTATTGTCTTTAAACTATTTACAATAATATATCATTAGAAATTTGCTATATTAGTTTTTTATGATTATATATATATGTCTAAAATTCAATTCATTCATAAAAATAATGATAAAACCATGTTTCAAGAATTTTCTAAAAAAATTATCTCGTCAGGTACTAGATCATATTGTTTGTCAAAAATAAAAAAAGACTTTCTAGTTGAAAGTTTAGAAAGTGCTGATTATTTATTTGTTAATACATTTAGGGAACAAATCAGGGGGTTCGCAGCAGTATATCATGATAATTATGACGGAAAACATTTACATATTAGTTTAATTTGTAATGCTAAAACACATCGTATGGCTACTCGTAAAAATAAAAATATTACTAAGTTAGCTGGTAAAAATATTATTGAAGCTGTTCTTAAATATGGTAAGCAAATTAAGGTCAAAGACGTTAGATTAGACGCTATTAAAGAAGTTATTCCATATTATTATAATCTTGGTTTTAGATTTGAAAATTCACGAAATAATACTGATACTGAAAAAACACTTGTCAAAGAACTACAAAACGCATATAATAATAATAACAAACCAGCACAAAAAAAAGCACTTGAAAAAATTGTACTCAAATTTTATAAAGGTTATTTTAATGAAAAAATGCAACATGATATGGGTAAAGACACAGACGGAAGAATCGAATATGCTATGGACTTTGGTATTCCCATGAAATTTGTATTCAAAACTACTAGTATTTGTAAAGGTAAATCCATTAAAAACCCTAACAGATGTCGTAAATATAAAACATGTAAAGTTGTTCATGGTAAAAAAAGAACATATTGTCGTACAATTAAAAATACTATAAAAAAATAGAAAATAATTATATAATTGTTATTCAATTATTATATAATTAATTACCAAACATTTTATTTAATGGAGAACATCCTTTATCAAATGATGCGCTGTATTCTATTGATATCGGTTGCGTACTTGTGGAATTCATATATGTAAATACCCATGACAAACTTCCCTCGTTTGCTTCTTGCATACAATCATATATTTTTCCTTCGAATTGGGCAAAAATACCACTATTGATTGAATGATTTTGCGGAAAAATATTTAATGGTTCATTTCCATAACCTCCCAAATGTTTTGCTAGTATATGTCCAGCATCACAATTTGAGTAACCATCGTCTTCTAACATACGTGAATATTTACGAGTGCAATCTGTAGTATCTGTTCCTTTTCCTAATGACTCGGGTAACAGTGTAGCTTTCGCTTCTGATACTACCACATAATCTCCATGCTGAATATATGTATATGTCATATCCGCATATCCGTCACCCATCGTTAATTTATTTATACCCACTTCAGGACAAGGTACAGTTGTGCATACACAATAATTACTACTTACCGCGCTAAATAATCCCGCCAGCAAAACCGCAAAAAAAGAACGCATTAATATATAATTATATTTTTATTAATCTGTATTATTTGTCTCTCTTACTGGCGTTGCCCTAGCTATATTTTTTAACACTTTCTTTATCTTCTTATCCTCCTCTTGGCTAAAAGAACATTGAATTATGTTATGCCATTCCGTACTCTTTTCCGAATGAGCTAATGCCGCCTGAGGATTCTCTTGTAACCATTTTGGCATCTGCTTAAAATTCTTTTTCTCCAAAGTTTTCACCGCTCTCTCTACTTTACTATTATCCTTCTCCCAGATATCATTATCTTTTATATAAAGTACTTCTCTTTTAATGTCCGAACAATGAATAGGTCTTTTATTCTTTTCTAAGTTATTTAATTCTGTTATTATTAAATTTGACATTCCTTCAACATATCCCAATTTTCCCATATTCTCCAAATCCTTTAATTGAACTTGTATTGAATCTACAAAATCTGTTAAATTCAAAGCATCTTTACATGTCTCATTTAAATACACATTCAAATTAAAGTTATTTACTATATTTGTTGTTGGTGGTGGTTGATTCTTAACCGCCTCTATTGCCTCTGTCATTAAATCTTTCATCTCTTCTTGATTTTTTAATAAACTTTCTATTATTTTATCTTTCTCTGCTAACTTATCATTTTCACTATTTTTCATGCTTACTTCTTCACTTAGGGGTTCTATTATAATACATTTTTGTTTATGATTCCATAATGAACTTTGGTGTTTATAAGTTTTTCCACAATCACATTTAAAATCTTTGACAATTGGCGAGTTTTCGGTAGTATTACTTCGTAATTTATGTTTTCTAGTGCTTAAATGTTTTGTATAATCACTTTTCTTACATGTAGTATAGTCACAAGCTATACATTTATATTCTCTTGAGATTTTTTGCGACATTTTTTTCGTATATATAATACGAAGAAAAAATCTCTAAATCCTTTCAATTACTGTTTAATTTTAATTTTATTTCGTATAACATTTGTAATATATCTTCTTGATTTTTCAATAAATTCTCTATTCTTCTTTCAATCAAAATATCTTTTTCTTCTTTTTCTTCTTTTTTTTCTTCTTTTATACTACAGTTCTTTTTATGGTTACATAGCGAACTTTGGTGTTTATAAGTTTTCCCACAAAGACAATTAAAAGTTTTTCTTTCGGATGATGATTCATTATCACATCGTAGTTTATGTTTATTAGTAGTTAAATGTTTTTCATAATTACTTTTTTTATAACATATAAATTCACATTTTTCACATTCGAAAATTTTTTGTTCTGGCCAAGTTCCAAAACAATTATTTTGATGTTTTTTAGTGAAGCAATGTCTTTGATAATCCTTATCATTATTTGTACTGAAATCGGGGCACTCTGTGCAAACTATTTTGTATTTCAACATATTATATATATTCCTAAATATTTTTAAATAAATTTTCCGTATATTTATTTATTCCTAAATATTTTCATCTTTCTCTTTTTGTAATTTTTCTTTTCTTTTCAAATATGCGCGTCTTCTATATTCCTTTAATTTATCAGGGTTTTCTTCTTTTAGTTTTTGTAAATAATTGGCACCAGTTTCAATAACCTTTTCTTTATTTTTTTCATAATATTTCTTGTGATTTTTACCACGTGTATATTTTTTTAATCGTTCTTCAAGCTCGATAACCTTATTTTTTAACATTTTATTTTCTTCTATGAGTTCATCCATTAGTATATATATATAAAAATGTTTATATATTTTTATTATAAATTTTTTTTCGGAAAAATTATGCCCTTATTTTCAAAAATGGACAAAAATGAGAGAGCGACGAATATTTCGTCGTTTTTCGTATTTGTCGCACGAAAAAAACTCTCTTTTGTCGTTTTTTTCAATTTTTGTCCAAAAAATCAAGCCTTTCTTAAAAAAGTGATTTTGCTAGAGAATGCTCTTATTTTCAAAAAAAAATATATTATTTTGTTATTGAGAAATTTTTTTTGTTGGATTCTATTTTAAGATTTGGAAAATGGACAAAATAAAAATGTCCATTTTTGAAAATCTCTAGAACTTTTCCCACAAAATTTTTTTCTTTAAGTAGGTTATAAATATATATTTAATTTGGTAATAAAGAATATATAGCATTATAATTTCTACCTTGTTTATTATAATCAAGACCATAACCAATAACAAATTTATCATCAATATGTTTACCGATATATTTAACATCTAAATTAGGAATACATTTGGTTTCTTTATATAAACATGTACATACTTCAATAGATTCGGGATTTTGTAACTTAAATGTTTCTAAGAGTTTAGAGATAGTTAAACCAGTATCAATAATATCTTCAACAATAATAACATTTTTACCTGAAATATCTTCGGTTAAACCGATAATATCAACAACATTACCAGTAGTTTTAGTGCCACTATAAGAAGAAACTTTGATAAAGTGAACTTCTAATGGAATATTAATTTTTTTAACGATATCGGATAAAAACATAAATGATCCATTTAAAACTCCAATAATAATAAGTGGGTTCTGAGAAGATACAATATTCGCATAATCAGAATTAATTTGAGTAGCAGTTTCATGAACAATAGTATCAATTTCATATTGACTAATATATTGTTCAAATACAAGGTCGTTTACTTTAACAACAGAGTTAGAAAAGTTCATATAAATATTAGATTATATAAAATATTTATATGAAATGCGTATTTATATATTTAAAAAATTAACACATATTAATAAATAATGAGTAGTCGAGCGATGGCATCTGCGAAAAATAGACGTACAAGTCCATATATAAATGGAAATCCAACAACTCAATCCCCACAACCTATGAATAGACCATTAAGTGCTAGTCAACGAATGTCTCAAATACAAGGTAATACACCTAAAAGGGGTCAAGTACCTCAATTACGAGGTCAGGTGCGAGGAACGCCGCCTCCTCCTATTCCAACACGAGGAATGCCCCCTCCTACTCCAGTATCAAGACAAAATCAAGAACAATCACCAAACAATATTAATGATAATAGACGAAGGGAACTGTCAATTCCAGAAGCATTTGCGATGCTAAATAGAAAAGTAAAAAATTTAGAAGAAATAATGAATGTTAATGGAATAGAATTAGATAGTTTCAATACATCGTCTGGAAATATAGATGAGAAACTAATATTGTTGCGTCATGAAATAGAAGATATAATCTCAGAGCGTTCACCAAATGTGAGTGATATATTAACACAGATGAATGTGTTAAAGGAAGAGAAGGATAATGAAATAATACAATTAAGATCAACAATAGATGAATTAACAAATGAATTAAGAGACTTTAAAAATAGATTCGACTGTGAAGAGTTATCGACAACAGGTTTAATGTATAATGATGATGGAGAATTATCTTCTCTCGTTGATGACGAAAACACTGGTGAAAATGTAGAGATGGAGATATCCGAAAAGAGTGTAATTCATAATTCTGAGGAAGAAGAAATAAGTGATGAAGGAGAGAAAGAAATAATAAATGATGAAGGATCAGAAGGAGAAAAAGTAACAGAAGGAGAAAAAGTAACAGAAGAAGAAAAAGTAACAGAAGAAGAAAATATATCACAAACAGTAACTGAATAAAAAGTGTTGAAACTATATCTGTACCAATAATACATAATTTCGAAATAAATTCGCCATATAATTAATAATAATAGATTTATATTTATCATTATTATCATTATAATGTTTTTGTAAATCAATAAATAATGCAAGTGTATACTTTAAAATAAAAGTAATAATAAATCTTAATCTGAATAAGATATGGTCATAAAATGACCAGTTATTAATATAACTACAAAGTTCAGTTTTATCTCCAGTAGTATAAAATTGATGTATATCAATAATACCATGTAATATTTTATACATAGAATTCTTAGAAGAGACATTAATAGCAGTAAACAACTTTTTATAGGTAGTTAAGTTAATAAATAAAACTTTATTATCTTCGTAAAAAGGTTTAGGAATACAAGAATCACACTTATTATTCATAGATAAATTCCCATTAATAAGTAGTGGTAAAAATGTAGAATAACGCAGTTTCAAATACAAATCTTTGTTTGATGAATAATTATAAGTACAAATATCACATTTTTGATTAATATCATAATAAGCAATATAGAGACGATTATTAAATTTAGTATAAAAATCATTAGATTGATTATAAATAAATGTTTTTAACATTTTACTGCATTTTTTTAAATTTAGATTACAAATGATATCATTTCTACTATTAGAATAAATATCATCATATAATTCTAAAGTATCACATATATATGTAAATCCACAAACAGCACCAATACTACTTCCCGAAATTTTTCTAATTTTGATATACCCTTTTTTTTCAAGTTCTTTCAAATATAATAAACAACCGATTAAATATCCTCCATTAACAGCACCGCTGTCAAGAACAATATCAATTAATTCAGGTTGAGTAGGAGGAGCAATATCAATATTATTAATTAATTCATCCAATAATTTAGTTTTTAACATTTATAATTAAAATTGAAAATAATTTTAAGGTTTAAACATTAATAAAATAAAGATGCAGATTAAGTTAGTTGATGAACAGAAGTGTGTAAATTTTGTAAATGTATTTCAGTATTTGAAATTGTTTACAACAAACATAAATATACACATAAGTAGTGAAAGAATGTACATACAAGGTATGGATCCATCACATGTAAGTATATATGAATTAAATTTAATGTCAAATTGGTTTGATGAATATAATGTAGAAAGTGATGATTTAATAGGAGTAAATAGTGGAATATTGTTTAAAATACTAAATGCTCGAGGACAAGGACAGACAATATGTATGCACAGACAAGATGATAGTTTTGAATTAGATTTAACATCAAATGAAACAAATAAGGAAAATTTCAATAAATATTTCAAAGTACCGATGATAGATATAGATGAAGAAATGATGGAAATACCCGATAATGATTATCAATTAAATATTTCTATGCAATCGAAGACATTTAAATCAATAATAGATCAACTATCTGGATTTGGAGATACAATAGATGTAATATATAAGGAAGATAAAATATATTTAAAATCAGAATCAACAGAAGAGGGTGAGATGAAGATAGAGATATCTTTAGACGATTTGGATAATTGTGAAGTAGAGGAAGATTTAGATATGAAGAAATCTTATGCTTCACGATATATGCATATGTTTACTCAATTTCAAAAAATATCAAAAGAAATATATATATCATTTCATAATGATTTACCAGTAAAAGTAATATATAAGATGGATGAAGGTGATAATAATTTCATACAATTCTATTTAGCTCCAAAAATATCTGATGACGATTAATAATTGCAAATAATACGTCAAAAGAAAATAAAATAAATATGAAAAATATATTAATGCCATATCTATTAGAGTTAATAATTTTTTTAATAGTATTGTTTTTGTATATTCATGTAAATTATCACATAAAAACAAGTAACGATCCCGAAATATATGAATATAATGAAACATCAAAAGAAAAATTAGAAGAAATGTGTGATTTAAAACAACCAGTAATAATTTGCAGAGATATATTAGATCTGAATATAAAAAATTTACCAATAAATAACATATACAAAGATTATGATATATTAATAAGAGATGTAGAAGAAGAAGAATTGGATAAATTATTACATCTACCCTTAAACTATGAAGATAGTGAAAAGTTATTTAATAATGATGATAAAGGCCAATATATATCAGAACAAAATGAAAACTTTATAAAAGAAACAGGACTAATAAAAATAATCCAAAACAAAGATAAATTTTTTAGACCTCCTTTACATTCAAACTGTTTTTATGATATATTAATGGGTTCAAATAATAGTCATACACCTTTGAGATATGAGATAAATTATAGAAATTACATATATGTATCAAGTGGTACATGTAAAATAAAAATGATAGCACCTGATAATATTCAAAATTTATACCCAATAATGGATTATGTAAATTTCGAATTTAGAAGTAGTATAAATCCATGGAAAGTTCAAAGTGAGTTTGCGAATGAATTTAGACGAATTAAAGTAATAGATATAGAATTACAAGAAGGCCAAACATTATTTGTACCAGCTTATTGGTTTTATAGCATAAAATTCAATAATAGTACAAAATTAATAACTATGAAATATAGAAACTATTTCAATATAGTATCAATAGTACCATATTTAGGTATGCATTATTTACAAATTCAGAATATAAAAAAGGATAAATACAATAAATTTAAAGTAAATATATCAAATGATGTGACAAATGACGAGACAAATGACGAGACAAATGACGAGACAAATGACGAGACAAATAATGACGAAAATATAGAATTAGAAATAACAGAGCGCAATAAATAATTTAGAAAACTACTTAATAAAATATACTATTATATTTTATTAAATGATTAATATAGGTATTAATGGTTTTGGAAGAATAGGTAAATCATTATTACTTCAATCATTAACTATACCAAATATAAAAGTATGCACAATAAATAATCCTTATTTTGACATAAAAACATTAACTAGCTACTTGCTTCATGATAGTTGTCACAAAATGAGTTTAAGACCAAGAGATATTTATCACCTAAATAATAATACAGTATTTATAAAGGGACAAAAAATATGTATTATGAATAAATTAAACAAAGATTTAGAAGGTAAAAAAATATGGAATCCATATACACCAAATGATATAAAATATTTAATCGATACGACAGGAAATGTATTGACAACAGATAACGCCCAAATGCATAATGTTCCATATTTTATAATGTGTGCCCCACCAGAAGATAAAACCCCCCAATTTATATTTAACGGAAACCATGAAAAATATAATGGTGAAAGAATAATAAGCAATTCTTCGTCAACAACAAACGCATTAGTACCTCTTTTAAAAATATTTGATGAAACAGTAGGTGTAGATAAAGTAAATTTTATAACGGTGCATTCATCGACATCATCACAAAATGTAACAGATAATGCAGATATAAAATCAAGAATACATAGAAGTATAATAAACAATATAATACCCTACAAAACAGGTGCTAGTATATCAACCGAAGTAATAATGCCAAAATTAGAAGGAAAGGTATTTGGTACATCAGTACGAGTACCAACTAATAACGTAAGTATGATAAATGTAACAGTACATTTTGAAATGGCTATAAATATTTATGAGATGTTGTCATTATTACGTCCCCATAATAACAATTCAATAATAATAAATGAAGATCCTTATGTAGTAAGTAGTGATTTCATTACAACAGAGATACCAACAATAATTGATTTACCATTAATAGTTAAAATAAGTGAATATGAATATAATTTTACAATATGGTATGATAATGAATGGTCATATTCAACCCAAATTTTAAAACTGATAAAACATTTAGAGAAAATAAATATATAAAATAATATAAAAAAAATTTCGTATGTATAATTATAATGAGATTCACGGGAATTATTTTTTTGTTGTTTTCAGCGGTAGCAAATGCAAATCTTTTTGATAGATTTGAGAATTGGTTACATGAGCATGGATATCATAAGGATGAAACACGTTATGATATGTTTGAAAATTGGAGATTGAATGATGAATATATAAATGATGTAAATAGTCGAAACTTGACTTACACATTAGGTCACAATAAGTACTCTGGTATGTCAAGTGATGAATTTGGGGAATTTATGGGATTTAGAAGAAATAGTGAACTTTTACAATCAAGAGAATCAAATTTAAGAAAGGAACTAGACATTAGTTATGGAGACAGCATTAACTGGGTAGAGAAGGGTGCAGTAACTCCTGTAAAGGATCAAGGACAATGTGGTTCTTGTTGGAGTTTTTCAACCACAGGTGCGCTCGAGGGTATTTACTATATTGAAAATAAAGATTTGGTTTCATTTTCGGAGCAAGAATTAGTAGACTGTGATAAGTTAGGAAATGGTGGAAAAGATCATGGATGTAATGGAGGATTGATGGATAATGCTTTTTCATGGATTATTGACCATAAAGGTTTATGTAGTGAAAAAGATTATTCTTATTTTTCAGGAACAACAAAAGATAGAGGTGAATGTAAATCAAGTGAATGTACAAATGTTAAGGGAAGTGACATAAAACATTTTAATGATGTACCACCAAGTTCAGATGATGCGATGATGACAGCGTTGTATCAACAACCAGTATCAATTGCAATTCAAGCAGACCAGAAGGATTTTCAACTATATAAATCTGGTGTATTTACTTCATCATGTGGAACAAATTTAGATCATGGTGTATTGGCAGTAGGATACGGAAGTGAAGGAGGTGAGGACTATTATTTAGTAAAGAATTCATGGAGTAGTACTTGGGGTGATGGTGGTTACATTAAATTGGGCAGAGGAAAACAGTATAATAATGGCAAAGGACAATGTGGTATGTTACTTCAAGCAAGTTACCCCTCTTATTAAACCTTTAACCCGTCGGACATTTAAAATGTCCTATTAAAATAATATATATATTATAACTATGACTAATTATATAAGTGGTGATACAATTACAACAGACATAAGTACAATACAATTTTTTCCTATTAACTACTTTAATAAATTCATAAAGACGTTTACATCAAATAATAATTTAATTCACTCTATGGAAAATAATAAAATTAGCAGTCCATTAATCTTTATTACAAAGATAGAGTATCTTGATGATTTTTATGAAAAAATTGTGAAATCATTAAATACTAAATTTGTTTTAATAACTCATTATGGGGATATGGAAGCTGGCTTACACAATAAAATTTTAAATCATCCATTATTAATAAAATGGTATGGTCAGAATATGTGTATTATTTCTGATAAAACATTACCTATTCCAATAGGTTTAGAAAATAATTATTGGAAGCGAACAAATATTCATACAATTAAACAACATTCCAGTAATTCAAAGATAAACTTATTATATCTAAATTTCTCATTAAATACAAATCCAAATCGTTCAAAAATCATGGATATTTTATTACAGAAAGGCTTTAATAAAAATAAAAAGTTAGATTGGGATCATTATATTGAGGATCTATCCAGTCATAAATTTTGTATATCACCAAAAGGTAATGGTGTTGATTGTCATAGAACTTGGGAATGCTTGTACTTAGGTGTTATTCCTATTGTTGAAAAATCTCCACATATGAGTTACTTTCATGATTTACCCATTTTATTTGTTGATAGTTATGATGATATTTCAATTCAATATTTAAATCAAATATATAAAGATTTTAAACATAAGTCATTTAATATGGATAAACTATCTCTCTCTTATTGGAATAGAAAAATTAGGGAACATTTTAAATGTCCAACGGGTTAAATGATAAAGTGTAATAAATATAATAAAAAATTTAATTAAAATTTTTATTATATAAAATATTACCTGATAAAAAATATATTTATTATATAAATTAATGAATAATTTATCACCAGTAAAATTACCCATATATGTTTCAATAACAAGTATATACAAAAATCAAAATCCATTATATGAAACTTTGAAGAGTATACTAATACAAACTATACCACCAGATAAAATTTTTATATATTTATCAGAAGAACCATATATATTAGATGATGGTTTTATAGATAAAAAAATAACAGATAACAACTTATTAAATTTAATTAATAATACTCCAAATATTGAATTAAATTGGGTAAAAAATATTGGTTCTTATCGTAAATTATTACCATTATTAAAGGATAAATGGAAAGAAGACTGTATAATAATAACATTTGATGATGATACGATATATAACAATAATTTAATAAAAAATTTAATAAATGATTACAATAATAATAAGTGTGTAATTGGTTATAGTGGGTTTACACCAACTTTCAGAGAGTTTAAAGATTTTAATTATCTCAAACGTGGACTTACACACAACGTATCATTATATAATTTTTTAACAGGAAAAGGGGGTATTTTATATAAACCAGATTTTTTTCATAAAACAGAAAATTTGATATTTAACGAAGAAATATTTTTAAATACATGCGATAAACAAGATGATGTATGGTTTTATTTAATACGAATATTAAACAATATAAAATGTTATTTATCTCAAAAAGATTGGTTATCAAAAAATATAATAACTCGTGGTTTATATGATAATTATAATTCAAAAAATAATAATAATACTATAGCATTTAAAAATACAATACTTAAATTAAGTGAATTAGGTTATAAGTTTATATAAAAATATAGTATACATCATGATAATCGCCAATACATCATTATCAAAAATAATTGAAATATTATTTTAAAAATATATAGAACAAAAAACATAATATATAATATGGAAAATCAGTATCGAATATACATAGAAAATAGGGAATATACCGAATATAGTTTTGTAAATGCGGTATCATTAGATGATTCAGATAATCCAGGTGTAGACCCAATAAAGGATAAGTTGTTTAGTGGAGACGTATTTTCTATAGATGAGTGTAAAAATATGAAATTATTACACTCAACAGTTCATTCAGTAGAAAGTATGCCAGGTGTATTGGTTCTAGATCAAAACAAGACATTCGGAAAACTAAATGGAAAAAACTTATACAAATGTATACCAGATGATCGTAGATTACCAGTATTTTTGGTACCATATGAAATAAAGAGAATGGGGTTTAAAAAAAAAATGGTAAACAAGTATGTGACATTTGAGTATTCAAACTGGAATAGTAAACATCCATATGGTAAAATAAAACAAAATATAGGAAATGTAGATCAATTGGATAATTTTTATGAATATCAATTATATTGTAAAAGCCTAAATGCTTCAATACAAGGTTTTAATCGTGCAACATCAAACGCTCTAAAAAGTAAATCTCATTTGGAATTTATAGATTTGATACGAGTGAAATACCCCAATTTAGAAGATCGTACAGGAGAGAATATATTTACAATAGATGGTGAAGGTTGTGAAGATTATGACGATGCAATAGGATTTAAAAAAATAGACAACAGAACAATAATAAGTATCTACATATCAAATGTAACATTATGGATGGAATTATTAGGATTATGGAAATCGTTTTCAAGACGTATATCAACAATATATTTACCAGATAGAAAAAGACCTATGTTACCGACAGTATTATCAGATTGTTTATGTAGTCTTCAAGAGAAACAAGTAAGATTTGCTTTTGCGATAGATATCGAGATAATAGAAAACATAATAACAAATATATCATTTAAAAATTGTTCAATAAAGGTAGTGAAAAATTATCGATATGAAGAAGATAGTCTATTATACATGAAAGATTACAATTTATTGAAAAATATGGTATGGGAACTAAATCGACGAAATAAATACACAAGTGATATAACAAATAGTTATGATGTAATTACATATTTAATGATATTAATGAATTATGAATGTGGAAAGGAAATGATAAAAAATAATAATGGAGTATTTAGATCGGCAGCTTTTGGTAAAGAGACTATAATACCGAATGATATACCCGAAGATGTAACAAAATTCTTAAAAATATGGAATAGTTCATGTGGGCAATATAGCACAGATTACTCAAAAAAACATGAATTGTTAGATTTGGAGTCTTATATACATATAACATCACCTATACGACGATTGGTAGATTTATTAAATATGATTCAATTCCAAATAAATAATAAGATGTTAGAATTATCAAGTGATGCAGTAGAGTTCTATAATCAGTGGATATCAGAACTAGATTATGTAAATGTAACGATGAGGGCAATTCGTAAAATACAAATAGATTGTAATATGTTACATATGTGTTTTACAAATCCAGAGGTAATAGAAAAGACATATAATGGATATGTATTTGACAAAATACAAAGAAATGATGGTTTATATCAATATATAGTATATTTACCAGAATTAAAAATGGCATCAAGAATAACAGTAAGAAGTGAGGTAGAAAATTTCAAAAGACGAGAATTTCAAATATATTTATTTATGGATCAGAATAAATTAAAACAAAAGATACGACTACAAATGTTAGAATAAATTATTACAACAAGACGCAACTCGTTGAAAGAAAGGAATGTGTTCAATAAAGAAAACACGTTCTTTTGAAATAATATTATATGTATACATAGGAATTTGGATGCCGTTATCGAGTAATGCAATTTTATGAAAGATAGTACCCTTATATAGAGTCATTTTTGGATATATATGTACAATTTTATATTTATTAGTAGTGTCAGTTACTAATAAATCCCCAATATACTTTTTAATATATATAACATCGCCGTTATAAAACATATTATATAATAATATAATATATGTTAGTAATATTACTATTAATATTTTTAATGGGTATAACAAATGCATATGACGAAAGTATATCAAAACATGCTGTGAATTTAGCACAAGCATCATATAGTGTATCAGCAGTAGATGAATGGGATTGTATGACATGTGATACATCAATAATATTGACAAATATAGTAGAGAAGGAAGGTTTACGGTCATTACAAGGGTATGATAATATGCTAAATAGCATATTTATATCTTTTAGAGGGTCGTCGAATATGGAGAACTGGATAGATAATATACAAGTAAAAAAGATAACACCATATGAAGACCAAAATATAGAAGTAGCGAAGGGATTCTATAAAGAATATACAAATTCAAAGGAGATATTGATGGAAAATTTATCATATTTATCAAAAAAATATAACACGAATAGTGTGTTTCTAACAGGGCATTCTGCTGGTGCAGCGATGGCAACTTTGGCGGCGTATGATATATTATCGGATTACAAAAAGTATGATTTAAAATATTTAATAACTTTTGGTTCTCCACGAGTAGGAAATAAAAATTTTGCCGAATATTTCAATAAATATTCGTTTACAACATATAGAGTAACACATTATTATGATATGGTACCGCATGTACCTGAGGAAATACTAGGATTTACACATTTATCAAATGAGATATGGTATAATGAAGAGAATACAGAATATAAAATATGTAATGATTTGTACGAAGAAGATAGTAATTGTTCGAATTCATGTAGTCCAATACACTGTACAAGTACATCAGATCATATGTACTATTTAAATGTAACGATAGGTAATAAAAATTAATATTAATAAAACAGTATTAAATATATAATAATAGAATAAAGTATGTCTGAAGAATCCCAATATTTAGGATTAATTAAAGAGATTTTGGATGATGGTACTGTAACATCTAGTAGAAATGGTGAAACAAAATCAATATTTGGTCACATGAGTAAATATAATTTAAAGAATAATGTACTTCCATTATTAACATCAAAAAAGGTGGCATGGAAGACGTGTTTAAAAGAGCTGTTATGGTTTATATCTGGTTCAACAGATAATGGAGAACTTCAAAAGGTAAATGTAAAGATTTGGAATGCAAATGCTAGTAGAGATTTTAAGATGAAGAGTGGTTTAGATTATAAAGATGAGAACGATTTAGGTCCAGTATATGGTCATCAGTGGAGACATTTCAACGCTGAATATACTGATTGTCATACAGATTATTCAGGAAAAGGTGTAGACCAGTTAGAGTATATAATAAAAAAATTGAAAGATCCAAATGAGAGAACAAGCAGAAGATTAATATTATCTGCTTGGAATCCATGTCAACTGGAAGAGATGGCTTTACCTCCATGCCATGCTTTTGTACAATTTAATGTAGTGAATGATGATGAGTTAGAATGTTGTTTATATCAAAGAAGTGGAGATGTAGGACTAGGTGTACCGTTTAATATAGCAAGTTATTCTTTTTTAACGCATTTATTAGCACACCATTGTGGATTAAAAGCCAAAAAGTTTGTACATGTAATAGGTAATGCTCATATATATAAGGAACATTATGATGCGTTACAAGAACAATTTGTGAGAGGTTCATGTGCTATGTATGTATTTCCTACATTAAAAATAAAAAATAAATATAATAGTATAGATGAATATAAGTTTGAAGATTTTGAAGTAGAAAATTATAATCACCTTGAACCAGTAAAAATGAAGATGATAGCATAGTAAAAAAATATAAATTATATGAAAATATTATTGTATAATTTATGTGAATTAGTTATTGAAAGTATTTTAAGTACATTTGTTCATAGATGTACAGTAAATCATATATCTTTTTATAGTACCTTTAAATAATAGTTTTAATGGTGGAAACCAGCCACAAATAATGTCGGTTGCTTTTAACAAATCAGGATCATTAATAACGATAGTAATAGATTTAAAAAAGAAATCATCATTTTCCCAATATTTACGGTCTTTTGCTGGTTCAATATAGTTATATTGTTTAGCTTGTTCAATTAATTCATTAAGTGTTCTGGCCATATATATATATATAGGTGTATTGATAATTTATAATTTATACGTATAACGATTGATTTGTAGCTATATATTTTAATGTCATGTCGGGAATTTGTTTAATTTTACTCAATAAATTCATATTGTTTGTAATCTCACAAACATTTTCAAACTCAGCAGCAATATTATTAATTTTTAAGAGTGCTTTAATAAATTCTCCTAAAAATATATTTTTTTCACTTTTAGCTTCATCAATAATTTTTTTAGCAGATTTTTCATTATTTACTTCAGAAGCCCAAATATATGAATATCTAACAAAATCATATTGTAATTCAAAATTTTCCGCAGCACCATACAAGTTAAAAGAAACTTCATTATCAGAGTATTCTTTAATTCTCTGAGTAGCATAGTCAACCGCATTTTTAACATTTAAATAGTCTTCAGTACAATTAAAATCTTTATAATCGTCAGAAACTTTAAGATTAGAGAAACAACTAAAGAATGCAATTAATTCGGGTGTAGTCATATTATCAAAATGTCCTAATTCATATAAATCAGAAGCGAGTAAACAGTGTATTTCATGGACATGTGAAGCAATATCTCCTTTTGTAGATAAAGAATAAATACCATCGTTTTCCAAAATACAACCGTTGTTTTTTAATATATATAACAAATTTGAAACATTATTTTTAACGTAAGAGTTAGTATCTTCCATAGATTTTTGTGAACTTTGTAAATCAGAGTTCAACATTTTTAGTTTATCAATTTGTTTGATATGTTCTTTAATTTGAGGGTATGCATTTTCCAAAGTAGTGATATTGTGTTGTAATTTTTGTCTTTTTTTACTTTGGTGTGCAGTAGTTAGTTCATTTGTGATAGTATAATATTGTTGTAGTAAGTCAGTATTAATATTCATAGAATCAGTAATTTCTTGTTGTTTTTTAATTTGACCATTAAGACAGGATATTTTATGTTTAAATCCAGAAATTTGAGATTGAATTTGTTCATTTAACATACTTTTTTGAATAAATTCACAAAATGACATGTTACCAACAGAAATAAGATTTAATAGAAGTCCGTATGTGAATTTAAACTTAGATTTAAGGACTTGTGGAACACCTGATAAAATTTTTTTATAATCGTTAAGTAAAGGCATACCAGCGTCTTTAATTAAATTACCACAGTGGATAACATGTCCAATAGTATCGAGACCTCTTCTGCCTGCTCTTCCAGCCATTTGTGTATATTCGTGTGCATATAGATCACGATGTCCATCGGAAGTAATTTTATTCATAGATGTAAATATAACGGTTTTGGTAGGCATATTTAATCCAACAGCGAATGTTTCAGTAGCGAATAAGACTTTAATATAACCTTTACCGAATAATAACTCAACCATTTCACGTAATATAGGCATGATACCAGCGTGGTGAATAGCAATACCTTTTTCAAGTAATGAGACCAATTCATGATATTCAGGTAAATTAAGATATTCATGAGCATTAGGTAGTCGTCTAATAATTTTTTCACAATCATTTCTAATAACAGAAGGGATATGTGCATCATCATAACCGAATAAATTAACACTAATCATTTTCGCATATTTTTCAACTCTATATCGTGAGAATACAAAACATATAGCAGGTAACATTTCATTTTTATATAAATAACGGATAAGATTATTAAGAATAAGATTAGGTTTAATGGTAACATTTTTACTGGAAAATAGCTCAAGATTTTTTTTAATCATATTATAATTAGAGTCCATAAATTGTTCTCCTTGTTTTTTGAGGACGTGTGGTTTATTTAAAATTCCTTTAATTTGTTTTTCCTTATCTTTATCCTTTAAGATTTTAAATATAGATGTATTGGTATCAATATAGATATAATGATTTAGAGGTACAACTCTAAAATCAGTATTAGCAAGATAAACGATTTTATCAGAACGGTGTCTATTTTCACACCATTCAGCAAATTGAAGAGGCTTATCAATTGTAGCAGATAACATAACCATTTGAACATGTTGAGGTAACATAAGTATAGATTCTTCCCATACTTTACCTCTATCAGCATCATTAATATAATGTATTTCATCAAATATAACACAAGCTAATTCATTTTGAATATCCATATCAAAATGAAGTTTAGAAGTAGTAACAATATCTCTTTGTTTGAGATAAAGGGTGTTTTGTAAAATTTCAGTTGTCATAATAAGAACATCAGCTTCTGGATTAGTTTTAATATCCCCAGTTAAAATACCAAAAGAGATATGTGGAAATTTTTGTGAAAATTCATAAAATTTTTGATTACTAAGAGCTTTAATGGGACTGGTATAGATAACTTTTTTCCCTTTGGAAACGAAATAATCGATAGCGAATTCAGCAGGTAATGTTTTTCCTGAACCTGTGTGAGCAGTAACCAAAACATGGTGTCCTTCCACAGTAGATTCAATAGCATATTTTTGAAAATCACTTAATGGGAATGAGAATTTAGAAAAGTATTCTTTATATTTTTCTTCACTAGTGGTAGGGAATTGTTTATCACAAAGTTTCACCATAACTAATATATAACATATTAACGATTGTTTAAATTTAAATCAATTTTAAATTATAATATTGTGTAATGTAATTATATATATATAATGAAATTAAGTAATCCGATGACAAGAAAAGAATTTAAGCGAAAAATAAAAAAGTGGAAAAAAACTGTAAAAAGTTATAGTCATAAACCAAATAAATCAGGATATAGAAATGATTGTAGTGGTTTTGTAAGTTATATGTGGGATTTACCAAAAAACACATATAATGGAGTGTTTATAGGAGGTCCACGTACAAGAAATAAAGGAAGGTTTAATTTAAAATATTGGTCAGAAAAAATAAGTAAGAAAGATTTAAAAAATGGAGATGCCTTAATGGTTATGAAACCATCGTATCATGTAATATTATTTGATAAATGGGCAAATAGAGAAAAGACCAAATATTATACATATGAAATGTGCAGTCGAAGATTTTGCAAAGAACACGGATTTTTACATAGTAAACAAGATTATCCTTATACAAGACGTATACGACCACGTTTTAAAAATCCGATATTACTTCGTAGAAATACAAGGAAAATAAAAAAATTTTTAGATTTTAAGAAGAAAGAACAACAAATATTGGACCGTAAAATTTAATAATATATTATTGTATTTATAATAGTTACATATAATATATTATAAACATGATTACAATATCATATTATCATTATTGGAAAGACTCTGATACAGATAATTATTTTACAGAATTTATAAAAAAGAATATAGGTGATGTAAAAATAGTAGCAAATACATCAAATCCAGATATTTTAATATCATCATGTTGGGGAGATATAAAAGAAGTTAAAGAGTTAAAAGCGAAATGCAAAATATTTTTTTATGGAGAAAATTTAGAAAGATTTCCAAAATTTAATGATGAAAATGTATTATATGATGTATTTGATTTAATAGTTGGTTTTAAAGAAACAGATATATCATTAAAACAAGTTAGATTTCCATTATGGCTTATGTATTATTCTTATTATAATTATGATGAAAAAGATAATATACTGTCATACATTCAAAAAAGATATAATGAAAATATAAAAAAACATAAAGAATTTTTTTGTACAATAGTGGCGCGACACGATTGGTATGGACAAAGAACAAAAATATATGATGTAGTATGTAAATATGGGGATATTTATTCTCCGAGTACTTTTCGTAACAATACAAAATCGATAGGTAAGGGACATAAAGAAAAAATAGATTATATTTCAAGAGGAATATATAATATATGCCCTGAAAATTCTTGTTATGATAATTATTTCACAGAAAAAATATTTCAAGCATTTGAAGCGGGAACAATTCCAATTTATTGGGCAACAGATTTACCTGAAGTAGAAATAATAAATAGAAATAAATACTGTTTTTGTGATTTGAATAATAGAGAAGAGTTAGAGAAATCAATAGTAAATGTAACAAAGAATCCAAATCAATATATTGAAGGTGATTTATTTACAAAAAATGCTGGAGAAAAGATAGATGAATATTATTCAACATTAAAAAGAAATATAATAATGCATATAGATAAATAAAAAATTATATACTTAAATATACCTTAAAATAAATAAACTAATACTAATCAAAATTTCAAGCATCAAGATAGTGTAGATAATCTTCAAATGTAGGAAAGTCAAAGTCTTCTTCATGAGGATCCCATAAGTAGTAGTCGGGTAATTTACCTCCCCAACATTCAGCAGCTATAGTTGGTAGAATCTGGGGCATAATTTCACCCATAGAGATAATGTCATTCAACGCATGTTGAAATTTTTCAAGATGTTCAGGTTTGCAGTATTTGTCATAGTCATGATATTCAGCAATCATATTAACAAGCTCATAAGGAATATATGGCAAGCGACGTTTATTGTATGATTTATCCATTGTATCTTTTATAATTGTAAATTATAATATAAATTTTAATTTAAAATCATTTTTTTTCAAATAAATATCTATATATTACATATGGAAGATTTACAAGAAGCAAGTAAAAAATCAGGAGAAAAATTAAATTTTATGAATCATGTATTAAAGTTTGACGATACAACAAAATCCGATTTATTTAATACTCTTCAATACGCATTTTTAGCGATTATACCAGTTGTTTTGTTAAACAAGGCTGTTCGTGTTTATATCCCAGAGGTTGATGATTCGAAAAGTAGTTTAGAAATATCAATTGAGATATTAGCTCAAGTTTTAGTAATGTTTGTTGGACTGTTCTATATAGATAGATTAATAACATTTGTACCACCATATAGTGGTGAAAAGTATGAACCATATATTGTTAAAAACACAATTTTAGGCGTTTTAGTGATAGTATTGAGCTTAAATACTAAATTAGGCGAGAAAGTAAATATATTGGTAGATAGATTATTTGAATTTGTAACTGGTAGTTCTTCACAAGAAGAGGAAAAACCTAAAAAAAACGGACCAGTAGTAAGAACACAACAGAATAGTGGTGCTTCTGCTCAATTTCCTGTACCCGAAAAATTAAGTTTAAAGAGTGAGGCGAATAATGGTTTTGATAGTATGTATTATAATACTGAAAACCCACTTGTAGATGCTAATGTACCATCTCGAGATGGTTTTCAGGTAGGAACTCCATTAATGGCAGCGAATGAAGCACTAGGTGGTTCATTTGGAACTATGTTTTAAATACTAGGTGTAATAATTAAATTTAATGATATTCACTATATATTATATTATATAATGAATAGAAGATGTGGTTTAAATGCTAAAGTGTATTAGTAAACAAATGGGAAGTAAAAATAAAAATAATTAAATTACAATTACAAATACAAAATTCTAAATTACTAGGTGTCCAAGATGCTGCGTAAGAAATCCCGTGCTGTTGTATTTTTCCAATTCTGTTTTCTCAAAATATACTGGTCTAGATTATAGTAGTTAACCAAGTTCCCAGAGATATCAAACCTTTGAGGAAATTCAGATTGTGTGAATTGTTCCATGTAGAATCGGAAGACCTCGACCTGTTTCTTTTGACCAATTCGGTGACATCGTGCAATCGCCTGTGATTCGACGCTAGGATTCCATGTTGGACTTACGAAGTAGACCTCAGAGAAATTATCTTGGAGATTGAGACCCTCACAAGAAGACATAATCTGTAGAATGGTTACATCGCTTTTTAAATATGAGTTGATAATTCGAGAAACATCTTTGTTGAGACCTTCGATGTACGAGTTTTCAGGAATGGGGTTGGCTGTTAAAATAGAGAACTTTCTTTTATGAGAAATCGAAGGATCAATCATAGTAACGGATATATTTTTAGCAGTCAACATATTTTTTAGGGCGGTCATTTCGTCACGAAACTGGCAGAAAACAAGCTTCCCGTTGTTATTATTACGACGTTGTGAAAGTACATCAACTACGGCATCCAACTTAGAGTGTTGGTTGAATGCAAGATCTAACGTATCTTGTCGTGGTTGGCTAAGGATGTTGTTTTCGATGTGATGTACGTTTTTCTCCAAGAGTTTGGGATATGTACAAGCCTGTCGACACAACTGCATTTCAACAATTAAGTCAGTAGGGTTTACTGAGTTTCTAACTTTGAAGTGCGTTTCTCTAGCGAGAGAAAGTTCTTCTGGATTAGACCATGGAACGGTTATATTGTGAATTACTGGTGGTGGAAGTGTGATTCCAACTTGATTCTTGGTACGAAGAAGGACAGAATCATTCCAATTTGTAATATTTGCAGCCTTACAAATATTTCTGAAATCAGTTAATTTATTTTGAACTGGAGTACCTGTGATGACCCAAGTAAAACCGCTGTTGACAAGTGTTGCGCCGTGCCAAAGTGCATTACGATTACGCAGATGATGAGCTTCATCATAGATGACCCGATCCCAATTAATGTTATGTAACGGATTTTTAGACGGAAGTTGCTTTTCTTTTTTCGAGATGGCGATGCTATGATACGTTGTGATAACAATAGAACTGTTCACAAGCATTTCACTAGTAATCTTTTTTTTCTTCTGGCTGTAAAAGACAAGTGGATTCGTACCGATTATACGTTTGATTTGGTCAATCCACTGATGTAGAAGGGAAGCAGGGACAACAATTAGTGTAGATTTTTTTGGTATAATCAACATCGTCATCAACATGATGATAGTTTTACCAAGACCCATTTCATCTGCGACAAGAGCACCAGATTGACCCGATTCTTCTTTAGTGACACACCATTCGGTTCCGCTTACTTGGTGGTCTTTAATAGTTAACGAACTATTAAAATTAGTATTGGTTTGGTGGACAACGTCCATATACCTAGTATGAAATGTTGACATATCCGTTGGTACAATTTAAGTAATATATTGATTATAGCAAAAATACAAAAATGTAATCATTTTTTTTTAGATAAGTGTATTTTTTCAAAGTAAGTGATAATATGTATTTGAATTCATAAATATTATCATATGATTTATAATTTATTAAATATTTTTAAATAAAAATAACCAAATGTAAAAAAAGCCGTTAAATAAAATATACTAGTAATTAAGGTGTCAATATGAAAAGTGTCTTTAAGATACATATATAAAATAATTAAAAAAGCGGTCATTAAAATACCGATCAAAGCATGTCGATTAAAATCATTAACAGATTTGCTACTTGTTCTTGAAGTAATATATAATAAATAAAAATATGTAAATGGTGCAGACCAAGCAAAAGCGACAATTTTAAAATAATGTGGGTTGTTAATATATTTTTGAGAATAATATGACATAGTTCCAAACATTAACGCACCTACTAATGCGTCTTTTATTGTTGTATTCATTATATATAAGGTAATATAATAAAATATTCTAAATTGTAATAATCGTGATAATAATGAATAGTATTTATTTAACACAAATATAAAATAATGATAAAATATATAGAGATATGGAACCAAGTGACATAAGTTTATATAATAAAACTAAAAAAAACATATATAAAAAATATCCTAAGCATAGTGCGTATAGAAGTGGATTATTAGTAAAAGCATATAAAAAAGCATTTAGTATAAAATACAAAAATACAAAAAAGAGTCCGTATAAAGGTAAATATACAAGAAAAAAAGGATTAAGAAGATGGTTTGATGAAGAATGGGTAAATCAACGAGGTGAAGTCGGATATAAATACAAGAATGATATATATAGACCTAAAATAAGAATTACAGATGATACACCAATAACACATAATGAATTGACAAAAAAAGAAATAAAAAATGCACGTACAAAAAAATATAAAACAGGAAGGGTAAACCGTTTTAAAAAGAGTAAAAAAAATAATAATTTAAAGGGAGGTGTAAAGGTTAATAAAACACGAAAGAAAAAAACTCGTTTTAGTGATTTCCCTGAGTTTCGTCCAAATTTAACGCCTCGTCAAATATTTAAATTGGGAAGTTTTGGTGGAACATATTGGAGACCAATATATTCAAAAGTAACAGGTAAAAATTATAAGAATAAACATCTAAATTATCCAAAATCTTGGTGGAAGGGCATATCAAATAATAATTTAACAAGAAAATGGGAAGATTATGATACAAATATAAACAAATATGGAGTAAAAGTTGGAACTACATTAGAATTTTGGGAAGAAAAGAATTGGATAAAAAAGTATCATCCGTATGGATGGGTTCAGTGGTATTGTGATTTTTATAATGGTAAAAGAAGTCCTGATGATGAACGTCAAGTAAAAAGATGGGTTCAGACAGCAGGTCCTAATAGTAGATTTAGAAAAGCATTAATTAATTTAATAAAAAAAAATAAAGCAAAATATAATGATTTTAATATAAGTCCGAAAATAAGACAGACGTTACAACACTGGGGATATGTACTAACAGAAAGGGATTGTAAATAAAGTATAGATATGTATTGTTCGCAACATTATTCTATATACAAGAATTGGTTCATTTTATATTTACTGTTATTATTATCCATATTAATGTTAAATGTAATCCATATATTGGGAAAATTATCGTTTGTTTTATTAATATTAATATCAATATAAGTATTATCAGTATTAATATCAAAATTAATATATGTATTATCATTATTTTGTTCTAGATAATTATCATTTACTGTAATGTATTTACTTACATTATTATTTGACCAATAATGTGAATATGTTATATTAAATAGTGCGATTATTAAGAACCAGACAAACATCTTTAATTTAAAATTAAAAAATGAATGAATATACAATCATTTTTTTTAATAAATAAAAAATAATTTATTTATTAAATTACAATCATAACTAATCTAACTAATTTTTTATTGGTTATTTTGTTGAGACCAGCTCATCTTGCTCAATTCATTCCTGTTTTCGTTCAATAAGTTCTTGTAATCCTTTGCTGTGATATTAGTGATATACTCTTCGATACTGTTTGCCATGAAGCCATTACTAGTCAGCCATTCGGTGTTGTCGGTAATAAGAACTCTCTTATCACTATCAGTTAGGTGCTTAACTGTTTCCTTAATAACAAGTTTGACACGCTTCTTTTCGGCCTTTTCTGCTTCCTTAGCTGCTTTCTTTTCGGCCTTTTCTGCTTCCTTAGCTGCTTTCTTTTCTGCTTTGGCAGCTTCTTTAGCTTGTAGTTTTTCAGCAGCGGCAGATAGCTTAGCTTGAAACTTTTCTTCCTTGGCGGCATCCTTAGCAGCTTGCTTTTGCTTGGACTTGAAATCCTTAGCATATTCCTTAATAGTCATGGTAATTGTCATATCACCGTTATCATTAGCAAATGTAACGGATTTTACAACGACAAGACCATCGCTATTAAGCTCTGCGTTAGGATCAATAGCATCTAGCTGTTGTTTGAGTTTTTCTAGTTTCTTCCCATTCTTCGCTGCTTCCTTAGCAGCTTTCTTTTCTTCCTTGGCAACTTCTTTAGCAGCTTTCTTTTCGGCCTTTTCTGCCTCCTTAGCAGCTTTCTTTTCGGCGTTCTGAATTTCTTTTTGTTCGAATTTTTGGTTAAGTATGTCAATCTGTTCTGGTTTCATTACGATAACCTCCATTTCAGATACGGGGATATAGTTAGCTTCTACTCGATTCCATGAACCGATAATTTCACGGATCCAGTCAGCAGTTTTAAGCTCATCCTTTGGCTTGGGAGAAATTTGTTCGCCATCAGCATTCACAGTCTTAGGCGCACGTGCGTAGAGTTCGTTCTTTTCAATCTCGGTCATTTTTTTATAGTAATTAGATGCACATTTAGTACGAAGATGATTGCGAACATCAGGACGACTGAAAGTGGTTTCAAATGTGGTGGGGTTCATGGTAATGGACATTTTGATAATAGCTTATTGCTTGTTATTGGTCATTAATATACTTATTCAAAAAAGAATCAAAACAAATCAATTTTTTTTGAATAAGTTTCTATAGAAAGTAAAAAATTTTGTTTTTTTTGATATACTAGACCTATTCAAAAAAAATTGATTACTTTTTATAGAAATTTGTAATTAATTATAAAAATCTTTGTAAAATTACTTTCAAAAGTTAGTAAGTTAAAATGGTATGCTCGTACTGCTCTCAAACTGGACACAACGCGAATAGCTGCGAGATGAAGATATACTCTCGTGCTAGATGTATATGGGAAAATGATTATGACCCAATATTTAATCATAATGATTCTTTAAACCGTAAATATTGGTGGAAACGTCCAATTATAAAAATACCACAAGAAGATGGATTTATGTGGTTGTATGATAATCAACTAGGAGATATGGTTGAAATGGTTGTTACAACAAATGATGAGGTTTATAATTTTCATCGACATATTTGTTGGTATATAGATAACAATAGGGAATTACCCGAAACGTGGAGAAATAAACTACAACCGTACTTACATAATGTTACAGATTTAAGAACAGTTTTGGTCAACGTAGGAGTACACGACATAAGATGGAAACCTTTATCAAAGTGTTGGTTTAATTCTAATCATATAAGAGGTTTAAACATTTGTTTTGAAAATCGTGTGGATTCTTTACAAGCACGCTTTCGTGTTATGAAACACCTGCAGACTTTTCATGAGAATCAATTTCCAGATGGTTCGGGTACACGATTTATTACAGATGATGGTTATACTACACCACCACCAAATATAACTTTTAGATCAAGAGTACCGATTATAGACCGTAATATAAACAACAATTTGATAAATTTCATGAATGAAAGTGATACATCAGATAGTGATACTGAAAATGAACCTGTATTTCAATCTCCAAGAGGAGTAGCAGATGAACAACGTATGTTACCTAGAATTAACTTAACAAATATTCCACCTCCACCACCAGATACACAACCAATAAATGTAACCGTATCAGATTCAACAACTTGTGGTATTTGTTGGGACGTATTAGGAGAAGCTAATGTAATGGTAACTAAATGTGGTCATAAATTTTGTTGTGATTGTATTTTATCACATTTTCAAAATGCTGCTGGTAATAATTGTCCGTTATGTAGAGTGGAATATGCATCACGAGTTCCAGGTTGGATTCCACCAGAACAACCAGAAGATAGACCAACAAGACCAACAAGACCAACAAGACCAACAAGACGAAGAACTCGTGATAATTTCCTGTTTGATGAATTTCATTATGAGAGAGGAAATGGGAGTAACAGATTACTAGTAAATGCTATAGTAGAAGCACTAGGAATAGTAGGAGAAGGAAGAGAATTAAGACAAAGATCCATAGTGAGTTAGTAGATAGAATTGTTGTAAGTTAATTAATTAAGTAATTTAGTTTTTTTTTACGCAAACAACAAATAAAAATAAATGAAGTGATATAATTCTACTTTAAATTACTTAGTAATATTCAAATTAGTTGTATATTTTTCAATAAATTCGGTCATCATAAAACGTCCAAATATTTCTTTAAATTCAGATATATTATCTTTTCTATTAGATACAAAATCAGTTAATTCTTTAAATATCGGGAAGAAATTATCTGAGTCATCAAACATATTAAATAATAAATTACTAGCTTCAAAGTTGATTCTAGATTTTGCAACATATATATTTCTTCTTTTATCAAGAATTCTCGATCTACACAAAGGACATAGGTGTCCATTAAGTGATTTATTATAATTATTCATTAGACAAGGAACACAAATTTTATGACTACATTTAGTTACAACAAAGTTATTGTTTCCGATGTCATTAATACAAATGGGACATGTATGCTGTGTATCGGAAGGTGGTGCCGAAGGTACAATTATTTTTGAAAATTGAGACATATTATCTTGATATAACTTCATAGAAATTTATATAACTTAAATTAATTGAGTAAAATCAATTTTAAACATAAATAAAAATAAAATATATTAATAAATATGGATATGGATAGTGATAGTAGTGATAGTGAGTGTGAAAATGAAAATAACGATGAAGCGATGAATTTATTACAAGTTGCTTTAGATAATGAAGAGAATTCTTATATAATGAATTTAAACAGTGACAAAATAGATGACATGAAAATTCTTATGATAGAAAAATTGCAACTATCAGAAGAATATGAATATGAAATTTTAGAAAAACTGCATGATTATATGTACATAGATGAGATACCTCATTTTAAAAGTGGTAGTTATATAAGATGGATAAATTTATTAAACCCAAATGAAATAAGATTAAAACCAGGTGCAACAATATGTGATATAGAAATAAGAGAGGGTGGTACATACATAGTATGTAAAAATAATTATGGAAGAAGAAATTGTTGTTTTCAACTAAAAGCAGATGAAAACTTGATATTTCGCAAATTAAATGACCAAGAAAAAGTAATATTATCAGTAATGAATTATTTAAAAAATTGATAAACTATAAACTTAAGTGTTTAAGAATTTTTTTACTACGTTGGTTACCTTTTCAATTAATTTGTAATAATTTTTTCATTAATATATTTATTATAATTCTCTAAAAAATTATTTTCGTTTTCTAGTTTTCTTAGATGGAATAACACCATTTTTAAATATTTTATTTGTTCTTGTTTTTCCAATAAGATAAGCCTTTTTTTTAGCACATTTAAATTTATAGATAGAAAGATTTTTTTTCTTTAGTACTGAATTTTTACATATACCAATACTTTTTGGTTCTTCAGTATACTTTCTATTAATATTTTTAATACAATTGCATAGTTTTTGGGCAATTATGTTTTCTGCATCTTGTTTCAATTTATTTTTATCGGTTGGAATATTTTTTTCATAATATTTCAAAACTTTTGTATAGTCATCAATTGTTAATGCTGACATATTACTAATAATATATGTAAATATAATAATATATTCATATATTATGTCAAAAAGAATTGTAGTATTTGATATGGATGGAACACTAGGATATTTTTCACAATTATCAATACTATTTAAATCAATAGAAATGTTTTTAAATAAAAGAATAAGTCAAAAATGTTTTAATGAAATAATGAATTTATATAATGAATGTTTAAGACCTGATATATGTGAAATATTTAGTTATTTAATAGAGCAACGTGAGCATGGTAAAATAGATAGAATATGTATATATACAAATAATAAAGGACCTAAATTGTGGACAAGTCGAATAAAAAGGTATTTTGAAGAAATATGTCCTGGTTTAGTATTTGATAATGTAATATGTGCTTTTACAGTAAATGGTGAAATAATAGAAGAAATGAGAACAACTAATAATAAAACGTATAATGATTTAGTTAAATGTACAAAAATGCCAAAAGATACTCAAGTATGTTTTATAGATGACCAAATACATAAATATATGGAACATGAAAACGTATATTATATACACGTTAAACCATACGTATACTCATTAACATTAAATGAATTATTTGGACGTTTTATACATTCCTCAATATTAAAATATGATAAACCCCTATTTATAAATTATTTAAATGCTATGTTTTTAAAAAAAATAAAGTATAATCACGAAAAAAAGGAAAGGGAAGAAATAGATATAGATAAAATAGCATCAAAACAAATGTTAAAATTAATAAGCGAGTTTTAAAGTTTCAACATATTTATTAATTTCTGATAATTCTTCTGGAGTATTTACACCAGTAACTTCTATATATTTAACCAAAGGGATATTGTACATATCAATATTAATTTGTTCATATTTTTTAATAATTTCGATAATATCTGTAAGATAATATTCTCCTTTTTTATTATTATTTTTTAAAAATGGTAAGTACTTACATAATGTAACACTATCAAAACAATAGAGGCCACAATTTACAATATTAACTTTTTTTTCTTCATTTGATGCGTCTAGTTCTTCAACAATTTTTACAAATTTACTATTTTTTGTAATAATTCTACCATATCCATGAGGATTTTCCTTTTCAAAAACAGCAATTTTACATTTATGCATATTTCGAAACATTTTGTTCATAGTATTACTAGTAATACATGGGACATCTCCAGATAGAATAAGTACATCAGAATAATTATATTTAATTAAATATTTTCTACATGTCATGATCGCATGTCCTGTACCTAAAGGATTTAATTGGTCAACAAAATGAATGTTTGTAATATCAATATGTTCTTTAATATTATTTTCAATAAGTAATCTATGTCTTCCAACAACAATAAAAATTTTTCTAGGAGACAATAATAATGCTTCATGAATAATTTTAACTATCATAGGAATACCATCGACTTTATGTAATACTTTAGGTAAAGATGATTTCATACGTGTACCATTTCCACCTGCCATAATAATTATAATTTTTTGTTTTTCAATAATTGTATTCATTATATAAATAAAGAGTAAATATTTTTTATATTTTTACTAATAAAATCATTAGAAATAATAATATTAAGTCCTGTGGTACTAATTAAGAATAATGATGATGTAAATACTAGTTTTCTGTCAAACTCAGTAAAAACATGTTTAGTAAAAGGATTGAATCTAAATAATAATAAAAATACAACGAATGTTCTAAAAAATAATTGTAAATTATCTAAGTAATTTTGTAATTTTTCATCGCTAAATTTTTCTTTTAAAATACTATTATCTAATATTGATATTTTATGAGAATAATATAGATTAAAAGCAATAATAAAATACAAAATATATAATAACATGACAGTAATATCAAAAATATTTTCATATATTTTTTTCATGCAGGTGATATATATATGGGGTATATAAAATTATTAGTAATATCATTTATATTAATAATCATTTAATTAATAATATTTAATATAAAATTATATTATATAAATTATATATGGATCAAGAAAAAATGTATGGTGTAGTAGATGGGGGATATTTATGTAGAAATGAAGGCCATGATTATATAAATGACGGATTTTATAGAAGAAATATACCCGATAAAAAACTAGAGAATCAATTTAGTTTTAGACCAGTTCCTACAAAATATGTTAAATATCCTGCGTTACATGTAAGACATACTAATAATATATCAGAAGAAAGACAATTTTATGAAGTGTCTGATAATTTTAATCCAGGAAATGATAAAGGACCATATTCTGGATATATAAAAAATGTAGATTTAGAAAATAATTTAAGAAATACATATTTTGGGCTACAAAAGTGTAATCAATCAGTTTATGTACCAAAATCGAATAGTGATTTATATGTAGATACAGTAAAAGCAAATAATGAAATATCTAATTCTCAAATGCAACATGGATTATTATTTCAAAGTCAAGATTTCAAACCATTTAATCCAGATAAGCATTCAAGATCTATTGAAATATTTAACAATCATACTAGAAATCAACGTTCTTTAAAATAAATATATAATATAAAATAACTATATTATATATATGGCACGAAGAATAACTAATAAAAATAAGAATAACAATCATAGTAGTAAAAAAAAAGGGAAGAAAACACGAAAAAATAAAAAGGACAACAAAAAAGATGACGAATTTATAAAAGATGTATGTAACATAAATACAAATTCTAATAATAACTTTACATGTTATACTAGTGATATTTTGGGAAAATTAAAAGAGGCATGGAATATGAAACATCCTGAGGATCAAATTAACTATACAGATAATTTAAATATATGGAAAAAATTAAAAAATAAATTGAGTTATACATGTAGACAAGAATCGTGTTGGATGCGAAAATTATTAAATAAACTGGATAACAAGAAAAAATTAATAAATGATTTCTTTGCTCCATTTTCTCCAAGTGAATGGAAAAAAAACCCTAATGAGTGGTTAAGTAGTATAGATATAACTAAAGTAATGAAACAGTATGAAAAAAAATATAAAAATTTCGAATTTATAGGACCATCTCCCATAGATTATGATTCTCAAATGGCATTTGGTGAATGTGTTTGGGAAGAATTATGTAATTTTAATTTAGAAAAATTATTAAAACGAAATTTAAGTAAGATAGGAGTAATTTTTAATTTAGATCCTCATTATAAGGGAGGATCTCACTGGGTATCTTTGTTTATAGATATAAGTTCAAAGAAAGTATACTATTTTGACAGTGTAGGTAAAAAAATACCAAGACAAATAAAAAAATTCACAAATACTGTTATATCTCAAGCAACGATGTTAGGTATAAATTTAGAATTTGATGAAATATATCCAAATGAACATCAAAAAAAAGATACTGAATGTGGTATGTATTCAATTTATTTTATAACAAATATGATAAAAAATACAAAGATGTGGGATACTATATTCAAAAGTGGTACAATATCAGATAAAGAAATGGAAAAATATAGAAAAATATATTTTAATACCATATATTAATTTAAAAAAATATTATAATAATTTATTATAATATGTTTCTATCTAAGGATAATAAGGGGTTCTTATGGGATTTAATGTTAGAAAATAAAACATTTAAGAATGAGATAGACAAAAATGTTATAATTGTAAAGAAAGCATTTGATAATTTATTAGAGGAAATTGAAAAAACAAATAGTAATAATGAACTACTCGAAAAAAATAAAATGTTTTTACTTGAAATGAATAATAAATTGTCCGAAAATAAACTCGTTACTAGTGAAGAAATTAAGGGTAAGAGAGTAAGTGATTTTGAAAGTAGATTACAAAAAAGACAAGATGAATTTACTCTCTCTATGAAAAAAGAAGTACCAGATGAAATAAATTTTAAGGATGATGCTGATAGACCATTACATAATGTAGAAGAAGAACTCCAAAAAAAAATTAATGAGAGAAGATACGATAATCTTAATATTACAAATGAAGATGTTGTTATTGCAGAAAAATGGATTGGAGTTGAATTAAATTCAGATGTTTCTTTTAATGAGATCGAAGAAATTCATAAAATAACAGAAGGAAATCAAAATGATTCATTTATACCAGAAACAGATACAGATATATTTAGTAAGTTAAAAAAGGTTGATGATAGTACAATAAATAATACTAATGATAGGGTTTTATTATATATAAAAAAAATAGATAGAAAAATAGATATGTTAATTGAGTATATTCAAAATATAAAAAAATAAGTTAATTAATATATAAATATATTGTATGAATAAAAAAAAAGGTAATAGCAAAGTATATAATAATGAAGTAGATGATGTAAGAGATTCATGGAGAAATGTAAGTAATGGAAATATTGCAAGTGATAAATATGATGATGAGTTAGTTGGAAAATTGATAGAAAATTTGAGAGATAGAGAAAAAATAGATATTGATAAAGATACTATGAATACAATATTAGATCATAAAACATATCCTAAATTAAGTATGTGGCCATATTGGTACAGAAGATCTTATGAAAAATTAGATGATAATCAAAAAAAAAATTATTTATTATCTTTACTAGCAATTAATAAAAAATCATCGAATAATACAACTATTGAAAAGATAAAAGATGAGTTAAAAGAGGAATCTGAAACAATATTATCCGCAAATAAATCAGAAAAAATATCAGATATAATATACGAAGCAGAAAAATCTAGTATAATAGCATTAATTATGCAAACAGATACAAATTTAAATAATACTATGATATCTTTTATTGAAACATTAATAGAAATAACACGTCAAGGAATAGAAGCATGTAAAGAAATAGATAGAATTTGTGGAATTAATAATATAAAACAAGAGTTTAATTATAATATAATAGAATTATTAAATTTAGGTATGCCATTAGAACGAATAAATTTACAAAATAAATCGGATAAATCACCAAAAAATACAATTCCTGGTTCTTTTGTTATAACTCAAACCCATTTGACTAAAGAAGGATTAAGAGAACTGAATTATAGAGAATTAGTTCAACTAATGAACTGTTTTTGGAATTGTACTAATCATCCATTAATAACTAAAGACGGTAAAAATAGTCATATATGGGGTGAATTTACTGAGGGTAACAAGGGTAGCGCTTGTTCAGGAGCATCTATTAAATTACAAACAATAACAAATACAGCTCCACCACTTAATATGATATATGAGAAAATAGCAAAAAATGTTGGGAAAACATCGTTTAATTTAACAATTAATAAGTACGAAAAAATAAAATTATTCATAGATAAAATAAATATATTTAATCAAGCATTACAAACAATTGATATACATGTTGATATACCATCGGGAAGATTTCCATTATGTTTTGATTTTAATGATCATAAAAAAAATTGGAAGCAAGTTATAGAATCTATAAAAGGAGAAGATGAAGAAATATTTAAAATTTCAATAAATAGTGATTTTTTGAAAGATATTCAAAATACTGTCAAACCAACAGGAAGCGAAATAATATTAAGTACTAGAGAAAAAAAGTACATACAGAGATATAAAAAACTAAATGAGCGAAATAAACATGTTAATCAAGAAATTAATGATGGTATTATTAATTGGACAACAGGGTTTTCTTTATATAAATTAGATATAAATGGTATTTTAAATTTTAATATGTTAGGAAAAGGTAATAAGGATGAAGATACTAGTGAAAATGAAGCTGATTATAAATATAAATATATTAAAACTGGATTATCAGGGTCAACATCAAAGTATTTACAGTTAGCATACTTTTGTGGTATAGAAGATTTAACAAGTATATATTATTGTGCACTAGCTTATTTAGTCGGTTGCTATCATCATACATGGTATGAAGTAACTAAAAGTGCAATTGATTTTCGTAATGATTTAGGTTTACAAAGTGACATAGAATCACATACCGCAAAATATAACAAAGGAGTTTTACAACAGGTAAAGTTAAATATAGATACAACCTATTGGAAACCAAAGAATAAGGATTTTCTTAATCGTGAAATATTAACTTGTGAAACACGTAGACAAATAAATAAATTATTGCCTAATCATAAAAGTAAAGAAGGAGTTGGTAGTGATTTATCACCAGGTAAGAATTATTTTCAATTCTACAGAAAGTATTTATTATCTTTGTTACCTATTTATAATGGTTATGGTAATATGAAATTATTTATAGAAAGTTTGAATATAACTGAGAATAAACCCAAGACAAAAGTTGGAATACAGACACGTCGAAGAAGTGTTGGTGGGAAAAAGAGAAATAATAGAAGAACACGTAAGAAAAAAAGTAAATTTCCATACATATCATTCGGGGGAGGATTAATATAATTATAAAAATGAAGATATATATTTAATAATATCTATATTCATTAAGACATTTTTTACTGCATTTATTTTGGTTAGACATTTATCAACATACTTATTAATACAAAATAAATACTTTCTTTTTATCCATTTTTGTTCATTAGTATACATTTGTATATATTTTGTAATATCAACAGGATAACCGTATAAATAGTCAAGTGGAGTGTATCCATAACTGTCTTTAGTATATATATTAGAACCATTAAGAATAAGTGGTTCAATATACTCAATTACTTTTCTCATACAAGCTAAATGTAAAACAGTATGACCGTTGTCAGTTTTTAATGACATATCAATAGTATAGTTTTTTATCAAATGATTAAAAAATATAGTATTTTGATTCCATATGGAGAGCATGATAGGTGTCCAATTATAACATAGTCTTTTATTTTCATGATTATAATTATTATATAACTTATCAAATCGTTTTTCATCACCATAAATAATTGAATTATCAAAATCACTTCTGTATTTTTTCAGAGAGTAATTTGAATCATATTGATGTGAAGCAGTATGAAAAGAGTTTATCATTAAACAATAAAAATATTTATCATTATGAATTGTTGGTGAACAATCAGTATTTTCAGATAGTTTTGATGTCATAATATAAAGAAATAGTAATTTTTATATTAAATTTTGTTATAATAATAAAGAAAAATTAGAGTATATAGATATAGATAATACTTTAATATGACAAAAATAAAAGTATACGTGATTATCTTAAAACACGAAGTAAATTTACTTATAGAAATGAAAAAACAATTAAATTATTTAAATATAGATTATGAAATATTTGATGCAATATATGGTATGGATTTAAATGATGAATATTTTAGAAAAAATGGAATAACAATAGATGAAAATTTTAGAAATCCATATACACATATTACATTAACAGTTGGTGAAATAGGTTGTGCATTAAGTCACTATTATTGTTGGAAAAAAGCATATGATGATAATATAGATTATTCAATTATAGTAGAATCAGATGCTATATTTAATTACAATTTTAAAAATGTAGTAAATAGTGTTATTGAAAAAGCACCAAGCTTTGATTTATTATATTTGGGTCGAAAAACATTTCATGAAGATTTTAATGATGTATTAAAAATAAATGACACATATAAATTAGTAAATCCTTCATTTTCGTATTGGGGGATAGGATATATGCTTAGTAAAAGTGGTATAGATAAGTATGTAAATTCACGTTTTTTAAATAATGTTATACCTATTGATGAATTTTTACCGCTTATGTATCTAAATATAAATTCTGGATACTACAAAAAAAGGAATTATAATTCTGTGGAAGTAAAAGCTCTTGCTTTAAAACCATCTATAATTACACCAAAAAAAAATACATTTATGTATTCGAGTACAGAAAACCAACCATATTATAAGTTAAAATTTCCAACGAATTTTTATAATAATATAATACAAGTAGTAACAGTAGGAACTGACCCAGTAGATGGATATAATCGATTTATTGAAAGTACAGTTATATATGGTTTTCCGTATATATGCTTAGGTTTTGGATCAACATGGAGAGGAAATGATATGGCAAATGGTACAGGTGGTGGTCATAAAATAGTATTACTTCAAGAATATTTAGATACGTTTAATGATAATGATGAACGAATTATACTATTTAGTGATTGTTATGATGCAGTATTACAAGGACCACCAAACTTAGTAATAAATAAATTTGTAAAAATGAAACAAAAAGAAAAGTTTGATATTTTATTTTCAGCAGAAGCATTAATTTGGCCAGATAAATCATTAAGTTCTGAATTTCCTGATGTAGGGACACCATATAAATTTTTAAATTCTGGTGGTTTTATTGGTTCAATAAAACATTTAAAACAACTAGTAAATGACAAAGTAGAATGTTACCAAGATGATCAATTATATTACCAAAAACAATATTTAAAATCAGTAAAAAATGATATTAATTTAAAAATTAAATTAGATGCAACCTCAGAAATATTTCAAACATTAAGTTCTCATTTAAATTACATAAAACTAGATATTTCTATGTCTAAAGTATTGAATACATTAACAAATACAGTACCGATGGTTATTCACGGTAATGGAGATGTTAATTCAAAAATATTTATAAACAGGATATGTAATTATATTAACGTAAAGTACAGAAATAATTTTGGATATAAAGATAGTCATACAATAAAAACGAAATTAAATATAGATTTTGATAAATTTCCAATTATATTAGCTATATTAAAAATAGAGACAATAACTGATGCTAAGAATATCTTTAATTATATAAATTGTATTAAAAAACAACAATATCCTAGTTATAAAATTCATTATCTAATTCTTAATTGTACAAATGATAAAAAAATATTAAAATATATAATGGAAGTAACATCACAATTAGAATTATTATTAAATATAGAGTTACAATATACAAAAATAAATAATTCATGTAGTAGTTTACGTGATTGGTATTGTAATATTCTAAATAGGATATATGAAAAGTATGATTATATATTAATGTGCGTTTTAACACAGATAATTAACAATGATACATGGTTTATAAAAGCAATATGTAGTAATTTAAATGTAGTAGCACCGATGCTAGTTAGTAAAAATAATAAGTATACTTCAAATTTCAATACAGAACTAAGAAATGATAACAAAATATTAACACCTGAATATTTATATATATTAAATAGAGATCACAAAGGATATTGGAACGTACCGTATATTTCTGGAAATATATTAATTAATAAATGTAAATATAATGAAATATCAAAAGCGATTAGTAATGAAACGATACAAGATGAGGAAAAGAATAATTTTAATATGTTTTTTGGTAGATGTCTACAAGTAAGAGGTATATTTATGTATATATCGAATTATCATGAATATGGATATATTTTGGATAATAAATTAGATCATTTTATATCACAATATGACTGATGTGGTGTATGGTAATAATTAAATTATAAAATATAATATAAATAAGTAATAATATTATATTTTAATTAAAATCGATTTTAGTAGTACCATCTGGATTTTGTATAACTCTTCCAACAGGAAGCATATCAATTTCGGGGTCTTCTTTTGCTTTTTTATATATATCAATATCATATAATATACCTGTAGGTTTACCTTGGTCATCCATTTTCATAGCATATCTTTTACCATCAGCAGTAAAAACACGTGCTTTAAAAATGACTTCTTTTTTATTAACTTTTTGGATAGATCGGTCTGTTTCTTCATTCGCAATATTAGGTTTATATGAGTATACATTAGGGTCACTTTCATCAGAAAATGAATAACATTTAAGATCATCGCTAGATGTTGATTTAAATTGTATAGCACAGTCAATAGCGGTTTCTTTAACACATTTTAAAAGTTGTTTATGTATATTTTGTTTTCTCCTAGACAATTCATAAAGGTTTTCATCGGTAGTAAGTGGTATTTTATTTGATTTATCAGTTTTACTTACATCATATCTAAGTAATTCGGTAGATGCAGATTTAGTTTGATTTTCACTAAGTTTCATTAAGTATATAATAACCTTAATATTACGAAGTGGTTCTTCTAAACTTTCATGACTACAAATACGTCTAGCACGTCCAATAACTTGTTCTGTTCTGACGGGGTGCCAATAAGGCTCCATAATATGAACAAATCGTGTATTTTTTAAACTAATACCTTCAGCACCAGAAGCACTAATAATAATAAGTTTAATAATTTCTCCCATATTGTTATTAGGAGCAGCCTGTTTTAACTGCATAGCAAGATTATTAGGCAATAAATTCCAATCACCATTATAAATATTTCTAATTAATTCTTTTTCTTCTGGACTTTCAGTACCAGTATATAATGCAAACATACGTTGTCCAACAATAATACCTTCAGGAATGTCTAAAACATATTGGCCAGATGAATTTTTGGTTAATTTAAATTGTATGAAGCCATTAGCTTTTAAAACAAGTGAAAAAATACCAATACCTTCAACAGTTCTAAATTGACTATATAATAGATGTAAACCTAGATTCTCAGGATTAAGAATATTTTTTAATATTTTTAAAAACTTAGGACTATACATTTCAAGTCCTTCAACAGATAATAATCTGTCGGCATTAGAAGCTAAAAAGTCTAACGCATCCCTTAGTTTTTGTTTATAGGATAACTGTATGGATGTTGGTTTTTCAACATCATCTTCAGAAATACCAGCATTAGAATTTTCAACTCTATCTTTATCGGTTAATCCATCGATATCATCTTCGTTATTCATACTATCAATATTTTCAGCGATACCTCCTTCATTAGGAAAGGGTCTAGGATAATCTTCAGGAAAAACAAAATTACAATAAGATCGAGAGAAAATTCTGTATGATGAAGCACTATCTGTAAATAGATTATTATTTTTTTTTTTATTTCTGTCTTTAGTGATCTCAGTATTTCTAACATCTTGATATTTAGAAAATTGATAATCACTCATTTCGATACGTTCTGGATAAAAATCTTTGTCTGCATCATATTCAGGCATGAGATTTTCTTTATCATTAAGATATGATGTTAAACCGACAATTCTACGTTTAAAAATATCAATATTCTTCAAATCACCCTTATCTGAATCAATAAATTTATTATTAAATTCATCTAATTTATCAGGTAATGCATTAGTTAAAACAATTTTTATGTTAGACTTTAAACATTCTATATTATTTGATGTAAGTGTTTTAACAATTTTTTCAATAAAAACATTATCATCCATAATATCACCATTTGTGTTTAATTTAACACCAGTATATTCATTCCTATAAACAGTATTGACAAATCCAAAAGGGTTTCGTGTAATAGTAAGAACATTAGCATTATATCCGATATAATCAAGATGTTTTTCATTTTTCAATAATTTTTGTAAAAATTCAATAGTAATTCTATTTTTCAGTTCTTTAGTTTCATTAATAGGGATATGCCATGTCTTAATATAACCTCTTAAAATATTAAACATAATGCCTAATTCATTAGGATAATTAATAATAGGTGTACCTGTTAAAAAGACGATTTTACAATTATTAGCACGCATAAGCATATCATATAACATTAAAGAAGGCTCGTCAGTTTTTCTGAATCCATCTGTAATGGTCATTTTATATTTTTCAATTTTATTTACAATACGACTAACAAAATTATGTGCTTCATCAATAATAACAACTTTATTATCAAACATATTTATAGTTCCACTAGCAGTAAGTTCTTTAATCTTATTTCTTCTAGATAGAGAACCATTATAATTATGAAAAATGTACTTTTGGTCAATCATAGTTCTTAGCTGTGAATTTAAACTATTTTGTTCTACTTCTGATAATTTATCATAATTGGTATTTTTTTTCACATTAACTAACCAAGCACCATGTTGAGAATTAATATAAGCGACTGGTAGGTTTAGAGCAGAGGATAATATTTCAATAAGTTCTGGGTTTTCGTCTGTATTAATAAATTCCCAAAACTGTTTTTTTTTATATATAGGATTTCCACAATTTTTAATTTCTTCAATATAGTTTGTTTTTAATGAAGCAGGTGTTAATACAACAACTTTTTTATTAGTAATCATAGATTCAGCTGTAATAATAGAGACATTTTTAATAATATTTTCAGCAATAGCAATAGATGAACATGTTTTACCTGATCCTAAACCATGATATAATAATACCCCACGATATGGTGTATAAAGATTAATATAATCTCTTACAATTTTTTGATGTGTAAATAATGATTGTTCTTTTTTACTGCTTTTATCTTGACATGTTTCTTTTGTTTCATTTAAGATTTCTCCTCTATAAGGCTTTAACAAAGAATTAATAAATCTAATAAAAGTTTCACGATTGTTCATAAAGTATTTAGACTTTAATATTGGTTTACTTTCTTTATCGATAGGTAATCTATTCATTAATAATTCGTCGCCTATTAGAATCTCTTTAATTTCAGGGATAGCAGCGACAGTCATATCAGTTAAATCTTGTTTTAATTTCTTCTTTTGTGCAGGCTTAATAATAAGTTTATTAATAGCATCTTTTTTAATTTTTTCTTTTACTTCTGGTTCTTCGATATCCTTTTCAACTTTTTGTACGGTAATATCAATAACCCTTTTTTTAGATTTAATTGATTTCATAAATTTATCTCTATTAATAAGTTTTTCACTAGTTTTATCTTCAATAATAATATTTACATCATTTTTTTTTCCATCATCACTAGTAGTTTCAATAGTAATATCGACATCAAATTCTTTTAATTTAGATGAAATAGGTTTATTAAATAAAGTTTTTAATTGTTGATTACTCATATATTATTTAATCATATAAAAAGATTATTGTTTTAATCAATTAATTCAATAGATTTTGCACAAGCATCTTGTTCTGCTTTCTTCTTAATTTTATGAACAGACTTACATAGAAATATAAAGGCCTTACCATCATTTTCTGATGCGATATCATGAACCTTTTCAAATGTTCCAAGTGTTCTAAATGAGATAGCATCATCAATCTTTACTTCATGTATTTGTTGCCCTAAACAAATAAATACACCCATAGTGTAACCAACTTCTGCATCATATTCTTCAGTTTCAATATAGTGTGGTGTAACCTTAAATTCTTTTTGTATCTTGACTTGAAGTATATTTTTAAAATTGTCATCATTATTAATGAGTTCATTCCAATTAACATGTTTTTCAAAAACATTTTCTATAAAAATCTGTGCATATTGAAATCCTGGTCCTGTTACAAAGAAATTATTAAATAATGCATTTTCATCATTCATCTCAGTTTTATTAAAATCTAAAAATAGTGCTCCCAGAAAAGCCTCAAATAAACATCCCAATTTCTTGTGATTAGTTCTAATACCTTTTTCTTCTGCGTGTTTAGAAATAATGTACCACTTATGTAAACGCATTTCATATGCAATTTTGCCAATAGCTTCGTTTTTCACTAAAGCAATTTTCTTTTCTGTCATAAATCCTTCGTTTTCTTTAGGAAAACGTCTATATAAATAAAATTTTACAATACATTCTAGAACACCATCACCTAAAAACTCAAGTCTTTCATTAGATTTACTACGTAATGGTAAACAATCCATAGGTTGTTCTGTAATTATAATATTGTTTTTTTCGTTTTCAATTTCGGGTCTTTTTGTATAAGAGCGATGATCAAAAGCCCTCTTATACAATTTTAAATTGGTGACTTTTCCAGGTAATCCGTACCTATTTAGGATTGATTGAACTTCCTTTAATGTTATTTCATTATTTATATTATTATATGGATTAAAAATTAATTTATCCCCCTGTTTAATAATATCGTCATCTAATTTACCTGACATATATTTAGTGAATTATTATATTTATATTGTTTTATAATTGTTGTTATAAAAAAAAATATATATGATATATATATAATGCGCACTTTAAACGGAAGAGCCAAAAATGCTAGTTCTTTAATTAATTCTGCTTCTACAGGTTCATGTGGAGGTCCTGCCAAAGGAGGAGTTGTTCAAGCTGTAGCATACCCAAGAATCGCAAAGGGCGTTCTTTTATCTAGAGCACCTAATCAACGCCAAATGGTATGCTCTATGGGAAATATGGTCCGTCAATACAGATACCAAGCTGGTAAGAAAATTTTGGGTTAAGTTATTTTATTTATACTTAAATACATATTAAATACTAATATATTTAATATGCAAATCATTTCAGATTGTCGTGAAAATTCTTTATTAACACAGTTACATGCTCAAAATGAATTTTATGACCTTAGTTTAAATATTACTTCTAAAAATTTACATTTAGGTGATATTATAATTAGTGATATTTCAGAGAATCCTATTGTCATTTTTGAAAGAAAAACATTATATGATTTAGCATCTAGTATAAAAGATGGTAGATTTAAAGAACAATCTGAGCGACTCATTAATTCAAATTCATTAAATAATCATAATATCTGTTATTTAATTGAAGGGAGCATGAATTCATATAATGAAAAAAAAGGTAGAATGGAAAAGAGAGCGTTATGGTCCGCATTAACCGACCTAAATTATTTTAAAGGATTTTCAATATTTAGTACTGTTGATACAAGACAAACAGCTGAATTTATTCTAAGATATTGTGATAAATTATCAAGAGAATTTAAAAAAGGGAAATTAACATATGAGCAAGTAACCTATTCTGATACTGTTAAAAGTGTGAAAAAAGAAAACATAACTAAAGAAAATATACACATAATAATGTTAAATCAAATACCTGGTATTAGCAGTAAAATATCAAAAGCTATCATGGATCACTGTGGAAATTTACAAAAACTAATTGATATATGTAATACAAATAAAGAAGAATTATTTGAATTATGTACTACTGATAAAAATGATAAAAAAAGAAAAATTAATAAAACTACAATCGAAAAATTAATAAATTTTTTAATATAATTTTATAATATGGGAGATTTATTGACTAATGATATTCTAGCACAAAAAGTGTCAACTGAACAGATTTATGCTATGTCCACAGATCCATGGAACCAATCTTTAATGTTATGTCCCGAGAAAAAACAAATGGTTAAATTTTTAGCAGATTATGCTAATAAAAATCTAAGATGTAAAGTAATAGTAGATATTGGTTGCGGGTTAGGTTGTTTTTGTAATTTTTTATATAATCATACCAAATTTAAAAAAATTATTGGTATAGATAATGCTAATTCTGCTATTGAAAGAGCTAATAAAAGCTTTGGGCATTTAGAAACTGTTTCTTTTGATGTAATAGATATATCGGACCGAATTTCAGCAATTAAACTACTTGCATATCAACCGAATGTAATATTGATGTCAGATATAACTTGGTGTATTATTGAAAAATTACCTGATATTAAAAGATATTTACGAGAAAATTTTAGAGGTAAATATTTAATACATGTTTTACAAATACCAGTTTATCAAGAATATACACAACTTATTACTAATCATGCAAGTATATTAAAATACTTCAATTTTGAATATATTTTTGATGGTGAGTTTTACAAAAATAAAGATGAAGAAATAGAATGTGTATCATACTTTTTGGCAAAAATTAAGTAAATTAATAGATATATAACTTATATAAATTATATATATATGATAAAAACACGATTACAGATAATGAATAATGAAAAACATCTGTTTAGATAGTTTCTTTATCTTGTTTAGTTCTTTTAGTAATCGCATTTTCATAATTAGCGATTAATTTTGCTGAATAATATGCGATAGCTGCTGCTATTCCGCCTATTAGAAATGTTTCAATACCTCCCATGATTTTATATTCTTTTACATAACCAAGTATGAAAAGTAGAAAGCCAAGTACATAAGAAGATATTAAAAATGGGTTATTAAATTTAAAGAAAAATGGAAGTAATGGAAAAATTCCGATTGTAGCAAATGAAAAAAATGTAATTAAACCAACCATTAATGCGTTTTGTCCTTTAACACGAGCTTTTTCTGCGAGGTAACTAGATACTCCCATACTAAATCCATCTGATAGTATAGCAGCTAAACCTAAAATTATAATAACGCTTGTTGATAAATCACCGCCTAAAGAACCAGCTATAATAGCAAATGTAGTGATTAATCCATCTACACCTCCATAAATTATTTCCGAATAATATTTAATCATATATTATATAAATAGAAAACAATAATATAATATATTAATGAATACCGATAATGAACGTCCTGATTGGAATGATTATTTTAAAGAAATTGTTCAAGTAACATCAAAAAGATCTCCATGTACGAGACTAAAAGTGGGTTGTTTATTAGTTAAAGATAATAGAATAATAAGTCAAGGATATAATGGATTTTTACCCGATTGTCCACATCATAGTATAATTAGAGACAGACATGAACAAGCAACTATTCATGCTGAACAAAATGCTATAAGTGATTGTGCAAAAAGAGGGGTTTCTTGTTTAGATTGTAAAGCTTATATAACACATTATCCTTGTGTTATATGTACAAGAATATTACTTGCTAGTGGAATATCTACTATATATTACATAGATGATTATAACAACGATAATTTAGTTAAATATTTCTGTGATTTGAAAAATGTAAAAATAGAGAAGTTGTAAATGAGAAAGGTGTTGAGGGGCGAAAAGCTATCAACAAGAAGCAGGTGTCTAGGATTGTCTTTAACTCAGTATTTAAACAGCATACATACCACTAGCGATTGTTTTTCTGATATATTTGTTCATTTACTGTTTTATCAATTACTTCCTGTTCAACAGTTTTATCACTATATTTAACTCCACCCCAGTTACTCATCATAGCATTTGGACTATATTTACGTGTAACTTCATCCATAGAATACAATTTATCTAAAGGAGTATTTAATCCAATATATTGATTTTGTGAGTCATATCCTGGATATGAATTTTGATTAAATGGTTTATCGTCATGATTAGAATCCAATAATTTAGAGTTTAACTGCATTTCACTTTTTTTTGGTTTAATTAATTCACTAGGTAAATTGTTTTGTAAATTATTAGGATCTTTTATTTTATAAACAGATTTTCCCTGTACGTCATATGATTGTTGCAAGAATAATAATGGACATCTAATATTATGGCTTCTTTGCCATTCAATAAATTCTGAATATTCTTCTAAATTATCGAACTGTATAGGATTAACTCCTGGAACTTCATCAAGTTTAGAATTATATAAAAATATTTTATCCCCTTTTTGAATTAACATGTCAGGACATCTATTACCAGAAAATGATTCAATTACATCATCACTTTTGTATGTTAAAACAACATATAATCCTAATAAAAAGAGTATGATAGCTAAAATAAATTTGGTAGTAACTTTATACATATATAATTATGTGATAAAATAAATCTAATAATAATATATATGGTAAAAGTTTATTATATAGAAAAAAGAAGTGACACTAAGAAAATAAAAGATTTAAATGCTGATATTAATAATAAAATAAAAGTTGTTTGTTTAATATATTTGAACGGTTGTCCAGCATGTGAAAGTGTTTCAGGTGATTGGTTAAATGCATCAAAAATATTTAAAAAGGTGCATAGTGACAATAATATTGCAATAGCTTATATAAATAGGGATGCGTTACCTGATATTGATTATAAACAAGAGGTTTTTGCATTTCCACATTTTTCCACAATTACGGGAAAAAACATAAAAAATTTTGAGCCTGATAGATCAGAATCTGGATTAATAAAATTTATGGAAGAACAATCAGAAAATGAAAAAGTAATGACAGGGGGTAAAAAGAAACCAAAAAGAAAATATACGCAAAGAAAAAATAAACACAAAAAGAAAATAACACAAAAGAATAAAAAAGATATGTACTATTATAACCAATCTAAGATGATAACAGATGGATATATAAAAACAGGTATACATTCAGTATACTATTCATGTTATGGAAATAAAAATGGTAAGCCTGTATTAGTAGTTCATGGGGGTCCAGGTGCTCCACCTTCACCTAAAACTACTAGAATGTTTAATCCTAAAAAGTATTTTATAGTATTAATTCATCAAAGAGGTTGTGGTAAAAGTACTCCAACAGGAGAATTAAAAGCAAATAATACACATGAATTAATAAACGATTTTGAAAAAATTAGAAAAAAACTAAATATTAATAAATGGATGTTACTTGGAGGCTCGTGGGGTTCATTTTTATCCCTTGTATACGCTATAAAATATCCTGGTAATATTTCAGAAATTATTGTATCTGGGATATTTTTAGGCGGAAAAGATGAAGTTGATTGGGTAAATAGTGGTACAGGTGCTAATTATTTTTTTCCAAAAGAATGGGAGGAATATATTAAACAAATACCTATAAATGAAAGAGATAACTTAATACAAGCTTATGGTAAAAGATTTGAGGGTGAACTAGGAAATAAAGTAAAAAATAAGGCACTATATAATTGGGCTAAATGGGAAGAATCTGTGGCAAACTTAGAACCGAATAACAAATCAGAGATAATAAAAAGTATCAAAAAAAATGATTTATACAAGACATTTGCTATGTTTGAATACCATTATTTTAAAAACAACTGTTTCGTCCCTAAAAATTACTTGAAAAACAAGGAAGTATATAAGGTATTAAAAAATATACCTGTTGAAATTATTCATGGTAGGTATGACATGATATGTCCCGCATATATTGCATATGACTTACATAAATACATTCCTCATTCTAATTTATATTTTACAACAGCAGGACATAGCTCTTCAGATATAAAAAATAGAAGGAAAATAATTGAAATTACTGATAAATATGTTTAAAATTGATTTATAATCATATAAAAATATTATTATAAATTAACGTAAGAATATGAGCCTAGAGTATCGATTATTTGATTTTAACATCTCAAATAAATCTTTTGAAGATGATTTGGATGATGATGATAGTGGAGAAGAAGTAAATTATAAAGATAATAAAATGTTTGAAATTGAAATGTTCGCAATTAATGAAAAAGGAGAAACAGCTTCAATAACAGTTTCTGATTATATGCCATTCTTCTTTGTAAAAGTTGGTCATTCGTGGAAGGACAAAGATGTGAAGGTATTCTTGGATCAAATTAAAAAAGAGATTAAACCTTATTGGCACGATAGTATTATATCTTGTAAATTAGTAAAAAAGAAGAAACTTTATGGTTTTGATGGAGGTATTAATCACAACTTTATAGAAATGACATTTAAAAATACGATGATAATGAATAAAATAAAATATCTGTTTTACGATGATAATAATAAGCAAAAGTTGAAAAGAGGGTATTTATGTAAAGGAGTATATACACAACTTTATGAAGCGAATATCCCTCCTCTACTTAGATACTTTCATGTTGAAAATATTAGTCCATCGGGTTGGGTAAGACTTGATAAATTTCGTGAAACAAAAGGTAATTCTAAAAGAACTAGATGTTCAAGAGAATTTAAAGTAAAATGTGGTGATTTAAAACCGTTAAATGATAAGGAAACACAGGTACCATACAAGATATGTAGTTTTGATATTGAGGCTAGTAGTAGTCATGGTGATTTTCCTTTACCTAAAAAAGATTATAAGAAATTAGCAACAAATATTATTGATATTTGGAAATCACATACAAATATTTCGGATTTAAAAGCTAAGAAATTAATTGAAACATTAGTATTATCTGCTTTTGGATATGGATCAAATAATGATATAGATTTAGTCTATCCTAAGTGTGGTCGTGTTGATAAAGAAGAATTATCAAATACAATTAAGGAATGGTTAAAAAAAAGAGTAAAAACAGATGATAAAGAAACAAAGGAAGAACAAACTTATGATTATGAAGATATTGAAGAAGATATTACAGCATTTAAATTTGGTAATCAAAAGAGTAAATTTTTGAAAAAAGATGTTTCAGTATATGATATTATTACCAACAGTTCATATGAATATGATGATAAGATAACGTTACTAACTAAATCATTTACTAATGTATTTCCCGATTTAGAAGGTGATAAAGTAACATTTATAGGGTCTACTTTTTGGAGATATGGTGAAAAAGAACCATACTTAAACCATTGTCTAGTTCTAAATGAATGTGATCAATTGTCACAAGATAAAACTCAAATTGATACAGTTAATAATGAGAGTGAACTACTTGTATCATGGAAGGATTTAATTTTAAAAGAAGACCCTGATATTATAATTGGTTATAATATATTTGGTTTTGATTATCAATTTATGTATGAACGTTCTGTTGAAACTGGGTGTCAACGACAGTTTCTTGAAATATCTAGAATAAAAAAAGAAATTTGTCACGAAGAATACTCTCCTGGTAAATTTAGACTCGCTCAAACTAAAATTGTAATCGCTAGTGGAGAACATGACTTGAAGTATGTTAATATGACAGGACGTCTTCAAATTGATCTTTATAATTATTTTAGACGTGATTATAATCTAGATTCGTATAAACTTGATTATGTTGCTAGCTACTTTATTGGTGATAAAGTCAGTAAATTTGAAAATATAGATTCTCAAACAATCATACATACCAGTAATATGACTGGATTATATATTGGAAGCTTTGTTCATTTTGAAGAAACAAGTCACAGTACAGATTATTATAAAGATGGTGATAAATTTAAAATTGTAGATATTAATAAGGAAAATAAAACATTTACACTTGATAGTATTGAACAATTTGATATGTCAAAAAGTGTAAAATGGGGAATGTCAAAAGATGATGTTACTCCGCAAGATATTTTTAGAATGACTAATGAAGGCCCTGATCAAAAAGCCATAATTGCAAAATATTGTATTCAAGATTGTAACCTTGTTCATCATCTAATGAATAAAATTGATGTTGTCACAGGATACATAGAGATGTCAAAGATTTGTAGTGTTCCTATGAACTTTCTTGTTATGAGAGGTCAAGGTATCAAACTTACTAGTTTTATTGCTAAAAAGTGCAGAGAAAAAAATACATTAATGCCTGTTGTTGACAAAAAGTTTAATGATGATGGATATGAAGGGGCTATCGTTCTCGATCCAAAATGTAATCTTTATTTGGAAACGCCTGTTGCATGTGTGGATTATGCTTCTCTATATCCCTCTTCTATGATTAGTGAAAATCTATCACATGATAGTAAAGTATGGACAAAAGAATATGACCTAGATGGTAAACTTATATATGAAAGTGGCGAAAAAGATGAAAATGGTGAATATGTATTTGATAATATGGATGGATATGAATATGTTGATATCACATATGATACATTTAAATATATTAGACCAAAATTTGGTGCTGCTCCAGTAAAAACATTATCTGGTAAAAAAATATGTAGGTGGGCACAATTCCCTAATGGAGAAAAAGGTATTATGCCATCTATATTGGAAGAATTGTTAAAAGCAAGAATGGATACAAGGAAGAAAATTAAAACTGAACCAGATCCTTTTATGCAAAATATTCTTGATAAAAGACAACTTAGTTATAAGATTACAGCTAACTCTCTATATGGTCAATGTGGAGCTAAAACTAGTACTTTTTATGAAAAAGATGTTGCCGCTTCTACTACTGCTACTGGACGATTACTACTTACCTATGCTAAGAGAATTATTGAAGAAGTTTATGGTGATGCTATTTGTGATACAAAGAATTTTGGAAAAGTTCGTACAAGGGCAGAATATATATATGGAGATACTGATTCTGTATTCTTTGCATTTCATCCTGAAAATCCCGAAACAGGAAAAAAAATTGTCGGAAAAGATGCACTTGAAATTACTATTGAACTTGCTATAGAAGCTGGTGAATTAGCATCTAAATATCTAAAAAGACCACATGATTTAGAATATGAGAAAACATTTATGCCATTCTGTCTACTTTCAAAGAAAAGATATGTTGGTATGTTGTACGAAACTGATATTAATAAATGTAAACAAAAAAGCATGGGTATTGTCTTGAAAAGAAGGGATAATGCTCCTATTGTTAAGGATGTATATGGTGGTATTATTGATATTCTTATGAAAGACCAAAATATTCAAAAGGCTGTTGATTTCCTTTCAAAGTGTCTTAGTGATCTAAAAGATGGTAAATATCCATTAGATAAACTAATAATTACAAAATCACTTCGTTCTAATTACAAGGCTCCCGAATCTATAGCTCATAAAGTATTAGCTGATAGAATAGGTAAAAGAGATCCAGGTAATAAACCTTCGTCTGGTGATAGAATTGCATTTGTATATTTCCATAATAAGAACAATCCAAAATTACAAGGTGATAAAATTGAAACACCAACATTTATGTTAGAAAATAATCTAAAACCAGATTATTCACATTATATTACAAATCAGATAATGAAACCAGTACAACAGTTATTCGCATTAGTTCTTGAAGAAATTCCAGCATTCAAAAGAAAGCCATTTATTGTAAAGGATTTTAAAAAGAAGGTTAAAAATATTAAGGAAGAATTTGGAGATGACCGTGTTAAAATGGATAAAAAGATGGAAGACTTACGTAATAAAGAAGTAAAGTCAATATTGTTTGATAGTTATTTAAAAGAAATATCAAATGCAAAAAATAATATTCAAACTATTGATAGTTTCTTTATAAAAAAACGATAAAATATATATATATATATATAGATGTTTGGAATTGGGAAAAACACAAATAATAAAATTGGAGATATTTCTTTTTTAACTTTTTATTCAGTTGTTTTAGCAAGATTGGCATATTTTACAAATATTAATTTTTTAAGTGTTTATCTTGAAACATTTGGTGAAAATAAAATAATTCCTAAAATACTAACTGATAAAATAAGAGATGCTGTTTCAGAAGGAAAAGATTTGTTTAATGACGATGTTGTTTTAAATGATTATTTAAGTGGTCCTAAAAATCATACAGTTAATTTTAGTCCAGTTATGGTTAATTTTATTGATGATAAAGATAACGAAAATGACGTTAAACACGCAGGAATAGCACCAGGTAGTGGAAGTAATGTAACAGTTAATAATGAAATTTTTGAAAAGGAAGGAATGAAGCATATTGATTTTTATGATATGGCAAAAAAAATAAATTTAGTAAATACAGCTGCAGTTCATAATAAATATCAAAAAAAGGACGAAAACAAGATAGAATTTAAAGATAACGAACCATTCAATAGTATACCTCAATCTAGAGTTAAATATTATTCAATTGCTAATGATAGTTATGGAGGTACATTTATATTAGCAGATACAAATATCCCTAATGCTATTTTTGTTATTTTTAGAGGGACATATAGTGCAAAATCAGCTGGAACATATACACGACCTGATTCACTAGTACCACAAAGTGGACGTGCTGGTCAAGGTCATAAATATTTGTATGGTATATCTAATATTACATATTCAACGCTACATAATATTATGTCCTGTATTAATGATTTAGTAACATTCTTAGGAAAAGAATCAGAAGAAAAATCAATACAAATAATTACAACAGGTCATTCGTTGGGTGGTGGATTAGCAACTACATTTTCTTTGATATTTAATGGAAGATTAGAAGAATTTCAAGTATTGCTTCCAGATTTAAAAGCAATAAAAAGTGAAATATATACTGTTTCAGTAGCTGCTCCAAGAGTTTTAGCAACAGAAACAAGTGAAGCATTTTGCGATCTTACTACTCCCAAAAATGAAGGAGATGATGCTATACCTAAAATACACTTTAGAAGAATAGCAGCAAGAGGAGATCCTGTTCCAGGACTTCCACCATCGGGTCCAAAGAGTACTGGATTTAGACATCCATGCGAAATGGATAAGGATAAAAAGAGTAGTCCAAACTATGAGCGACATAAACAAACTTACCGACATATTACAGGAGCTATAGATACGAAATTAAATATAAATTATAATGAAGATGTTGATGCAGATAATGTAAGGAGAAGACATTATGCTCCAAATCCAATAAAACACACTACTTATTTGAAAATTAAATTTACAAATGCTGTAGAACTTATGGGCTTTGCTGCATCTTCTTTGCCAACACGTTTTAAAAAACCATCACAACAATCAGAAACAACAACTATTAAAGGTGAGAGTGTTACACGATTAATAACAGGTGAGGCAACGAATCAAGATAATATGGCATACGGAATGAATGTTATGAAAACAGCTGATTTACGTATGGGTACTGACGATCGTGAAGCAGATGACAAAAAATTAATTGGTTTTTTTAATACAGTTAAAAATAACATGAAAACACTTTCTCATGATCATACAGAACTTCATAAAGTTCAATTTGAGGAAAATGAATTACATAAATTATCAGCTGAGGCTTCTGGAACACAAGCAGAAGCAGCACCAGTAGAAGCACCAGCACCAGCACCAGCAGCACCAGCACCAGCAGCAGGTGGAGCAAAGAAAAGAAGAAGAACACAAAAAAAGAAGGCTACAAAAAAGAGGAAAGCAATGAAAAAACGAAGAAAAACTATGAAAAAACGAAGAAAAACTATAAAAAAACGTAAAGGAACAAAAAGACGCCAACAAAAATAAATATTTTGTAATAATATAATGTTAATAATTTTGTTTATTATATTATTTAATGGACTTCTTTCAAATAGAGTTCTTTCAAATAAAGTTTTCAACTTGACTACATCTAATCTAGTAATGGTGAAAAATGAAATAAACCAAGAAAGTGTTAGTTATGCTATCGAAAAAATACAGAATTCAAATAATACTTCAAGTTTAATATTATATTTAGATTCACCTGGGGGTCATGTTGAAGATGGGTTAAATTTAATAACTGAGATACAAAAAAATAATATCACGTGTATTGCTGAGAGAGCATACAGTATGGCATTCGCAATATTACAAAGTTGTAATACTCGTTATATTCTTCCCTCTGGTAAATTAATGCAACATCAAATTTCATTTGGTATTCAAGAATCATTATACAAAATACGAAACTATGTATCCTATGTAACACAAATGGAAAGTTATCTAACCAAAATCCAAGCAAAAAAAATTAAAATGACAGAAAAACTTTTCATAGATAAAATATCCAACGATTGGTGGTTATTTGGTGAAAACGCGATATTTAATAATGTTGCTGACGGTATTGTTAATGTAAAATGTAGTAAAACATTAATTGATAAAAATTTTACTCAAACAGTTAATGGTAAAAAGGTTACTTATTCAAATTGTCCGTTGATACATAAAGAACGTGAGAAAGAAAAAAGTGAAACAAATTTTTTTTACTTTTTATAAAGTATTGTTACTAATATAATATATAAAAATATGTTATATTAGAATATATAATGTCTATAAATCTAGATGATATATATTGTAATCATTACCTTGTAAGTGACAAATTAAAAAATATATGTAAAAAAAATGCAGTACATGATTCTTTTATGGTTAATGAATTGTTAACGTCTTTTCATATTAAAGATAGTATACACTACTATTCGTTAATGAATAATAATTATGATCTTTATGAAGAATATCTACATGAATCAAATCAAAAAGACCATAATAAAAAACAATTTTTAGAATTGTTAACTAATTTTGATGTTAATAAAATGAAAAAAATAAAAATAAACTATCGTTATGATAAAAATAAATATTTTATTGAAGACGGATGTCATAGATTATCAATATTACTATATAAAAATATCATTACAGATAAGGTTCCAATACAATATTTACAAATTGGTAATAATAATTGTTTTTATTATGTAATATATGATCATGGTATGGATAAATTAAACTCAATATGTAGTGAAATTGAGAAAAATAAAATACGTATTGATAAAAAAATAATATTAGATTTACCTAGAAATATTTTTCCTATGTTTGTTATGGGTTTATATACTAATGAACAACAACATCATATTATAGCAAAAAATAGATATATACTTGAACAAAATAAACATAAAAATTCTATGAAATTGTCTATATTACTTGTTAGTGTTCCAATCGCTCATTCTATGAAAGTAGCTGACAGCTTTAAATGTAGAGAAATAGAATTAACTAAACGACATATTCGTAATTTATATAACCCAAGATTTTCTAATCCTGAAGAAAAAATAGAGCCATTAAATAAGGGTGTCTCTCATCATCATGTAATACATTCTACTGATTTTCCCGTTGAGTTTCCTTCGATTTATAGTATATTAGACAATTATAGTTGTTATACGATGATAGATTTACAAATGTTTTTCAAAGATATGGAAGACTATGTAATTATAAAAAAAAGTGAGAACTTTCCGATGTTTAATGTTAGTAGAGATGATGTTGATGTGTTATGTTTAGATATGAATAAAACAATTAAACATCTTGAAAATGTATTATATAATAATTATAGTAAATATGTGTGTCATTATGATAGTAAAAATGAACAATTAAATATATATTATGGTAATATAAGTTATAATAATTTTATTGTTAAATTTGATTTGTTTGACGATATATGTAAAATGTATCCGTTATATAATATACCTGTAAATTTAACAAAAGAAGTAATACAAAGCGGTATTATGCAAAATAACATAAAGATCCCCTTATTGAAACATGAATTAATGATACGACAACTAGAATATGATACATATATTCAAAAACGACCTGATAAAGTGAAACATTTAAATTATATTAAATGTCATCCAAATGAAGGATATATGAAATTTGAAAAGAGATGATTTCTCTCTTGGTCTTCTTGAAAAGGGATTATAATATGGGGATGTCCATGTATATACATATGGGGCATCCATAATATTTAGAGGATCAATCGAAAATTATGAGAGACGAGAGAAAAATAATAGTAATATAATATATATAATGGGATTTGGAAATGTTATTTTTAAAATTATAACAGCAGCCGGAGGATTATATAGTACTACTCATATGGGAGCTGCACCAACAAAACATGATGCTCTTGAATTGGCATTCGATAAAGGTCGTCAGTTATCAGACATAAATCTTAGAGAAATATGTAGTGAACCCAGCAATTATGTTTATGAACAAGGGGAAAACGGAGATCATTTTGTTACATGTAAAATACCTGATGGATATATCAATGATGGAAGTAGAGGAGGACGTAATATGCTAGGCATAAAATCTAAAAAAACAAAGAAGAGAAAACCAGCAAAGAAATCTAAAAAAACAAAGAAGAGAAAAACAAAATCTCTTAAGAAGAAAAGAAAACAAACAAAGAAGAGAAAAACTCGCAGAAATTAAGAATATAATTACAAATAATAATCTATTTATAATTATATATGAGTAAAGAATCATTTATTACTGGCCCAAAGATTTACATGCGTAATTCATCAAGTTTTTTCGCATGGAACAGAAAATTAGGAGCTAACTTACAACCCAAGAAATATTTAGATAGTAGTGAGGTAACTAGTGATGATACACCAAGAGTTAGACCTGCCCAAATGAAAATGTTCGCAGCAAGAGCTGGACCCACATCAGGAAAAGGTATAATAAATGTAACACGACAAGATTCATCACAAGTAACTCAAGATAGAAGAGCGATGGCAATATCAAAGGGTAATTTAAACGAAAATAACAATAAAACATATGATACAAGTTTTGTAAAATCAAAATTACGAAGAACACGAAGTTCAGGTACAGTAGCACCAGCTAAAAAAGCTGCAAATCCTGCTGCTCACTGTGTAAGTTGCAAACATGGTTAATTAAATAACCTGAATAATTAGCAATATATACCAATAAATGCATAATAAGTACTACAGCCATTTTTGTCGTAAATGGTGTTTTTTTATCCAATATAGAATAAACAGGATCTCCTGTCATAAGTATCCAAGGACCCCATATAAATATTAACCAAATATATACCCATAAATAACTATATATTAGTGTATTATTATCAAATATATAATTAGATTGAGTATTATGATAAAAAACAATCATGTATGGAAAAGTATGATTTATTTCACAATGTATTATTTGTAAACTCTGTATTATTTGTTTATTCACTCTATCATCGGTGTCCTTCATATTAAAAAAACACTTTGTAATGTAATAAGCAAATGTAATTACAAAAAGTATATTGTGTGATATAGGAAGATATTCAGGATAAAAATAAAATAAAAAATTAGCATAATGACCAGTATCAGTTAGTCGAATTAAATGCTTCCATTTATATAAAGATGGATTAGGATAAAATTTTGAAAAGCAAAAATAATAATTTGCCGAAAAAGATTTCAGATAAATATAAAATGATAATAAAGGGTATTTTAACGATAAATAAGAGCATCCAAATATAATGTATACACCATTTTCAATAATAATATTATACAAATTCATATAATATAATTTATAATAAATTATTTAAATCAATTAAAAAAATTATTTACCACTAAATAGTGACTTATTTAATAAATATCCTGACATCCATGTACCTACTGTAACCCACATAGTATCAATAGTATCAGAACCGGTTCTAATTATCCAATTTAAACCCTTACAATATGGAGTACTATTCATTATAGGAGAAGCAAAAAAGCCTGTAATGCTCCAGTTATTACAGCTAGTTGCGTATAAATGTGTTGCACCATAATGAAGACCGATCCAAATACCATAAATACCAACTGAATTATAAATATACGGATGAATAGTTGTAACATATTGTGCTGCATGTGTATAATATGGTGTAATATCCATTATAATACAATATATTAAATTAGCTTTGAATCATTTTACGTAATTTAATCTTTTTCTTTAAGCATTCTAATTTTGAATAATCTACTGAAATTCTAATTTTTTCAGTAATACAATTAACACAATCATTACAAATCGAATAAACACTATTATTAATATGGTCAAAATGAATTCCACAATCTTCAGTATAACAAAATACATTACTACAATTTCTACAATCTACAAGAAACAAATTTTTCTCATTACACAAATTGCAATTATTACTATTACTATTAGTAATTATATGTTCCATTACATAAATCTATAAAAAAATATCTTTATTAAAACAAATCATTTTTTTTTAAACAAAATTATGTGATAGGTCAAATATATTATTAAAAAAGACTCCTGTGTTAATATTATTATTAGAAGAGTCTAATGGAGTGAAAGAGAAAGAACGAAGATTATTAGATAGTGATCGCATAAGTTGAGTAGTAATTTCATTAGCAATAGCATTATCATTATCATTTAATAAATTGTCTACATTTCTACGTATTTGTATATTAAATTCGACTTCAGGTTCAGGTTCATTTTCATGTTCATTTTCATGTTCAGGTTCATGTTGAGATTCATGTTGAGATTCATGTTGAGGTTCATGTTCATGTTCAGTAGCAGATTCTGATTCATTTTCTATATCAGGCTCTGGTATAGTATGCTGTTGACTATCAGTTTCATTAATAGCAGATAAATTATTTCTAGAAGTTTGATTATTTCGATGTTCTCGAATATCAAATCTACATAGGGGACACCTAACGTTAGTCTCAAACCATGTTTGAATTTCACTAGAAAATATATGACCACAATATATAATTCTAGTAACTAATTGATCATTATTAAACCTTTCAAGAGAAATAGGACAACTGTTATTAGGTGGATCAAATATATTACCAAAACGAACAACTTCTGTAGCTTCTCTAATTTGTAATGCAGAAGGTCTAACAACAACAGGAGATAAATTTTGACCAATTGCATCAATTAATAAGCCATGAAAATTATTATTAAAATATCTCCTAATATATTCAGATTGATTATTATTACCAATATTAGAATTAATCATGGTATTTCTACGATTATCATTACTTCTGTTAGTAGTAGTTCTATGACTACCAATAATACTATCATACGGTATAGTATTTCTTTGTATAGGAATATGAATAGGTGTAGGATTGGGTGTAGGATTGGGTGTAGGAATAGATGTAGTAAATCTAGGTAATTGATGGTTAATGTTATTATTATTAATAATTCTTCTTAATTCTTCATTTTCATGTCTTAATGTATAAATAGTATTTCTAGTATTATTATAATCACCATTAATATATCTCCTTAAGGCTGATTCCTGATTATTAATAACGTTAACTATATCGTTCATAGTTCGTTGTGATGATATAATAAATCGATTATACGTACTAATCATTTCTTCATTCATTATATATTAATATATATATATAAATGATGTAAACTGTTTAAATAATTAATTATATAATATCTTATGGATTTAACAAAATATAAAAATAAAGGATTAACAGGATTAGTTAATCTAGGAAATACATGTTTCTTAAATTCTGCAGTACAGTGTATTTCACACACATATGAATTAAATGAATTATTAGACAACCCTTTATTATTTAATTATATGAATAAAAATTCTAGTTCCGTCTTATTAAAAGAATGGAACGAATTAAGAAAGTTAATGTGGTCACAAAACTGTACAATAGCACCAAAAGGTTTTGTAACAGCGATTCAAAAAGTAGCAAAGGAAAAAAATCAAGACTTATTTACAGGATATGAACAAAATGATTTAAGTGAATTTTTAACATTTTTATTAGGTTGTTTTCACGATAGTTTAAAAAGAGAGGTAGATATAGTTCTTAAAGGTGAAATAAAAAATTTCAAAGATAAGATAGCAGTAAAATGTTTAGAGTCATACAAACGATTACAGGAAAAAGAATATAGTGAAATAATTGATTTATTTTATGGTATTCAGGCATCTTTAATATACCAAAAAGAGGTAGAATATGAAAATCTAGATGAAAAGGCCGTATTAAGTGTAGCTTCAGAATCATTTTTTATAATCAATCTACCAATTCCATTAAAAAAACGAAATATAAACATTTATGATTGTTTCGACAGTTTTACCGAAGTAGAAGTATTAGATGGAGATAATAAATGGTATAATGAAAAAACAAAACAAAAAGAAGCAATAAACAAGAAGACATGTTTTTGGAAATTACCCAAGATATTAATCATAGATATTAAAAGATATGATATAAACAATTCAAAAAAACAAAATAATATTGATATACCACACACTATTGAACTATCAAAATATGTCATAGGATATAAAAAGGATGACAATACATATGAATTATTTGGTGTATGTAATCATAGTGGTGTAACTGGAGGAGGTCACTACACAGCAAATGTAAAAAACGCAGATGGAAAATGGTATAATTATAACGATTCGTCTGTTTCTGAAATAAAAAAAGAATTAGTAGTAACAGCAAAAGCATATTGTTTATTTTTCAGAAAGAAATTATTATAAACCACCATTTCTAACTATTCTTTCAATCATTTTCTCATCATATGATGGATAATGTATAATATTAGTATTGACATCTGTTTTAGGTATAATACCATTATCACTGTAATGTTTACTTACACGAGGATTATATTCAATTTTATTTACACCAAAAATAGTTAAAGAATTGTTTTTATTAAAAATGACAAGCGGAGATTTAATAGACTTTTGTAGGTGAATTAATAAAGTTTTCATTATAAATTATATAAATAAATATGTTTATATAATTTCAGTATTAAATTAAATCATTAGATATAGGATTTGCTTTTGGCATAAAAGGCTTAAAATTTATAGTGGAAATAAAAGTTTCTTGTGTACAATCCATATTATTTCTGGGATTATTAGCCCTATGTTGAATAGCATATTGTTTTCTATTTTTAGGTATATCACAAACATCATATATTTTTTGTTTATATGAACTGTTATAATCATCAATATCTTTATCGATTACACGTTCATTAACAATAACACCCATTTTAAATGTATAAACATTAGCATCAGTATTAATTTTTTTAGAATACAATACTTGTTGATTGCCATTTAATAATGAGACGGTTGCATTCATAAGTGTTGTATCTGTAATTAATCTAACAGCATATAACTCGTCATGATCTTTGGCAGTATAAAGTCCTAATTTAACAGTTTCTTTTTGTACAAGAGTATTATTACTACCATCGGTTACAATATTTTGATATTGGTCTGAAAAAATATTATTTGTTAATGTTGTTTTAATATCATTTGTCATTCCTTCCAAATAATGGTCTTCCATGTGACTATTGTATAAAGATCTATTTTGATCATTATAATATCTATATTCGGGTCGTGCATTATGATTATTGTGTCTATGATTACGAGGGTCATGATGTTCATTATAATGGGATTCATCAATTGGCTCTCTTCTATGTCCTGTATGTCCATAGTGATTGTAGTAATGATTATTATTTTGATTATTTCTATATGTGTTGTTATAATATACATCTCTAGTACCGGTGTTTAAATTAATATCTAAATTAGGACATGTATCAGGTTTATTTCCACTTAAATCACTATTATTATCATTTTCAGTTATGAAAGCACTTACAATATCAACCGTTCCCTTGTTAGCTATGTTAACAACACCCATATTTTGTGCATCAGATGATCCTTCCTGAGGGGGCGACTTCGTTTTTTCCCATACTTGTATTTCAGATAATGAAACACCCTTATTATCTGTTGGAGTATTATATTCAACAACAACGAATTTAATACCATCATCAGGTACAGATTGTGGGGTACCTAAATCATTATATAACAACCCATATTTTTTTAAATAATGTTCCCATACAGGAGTTCCATTAGGACATTTTTCAGTATTTCCTAAACCTTGTCTATAACCGGAACCATATCCATTACCACTATGTAGTCTAGTATGTAATTGATGTAAATAAGCATGTTTTTGACATTTCTGTGTACCACATATGCTACATTCATCCGAATTGTTATTATTAATTCCAAATGTAAAATTTATAGATAAATTATAAATGTAAAATAGTAAAATAAATATTACTATGATCATTATTCCACTTATACCACTAATAATATCAAGGGCAACAAGAATAATAACAATAATTATTGGAAAAAATGCAACAACTAAGTTCATGAAATTCTTATATAACTGTTCTCCTTTTATTTCAGTAGACATATATATATATAATAACTTTAAAATATATATATGTATTAATTATTTTTTTTATTAAACTTTCTTGTTTTTTTATTATGTTCATTATTTTTTTTTCTAGTATTTTTAATTTTTTTTTTGTTAGGCACATCAGATATAACATCGTCAATATTTTCTGATTTAAAGAATGTATTAAATAAATTATCAGATATACATTTGGGGTTATATAATAAGCTAGTTTCACAATTTTTACAAATATTATCATTATTTACAGTATAAAAAAACGGTATTGCTAAATGAGCTAATTTATTATGATTTATAAAAGAAAACATATTATTTTCAACCTCCATAAATGATATATACATTTAAATTTTTGAAAAATACCTTTTTATTTCTGGTACAATAGTTGTTTCTCTACTAGTTTTGATATGCTCTATAATTCTATCGACTTGATCTTCTTGAAAAAGGTCTGATAAACATTTTTCTAATAGTTTATATGTAATTGCTCCTTGTGTTTTGTTTTTTGTAAATTTTAACTTACCACCTGTAATCTCAACAACATTATCATCTAAATTGTTTTCTTCAACAAAGAGATTAATTTTATCAGATACTTCATTTTTTTCTTCTCTGATTTCTTTACATTTATCATTTAAAATTTTCAATTTATTATCCAATATAACCCATTTTTTAATACTATCAACAAACGTATTCTGATCCATTTATATTATAAAAAATATAATATAAATAATAATTTAATTTATTAAGAACGTTTCTTCATTCTGCGAGCTAATCTTCTTTGTGCACCCCATAAGCCAAAAGGTACAATAGCAGAACTGATAACACTTCCTAAAAATCCTCCTTTTCTTCGACGTGTTCTTTTATTTTTTCTTGAAGCTCCACCACGTTTACTCTTAGTTTTCATTTTCTTCATGGACTTTCTTCTACGTGATCCACCTGTAAGAGTATTTGTTTTAGAAGTAGGACTCAACGCCTTAGCGGTTTGCTCTGCTAAACCACCAACTTTTGATGATACCCAAGATGCACCATCTCCACCGCGGTAATTTTTTCGGGTTGCCTTAGCCATATATATATACCAAATATTATATTATTTTATCATATAAAATTCTACTACGCAATAATAAAATAAAATTTCCTAAAATTATAAAAAAACTAATTATGACAAAAACCATAGATAGTATTATATAAGGGTATATATCTGATAATAACAATTCAATAATAGGTTTAAATAATTCTCGAATTTGAATTTTAACATCTTTATTTTTTAATACATCCATTATTTCAGTATAAATAATATTTTTAGTAGAACTCTCCATTATATTGTTCTATATTTAAAATAATTCATTATAATACGTATGCGTCTATAATTTTTTATTTTTTTATGATATAAAAACATGAGTGATTATAAAATTTTAGTACCAAATGATACTTTTGATTTTACCAAATTATCTTTAGTAAATCCAATAACTTTACAGGGTGGTACATTTTTTACTAAATTGTTAAACAACAATAGTGAACTTTACATACAAACTCCTGTGTGTACAACAAAAAATGGTTTTGTAAAAACTGCAAAAAAAATAAACTGTGATATTTTGTTTGAAAAAACGAATTCATTATTTATTGAATGGTTGGAAAATTTAGAAGACCATTGTCAAAAATTAATATATGAAAAATCAAAAGAATGGTTTCAAGATGAGATAGAATTAGATGATATTGAAAATGCATTTACAAGTAGTATACGAAGTTATAAATCAGGTATGTTTAACATGATTAAAACAAGTACAGAATCTCCTAGAATTACACATAGTATTGGTAATCTTTCAATTTATGACCAACAAGAGAAACAATTGAAAATAGAAGATGTTTCAAAAGATAACAATATTGTATGTATACTACAAATACATGGTGTAAAATTTACTCAAAAGAATTTTCAAATATTTATTCAATTAAAGCAAGTAATGGTTTTAAATGATAATATGTTTAGTAAATGCCAAATAAAACCATCAACCGAAGTAACATCACCAGAAGTAACATCATCAAAAAAGATTTCATTAAAATCGGATGATATTGAAACTACACAAGAAAATAATGAATCAAGTGAAAATATAGATGATGAAGAAGATTCAAATACAACAATTACAAATAATAATTTAGAAAAAACACAAGATTTGGAACAAGAAGAGATTAATTTAGAAAACACAGAACAAACAAGTTTAGACAAAATTGATGATAAAAAAACAGATGAAAATTTAGAAGAATTATCAACTTTAGCTTCCAACGATATCGAAGAATTCAATTTTAACTTAGACCCCGAAAGTTTAGAAGAAATTACATTAAAAAAACCAGATGAGGTTTATATGGAAATTTATTCTGAGGCAAGAAAAAAAGCAAAGGAGGCAAAAAAACAAGCATTACTTTCTTATTTAGAGCTAAAAAAAATAAAGTCTGAATGGGATATTAATGATTTGGAAGATAGTGATGATGATTTGGATAAAGCCTTGAATAATATAATTATAAAAAAGAATGCCAATAGTTTTGAAGAATTAGAACAAAATTAGTAAATAAATGATATTTTTAAGAAAAATTTTTTATCAATAGTTTTATATAATGAGCATGTTAAGTTCTTTAAAGAAAGTTGTTGATAAAGGCGTAACATTAGTAAAATCTAATTTTGTAATGTTTTTTGCTGCTTTTGTTATTATTTACCTATTGATGAATTATGGTAATACAAAATCTTCTTTGCAATCTGGTATGACTAATTCTGATAGTGCACCAACACAAACACAAGCTAGTGCACCAGCCGCAACTACTCCTGATAATGAATTCCAAAGTGTACAAGGCATTACAACAAGCACACACGGTCTACCTGCTGCATGCATGAAGCAATCAACAGTTGATCCTAAGGAATTACTTCCTAAAGATGCTAACAGTGATTGGGCATCACTTAACCCTAACGGTTCTGGTGAGTTAAGTGAGGTAAATTTGTTGAAGGCAGGACATCAAATTGGTATTAACACTACAGGACAATCACTTCGTAATGCTAATTTACAAATTCGTTCTGAACCACCTAATCCTCAAATGAATGTTGGCCCATGGCACCAAACAACTATAGAACCCGATACTATGCGTGTTCCCCTTGAATTAGGTCAAGGTAACCAATAATTATATTAAAAAAATATAAAATGTGAATAAAATATATGTCTAATATTAATATTTTAGGATATGTTTTGATTGTAGTCATATTATTGTTATCTCTGAAAATATATTTAGATTCTGATACATTTAATTTAAGATGTATTATTTCAGAAGTAGATGGTAATAAATATTGTGTTCGAGAACGTTCAAAGATAACTATGGCCGCTGATTTATTAGCAAAAGTTACGCAAAAATTAAAAGAACTAGTTGAATATGTCGGAAAAAAATACCCTGAAAGAGAAAATGTACAAAGATTAGTTAAAAATTTCAATCCAACAAAAATACAAGAAACATTACCTACTAGTAAATTAACTGCATATAGTGAAAATAAAGGTGAAAAAATAGCATTTTGTCTTACTACACAAAAGAAAAATAATGATTTAATCGATATTGAAACTCTAACTTTTGTTGGTATTCATGAGCTAGCACATCTTGCTAGTATAACTGTTGGTCACCAACGAGAATTTTGGGATAACTTTAAATTTCTTCTAGAAGAAGCAAAAGAATCAAATGTATACAATCCCGTTGATTATAAAAAAAATCCAAAAGAATACTGTGGTATGAAAATTAGTGATAGTCCATATTATGATTTGTAATTAGTAATTGTATATATTAATAATATAAATATATACAAATAATATATATATGTTAGAAGTTTTTAAAATACACTATATAAATGATAATGATACAAGTAAAATACTTATTTATTGTGGAGATAAAAAAGAATATTATAAAGACCATTTAGATGAAATTTTAAATGACGTAGATTATGAAAAATATATCAATAACGTAATTGAAATTGTCTTTGTAGATGACTATATACATAAGGATGATACTATTGAAAATATTAAATTCAAATTAATGAATCATGACAAAGATTTATTATTTGAAGAAATTTATTTATTTGGATATCAACTAAAATTTTTAAATATTGCTAACATTTTGAAAGTGATTGAAACAAGTGAATATGATGAAAATATACTTATCAATAATTTAAAATCAAATATTAATGATGATATATTTAATAAATTTTTAGATTTTAGTAGTGATAATAAAATTCACATAAAGGATGTATTATATGTTGAAAATGAAAAAATACTTGTAAAGGTTCCTATTGGTCAAAAATTTAATTCTGATAATAGTATTTTTTATAATTCCGTATCTCCGTTTGATGTCAAATCAGAAAAACACATTTTAAATACTAATATTACAAAAACAAATAGTGATTTTTTATTTGAATATGACATCTTTAACAACGATATTTATTTATGTAAATTCTCAGAAAAAAATTTTATAAAACAAGTTACTCAGTTATATTTTTTTTATTTATATGATAATGGTATTTTTGATACTGAAAATTTATCTCTTCAGAAAACTACACTTAGATCAAATACATCAAAAATCGTTTCGAATATTGTTCCATATAATGAAATGATATCAGAAATTTATAAAAATTATGATGAAGAAGAGTTTAAAAAATATATTCCTAACATGGGATTCATGTCTATTAAACTCAAAATAACATCTGTGAATAATATGTTTATACCATTAGAACAAATATTCAAAACACTACATTCCACAGAAGAATTTCCATTAATTAAATTAAATATTGGACCTAAAACTGAAAAGTTATTTAGAATATATAGTAATAAAACAGCTTTTGATGGTAGAAAAATACCTTATTTAAAAAAGTCTGAAATTTCAAAAATACAAAGAACTATGGGTAATCATAAAGGCCTAACTATATATGTTATGGTAAATAAAATATCATATCTTCTAGAAATAAGGAGTAACGGAGATATATATATACATTTTGAAAATGATAAATATATTACTATTAAAAAAATGAATGAAATTTTACAATATGGTATAAACAAAATATTATCTACCTTAAAAAATCGATTTGAAAAGAATGGATATAAAATAAATTTTTTTACAGATATTTATTCCGATAATGTTGGTATAATAAACAGTTCCTTTTTGTATAAATTAAAAACTACAACCAAAGTTAAGTTAAAAAAGGCAAGTTGTTTATCTAGTATTTTTGATATTAAAAATAATAATAATGTCATATTTAAAAAAATAAAAAATTATAATGAAATAGAAGAAAATAGTGGATATAATATTACTATTAATAAAGATAAAAAAGATAAGGATTATTATGATATTGTTATTGATGGAATAATAGACATAGATCATATTTATTGCATTAATGTATATTTAAAAACATTTTTGGATTTAATACTTTTAACCAATAATGAAGTTATAAAAAAAAACGTATGTAAATACAAGAGTGATGTACAAGAAATAACATATGTAAGTGATGATGAAAATCAAACAACTAAAAAAGAAGGAATAAATTTAGATGGTGAAGATGAAGATGAAGATGAAGATGAAGATGAAGATGAAGAAAACTTTTTTGATGTAAAAGCAAATAAAGGACTTGAAGATGAAGATGCAGATGAAGATGCAGATGAAGATGCAGATGAAGATGCAGATGCAGATGAAGATGCAGATGAAGATGCAGATGAAGATGCAGATGAAGATGCAGATGAAGATGCTGATAATTTAAGTATTCCAGATAGTCTTGGGTCTTTATCTCTCGGTTCTGAACTAGGAGAGAGTTTGGGAGGAGCAAAGAAAGGTGATGATAGAAATTACGCACAAAATAGAATACAAAAATATGATAAAAATTTATTTTTAAAATTTAATACATCAGATAACCTTTACTCCAGAAGTTGTGCTGCTAATGCATCTAAACAACCTATTATTATTTCTGAAGATGAAAAGAAAGAAATTGATACAAATCATAGCGGTTCATATAAAGATATACTTGAATATAGTACTAATAAAAGTACACCATATTACTATATATGTCCACGTTACTGGTGTCCTAATAATAATGTTAGTTTAAGAGAAGACCAAGTAGAAAAAGATGGTGACGAATTAAAAAGTAGTTATTGCTCAGGTAAAATAATTGAATTTAACGACCCAAAGCAACATCGTAAGGGAAAAAATGAATATATTTATAACAGTCCTGGATTTAATAAAAATTCATGTATTCCTTGTTGTTTTAAAATATCACAAAAAGCAAAAAACGAAGCTTCTAAAAATAAATGTATACAGGAATATGAAACTGGTTCAAAAGAAACAAAACATAGTAAAAAAAGTAAAGAATCAAACCAACAAAAAGAACAATTATTAGAAGAAGAAATTTCTATTGATTATATTCAACAACCAAATAAATTTCCTTTGGATGCTAATAGATTTGGATATCTACCATTAAATCTTCAGAAATTTCTACAAAATGATTTAGCTAGCTGTGGATTAAAGGGAGATTTTAAATGTATACTAAGAATAGGTGTAGAACAAACTGAAACTCAGTCTTTTATTTCTTGTTTATCAGCCATATATAGTTTTACAAATAAATTAGAAACAATTTTACCAAATACAAAATTAAAAGAGTTAATTTATGGTATTAATTCTGAAACTAATGATCATTATATGACATTAGATATGTTTATATCATATATGAATGGTAACTTGATACAAGCATTTTATAATGAAAAAAGAAAAGTAAATATTAATAATTATGTTACAACTACAAAGCTTGGTAAAAAACTTAAATTAAATATAAAATCACATAAAATGTTATTTGAAAGATGTATAAATGCGTTTGAAGAATTTCGAGAATTTTTAAAATCGGATAATACAAATATATCACATGATTACCTGTGGGATATTGTCTCGCATAATAAAAATAACTTAATTTTCAAAAAGCCAATTAATTTAATTATTTTTGATATTAAGGATGATTTTGATAGTAATTTTGTTGAACTGTTGTGTCCAACTAACCATTATACTAATGATAACTATAAGGATGGAAACGATACATATATTATATTAAAACACAAGAATTTCTATGAACCAATCTTTTATTGTGAACGTATAAAAAGTGATATTAAAAATGAAAGGTTTAAAATCAATATAGTAACTAATTTTAGTAGAAAGAAATTGAAACAACATAATCTTAGTGACATGTTAAATTTAACTAGTAACATAAAAACAATATATTCTAGTGACAATAAATGTGGTGTTTTGTCAAGTAATCCCAAAAAATATAAATTTAAACCATTATCAAAAACACTTAGATATTCGGGTGATATAGCTAAAAAATTAGTATCATTAAACTATGGTATTCAAAAACAAATAGTAAATTATAATGGCAAATGTATTGGATTACTTATAAATGAAACAAAAAAAATAGAACAAGGGAATAGTATACAACTAACTGCCGATAAACAAGTATTCATGTTACCAATATATCCTAGTTCAATATTAGAAGATACAAATATTATATTTATAGATGATGAAACACTTTTGATTAAATACACAACACTAAAGAAAAAACTTTTCACTTTGTATGATGCATCATCATATGAAATACCTTGTAAGCCAGTTTCAAAAGTAATTGATAGAGATAATACTATTGTTGGTATAATAATAGAAAGTAAACAGTTTATACCTGTTGAACCTAAAGAAAATAAACTGGAAGTTGGGGAATATCATATTATTGAAACAGTAAAATCAGATGATTTATTTGTAGATAAAACAAAACTATTCTATAGTGATAAAGAATTATTTAGTAATGAATTAAGTAAGACGGATAAAGCTACAAATATTTATGTAAAGAAAATAAAATTAGAAAATATATTTTATGATTGTTTTCGTAATTTTTTAAGAATACAAATTAATAGACCAAGTAATATTCGTGTTAGAAAGGAATTATTAGATACTATTAATGATAGATCAAAAAACTATAATGAAAAGGTTACAAAAATCAATATTATAATTAAAAATTTGACAGAGAACAAAATAAAATTTGATGATAATTATAATGATGAAAAAATAGAATCAGTAGACTTAGAAGAAAATATATGTTTTGATGAAGAAAAAAATATACTAATTATACCATCAAATAACTTAGTTACAGAAAAAAGTAATGAAATGTTTTATTACACAAGATTTTATGATGAAATTATAAGATATGATTATATAAAACAGTTTGTATTTGACGTCGATAAATATTTAAGTCTTGTAAAACAAAATTATAATTTAAATGAAAATGAATTTATATTACCCCAAACATTATTAACATCCAAATATTTTGACAATCTTGTTGAAATAAAGTCAAATTTAAATAAGATGTATGATACTGCATATCCCCAGATTAGTATACCATATAATAATTTACATAAATTAGTTAATTATTCTTCAAGTGATGATGTAGAACAAGACGAAGAAAATAACGAAGATATTAATAATAGTGAGCTTATTGTAAAAAAGACAAAGAAAAAAATTAATAGATGTCCAAATGGATTCAGAAGAGTTAATGGTATTTGTGAACCGATCGATAAAAATGAATGGAAAATAATAGAAAAAGACGAAAAGAAAATTATCTATGAAAGTACTACGGTTAATAACAAACGTATAGAAGTATTATTATAATTTAATTTTATAATTATTATTAATATTTATAAAATTATACATTATTAGAAGATATATCTGTGTTAACGTTTGAAGATATATCTGTGTTAACATTAGAAGATATATCTATGTTAACGTTTGAAGATATATCTGTGTTAACGTTTGAAGATATATCTGTGTTAACATTTAAAATATCAATTCGATTATAAAAATTATGTATGTTAGTAGTCATATTGTTTAATATATAATCTCTGTTATCACCTATTAAATCATCTGTTATTCTATTACGTACTTCTTCTGACATAATATTTTTAAAATATTTTACCAATAATTTTCCAGCAGCTATTTGTACTTGATTTTTAACCAAATTATCTATTAAAGCATATGACTCTTGTGAAGACATATTAATATGTGATATTCTAAATTGTATTAATCTAGTTAATATAGTGTTAGCTAATATATGACTTTGAATACTATTTACTGTTTCTGGATTATTATTTATGTAATTTTCTAAACTATTACTGTCGTGAATTTCATTTGTATTTCCTGAAATATCAATTTCAAAATTACGTTCAATATTACGTTCAATATTACGTTCAATATTATTATTATTGTTTTCTTCATTTAATATTTGTTCAAATGTTGTGTAAAATATTGATAATTCTTGGTCGTTGTTGTTATTTACTGCTTCATTAGTATTTAATACAATTTCATCATCACTATCAGTTTCAGAATCATCGTCATCATTAATGGTGTATGTAGTACTTTCATCTTCATTATTATCATCATTATCATCATTATTATTATCATCATTATTATTATCATAATTATTGTTTTCATTATCATTATTTTCTTCTGTGTTAATTGTACCAAATGAAGGTAATGCTTTATTTTCCTTCATATATGGAAAATGTGGATCCCACCGAACATGGTCATCACACACTACATTATATAAAGTACGTGTTCTTTTACCATTAATTTTTTTAAATCTTCGTTGTACTCTACCAAATGAGGGATTATTATAATACATATATCTTGAAAAACGTATAACCTGTTGTTTTAAAAGTTTTCTAGACCAAAAAACTCTATTTTGATCTTGGCCATATTTAATATACATATGCAACAATACATATGGCATAAAAATATTTCTTATTGTATTATTTGGAAAATCATTAGAAAAAGACGGTGGTTTTTTATTATATGATACAAATATTCGTTTAACTATATTTTTAAATTCAGAAATTTCAATATTTCGAACATTTAATAATATTACATCAGAATTAATGACTCCTTCATAATATCTTTTATATATTTTCATGTTAAAATCACATAGAAAAAAATATTCGAATGGCATTTGTTGTTTTAATAGTGTTGCTTTATATTTAAAATATATATTGTATAAATTATGTTTTGATAGTTTAAGACCTGTAAATGGGTTTATTGGATGTTTAGGTTCAAAGAAATAACCGTCATTATGTGTCAAAGATAAAAAAATATTCTTTAACATATCTTTCAGACTAAGAGTATAAATAGTATTATTTTCTATTATTTTAATTATATGATGTTCTTTAAATGATGATAGTTGATTTCCAATTAAATCCTCATCATAATTATATTTTTTATAATATCTGTACTTGATTACATTTTTAAATCGAAGTAATGCGTGGTATATTTTTTGAATAAAGCTAAAAACAATAGTATAATCTTCTACATTAAATAAGAATATATCATCGGGGTTAGATGTAATATAATTATAAAATTCAACAAACTTATTTAAATTATTATGGTATTTAAATCTCCACATCAAACCTGTTATACCTATTTTTTTTGTTAAATAATTATATTCTGATTTATTGTAATCATATAATTTTTTACAAATATATGAAAATAATGTACATGTCATAAATATTATAATATGTTTAATATATTTATATTGTATTAAAAATATATTATACTAATTAAGTTAGTGTTTTTAAAAGTCAGGAACATAACTATCGTCCATTTTAATATTTGATGTTTTTACATTTGTAGCAGTATTATTCAATTTTAGATTTGATGATGAACACTTATCAGCTGTGTTATCTCCAAAACTATTAAATGCTTGTTCAATAATATCATTATTATCTTCAATAACATAATCATCTTCTTCATCAACATCTTTGTACGCTTCTTGGTCTAAATATAATTGAAACATACTCGTACCAAAATAACCTTCTTGACCACACATGACATTTCCTGATATACCTCTCATATGGTCAATATCACCATGTCTAGCTGCTTTTAAAAACATCTCTGGAGTCTCTTCAAAAGAGGCCTTTGCTAACGCACCAATATCGTCGTTATTTATACCATGTCTAAATATAGATGTCATTTTATAATTATATGTCATTCTATCACACAACATATTTAAATGATGTGAATTCAAATACGTACCATCAAATTCAATTACTTCAATAAATTCATTATAAATTGCCTGTCGTGCAGCTTCAATACCCAATACTTTATACATCTCTACAATATTATTAGTGTAAGTATTGTTTACATCAACATAATCCAAACCTAATATATCAATCAAATTACTACCAACAGTATCTAGTACCCATGATTCTTTTTGTTCAAATCTGTCTTCATTTCTAACTACTTCATCTAATATTTTTCGAATAATAACTTTACTAATATTCTTAATTCCCTTTAATACTACATTTGTTAACATGGTATCCTGGAAATTTTTCAATAGATAAATTTCATCAGATTGGTCTAACGACTTTTTGGAATCTTTCTTTGCCTTCTCCTTTTTTAATACGTTATTCATTCTAATTCTAAATATCAATTTATCGTCATTATAATCTGAATAAATACAAGTTACCTCATCTTGATATGTATTTTTAATGGCAAAATGAACATCATCCATAGTTATATTTTTTTCAAACATAATTTCAGGATCCATTTCCATTCTGAAGATCCATTTTGATTTTTCTCTTGAGGCAGATACTTGTTCAGCTCCACTTTGTGAAATCATTTTTTCATATTCATAATACTCTTCAATCATTACCTTATCCTCCTCAACAACAGTTGATAAGTCATTCGGATCAAAACGAATTTCGACAGAAGAGACAATATTGGCTAGATTTGTATGTTCTATCATACACATAATTGACTGAGCCTTTATTCTATCATATTTATCTACATCTCTAAGATATGTTGTAACGGAAGGATTTTTTGGATTATCTGAAATTGATAATATCTCTTCAATACGTGGTACACCACGCGTTACATTTGATTTAGAAGCTACACCTGCAAAATGGAATGTATTCAAAGTCATCTGTGTTGTTGGTTCACCGATTGATTGAGCTGCTATCATTCCCACCATTTCTCCTGGAGATACAATTGAACGTTTGTAAATTGTAATTATATAATCAAGTAAATATGTTAAAGCAACTTTATTAAATCGCTTGATTATAAGCAACTCACGAGGGGAAAGATAATAGTAATACATAATCTCAAACAATTTGGTTGGAGGACTGTAATAAATTGATTTCAATTCTTCATACTTTTGTTCAATAATATCAAATGTTTCCAACGGAGTAATATCAACAATTGAATTCTTTGACAATTTAAACTGGTTTTGAATATTATTTATAATAAAGGAAAACGCTACAGGTAGATGTACTTGATCCTTCTTTTTATTAGCAAATACATATTTTATTATATCTTCTCTTACCCCAATCATTTTATCAACATATTTTTGGGCTACTATATTATAAGCATCTTTCTGTTTTTTCATCTTACGCTGTATATCTTTTGTAAATATTATTGAATTTTCATTCGTAATATAATAATGAACATAAATTTCCTCATTTGTCATATTAACAATAGGAATTCTCTGATTTTCTACAAATACAGTATCTATTCCGTCATCTCCATATGCGAACTGAACAATTTTTCCACGATTATTTCTAACTGTCATATCGTATTCTATCTTAAGATCTTCTAGACCTTTAATTAATCTTCTTTGAATATAACCAGTAGTTGAAGTCTTTACAGCTGTATCAATCAAACCTGTTCTACCACCCATAGCGTGGAAGAACAATTCTTCAGGATGCAATCCCTTAATATAAGACTGTTCTACAAATCCCCTAGCACCAGGAGAATCATCAAACTTTGAAAAGTGAGGAAGAGTTCTATTTTCAAAACCATACGGAATACGTTTACTGTTAATGTTCTGTTGTCCAAGACATGAAATCATAAATGATATATTCAATTCAGAACCCTTTGAACCTGCCTTTACCATCGTTACAAATCTATTATTCTTGTCCAAATTTTTCAAACCGATCTTACCTGATTCAGCGGTAGCCTTATTTAAGATACTATTTACTCTTGTCTCAAACTCTTCACTATTTGATTTACCTGATTCATTTTGAAATACTCCAATATGAATTTGGTCAATTACATCCTTCACTTCATTCATTTTCTTATTAATAGTTTCAACAATTCTTGTATTTGTTTCTTCATTTGATACTAGGTCACTTACACCAACACTAAATGATGATGTTTTCATATAATCTGTTACAATATTCTGAAAATCATCTATAAATTTCGCAGATGCAATATTACCAAAATCATTACATATGCGATGAATAATACCTGAAGTTCCATTACCTAAACATCCCTTATCCAATAGACCTCTCTTATAGTTTCCATCATATATTTCTAACACATTATTTGACTTATTAAAATCTTCATCTTCATTCCAAACTTTATTTTTATATTTTAATGTTATTGGTGGCAATATTTGTGATAATATGTCAAAAGAAGATACAACTTTATTTGTAAAAACATCTAAGTTTATCTTTGTACTATTCATCAACAAATTCATAGCTTCTCTTTTTGAGAATTTTGTAGTTTCTCTTGTTAGTTGGTATGCTCCCAACATAGAATCTTGAAAGATTCCAACAATTGGTTTATTATTAGAAGGACTAACTAATTGATAAGGTACTGCTGCCAAATTACGAAGTTCTGATTCTGATTCTAAATCCTGTGGCATGTGTAAATTCATTTCATCACCATCAAAATCAGCATTATACGGCTTCGTATCTGCTACATTCATTCTAAATGTATCACCTTGTTTCATTATTCTAGCTATATGACACATCATACTCATTCTATGAAGAGTTGGTTGTCTATTAAACAATACAGCATCTCCATCCATCATGTGTCGATGAACAATATCTCCTTCTTCCAAACGCATTTTTTCACGTTCAACATACCGAAGAGAAATACTTTCCCCGTTCTTCTTTTCTAGTATCTTTGCTCCTGGCCATTTTTCAGGACCGTTAATTACTAACAACATCAAAGATGCTTTATTTCTTTTATTTACTACTACTGGTTTCGTTATATTTTTAGCGATTTTCATAGGTACACCAAGTTCTCTAATAGAGAGGTTAGGGTCTGCTGTAATTACAGAACGAGCACTAAAATCAACACGCTTACCCATCAAATTACCTCTTACACGACCTTGTTTTCCATTCAATCTCTCTTTTATTGATTTCAACGGTCTACCCGATCGTTGGGCTACAGAAGAAATGCCTGGTATTTTATTATCAACTTGAGAAGATACAAAATATTGTAACTGTAATGTCCAATCATCGATTACATTTTGAGGAGAATTTTGTTCAATTCTCTCTTGAAGAATCTTATTTACTTTTATTATATTTACCAATATATGTGTTATATCATCCTCACTTCTTTGTTGAGCATCATGTTTAATTGAAGGACGAATTGCAGGTGGAGGTACTATCATTACCTCACAAATCATCCACTCTGGACGCGAAAATGTTGAATTAAATCCCATAAAATCTACATCTTCATTACTTATACGCTTGAATATTTTTAATACTGTTTCTGGTATTAATTTCACTATCATATTCTCATCATCATCGCCACCACCTAACCATTCAGCATAAATTGTCGCCAAACCATCGCGGCGAATTGTTTTTGGTTGTTTACAACCACAGCCGTCTTCACTCTCTTCTCCACATCTTGTTACCTTTCCTGATATTTTTTGAAAAACATTTGTCCAACGCTCTTCGCCCGAATATTGAAGTAGATATTTATATTTTTCCTTTGATATTAGTAACTTGCTACATTTAAAGCACACACAACGTAATATTTTTAATATTGTTGTTAGATATTGAATATAAAATACAGGACGTGCCAGTTCAATATGGCCAAAATAACCAGGTGTTTTTATATAATCTAAACCATCTGTCGGACAAATTAGACCTGGTTCAAGAACACCCATACGTGGATCGAATAATCCACCAATTACTGGTTTATTATTGACATATGTCTCCTTATTTGTTATTTCAGCGACAGATGCCTTACGTATTTCATCAGGAGACAAAATACTAAACTGAATACCAATAATTTTAGATACGTTTATTTTTGTATTATCACTCGTTGCCATCCTATTATTATTATAATATATTATTTTTATATTATTTTATAATCATTTTTTTTAGTAATCGACTTATATAAAAAAAATTGATTTTAATTTAAAAATATTTATTTGTAATATATATTATGGCAAAAGATAGTTCTCCAAAGTCTAACAAAATGAATAAGCAACAACAAAAGAAGGAAGTTAAGAAGGAAGAAGAGAAGAAACGGCTTCTTAAGAAGGAGGAACGTAAGAAGAGTTACGGCGATGGAAATGATGATGATATCGACGAAGAGGAATTTCTTGAAGATACTTCTGAAGAGGAAACTGAAGAAATAGTTAAATCCAAGAAAAATTTCAAGAAGTTCTTAAATAAAATGTATCCATCTAAATATTCCGCCAAGAAGGCAAAGGAAGCTGAGCAGGAAGAGGAGGAAGAGGAGGAAGAAGAAATTAAGGTAAGTAAGAGAATTAATAAAAATACTAAGAAAAATAGTAAAAAAAAGATTGTCGCTGAGAGTGAGAGTGATGAAGAGGAGGAAATTAAGGTAAACAAGAAGGATAAGAAAAATGTTAAGAAAAATAATAAAAAGAAATTTATCGTTGAGAGTGACGAAGAAGAAGATAGCAGTTCTGATGACGAAGAAGATCATCATATGCTCCGTAATAGCAAGAAGTTTAATCTTATATTTACTATTGGTGGTAATGGAAAGAACTCTTACGAAATTGATCTTGATGATGAAGAAGAATGGGACGAGGATGAGGATGATGAAGATTATGAATACGATGAGGATGAATACGATGATGAAGACGAAGATGAAGACGAGGATGAGGATGAGGAAGATGAAGATGATGAAGATGAAGATGAAGATGGAGAAACCAAAAAAAAGTTAACAGAAGATGAAATTGACAGAGAACTTCAAACTGCGTTCGAATCACGCAAACAGCTTGAAGAAATTTCCAAAAAGGATAACATGCACTTTTATCAGAGAATGCTTAATAACATCGACAAGGAAATTAACTCTCTTGAGAAAAAAAAAGCCAAGTTTTCTAAAAAGGAGAAGTCTAAGAACCAACGTAAGTTTATCGATAATCTCCGCAATAAGAACGTTATGAATGATGTGTCTTTCTTCAGAAAACTTTCCGTTAAGGAACAAAGGAAGATCTTGGAACAGATGGAAGAAGTCAACCATATTTGTAAGCTTGAAAAGCCATACCGTATTACGCTCCTTGAATCTGAAATTCCAGCACAATTTAAGGCTTCAGCTATTAAGAAAATTAATATGCTCAGAAACATGGAGCCTGGTAGTGGTGAATTTTACAAAATCAAGAACTGGGTTGATACTTTCATGAAAATTCCTTTCAATAAATACAACAACATGTCTATCACCAAAGATGATGGTATTGAAAAATCTAGTGATTTTCTAGAAAATGCCAAAAATAGATTGGATGATGCTGTATTTGGTATGGACGATGCTAAGATGCAAATCATGCAATTTGTCGGCCAATGGATTTCTAATCCTTCCGCTATTGGTACTGCTCTAGCAATTAAAGGTCCTATGGGTACTGGTAAGACTACTCTTGTCAAGGAGGGTATCAGCAAAATTCTAGGAAGAGAATTCGCATTCATCGCACTTGGGGGTGCTACAGACAGTAGTTTCTTGGAAGGTCACTCTTATACTTATGAAGGTGCTGTCTGGGGTCAAATCGTAGAGATTCTCATTAGATGCCAGTCTATGAACCCTGTCATTTACTTTGATGAGTTGGACAAGGTTAGTGACACTCCTAGAGGTGAAGAGATTATTGGTATTCTAACTCACTTGACAGATACATCTCAGAACTCACAGTTTCACGATAAATATTTCGCTGAGATTGATTTTGATTTGAGCAGATGTCTATTCATCTTTAGCTATAACGATGAGAGTAAGGTTAATCCTATTCTTCGTGATAGAATGTACAAAATTCAAGTTCCTGGATATGAGAAAAAGCAGAAGCAAATCATTTCCAATAAACATCTCATGCCTAAGATTAGAAGAGAAGTCGCCTTTAATGAAGGTGATGTTATTATTCCTGATGAAACGATTGACTATCTTGTTGAAGAGTACACCAATAAGGAAGAAGGTGTTCGAAATTTGAAGCGATGTCTCGAGATTATTCACACCAAGCTTAACCTCTATCGTCTCATGAAACCTGACACCAACTTGTTTGGTAAAACCAATACTTTGGAGGTTGAGTTCCCATTTACTGTTACAAAAGATATTGTTAAGCAACTTATCAAGCGTGAGGATAATGGTATGACGGATATTATGAAAACACTTTATATTTAGATTTAATAGATATAACTTTTAATTTAATATAATTAACTATTTTTTAATTATATTATCATATTATATTATTATGGATAATGAAGATAAAGAAGAAGAACGACCAAAAAAAATTCCAGGAACAAATAGTAGTGGCGACCGTGCATTACAAATAGAAATTCACGAAGCAAACCAACAAAGAATAGCAATAGAAGCAGAAAATAAACTAAAAAAAAAGAAAGTTAATGATAATATAGCAAGAGATAATGCTATTAAGCATGAAAGAAGGAAAAGTGAACGCATAGCAGCTACTTTAGACTTTGAAAGAGCTATGGGTAGAGTTCCAGCGTCCTCCATAAACCCAGCCGCCGCAACGAGAACGAGATCATATATGCTCGAGCAAAGACGGCAAAGACCAGCACCAGCAGCAGCATCATCATCAGCCGCAGCAAAAGCGCCAGCAACAACAACAGCAGTAGGTTCACCATTACCAACAGATGGAATTACAGAAGAACATACACCACCCGATTTTTTAAGGATGAATAGCGGAATAGGATCAACACCACCCGAATCAGAACATCAGGTGGATAACTTTGAAAGCCCTGCTGACTGTCATGATATAGAAGAACCTGGCAGTACTAATAGTCAGACAAGTACTGTTAATGCGGAAGTTTGTAAACAAAAAACTTTAACGATGATGGGAAAAGAAGAGCCTGATAAAAAACACACAGCAGAAGGTGCAAGAAAAGTACAACAAACAACATCTAGTTCTTCAGTTCAATTTAATTCAATATGGGAAACAAGCAGAACTAGTACTGATGGAATTTCCGTAGAAGAAAAGGCTAAAGGACGTTTATGTTATATATGTGGATGTCTTATAAAAGATAACCATTTTCCAGAAATGGAACATTTCATTACTCCTGGAGAATTTTTTCATAAATTTGGTATTGAATTAATTACAAATTCTCAAGCACAAATAATTAGTAAAGGAACTATAGATGATTATGAAGCAATACATATGCGCGATTGTAACAACGCAAACGCAAATGTACGTACTCGTCTCGACAAGACAATCCAATATTTAAATAATCATGTTACAAATAACCGTGTTGATTCAGGGTTTGATTATTATTTTCGGACACAATATAATACAAGTGTTCGACCACCACCCACATCTCAAGAAAAAACATGGGTAAAATATAGTAGTTCTTTTTTTGTTCCACAAATTAAAGCTTATATGAGTGAATTTATATATTCACATCATATTTGTAATCAAATAAAAGGGAATATGCCAACTTTATCACCTGGATATACTAATATAATAGAACCAGCACAGGGAGGAGATTATACACTAGAACCTAATAATTTATTTTCTATATATGCCAATGTATTAGTTGATGCAATTTTTGGAAAATTCAAGGGTAAAGGTAGTGAAATATATAAAAAATTGGGGTTCTGGAATAATAATGTTGGTTCAAATGGAAAAAGCTGGATAGCTGCACCTCAACTAGATAAATATACTGTTGAAATAGGTGACATACAAGATTGCTTACGTCTCGCAAATATGGGAATAGATACACGTGGTTTAAAAACAATATTAAAAAAAAGAATAGAAAATAACATGTTGTATCACAGTCTTCTTTTGAGAGAAATAAAAAGAGATTGTACAGTACAAAGGATAATATCATTAAACCATATTGTAGGATATTCTAGGAGAATAGTTCCATTAGAGAAAGACCATCATGGTAAAACCATTTTAAGCCATGACAGTATTCGAACTACAGATTTAGATGAAGATATGGGTGATGCTTTATCTGTATCAAGTCAGCTAGACAATTTTGATGATGAAATAGAAAAAGATGACCTCGATCATAATGAGAGTTTATTTACAGGACATGATAATGACCCGAACAAAAAATTAATGTTAACTTCTTTTTTGTTTGCGGGTAATATGACGACGAAACTCACTCATGATGAATTAAAACAATATATTACAAACAATAGTCTTAATACAGTAGCAGATTTAATGTCAGCACGAGTAATACATAAAACATACAAAATACTTCCAAAACCATGGGGAAGAGTTGTAAAAGTACAAAAAGGAGGCGGAAAAAGAACAAAAAGACGCAGAGGAAGAGGAAAGAGTAAAAAGAAGGTTACCCGAAAAAAGAGAGTAAAAAGACGAAAAACTGTCAAAAAAATTAAAAGAAAGAGAAGAAGAACAAGAAAATGTTAATAAAAAATAAATTGTTTATTTAATAATTTTTATTTATATTTATTTAAAAAATTGATTTAAAGTTTTATAAATATATATTTACAAAAAAAATATGTCCCATATTGAAACATTAATGAGAAATTCAGCATCCACCTATAATGGTTGGATGAAAACAACAACTAAGAATAACGAAATACTACGTTCAATAAGTATAGGTAATCAAAGAAACTGTAACGGAGATGGTTTATTTTGTGACCATACTACAGAATCAAAAATAATAAAAATAATGAAAAAGTACGATGTGTTGGAATACAAATTAAACAATATACACACACCGAATGTATTCGCAACACAGGTTTTGATTGATGAAAATACTTATGTTAAGCTAGTAAGTAAGCTAAATTCAAATTAATAAATTATAAAAATCATAACATAATTATAATTTATTTTTATTTTTTAAAAATCATTTGTAGTTCTATTACCACCACGTGTAGCCAAATGATTCATTTGTTCCTTTGACAAACAAGCACAACCTGTTGATGAACTTACAGAACTAGGGCAACATTCAGGTTTAAATTGCGTTCCATTAAAAAAATCTAATTGTCCCTCAGGAAGAGGAATAGGTGTACTCTTGAAATCCTGCTCCATGTATATAGGAGCACCGCTACCACTTCCACCCGTTCCATCGCTCCAACTTCTATCAATATCAGAACCCATCTTATAATCTAACCCAGCTCCTTTAGATGCAAGTTGTTTATTAATCATAACTAAACCTTCTTGGAAACCAAATCTTGAACAACTACAAACTAAATGCCCTCCCATAATAAAAAATAAAATAGCAGCAATAACTATTGTTTGTAAATGAATAACAACGCCAAAAATATTAACAGATTTTTTTCCGAATAATGACAATTCCATATATAAATAATACAGATAATTTATTATTCTAAATAATGGTCAATTAAATAATCATAATCATAAATTTTTAAAAAATCTATGTAGAAATAGTTTTTATCAGTTATAAGATGATAAACTTTATTACAATTAACTTTACCTAAATTTGTTCCTCTTACAGACTGTATTGTTTTAACTTTTCCTAAACTGTCATGAAGTATATTATCACTACACATTAATGTAACTGTATTCACCATTTTAATCTTAACATCACTACAATCTAATTCAACTACACCAACAACCTTGACATTATCAGTTAATACATCACCAACATTAATGTTTTTAATATATTTGACAATATTATCTTGAAGTTTAATCTTGGTATCTCCATAAAAACCACCAATAAACTTTCTAAACAAGCCAAAATTATCGTGTAACGACCCTTTATTAATAACAGATGAATTATTTAATTTATCCAAATTCTTGGGTGTAATATCGTCGTAATCTAAGAAGTCATTATTTTCAATATTAATCATCTTAGAGAATGTAAGTAAATTGTAAATAATTTTATCATCATATTTTGAAAGTTTTACTGATTTTGGACAATCCTTAACATTTACCCAGTCCCCTAAATACTTTACTTTGTGATTACCTGAAACAACAACTTTATTTAGTTTATACATATTATTTTTTTCGTTTTCAGCTAACATTTTAAATACACCATAAACCGTATTATTTCCTTTTAATTTGTCATTTAACTTTATTTCAGAAATCTTCTTTATACTCTTATTATTCATAACAAGTTTTGTATCTTTGTCAAAACAAACACGAGGAAATCTAGGAGAAGGTATTCGTGGAAATCGTAATCCTCCTAATACAGGAGGAAATCCTCTCGCCATCATTACCATCATGTATATTAATACACCGACAAAGACTATTAATATTATACCGATTGGAATACCAATTATACTAAACATAGAGGTAATCGCTAGTGCAATTGCTGCCAAAGCAATCCATTTAATCAAAGAAAATATTGCTTTAAATGCTGATACTAATGTATAATATAATCCTAATGTTCCCATTAAAGCACTTGTCATTATTCCCAATATTTTATTAAGTAAATCACGTAATGAAACAAATACTTTCTGAAATTCTATCATCATGTTCATTATTTGACCCATAATTTCTTCTATGAAATTTGCAAAATTATCTCTAAAACGAGCTAAATACTCTCTAATGTTATTTAATGATTCACTAAATGATGACCATATTTCCGCCAGATAATTTAAACTTGCCACCATAGGATTAGTTATTTCATATGACGATTTATTTGACATGTCATTTAAACATCCTTCAAAGTTTTGTTTTGCATATTCAGAGCTACTCGTGCTTCCATCTTTGGGTGCATTTATAAAACCTGCTAAAGCCATATTCTGTGGTTGACACCTTACTTCATTCCAATTTGCTGCTAATTCATCCCTAGTATTTAAGAAATTAACATATGTTACTATTATAAATGTGATGAATAATATAAATATTGAATATATCCAGTCAGGACCATACTTTGATGCATAAGTGAAATCATATAATTTTTCTACATTTTTATAAAATCTATCCATATAATTAACTTTGATAATTAAAGTTATACAATATTAAAAATACCATTAATTAGTGTATTATAATTTGGTACTCTTTCTTTTAATAACTCTTTATCTAACACTACTTTACTATAATAGTTATTACCTGTATATAAAATATACTTTAATGTTCCGCTCTTTCTATCTATCATTTTTACTACACCATATACTATATTATTATTTTCTAATACATCGCCTGGTCTAATATCCGCATGACATTTAGTTGTTAAATCATTCATTAATACTAATGAATCCTCATTATGAATATTATTGTATATTTCAAAAAATCTGTTCGATTTTAATATATATTGTGATTCTCCTAAACTGACCTCATTCCAATCACAGTAATTATAATTATCTATACTTATCATTCCACTTTCTGTTATAAAGTTATATACATAATCACTTTTATCGTTTTCCATTCTTACAGCACCTTCTATTTCTGATATTAAAACCAACTTATCACCCGAATATACCTTATGTGTTTCTGTACATATTACTTTACTATTATTAGTTTTTAAACTATACATCGGTGTAACCTTGTCATTTAACAACAATATTGTTGCTAATACTACACTATTTGATATTTTATCTCCTATCTTTATTTTATCAGGTGACTTATATACTACATCTGTCGAATCTATACCTCTTACTGGTATCATACTTTCTTTCGAAAAACAAAAAGGGTTTAAACGTGGAAATCGTATTCTTGGGAGCCTAAATTTACCTACCGTTCGAATTGCTCCTCCTACAGGACCTTTCCAAAGACTTGTTAATGCTTTTACTGAACCATCTACAAAATATAAAAATGTTATTATTATACCGACTATTTTATAAGCCACATCTTTTAAGGACACCGTTAATCGCTGAAATTCTACTACTGTATTTACAAATGCTCCATAAATAAATTCTACTATAGACACTATTTTATTTCTCAACTCCGACAAAAATGTTCTTACTTGTTGAAGTGACTCTTCAAACTGTAGTCCTGTATCTGCTAACATATCCATACCATGATTTATTGGAGTTAACATATAACTCATAAATGTTGATTGAGTATTTTGAACACAATCATAAAAATTCTGGGTTGTATCATGTCCAAAACTCGATGCGAAAGGCATTACCATCGGATTACATCTATATTCACCCCAATTATTTTTTATATCATCAAACATCGTTACAAATACTGCGTATAAGTTAAATGATATAATTATGATAAATATTAATATTGTTAAAATCCAATTTGTTAAGTCCATATAATATTATATTATAATTTTATAAAAATTAATTATAATATACTCAATCTAAAACTTATCTTAATCTGAATCTGATTCTTCTAGACCCCAACCGAGACCGATATTTAGACCTCCCGGACGCCTGCGAGCTTCGTAGTATGGCTGTGTTGTTGCTGGTCTTGGTGGTCTTGGTGGTGGTGTATTGACTAGTGTTCGAGCTTGTTGTAATTCTTTTAATTCATTTTCATTTAATTTAGCTATTCTTTCATCGTTATTTATTTTAAAATTTGGATCACCACCTCTTTTCTTAGTTCTTCTTTTAGATTTCTTTGGTTTTTTGTGAGTATGTCCCAATTTAACACCTCTCAAGTGTTGTTTATATGTTTTTGCCATATATCGTTTTCCCTTAGTATTCCACATATAATGCTTCTTAAATTTTTTTGTCTTTTTCTTTCCTCCTACTCCTAGATTTTTTCTTGGATTTCGTAAGGGCCCTGGTGGTGGAACTAGGCGTGTACCATTAATTACTCTCGTCCTATGTCTACTATGAAAGCTGTTATCACTTACAGGAGTTGCAAATTGAGGTGGTAATGCGTATTCTGCTTCTGCCGTTGGGTGTTGCTTTGTAAATTTTTTATGCAGCCCATGTAAAGGGTCTTCAGGACCAGGTACTCTATAAACATTAGTTACTGGTTTTCCTTCTTCTTTTGCTTCTGGTAATTCTTTACTTAAAAGAGGTCCTTTTCCATGTCTTTTACGTGTTCTACGTTTTTTTCCACCAAATGATGGTGTATTAGGATCAACTTCCATGGATGCCGCATCTCCATCATGATAATGCCCTTTCTCTTTCATCATTTCCTGAAAATAGTTCTGGTCTTCTGAATATGGTCCAAAGTTTGCGTCATCAGCACGCTGACTAGGTGCTTTGTCTCCTGGTGTACCTGAAGGAGCAAGATAAGTATCTGGGTTTATATTTTCCAAATTTTGTTTATCTTTTTCTGCTTCCCATTCTCTTCTTCGTTTATCATGTTCATCATCTGGAAGTCCCATTTTTTGCCTTTTTTGTTGAGCTAACAACTTATCTTCTAATGGACCCCTTTTTTTATCCCCACCCTTTTTTCTTGTTCTTCTCGAGGTTTTTCCTCCTTGTTTAGCTGGAAAATGACCAGCATAATCTAAATTAGTACCCATAAACTGAGCATGACTTCTAGGTTGAGATAATGACTTTGATCTTGATTTTCTTCCACCTCTCTTCTTACTCTTTTTTGTTATTCTTTTACCACCTGTAATAGGAGGTTTTCCTGTATCGTTGTCAAACCTTGAATGTTCTTGATTAATTACTGATAATTTAGCCATTTTATTAAAAAAATTGTTTTGTTCATTAGATGCTCCAACTACACTTGGAACAACAGGTCCTGTTTCTACCGCTCCACCATTCATATTAGCAATTTTATTTTGAATTCTAGAATTATTAATTATTTCTTGTGTAGCACAATGAGCAGGTCCTCCACAACCTGCTTTGTGTTGATATGTCGGGTCTTTTAAGCTATATTTCATTATATATATTACAAATATTAAATAAATATTAATAAGGATATAAATTTATTTTTTAATAGTTTAATTATTATAAACGATGAACGACAAAGATAGACTTCAACTACAACAAATGTTAAAAGCCAACGATTTTAAGGATCAAACAAATAAAATAAGAACTCTAAAGCATAGTTCTTTAATAAAAATGGATGTTTCTAAATTAGCACGATTATGTTTTATACATAAAGATATGAAGGAAAATAGCCCTTCAAGTTATAACGAAATGTGTATGAAAGAATGTCCATTCTTACATAAAAATTACACAGATATATTTAATAAGGTAAAAAACAACGAACTTAACTTGGCAATTTTAGGAAAATTTTTAGAAATATTAGGTCAAATAGAAAATGATGAAATAGACCAAAATGATGGTTCATATGAAGTAGGATTATTACTCAAACAAATGTATATAGATAGTGCCTTGAAAAAGGGAGAAAATTTAAATGAAAAGTATGAAAAAAAAGAAGCTATAAAACCAGCGAGTAACATTTCGTGGAAAACATTTAAGAAGATGCAAAACTGATTTAAAAGTACAACAATACTTAATATAATATATGACAAAATTAATTATTGTTGAATCTCCAGCAAAATGTAAAAAGATAGAATCGTTTTTGGGAAGTGAGTATACTTGTTTAGCAAGTTATGGACATATAACATGTCTTCCAAGTTTAAAAAATATAAATTTTGAAAACTATGATATAAATTTTGAAGTATCTAAAGATAAAGGGAAATATATTTCAAAATTAAAGACAGCCTTAAAAAAGTCGGATGAGGTAATATTAGCAACAGATGATGATAGAGAAGGTGAAGCCATAGCTTATCATTTATGTAGTGTTCTCAAATTAAATCATAGAACTACAAAAAGAATAATATTTAATGAAATAACTAAAACAGCACTCGAAAAGGCAATAATGTATCCAACAACAATAAATATGAATATAGTTCATGCTCAAAATACAAGACAAATATTAGATTTATTAATTGGTTTCAAGTTTTCTCCTGTTCTTTGGGAACAGATATCTCGAAACAATCAAAATAGTTTATCGGCAGGAAGGTGTCAAACTCCTGCTTTAAAAATTATATATGAAAATCAAAAGGAATACGATAGACAAGAACCAAAGGAGGTATATTCAACTATAGGTTATTTTACAAGTAAAAATATAGCATTTGAATTAACAAAAAATATAGAAACAAGGGAAGAGACCGAGAATTTTTTGGAAGAGACAGTAAATCATGACCATATATTAAGAACAGATGAGCCTAAAATAGTAATAAAGGAACAACCAATACCATTAATAACATCGTCTTTACAACAACAATCAAGTAATAATTTTAGTTGGAGTCCAAAAGAAACGATGTCAATTGCTCAAAAATTGTATGAAAATGGATATATTACATATATGAGAACAGATAGTAAAAAATATAGTAAAGAGTTTATAGAAAATTGTGAAAAATATATTATAAATAAATATGGTAATGAGTATGTGAATAATGGTAATAGTAATTTAATAAATACATCAATAAGTAATAAAACAACAAGTAATAAAACAACAAAAAAGAAGGGTGGTGATAATAAAAAGGTAGAAGCCCAAGAAGCTCATGAAGCAATAAGACCAACAAAAATAGAGTTAGTGTCAATAGTTGATGAAAAAATATCAAACAAAGAGAAAACTCTATATAAATTAATCAGAAATCATACTTTAAAATCATGTATGAGTCCAGCAAAAATATCACGTATTTCGTGTAATATAAGTGCACCATTAGAATATATTTATGTATATAATAGCGATATAATATCATTTAAAGGTTGGAAAATAGTAGATAATAAGGATGAAAATGATGAATATTATAGTTATTTACCGTTAATGAATAAGAAAACAGTAGAATATAATAAAATAAAGTCGAAAGTATCCATAAAAAATATGAAACAACATTTAACAGAAGCGAAACTAATATCTATATTAGAGGAGAAGGGTATAGGAAGACCATCGACATATTCAAGTATCCTTGAAAAAAATAAAGAAAGAGGATATATCGAAAAGACAAATGTTAATGGGTTTGAAAAAACGTGTATTGATTATGAATTAGTAGAGAATGAAATAGAGACTATTGTTGAAAAAAGGGTGTTTAATAACGAAAATAATAAACTAGTTATTAAACCATTAGGTATAGTAGTTTATGAAACATTAAACAAATATTTCTCTGATATTTTTAATTATGATTACACAGAAGAAATGGAGCGAGTTTTAGATGATATATCAAAGGGTGAACGTGAATATAAAGGTTCATGTAATGAGTATAAAGAGTGTATTGAAAAAATGTTAAAAGAATATAAAAAAAATAAACCTCAGAAAACATCATTCAGAATAGACGATAATCATGAATATATGTTTGCCAAACATGGACCAGTTATAAAATGTACAGTTGATGGAAATATAACATTTAAATCTTGTAAAAAAGAGATTAATATAGAGAAACTTGAAAATGGCGAGTACACGTTAGACGAATTACTAGAAGAAAAAAAGGAACGAATACTTGGAACAATTGATAATAAAGAAATAATATTAAAAATAGGTAAATTTGGTCCTTATATCAATTATAATGAACAAAATATATCAGTAAAAAAAATAGAAAAAAGTTTCGATAAAATAAATATATCGGATGTAATTGATTTAATAAATATAGGTTCAACTAGTAATAGTATAAGAAAAATAAATAATGAGTATGAAATAAAAAAGGGGAAAGGTAATAAATCAGATTACATTATGTATAAGACTCCAAAAATGAAAAAGCCTCAGTTTATAAGTCTTAAGAATTTTGAAGATGATTATGTTAATTGTGAAATAGAAAAATTACTTGAATATATTCACACGAACCAAAAATAATATAATATAGATACAATATATATGAAAGAAGGTTTTATTACACTATTTTTTTTTATAATAATTTTATCAGCATTAATATTAAATTTTGCTTCTTATGGTAAAATGGGAAAACGAGGATATATTAATAATGGGTTATATCTAACTTTAGCTGCCTTATATTTTGTATGTATTGGAACACAAATAATATCCCCATATAATAACTATAAGAAAGGAATAACTGATGTAGATTTTTATCGTAATGCTACCATAGGAAATATACCAAAAATTATTTTTCTAGGTTGTTTATTTTATAGTGGTATTGTTGATGTAATGTATTACGAAGATTTAAATAAAGGAGTAAAGGATGAAATGGGTCAAGAAGTTACACAGGAGAAAATATTACGGGATAGTTATGATGATTATTTTACATTTAAACTTTTGGCTGATATATTCTTATTTATAATGTTTATAATTATAGTAGCATTTGCTTTTGCTGAAGAAAATATTATTCAATCTGTATATGATAATCGCGAATATATTAAACACTGGGGTGTAATGGTAGGATTCGGTGTATTTACAATATTGTATGTAGTTTTTCAATCATTAAAACATGATATTTTAAAACAATTTATAACAGATGGTTTTCAATTAATACCCAAGAAATTTATTAAATATTTGAAGTAGTTATTTTTTTTCTAAGGATAACATGCAGTCTAAATATTTAATAGCTACATCGTCACATAAAATTATAGGGTCTTCATTTTTCTCAGACGATATTCTTATACATTCAGTAAAATTAGTAGCTGTAATTTTACAATCTTTTTTAGATTTGTTTACTTCTTTGTTGGGACTTTTCGGAAGCATTATATTTAAATAAAATAATTTGTATATTAAATTATTACAAATTATTTATATATTTTATAAATTATTAATATCGATAAATTTAAAAGTGAGACCATATGTGTCTTCGGTCTCCCATATGCCTGAAATTTTTAAAACTACCCTAAAAACCTCATAATTATCATTTAAATTGTCACTTGAAAAAAGCTTTATGTGTTTTTGATTTAATAAATCAGCTATCTGCATAACTGGTCGTTTATCTTTTATATCTGCTCTACTTAAAATTGTCTTTTCAATTGTATTCATTTTTAATATCTCAAGATGATTTAGTGTAGTATGATTTATATAACACTTATATTTATTATAATATTTTTTTATTACAGCATTCTGAATACTAACCATAAAATGAAGACTATTTAAAGAATAATTATTTGGGGTATATACTAATCGTCTAAAAACACTATTTTCTATGATTGTATTTTTTATTGCTTCACTAAAAAAAACATTATTAGCGTCATATGTATTATAATTTATAAGTATATTCATGTATTACTATATTATCATAATATATTAATTATTTTTATGTAATTATAAAACAAATTATTTATAGTTAATTAATAATGAAAATACTTATTACTGGTGGTTCTGGCTTAGTTGGTCAGGCAATTCAAGAAACTATCTATTTACAAAGAAATAATGATGATAATAGCTATATAAATAATGATCATGATTACATATTTATATCAAGTAAAGATTGTGATTTAACAAATATTAATGATACAAAAGAATATTTTTCTAAATGTAATCCTGATGCGGTTATTCATTTAGCGGCATATGTTGGAGGACTATTTAGAAATATGTCGGAAAAGATTAACATGTATGAAATAAATACACAGATTAATTATAATGTATTAAAAGTGTGTGATGAATTAAATATTAATAGAGTATTATCATGTTTATCGACATGTATTTTTCCCGATGACACAACATATCCCATAAATGAAAATATGTTACATAATGGACCTCCTCATTTTTCAAATGATGCATATGCATATTCTAAGAGAATGTTGGAACTTCATTCTAGATTATATTATGAAAATAAAGAAAGAATATATAACTGTATCATTCCTACAAACATTTATGGAAAATATGACAATTTTAATTTAAAAGATGCCCATGTTATACCAGCATTAATACATAAATGTTATTTAGCTAAAAAAAATAATCAACCTTTTATTGTTAATGGGTCGGGAACACCATTAAGACAATTCATATATAGTTTAGATTTAGCCAAGCTAATATTAAAGGTATTATTTGAATATTATGAGAAAGACCCTATTATATTATCTGTTTCTGAAGAGAATGAAGTAAGTATTTATTATGTAGCAAATACTATCGCAAAATGTTTTGGATATGAAAACATGATTAAATTCGATTGTAATTACCCAGATGGTCAGTTTAAAAAAACAGCAGATAATAAAAAACTTATGGATTTATATCCAGATACAACATTTACTAGTATAGAAAATGGTATATCAACTACTGTTGAGTGGTTTAATGTTACACCTGAAAATTTAATTAGAAAATAAGTATAAAGTTTTCTCTCTAAGTTAATATACATGTCATCAAATAAAAAGGAAAAGGAAAGTATATTTAAATTATATTTTGACTTAACTGATAAATATAAAAAGGAGTATGGAGAGAGAACCGTTGTACTTTTACAAGTAGGTAGCTTTTATGAAATATATGGAATGAAAGATAATAATGGAACGCTTCTTGGCAGTAACATTCAAGAGATATCTTCTAGTTGTCATCTTAATATACGACCTAAGCAACTAAAATATAATGATAAGGATATTGTTATGGCAGGTATCCCTGATAAACCAGGTACATTAGAAAAATATCTAACATATATTAATAATTCTGGATTCACAAGTGTAATTTGGTCTCAAGACGAAAATGACCCCACTATAAGGTCATTTAACCAAGTTATTAGTCCAGGTACATATTTCTCAAGTAATGAAATGAATATTTCAAATAATATCTGTTGTATCTGGTTAGAAGTAACAAAAGCAACTAAACAAAAGAATCCTATTCTATATTGTGGTATTTCTAATGTAAATAACACTACTGGAGATACATGCTTATATGAATATGAAACTATATATAGTAAATCACACACTATATATGACGAATTACAAAGATTTATCTCAATCAAAACACCTAGTGAAGTTATCATTATTTCTAGTTTTAATGATGATGAAGTAAACAAAGTTATTCAGTATTCTAATATAAATACAAATACAATCCATATTATAGATGAAAACGACTCTATCTGTAAAAAATGCTGTGAACAAGTATATCAGTATGAAACATTTTTTAATTATTTTAAAACTAAAATTTATATATCTGATTCAAACATTATGGAAAAAACTACTGCTCTACAATCTATTACGTTTTTATTAGACTTTATTTATAAGCATAATCCATCACTTACTAGAAATATTAACTATCCATCATTTGAAAATAATAATACTAATCTCATATTAGCCAATCATACATTACAACAATTGAATATTATACCAGATAATAAATATACTGGTCGTCTGAGTTCTCTCGTCAATCTCTTAAACTTCTGTAAAACATCTATAGGACGAAGGAGGTATGAGTATGACCTTACCCATCCGACAACAGTTTCTATCGACTTGAAGAGAGAATATAATATGACAGAATTTCTTTTAAACAACTTTGGTATTGTTGATTTTATTAGAAATATATTTAATGTATACGATTTAGCATATCTAGTCAGAAAAATTGTTATGAAAAAAATATCTCCACTAGAAATTACATTCATTCTAAAAAGTATTGAAATCACTAGAGAGGTATATATTCATACTAAATCATATAAAGAGTTTGTAGAATATTTAGACTTTAAATTTGATAATAACAATATATTTGACGAAACTACCAATATTATTGAAGAAATAAAGAAGGCGTATAATATTGATATTTGTGAAAATATTGAATTATATGATATTGAAGATAATATATTTAATTCTAATTATGATACTGAATTAGATCAATATGTTGACCAATATAATTATTACATGGAAACACTTAACCATTACCGTAGTGTATGCGATAAAGCCATTAAATCTAATGAAAAAAAAACAACTAGTAATGAATATGTTAAAATTGAATCCATAGATAAAAAGGGTTTGTGCTTGATTACAACAAAAACAAGATTTGGTAAATTAATAAAATCTAAACATATACTTGAAAATGAAGGTATTGATTGTGTTACATCAGAGCCTTCTACACAAAATAACGTCATTATTGAAAGTAATTCTATAAAGGTTATTCTAAAAGAAATTAATGAACTTAAAAAAAATATTAAGAACAAAGTAAATAGTCTTCATTTGAAATTCTTAGATTTTTTAATTGACCATCAACAACATTTAAATAATATCATAAAATACATCGAAATTATTGATAATGTACAGAATAAGGCATTTGTTGCCAAAAAATACAATTATTATAAACCTTCTGTTCTCTCACTTCTCTCATCGTCCTCTTATATAAGTGTAAAAGATATAAGACACCCTTTGATTGAAAACCTCCATAGTGATGAATATGTATCCAACGATTTAGAAATTGGAAGAGAGAACAGTGGAATATTACTATATGGAACTAATGCTGTTGGTAAAACTAGTTTAATTAGAGCTGTTGGCATGTCTATTATTATGGCACAAAGTGGATATTATGTACCTGCTTCTCACTTCGAATTTGTTCCTTATAGAAAAATTTTCTCGAGAATCCTCAATAATGACAATCTTTTCAAAGGGTTGTCCACATTTGCTGTTGAAATGTCTGAATTAAATGTTATATTAAAAGAATGTGATGAAAATAGTTTAATTTTAGGTGACGAACTATGTTCAGGTACTGAAATGGACTCTGCTAAGGCTATTTTTGTCTCTGGATTACAGGTTATTCATGAAAAAAAATCATCATTTATGTTCGCTACTCATTTACATGAAATTGCTACTTATTCTGAAATTGAAAGCATGGAACGTCTCTCTATGAAACATATGACGGTACAATATGATAGAGTGAAGGACACACTAATATATGATCGTAAGCTAAAAGATGGTCCTGGTGAAAGTATGTATGGTTTAGAAGTATGTAAATCTTTAAATATGCCTACACATTTTTTAGAAAACGCATATGAATTAAGAAACAAATATATTGATTCTGTAAGCATTCTTGATTCACGTAAGTCAAGATATAACTCTAAAAAATTACTCAATATGTGCGAAAAGTGTAAAAAGAACCCTGCTATTGAAACACATCATATTATTCAACAAAAATATGCTAATAACTCAGGATTTATTGGAGATTTACATAAAAATCATCTTTCTAATTTAATTGGTTTATGCGAAAAATGTCATCAGAAAGAACATTATAACGTTGAAAAAATATAAGTATATATATATGATTAATAATTCTAAAAAAACAATTAAAAAAAAAGGCGGGAAAAGATTCACAAAAGGTTCTGGAGGAGTTTTCAGCGCATTAAGTCAAGTACCAAGTAGTTTTAACAATACACAAAATAGCCTTGAAGATCCATCAAAGGAACATACTTTAATATTTGGTGGAAAAAAGACAAGAAAAAAAAAGGGCGGGTATACCTATTATCCTCGTCGAGAATTAACCGAAGACGACTATCATAAAATAAATCAAAAAATAGAAGATCATGAAATAGAAAATATAATGGTGTTATATCAAAGGTTTCTTTCGGAAAAACATAAATTTTTAGCCAATCAATTAAAAAAATACGAAACGAGTGTTGAATGGTCGAAAGTTAATGAAATAATGAATACGGAATGGAATAAAGAAATTGAACGATTAGTACGCAGAGAAAGAAGCTATAAACTAATATTTGATGGAATACAAGATGAAGAAGAAAGAAAGAAAGCAATCAAATCTGAGAGGGGTAATTGGATACCTTTTGGTCTTAGCGGTGGAAGAAAGAAAGCGTCTTATAAATCAAAAAAAGGTAAAAAAAAGACAAAGAAAAGAAAACATACAAAAACGAAAAATAGACGTAAAAAATAACTTATAATATAAATTAATTAATTATATTATAAGTAAGATTTAAAAATTATTAATAAGTATTATTAGTATGAAGTTTCTAGAAAGTACATTTGAAGAATATATAAATTCATGTGAGAAAGAAAATTTACATCCTGAATTAAAAAAGCATTTTGACAAATATACAACGGATATAGATAAAATAAATAATATGATTTTTTATGGACCTCCAGGTTCAGGTAAATATACACAGGTATTATCATTCCTATCAAGATACAGTCCAAATAATTTAAAATATGAGAAAAAGTTATGTGTTGTTTTTAATAAACAGAATCATTATTATAAAATTAGTGATATTCATATAGAAGTTGATATGTCATTATTGGGATGTAATGCAAAATTATTATGGCATGAAATATTTACAAATTTATTAGATATAATAAATGCGAGTACACGAAAAACAAAGATAGTTGTTTGTAAAAATTTTCATGATATAAATAATGAATTACTAGAAATATTTTATAGTTATATGCAGAAATCGATGCAACATAAAGTGAAATTTATAATAATATCTGAGCATATAAGCTTTATACCAGAAACAATTATTACATGTAGTGAAATAATAAGTGTTGCACGACCATCAAAGAATAAATACACAAAAATAACAAAAAATAAAAATATAGAAAATTGTGATGATATTGATAATATAAAAAATTTAATAACTAAACAAAGTCAAATAAATAAATACAAAAATATTTGTGATAGCATATTAGAAGATATATATAATATTGAAAATTTAAAATATACTTCTTTTAGAGACAAATTATACAATATATTTATTTACGACATTAATATGAATGATGTAATATGGTATATAATAAAGGATTTAATAGAAAAAAAGAAATTAAACGAAGAGAATATTTATGAAATATTATTAAAAACACATACATTTTTTAAATACTACAATAATAATTATAGACCAATTTACCATGTAGAAAATATAATATATTTTATAATTAAAACAATATACAACTTAGAGATAAAACCATAATATAAGTAATATAATGAATAAAACTACAGCATTAAAGATAATGAATATAAACAATTTTGACGAGTATGATTATGAAAAACTTAAAAAACAATATAAAAAAATATCTCTAAAAAAACATCCAGATAAAGGCGGTAGTCACAAAGATTTTATAGAACTATCTATGGCGTATGATGTTTTAACAAAAGAGTTGGATAGTGGAAATAATGATAATATTAAAGATGATGATATATTCACATTATTTACTAAAATTATTTTAACTCACAATAAAACAAATATAGACCAAAATGCTGTAAAAGAAAAAATTTTAAAATTTGTAAACATGATATCTGGCAAATTACTAAATAAAGTAGATAAAGATAATTTAATATTTTTAAAGCAGATTATAGATAAATATAACTATTATTTTGATAAAGATATTTATGATGAATTAATTAATATTATTAATGAAAAAACTGATAATATAAAAGTATATAATTTAACACCAAGTATAGATGATTTATTTCTAGACAATATTTTTAATTTAAATATAAATAAAGAAAGTAAAAAAACACTATTAATACCATTATGGCATAATGAATTGACATATGATATTTCAGGTGAAACAATAATAGTTCAAATTACACCTAATTTACCTGAATATTGTAATATAGACATCAATAACAATATACATTATTATTTTAGTCGAAAATTAGATTCAAGTATTCTAGAAAATGATGAAATGTGTTTTGAAATAAATAACAAAAAACACTATATACAAACGAATAAAGTATATATAAAAAAGAACCAAAATTTTGTTTTTAAAGAAGAGGGTATTTCTAGGATCTCAAATAATGATATATTTGATAATAGTGATAAAAGTGATTTAATAATAAATTTAACATTATATTAAAAATTTATATATAATATTATTAATATGGATTATTCATTAAATATTATTTCTTTAGAGAAAAAGCTAAGATTTTATTGTGGTGATAAAGTTCATATATATGATGCATCACCGATTGAATTGAAAAATGAGTTATGGTGGAGTCAGAAGTCATACAAAAATGCATTAAATGAAATGTTTAATGAAGTAACATTATTATCTCAGAGTAGGAATATATCATTAGATAATGCTAAAAAAATATTATATGGAGTGAATAGCACAAAAATACAAACATAATTATTATTTTTATTATATTAAACAGTATAATAAAAATAAAAAAGTAATTGAATTACTCTTTTCCAACACAATATACTAATATGATAATTCCTACTAATGATATAGCTATTATAAAACCTAATGTTATAGGCATTATTATATATATTTTATTTTATTTTTATTTTTATTTTATTTAAGCTGTCTTCTTACGAACAACCTTCTTCTTCTTAACAGGTTCTTCAACAGGAGGAACGAATACTGTTTCAGCTTCCTCTTCTTGCTCCTCTTCTTGTTCCTCATCCTCATCATCACTTTCAACTTGAGTTGAAACCAAAACTCCTTCATCATCATCTTCACCCTCAGGTTCCTTCTCTAGAACAGCTAGTTCATCGTCATCAAGTGTGATATGACACTTACCTGCTAGTGTTTCCTTTGGCTTTACTGCAGCTTGAACAAGTCTCCAAGTAACACCACACTTACCTCCAGTAATCCAGAGACCTCCACACTCAACAACACATGCTACATTACAACCCTTAGTGATAAAATTTCTAGGATCACTTGTAGTTTCAGTATCATTTGGGTCAAAGATACAGTTACCCTTCTGGTCATAAATCTCACATGCCCACTTACCATCATAACGAGGTGTCTTAATGGCTAGAGTTGGAGACTTTGTAGGGTCAGGTTCTCCGTCAGTCTTAGGATACTTCAACATAGGGGTCCAAAGAGCATCCAAAACTTCAGGGGTCATTTTAGCCTTTCCAAGCCATTCCTTAGAATTAACGATAACATCGGCCTTAAGCTTAGCTTCAAAGGCCATTAGTTGATCAAGAAGCTTCTTAGTCTTAGGAGTTAGGAAATCATTTCCAGGAAATTGCAAGGAAAACTGAAACTTTTCATTTCCCTCATAATCACTCAATCCCCAAGTCAACATAAGCGGGGTACGAATAACGACCTTCTTGTTCATAGACTTATTTTGAATCCCAACAGACTTACCTCCAGCACTATTTACCTTAACAGGTAGGTACTTGAAGGCAGTTTCAACGTTCACGGTATTAATATCAGTAATGCTCGACATCTTTTATACTACTACATATACCATTCTCTTTAAATCAATTTTTTTTATAATTAGACCATAAATGATTTTATTATTTTTTATTAATTTATTTTTTAATAATATTAAAAGTAAATATTTAGTTATATATATATGTATAGAAAAACATCAGCTGATCTCTCAGAAGAATATAAATTTGATGAAAACATTATTGTAAGTAATCCAACTATAAATAAGAAAAAAAACAAAAAGAATATAAATAAACTCGCAGATGAAGACTTTTTTATACCCGAAATTAAACAATATACTGTGGTTAGTATATTAAACTATAATGTGAAACAATTAAAGGAGATTTGTAAACATTATAAACTTAAACAGAGTGGTAATAAAAATGAAGTAAAAAATAGAATAATTTGGCATTTAAAACATACATACTATATTTTAAAAATACAAAAAATATTTAAATCGTGTTTATTTAAAAAATATTTAAGATTACGAGGTAGTGCAATTTATGATAAAACATGTTGTGTAAATGAAAGTGACTTTGTTAGTCTAAAAAATCTAAAAGATATAAATCATTACTCTTTTTTTAGTTATACAAATAATGATATTACATATGGATTTCATGTTGGATCACTCAAGACATATATTGATAATAACAATAAAAGTAAAAAAGAATTAATTAATCCTTATGATAGAAGTATAATTCCAAATGATATAATAAATAATTTTTACAGTTATATTAAATTAAGTAAACTATTTAATTATCCAATAGAATTGGAGGGTGAAAAAGATGATGTAGTATTAAATGAAAGTGAAATAATTAAAAATAAAGCCGTTGAACTATTTCAACATATGGATAGTCTTGGAAATTACACAAATCCTAACTGGTTTTTAAATTTAGACATACGAAGATTAATTAAATATATAAGAGAATTACACGATATTTGGGAATATAGAGCCCAATTATCAAATGAAACAAAAAGAAATATTCATTATCCTAACGGTACACCATTTATACACAATCTAGGTACTTCTAGAGATATTACTCATCTTCAGAAGGTAGTTTTAGTAATAATAGAAAATCTAACAACAAAAGGAAGTAATAATGAGTATAAAAGTTTGGGTATTATGTATGTTTTAGGAGGTTTTACTTTAGTATCTCAAGATGCGGCAGAGGCATTACCATGGTTATATGAATCGGTTGTACATATTTAAAAAAAATAATTCGTAAAAATATTAGTTTTTTTTATTTAGTAATAAAAATAATTAATTCTAACGACATTAGGTCATAAAAGTAATATAAAATATATAAAAATATATATTACCTGTTAAAACAGCTTAAAGGCATACTACTATGTAATAGTATAATGGTTAAGAAGACCGATAGTGCCCCTAAGACTCCTGCTAAGAAGACCGTAGTCAAGAAGACTACTAAGACTGCTGCTCCTACCGAGACACCTGTCGAGGTAGTTGAGGTTAAGGCAACAAACGCAATTGTAGCTGATGCCCCTAAGGAGGCTGATGTTGAACAATCTGTCGCTGATGATTTCAGCGCTTTCATGGGAAAGATGCAAGGACTTGCTTCCCAATTCTCTACTCTTCGTAACGAGTTCCGTACCCTTGAGAAGAAGGCCATGCGTGAGCTTAAGAATGCACGCAAGAAGTCTGCTCAACGCCAACGCAAGAGTGGCAACCGTTCTCCTAGCGGATTCGTAAAGCCAACTCTTATCACCGATGAGCTTGCTACTTTCCTTGGAAAGGATAAGGGTTCTGAGATGGCACGTACTGAAGTTACTCGCGAGATTAACAAGTACATCCGTGCACACAAGCTTCAAGACCCTGAGAATGGTCGCAAGATTAACCCTGATGCCAAGCTTGAGAAGCTTCTCAAGATTCCTAAGGGCGAGACTCTCACCTACTTCAACCTTCAGAGATACATGTCTCCCCACTTTCCTAAGCCAGCTGCTGCAACTACAGCATAAGTAGCTAAATAAATAACAAATAAAATAATAAATAATATCATTTATTATTTTAACTTAAAAATATAATACTAATTATACTATGAATAATGAACTAATTAAATACGATTTCTCAAAACCTTATGTATTATCTTTAAAAAAAGATGAATATTATCATCAACTTATTGCTGAATATTATTGTTTATTTCTCAAAATATATAAACCGATTAATCGTTCAGTAACATATCTAGTTTGGAGTGGCATTTCATATCCTGCATTTAACACATACTATTTTCCAACTACTATGACAAAATCATATAGTCGTGCTTTTAATGTACATCAAAAACCACACAATACATATTCAATCCATATAAAATATATTGAAAAATATCCTTATTTTTATTATCTATCATTAATAGCATTTCCAGTTGATGTTTATAGTCATAGTTTACAATTTTTATTTGGAGAAACAGGTGAATTTTTAGAAGGTGGCGCCTTTTTTATTCCATATCAAATTATACACTGGGTATTACTAGTAATAACATTAATGTCACCTCATGTTTACAAATACTTTCCAGAATTTACATGGAAATACTATTTCAGTTTAATTTACTATACTCTAGCATTACATGATAAAATTTATAAATTATCAATTCGACGATTAACTATGTATAGAAGAATTAGTGAATTTATATTATTATCATTTATGACTTATGTTATAGCAAATAAACAATTAATACTATAAAATACTTAAAATTACTACAATTGTATATATATAATGGATTCTACTGAGCAACCCACTAACGAAATTGTCCCTCCGACGCCACCATCTGAAGAAGCACCAAAGGAAATGAAACTTGTCGATGTTCCTATTGATTCACCAAACACCGCATTAAATGTTATTGTTTCATTTTTGAATTTAGCACAAAAAAGAGGAGCTTTTGGTTTGGATGAATCATCTAAAATTTGGGAATGTATTAAGGTATTTCAACAACAATAAATAAATATATATAAATATAATCTATATATTTTTATATATGAAATTAGCTAATATAACTAATAATTTCATTAAAGAAATAGAAAATTATAAATTAATTACCAAAAAAACAAATATCAATAATTTAATTAAATGTATATTTAACGAAATTAATATCGGTTATAAATATTATAATAAAATCAAAAATAGTATTACAATTGAGACAAAAAAAATAAATAACGTTAAACAAATTCCATTCCCATCATCGTCTTCAGATAGTTTTTTTCCACATGAAATTGAAAATGAAATTAAAAAAACAACAAATTATTACATAACATGTAATGTTACCATAATGGATGTAAAGTTTAAAATAATTTTTGTATTTACATTAAACACATTTAATATTAATGAATATTTATCTATTATTATCACATGGTTACATATTGTATTAAACCATTCATCTAGGGATTGTAGTAAACGAATTACCATGTATATTTATTTAACAAAAAAAATGAAGAGACTCCCTTCTAATGAAACAGATATACTAAGTGGTATAAATGTAAATTCAGCATATACGTATTGTTGTGGTAATCCACATACTGAAAATGAAATTGTAATATTCAGAAAAGAAGAATGGATTAAAAGTATTTTTCACGAAACAATTCACGCATTTGGTTTAGATTTTTGTATGTTAGATAATGAAAATGTGGCCGAACGTATTAAAAAAATATTTCCAATTAATTCTGAAATAAATATAAATGAAACATACTGTGAATTTTGGGCAGAAACATTTAATGTTTTTATGATATCATATTTCTTTGAAGATAATAAAAACAATATAGAAAAATATACTGAGTTTGTTAATACGTTTATAAAATATGAAAAAATTTTTTCTATTGTACAACTTATTAAAATATTGCAATATATGAATTTAGATTATACTGACTTGTATAGTAAAAATAGTATTTCTGAGTTTAAAAGAAATTCATTTTACCATGAAAAAACAAGTGTGTTTTCATATTATATTACAAAATGCATATTGATATATAATTTAGAAGATTTTATAAAATGGTGTATTGAAAATAATATTAACTTTATTGACTTTTATAAAACGAAAACTAACGTAGATAAATTTATTAAATTTATAACATCAAAATATAAAAATAAATCTTTTATTCAAAATATAGAAATTAATCAAAAAATATTCAATAAATTTAGTAAAAATATTAATTTTTATAAATCAACAAAAATGTCTTTATTAGAAATAAAATAATTATATATTAATAATATATAATGGCTGTCAAAACTCGTAGTCAAAGAAAAGTAAGTCTAGCAAGACGTAGATTATATCGTTCGCGTGTAAAGAAATCATCATGTCGTAAGAAGGGAGCTTATGCATGTGTTGCAACAACAGGATGCAAGATGACAAAGAAAGGTAAGAAATACTGCCGTCGTTCAAAAAATACCCGCAGATCCAAGTAAATTTTTTACAAAAATAATCATATAAAATATTAATAATATCAATAATATTGATACTATTATTATATTATACTGCTCTATAATACCAAAAAATTCTGATACAATTATTATTACAAATAAATATGGTTTAGAAAATAAATATGTATAATCGTATCTATCATATGTTTTTGTTATACTGTAATTTAATCCATTACCTTCTACTGCATGCCACCACCATGGAGGTATTATCAGAGAATCACCTTCATCTAGTACCACCTTATATATTTTCATATTTGTCTTATTCATAGTAAAAAAATTTTCTTTAATAAAATTTATTTTATCTGAAAATAAACTACAAAATTCTACATTATTGTCATCATAATCAAACATATAAACTGTCTTTTTTCCAACAATTTGGTTTAAAACATAATCGTGACTTGTATGTAAATGACATCCCGATTTTCCATTATTTCCGAAAAATATTAACATTCCTTCATTTATTCTGTAGTTATCTAAATCAATATCAAAGTTTTTCAAAAAATCAGTAGGTAATTGTTCTTCATATTCGAATAAATCTATTTCAGCTAAGTAATATTTTTTATTTGTGTTATTATTTGTAATTTTGTTATAAACCTTAGAAAATTCAATTTCTTTTCTATTTTTTATGTTTGTTTCACCCATTTCTATGTCATTCTCGTATATTTCTATCGGAAATATTATATTATCAAAAGAATTCTTTAGAAAATCCATTTTTTTTTCATTATTAAATATTTTCATATTTTTACAACCTCCTTTTATTACATATGGTTTTTTAAAATTCATATAATCATTACATTCTTTTATATTATATATTACATCAATATCGTAATACATAATACATATTTATTTATTTAATTTCTCTCTTACACGCATTAATTCTGATAATATTATTGGTTCACTACCTCTCTTGTAATGTACAATCTTTGCATCCTTTGTATCCAATAATAACTGTTTAAGAGAGACATTTTGACTGAATTTGGCAAATAATCCCTTTTCAAGTATATTTGATTTATTTAATTCATAATCATCATCAATTTTAACATCTTTGGGTCTCAATTTACTTTTCTTATCATCACCAGCATCAATAGCTAATTCTACTGATTTTGAGATCGGAGTTCCCTTTTCTATTGTAAAGTTCTTATAAAAATCGCTATTAGATAAAAATTTATTAGCATTTATATAATGTTCTATTGATGTCCAATTATAACCATCTAATTCAAAAGGTTCCTCCCAACTATTAGACAATTTCTTTCTCCAATTCATTATTTTATTCAAATCTCCAAAACGTTTATCTTCTTTTGGTATTTTCTCTCCTGAACCTTTACCAGGTAATGGTTTATCATTTGACTTGGGATATATTTGAAATACAATATTATCATTATATAACTTTGTTATTTCTTCATCCATAACAGATACTGATTCTTGATCATCATGATGTTTATTCTGCTCTTTTAATTCAGCAAATTCAGGTATAAGATTATAATAACCTTCATTACCTTCCATACATTTTAATATTATCAGTCTTTTTAGATCATATGGTATTTCATTAAATGTTAACATTCTTTTATCTTTGTATGTAATTAATTTGTAATGATCACCTACAAAATCTACTATTATATAATAATCAGGATTAAAAATGCCTGTTTCATATAATTTACTATCATTTAATTGAGTACATACTAGTACATTATCTTTATCGTCTGTCTCATATGATTCACTTGACATTAATATTAACTTTATATTCATTACTCTTTCCATCGTACTTAATGCCCATGTATCAGCCCAAAATTCACAACTTCTTATCTTTTTTCTAAACGATTCTAGATTCTTTACACCTGTCATTATTTTTACCTCCTTTAAATTTTCTTTTGTCACCTCTACTTCTGCTTTTATTTTTTCAAAATCATTTACCTTTCCCTTCATTTGTTTCTGTAACATTAGTTGTGTATTTCTATCTTTTGTCAATTTAAATTTATCCTTCAAATTTTTCAATTCTCCCTTTATTTTTTCGGATTCGTTTTTTGATGTTACTAGTGATGATTTATAATTTTCAAATAATGTTTTATATGTTTGAAATGTTTCTTCGTCTGCTTCATGAGATAATATATTTCGTAATTTTGTAACAGTTGTTTCTTTTCCTATTCCTAAAAACGCATCTCTTAATACATAAAAAAAACAATCTCCTGCCCCTTCATTATCCAATAAACTATAATTGTTATTCTTCATGAATTTTTCTATCCAAGATGTATTTACTCTTTCAACAAATTTCTCTCTCTCCTGTTTGGCGGTTTCGTCCGTCTCTATATCAATCTCTTGCATTCCAACTGCCTTTACTGTATTAAATGTCTCATCACTATCTTCATCCTTTGTTTCATCACCGTCAGTTTTTAAATTAACCTTTGGTTTATCACTACTATACTCACGAAGAGTTTTTTTATTTGCGTAAGAATATAATATTGGCTCATTATTACTTAATTTTGTCAAATCTATTTCATTCATGTCGTTCATTAGTTCTGGTATTTTATTTGATAATAATTCAAATACACCTATTCTCATTATTATTTCATTTTTATCAACCAAGTATATTGGAAAAAAAACAATATTTTTCTCTACATAAGTATATTTTATTTTACCAACTGCTACATGTATCTTGTATTCTAATGAATCTGGAAATATCTCATATAATGTTGCGTCTATACCTATATCTTCATCATACACTAATCTGTTCTCATCATAATTTATTCTACTATCTAATTTAGATAATACCATAATATATATTATTAATATTTTCTTATGCTTTTTTTTAATAATATATATTACTTTTTTAAACAATCCAATATATCCATTAATCTAAATTTCGTTTTATTACTATGACTGGGATTTTCATTCTTATTTAAATCCTTGATATTTATTATCTTATCTATTATATTTTGAAAACTGTTTCCTTTTTTCAATTTATCTGCTGTTGCATTTGATACAATAACGTGTATATTATCTGCAATATCTTCACAAGATGCTTTGTAACCATCCTTTTTATAATAGATATATATTGTATCAATTAAATCTATAATCATATCTTCTAAATTTATTATACTATACATATCACGTTTAAACAAATTAACTATCAATAAACTTATTGTTTTTCTCTTCTCACCCTGAGATTTCAACTTACAGAACTTTTCATATTCTTCGTCAGGATTTACTGATTCTATATTATCAAACGATTTCAAAAACTCATCTATTTTGTTCTTAAATACTTCCATCATACCATTATAATTTTCTTGTAGTTTCATTATAAGATTTATATATTCATTTGAAGAAAATCTGTTTATAGTAGCAAGATCAAATATCCATAACGTAACATCATTTAAGAATGTTTCATCATCATTTAGTTCTGCATTCAATTCTGAAACTGCTGACATAATTTTTTCTTCAAAAATGCTGTATGTTTTTTCTGTCATTTTATTCAACGACTCTTGTATTGATGATTTTAGTGCTTCTACTTTTGTTTTTTCAACTACTGGTCTTGGTACAACTGGTTCATGTGAAATTGAACTCTTATTTTTATTTTTTGCTTTTTTATGGAATACGGGAGTTTTTACATAATTTGTTGCTCCAACTATATCTGATATTTTATTAATCATATCAACAGTTTCTTGAGGCAGTTCAAGAGTAAACCCATCATTTATTATCTGGTCGATTCTAATTAGATTATATATTTCACAACTCGTCATCCTTGATATTTATAACAATATTTTTTTAAACTTATTTTCAATTTTATTATTAATTATTATATAATTGGTTTAAATTATAATTAATTAATTATTTCATTACTATATCATGGAAACCAAAAAAAACATGAGTATTTCAGATTATTTCCATCTCCCTATATCTACAATAAAAAATAAAAGCGATGTTGACCATGTTATTATAAATGATTTAGAAATGATTGACAAAAAAGGTGATATTGACGGTGATAATATTATATCTTATGTTTTTAACCCTAGTAATGATTTCGCAAAAACTACTCAAAATATGTGGTGTAAATATCATACTACTGATATCAATTTTTTAAAACAATCTCAGAACTTATATAAAACTTTCAAAAGTACTGCTATGTTAGACAATAAAACACTTATGAATATTCATGATAAATATATTTCATATAAAACCGACGAAGGATTTAAAGAAAGATATGGTTTTATGGATTGGTCACACCTAGAATTTTTAAATCATATTGAATACTTTCTTTTATTATTTGCATTAATTCACATTCTTAGTCCTATTTTCTCTCTTGTTTTACCTATTATTTTCCTTCTTGTTCCATATATACTATTAATGATACAAGGACATCATATAACTTTAGATGTATATATTAATGTATTAACTAATATGTTTAGAAATACATCGATTGTTCGTTTATTTACAGGTAATTTTAGTGATTTTAGACAGGCTTCCTACTTAGTTATAACCATTTTAATGTATGCTTTTCAAATTTATTCTAATATACTTAGTTGTATTCGTTTTCATCATAATCTTTCCAAATTACACATATTTATTGACGATATGTCGAAATACATCTTATATACTACACAAAGTATGGATATATATAGTAACCATATTAGAGACCTTGATACATATAATAATTTTAAAATAACATTAGAAAAACACAATAATTGTTTAAAAAAATACTTAACCAAAATTAATAAGATACGCCCGTATTCGTGGAATTTTACCGAATTATTTAATTTGGGTTATATTCAAAAACAGTTTTATTCTATATATGATGACGAAGAATTGAATTCCTCTATTATGTACTCGTTTGGATTTCATGGATATATAGATAATATTATTGGTATTCAAACTAATATTAAAAACAAAAAAATGAATTATTGCACATTTAATAAAAAGAAAAATACTAAATTTACAAAGGCGTTTTTCTGTAATAACAATAAACCTATTAAAAACTCATACGAATTAAATAATAAATATATTATTACAGGTCCCAACGCTTCAGGTAAAACTACACTACTAAAAACTACAATATTAAACATTTTAATTTCACAACAAATTGGTTGTGGGTTTTATAAAAAAGCGAATATTAATCCATACCATTATATTCACTGTTACTTAAACATTCCAGACACCAGCGGAAGAGATAGTTTGTTCCAAGCAGAAGCTAGACGTTGTAAAGAAATAATTGACGCTACCAAAGACGTTCATGAGAGACATTTCTGTATTTTTGATGAATTATATTCTGGTACAAATCCATATGAAGCTGAAGCTAGTTCACACTCATTTATTAACTATTTATCAAATCATAAAAACGTTGATTTTATGATGACTACACATTTAATTAAACTATGTGAAAATATTAATAATAATCCTAATATTGTTAATTATAATATGAAGACAACACCTATCAATAAATATGATTTTAAATATACATACATATTAAAAAAAGGAATATCAAAAATCAAAGGTGCTGTTAAGGTATTAAAAGAACTTGATTATCCACTTGATATTATCGATTCTACATTAAAATATCTTAAATAAAATATATTTCGTTTAATCAATTTAAATATATATATATATCTAGTTATATATGAACTTTATGGCGATGTTTGAATTTGGTAGTAATATTGCATTATATTTAGGAATGATATGTGTTATTGCAGTACTTTTCTTTTTCATCAAGCGACAAATTTCTGAAACTGAACATAAATTAAATAGTATGATGGAAATTATTACAGGACTTTCTATGGAAATTACTAATATTAAAACAACACAACTTATAATGTCATCACAGTCAGGAGGTGGAATTGTTAATGATGTAACTAAATTAGATGAATCTATGATAATTAGTGATGAAGAGAGTGATGATGATGATGATAATGTTCACGAAGAAAATGGATATGAAAATGAACATAACGAAGATGAAGACGAGGACGAAGAAGACGAGGACGAAGAAGACGAGGACGAAGAAGACGATGACGAAGAAGACGAGGACGAAGATGACGATGACGAAGATGACGAAGATGAAGAAGATGAAGAAGATGATACTATAAAAGTTGTAGAAGACGAAGTTATCGAAACAAAAATTGTTGAAGAAATTATCGTTGAGGAAATAAAACCCGATGAAGTTATTGAAACACCACCCAAAACTGTTAATATTGATATATCATCCAAATTACCTAAGCAAGTAACTGATTATAGCAAATACAATATGAAAAAACTAAAAGATTTCTGTATAGAAAAGGGTATTAGTGCAGAGTACAGTAAACTCAAGAAGGGGGATTTAGTTAAGCTATTACAAGATTTCGATGCTGAAGAAGACGAAGAAGACGAAGAAGATGAAGAAGATGAAGAAGAAAAAGATGAAGAAGAAAAAGAGGATGAAGAAGAAAATAACGAGGTAGAACTAGAAGAACACGTTTTAGAAGAAATTGATGATCTGGTCGATTTAAATTTAGATGAGGAAAATATTGAATAATAATGATAATACCAGATATAATTTTATTTTAATTTATTTTATATATCAATTATATATAATATGAGTTGGGCAACATGTTATTCATCATCAAATAATGTTTATTTTGAACTTCCTCCTATGATGGATGATGGTAGAGTTTTCGAAGAACACAAATCAGAAAGCCAAATAATGCATGAAAATATGATAAAGGAAAATTCTATAAAAACTAATGCTGATTACAGAAAATATTTAGCAAATAATTCTGACAAAATAATTAGTTACAATCAGGTTGAATCATATCACCAAACAGGATTTAAACCTGTTATATTTCAAAATGAACATAGTTCTAATACACCATATCTTTTTACGTCTAAAACAGACCCTACACGACCTATTGGTTATAACGATAGTGATTTAAAAAATAAATATTTAACACGTGAACAACTTCAATCACAGTTAATATCTCCTGTTATTGATTTATCTAGCAAATAAAATTATAAAATAATAATATTATAAGTATTTAATAAAATAATTATAATAAATATATGAAACTTTTAAGTATTGATGTAGGAATGAAAAATCTTGCCTTCTGCTTGTTTGATGTTACAAATTCAAAAAACTTTACTGTTAACAAGTGGGATGTTGTTGATATATGTCAGGAAAAAAAACATAAGTGTGGTTTTTCTGAAAAAGGAAAAGAATGTGATGCTGATGCTAAATTTTTCAAAAATGATTGTTTTTATTGCAAAAAACATGCTAATAAACAAGAATTACGTATTCCACCAAATACACATGACATATCTAAAATTAAAAAACTAAAAATTAAAGAAATTATCGAATTTGCTGACAACAACGAAATTGAATATCAAAAACCTCATACAAAAGATAATATTTTAAAATGTATCAACGAACATTTAGAAATTAATTATTTCACACCTATTAAACCTATAAAAACGGATGATATTGATTTAATTACTTTAGGACAAAATCTAAAATCTGTTTTTGATTCTATATTTGCGGGTGATTTTATTGATCTTGAAAAGGTAATTATTGAAAATCAAATAAGTCCTATTGCTAATAGAATGAAAACTTTACAAGGAATGATTGCTCAATATTTCATTATGAGAAGTAAGTGTAAAATTGAATTTATTTCATCACAAAATAAATTAAAAGATATTGAACCTAACAAAACCACGTATAATGATAGAAAAAAAATAAGTGTTGAATACTGTAAAAATTGTGTACATGAAGACAATATGTTATCTTCATGGAAAGATATATTTATGAAACATTCAAAAAAAGATGATTTAGCAGATTCTTTTCTTCAAGGTATTTTTTATATTAAGAAATTTCATAATTAATAAATATATGTTTCGTAATACTTAAAATTATAAGATATATTATATTAAATATGAGTGATATTATTGAGATTAGTGATTTAAATATCAATAGTGAATTACCATCAGCAAACTTTGGTGCTGGTATTGAACTTCTTATGAATGAAAAAAGGAAAGATACTAGTAATTCTAATGATGATGATAATATTAGTATAGCTGATTTAGATACATTAGAAAATGAATTAAATGGGTTTTCAGATATGAAGATTAACATCGCTGATACATCTATTGTAGACGATGAAGATAGAGGTGTATCATTTGATAAAAATACAAAGGGTATAAGTTTTGAAAAAGTTGAAATAAAACCAGATATTGTGAGTGAAAGCAGAGAAAATTTTAAAAGTGAAAATAAAACTTGGGATGGTTATGGTAAATTTAATGATATCCCACTTAATCCTAATTTGAATAATAGCAGTGAACCAAAATTAACAAAGGAAGAAATGTTAAAAGAAAAATTTCTTTTACTTAAAAAACTTGAAACACTTGAACATAAAGGTGTTCAGCTTACCAAAAAATATGGAATGGAATCAAATTTTCAAGAAATGAAGGGTGAATATGAAACTATTATGGCTGAAAAAGAAAAGGAGAATTCTGTTAAGTTTCAAGGTAATATGTTATCTGCTATGATTAATGGTATTGAATTTTTAAATGGTAGATTCGATCCTTTTGATATTAAGTTAGATGGTTGGGGAGAACAATTTCAAGAAAATATTACTGATTATGACGAAATTTTCGGTGAATTACATGATAAATATAAATCTTCAGCTAAGATGTCTCCAGAAATTAAACTTATTTTCCAACTAGGTGCTAGTGCTATGATGGTTCACATGACTAATACTATGTTTAAATCTGCTATGCCAGGTATGGATGATATTATGAGACAAAATCCTGATCTAGCACAACAATTCACTAGAGCTGCTGTTGATAGTATGGCTCCTAAAAATCCTGGTTTTTCGGGATTCATGAATAACATAATGCGTGAAGAACCTACTGTAGTTAATACTGGTCCTCCACCTGCTCCTGTCGAAACCCAAGGCCGTAATGCTATTCCTGCTCCTGCACGTCCAGGATATGTAGAACGTTCACCGTTTGCTAATAGACCAGATTTACAAGCTACTAAAGGTATTGAACTTTCAGATAATATGGGTAGTGCTAAAAAATCTCCAGCTATTAGATCTGTTAGAAGAGAAATGAAGGGTCCAGATAATATTGATAATATTCTTGGTGGATTAAAAACAAAAAGTATTAGCATGCCGCAATCAGCTCCAGTACCTAAACCAACCTCTTCACCTACTAATGAAATTTTAGATAACGAACCAGATGAAAAAGGTAGTACTATTAGTATTACTGAGCTAAAAGAAATGCAAAAAGATAATATTACTAAACCAAGTAAAAGTAAGAGAAGAAATGGTTCAAACAAAAATATTGTAAGTCTTGATATTTAGATCTCCAAAAATGTAAATATATATATTCAAAAATATATATATTTAGTATGCAACATTTAGTATGTAACATTTAGTATTTCTAACATATCGTCCGTGCGTAGAGAATTAAAATAATTTATTGTATGTTTTAAACCTTCATATAAAAATATTTTGGGTTCCCAATTTAATTTTTCTCGTGCCAAATTTATATTGGGTCTCCTTTGTTTTGGATCATCTTCAGGAAGATCTTTGTACACTATTGATGTTTTTGTATCGGGCATTAATAACTGTATTGTTACTAATAATTCATTTATTGTCATTTCTGCATTATTACCTATATTTACAGGTCCACGAAAACCATCTGTATTCATTAATTTAATTAAACCTTCTACTGTATCATCTACATAACAAAAACTTCTCGTTTGTTTACCATCACCATATACTGTTATATCTTTATCATCTATCATCTGATTTATAAAATTACTCACTACACGTCCATCATTTTTATTCATATATGGGCCATATGTATTGAATATACGTGCTATTTTTACAGTTAATTTATAACAACGCTCATATTCTATCATTAATGTTTCCGCAATTCTTTTTCCTTCATCATAACACGACCTTATTCCTATTGTATTTACATTTCCTCTATACTCTTCATGTTGTGGCGATATTATGGGATCACCATAAACTTCTGATGTTGATGTAAGTAATACTTTACTTTTTTTCTTTACCGCTAATTCCAATATATTCTTTGTACCTATATAATTTGTATCTAATGTCTTTATTGGATTACTTTGATAAAAAGGTGGGGACGCTGGACATGCTAAATGATATATTTCATCTATATCACTATCTATCATAAATATATTTTCTACATCATGTTTATAGAAACTATACTTTTTATTATTCGTTAACCTTTTGGTATTTTCTATAGAACCACTAGTTAAATTATCTACACATATTACTGTATTACCTTCATCTAATAATTTTTTACATAGATGATAACCTATAAAACCAGCACCACCAGTAACCAAAATTGTTTTTGACATAATATATTGTATAATTAAATTTTATATTTTTTACTAACACAATATAATATCAAAATTCAATTTTTCCAGTATAAGCAAAATCTTTTAATTTTATCTGAAACTTGTTTAAAAAACTCATTTCATTATTTGTGACGTATTGACAAGATAATACAACTCTTTTTTCATTTTTACATAATTTAGACGCTCTATGATATAAATAATTTCCTTCAAAACATATTGAATTATTATTAGATAATTTAATACTTTTTATTTCATTTTTATCGTTTTTTAATTGAAATTCAGTACAAGTTAAATTATTTGTTATTGGTATCAATACTGTAAAAAATCTTCCATTATAATAATTATGGTCATAATGCCAATTTACCCAATCACCTTCTTTTTCATAAATTAATAACGCACAACTGGTTGGTAAAATTAAATCTGTCGGAAATAATTTAATATTTAATTGGTTTGTCACTAATTTACATAATTCATTTTCATAATAATTAATTAAATTTGGAGCGTATTTAATTATATTTGTAGTAGATATTGTTACACCTTTTTTATTAGGTAACGCACAATTAAAAATTGTTTCTGGAAATATTTTTGGAAATGGTTCTATGTCTACTCTTTTTTGAATTTCTTTATTCGTTAGTAAATAACTTATTTCGTTTTTTATTACATCTTTTAGATATACGTTAAATTCTTTATATAAGCAAAAATTATTGTCGCATATATATTTCTTATTCATTTTACATAAGCCCCTGTTATACCCATAACATAAAATACAAATAATAAGAATAAAAACAAAAATTAAAGATAAATACAAAAAATTAATTTTTTTAATAAATTTTTTATTTAATTTCATATATATTATATAAATATTTATTGTTATCAAATATTATCAATTACTAAATGATATATTTGCCAGTTCTTTTCATAGTTTGATAATCATCTTTATTGTAAAATATATAATCTTCTATTATATTCCATAAATCTGATGGAATATTATTTTTATTTTTACGAATAATATTTAAATTCATGCGTCTAACCAATAAATTATCCCAAAAATACTTTTCATCTATGATATATTTTATTTTAAACATAGGGTGCCAATTATTTCCACATGATATAGATTCACAACATGTACATATTACATCATATCTTTTCTCTACAAACTTTTTTGTTTCATTATCAAAATTTATTTTATTGTTATAACTGTTATAATTTACATATATATTTTTTGGACTACGAAATGGGTAATCACCTGAACATATCATTTCTATGTGATAACCATTTACATTATTAATATTACAATAATAATAGAATGAAACTTTTGATTTATTATCAAATAACGTAATACGAATATTTCGTAAGTTTTCAAAACTATCTATATATATTTCTTCTGGTATAATATTTAAATTTAGTCTATATCCAAATTCATTACATATACGTTTTATCATTTAATAACTATTATTATTTATATTTAAAATTTTTTTTAAACAAATATAATATAATGAAAAAAATAGTAGGTTTTTTTGTAAATCATTTTAGTGAGAGGGGAACAGAAGTAGCAGTTTTTGATTATGCTCTATATAATCAAAAAATTTTAAATAACACATCAATCATAATATATCCAAAAAGCACTAAGATTATTGTAGAAGATGTAAAACGCAAGTTTCAAAGTTATTTTAAAATTATTGAAATAGATGATTTAGATGAAGACAAATATAAAAAGCCAATTTACGATGCATCTAGAAAAAATACACTTTGTAATGCATTGGAAAATGCTATAATCGAAAATAATATTAAATATTTATATCATCTAAAAGCAGGTCATGAAGATGGTGTCTTATCAAAAACAGCAAAAAATTTAATACATTGTGTATTTTATCCGAGTGAAAAAAATAAGCATGGTGATGTTTATTCTGTTATATCAAAATCAATTGGAAATAATAAATATCCAGTTGTACCTCATATTGTTGAACCCTTCCCTGTGTTAAAAGAAAATATGCGTACAACATATAATATACCAAATGATGCTATTGTTTTCGGAAGACATGGTGGTTTTGATACATTTAATATATCATATGTTCATGAAACAATTAAAAAAATACTTATAAATAATGATAATATTTACTTTTTATTTTTGAATACTAAACACTTTTACGAACATAAGCGATGTATTTATATAGATCATGTAATAATAGATGTAAAAGAAAAAGCTAAATTCATAAATACGTGTGATGCGATGATACATGCTCGAAAAGGAGGTGAAACATTTGGATTAGCATGTGCTGAATTTTCAATATTGAATAAACCAATTATTACGGCTATGTGTGGTGAAAAGGCTCATATAGATATATTAGGCAGTAAAGGAATATATTATAATAACGAAAAAGAGTTATATAATATATTTACTAATTTCCAAATTAATCCAGATATTGATTATAATTGTTATAAGGAGTTCAGTCCAGAAAAAGTAATGCAAATATTTGATAAACTATATTTACAATAATTTATACTTATTTAGAATTAAAATGTATAATTAAACTTAACTAAATCATCTGTATACATAAAAAATACAATCAAAACAATCAAAACAATATAAATACACCTAATATACTATAATATGAGTGAAATTCCTACAGATGCTCCTATGTTTTCTGACTGTGTTAATGGTACTACCGTAGTAGCCCGTGTTGTTAGTGTTTACGATGGTGATACTATAAAGGTTATTTTTCCATTAAATAATACATACTATAAGTGGAATTGCAGATTAATAGGTGTTGATACACCTGAATTAAGAACTACAAATACACTCGAAAAAGAACACGGATATCTTGTTAGAGATAAGCTACGTGAAAAGATTAATAATAGGATTGTTGAACTTAAATGCGAGGATCTAGATAAGTATGGAAGACTTCTTGTAACTGTAATATGTGACGATGGTTCATGCAACATCAATAAGTGGTTAATTGATAATGACTATGCGTTTGAATATGACGGTGGTACTAAGAACTCATGGGGAGACTATTTGGAAAGTAAAAAGAATGTTTAACTTTAATACAATAAAAAATTGATTTAATTTTTTATTATATGGAGATATAAAATAACATGCCACACATAGAGAACGATTGTAATGAACCTAGTTATATCCTAACAAATAACGGAATGAGAAAAATATTTACTTCATACGAAAATAAATATGGCAACAACCAACTTAAGTTTAAAGATATATACGAAGCTGAAAAATATTTCAAAAAAGAGTATGGGTGTTACGATACTTATTATGGTAGCAGAAGTACAATATATAATGGTCCTCTTATTGAATTTCATTCTACTGTTAAAGATACTAAATATGATTGTGTAAGTTTAGAAGATGAATATAATATTGAATATGTTCACAATAAAAATAGTGTAAATCTTATATTTCCAAATGAACAAATACGTATATCTGGAAGTAAATCATTTATGAATAAATTTCCGTTTGTTAAAGCATTAATCGAAGGGGATTTTAACAGAGATAACTTCATTAAGTATTCATACCTAGATGATAATTATAGTGAAAATAATGAAAAAGAAATTAATGGTTCTACCACCATTATTGTTGATAATGAATTAGAATCTATACTATTAGATAAACCATCTACAATAAGACAAAAAAAATGGGAAACTGCCAAATATTGGAAAATTGAAGATGTTGTTATTGAAAACCTAGGAGAACTTATTCATCAATACCAGAACGAAAAGTATTATAATACAAAATTTACTTGTAATTACACATAATTACACATAATATTAAACATTATTCTTATCTATAGTTGTTTCTTTTGCTATATTTCTTATTACTTTATCTATATTTTTTTGTTGTATACTTCCACCTACTTCACTTGATATTTTATGAAATTGATCTGCTTTTGGAGTATGTGGTACTTTACATTGAGGATTTTCACTAATCCATTGTCCGAATTGTTTGATATTATTTTTTGTTAATGTATCTATTGCTTTTTTCATATGTTCTCTTCCTGATTCTCCTTTTTCCCAAATATCATTATTTTTTACATAAAGTGTTTCACGCTTTACATCGGTACAGTGTATCGGTCTTTTTTCTTCCTCCATTTCATCTAAGTTTTTGATAAATATATTCGAAATTCCATCTACATATCCTAATGTTCCTTGTGATTCTAAATCTGTTAATTGTAATTTGATTTGGTTTACAAAATCTTCTATATTCATCGCATCCTTGCATTTTTCATTTAAGAATATATTCAAATTGAATTGGTTATTTGTTGTGTTATTATTTGTAGTTGTATTTCCTAACTTACCCTCTTTAATTGCTGTTGTTAATGCTGATGTTAAAATACCGACCTGTTCTGTTAATTTATCTATTTTTTGGTCTTTAATATCTTTTTCTACTGGTACTGGTACTGGTAGTGGTACAGCAACTGTTTCTATTGATGGTCCATTACATTTAGATTTATGTCTATATAATCCTGATCTCTCTTTATAAGTTTTTCCACACTCTTCACATATGTAATTTTTTGGTTGACAATTATTTTCCCCCGTTGATTTTTTCAGGTGTTTTTTTGTTTTTAAATGATTATTATAATGACTGAGACGTGACGTATTAAAGTCACAAAAATCACATCTATATTTTTGGGAATTTTTATGTTGATCATCGTTGATTTCTTCCATATATATAATCAACACACTTTTTCCTAAATAGTTTTTTAATAAAATACTTACGTAACTTTTTTGTGTAATTTCGGAACTTTTTTGTTGTATTTTGGGAATTTTGGAAATTTTTATTTATCTAGATAAATATTTTATTGTTGTTTATAAATATTACGATAAATGGTAATGATTTTTTTGTTGTTTAATTGTTGTTTTTGTTGTTTTTTGGTACTTTTTTTGAAAATGTCCAAATAAAAAAACGGGAATTTTTTTGGGTGAATTTTTGAAAATGGACATTTTTTTTGGACATTTTCACATTTTTCACTTTTGTCAACATTTTTCTTCCCAAAATATTTATTTAGTTTTACATTAATTATGGTAATATTTTGAAATTAAATGATGTAAAAAATTCATGTTATGGTAAGGAAAAAACGTTGATTTCTTTCGGTAATTTTTCAACAAAATTTCTTCCCAACCGTTTTTTTTTCCAAAAATCTCGAATTTTTGAAAAAATCGCAAAAATGTGTTTTTGCTAGAGAATGCTCTTATTTTCGATTTGATTTTTTCAACTTTGTTACTGAGAAATTTTTTCGGGAAGATTCTATTTTAAGATTTTGAAAATGGACATTTTAAAAATGTCCTTTTTTGAAAATCTGAAAAACTTTTCTCACAAATTTTTTTCAGTTCTAGACAAACATGAAAATTATTTTTTGAAATTGTGACCATTATCTAGGAAAATCGATATTTCAGTAAAATTCCCAAAAGTGGGAACTTTTTATAAATCGGGAATTTTTTTGGTGATATTTTTCAAAAATGTCCTTTTTTCAAAAATGTCCTTTTTCAAAAATGTCCTTTTTCAAAAATGTCCTTTTTCAAAAATGTCCTTTTTTTACACCGTTGTAAATATTTATTGTTATAAATGCATAGTAAAGTTAAAGTAAATTATATATTTCCCAATTTATGCTATAATATTTATTCATCGGCCTATAGCAATGATAATCACTATATTTTCCAGTAGAAATGTCATTTCTAATATTAACATCATCAATATTAAAACGATCACGGTGTAATCTATTAAACTTTGTTTTTTGTTCATTAAGACGTACAAAACAATTTGTTTTTTTATTCCACTCCATAACTTTATTATATAAAGTAATTTGGTCAATACACCATCCAGTATTATTATGTCCTTCTTTAATAGTATTTTCATTATTTATTTTTTTTATATAATTTATAATATCACTTACTGAATTAATTTTAAAAATATCTTTCCATATTGTAGGTGTTGCTACATTATAACACATCGCAATTTGTTTGTATTCAAAACTAAAATTATCTCGATAATAAATAAAGTTATTATTATCATATTCTATTATATTTTTAGTATAATAGGTATTATTCATAGGCATCATATCCATGTCTGTAATTAAAATACCATTTTTATAATTAAGAATACATGGATATAATAATCTAATAAATTGTGAAGTAAAACTGGTTAATACATTATCAATTGGTTTAAAAAGTATAATATTTTCTTTAAATTCTATAAATTTATCTGGAATAATATTAGAAATTAATATAATTTTTACATCTACATCAGGATATAATTTATTCCATGTTTTTATAAAAATAGGTATAAAGTCTATGTATAACGGATTATCATTAGTACTTGTTAATACACAATCTAATTTCATTATTTATATCATTGATAGAGAATATTTTTTGATAAACTAAAGAATAAGTTGTATGATTATATAATACTAGGACCAATTGGTCCAGATGAAACTTGGGTAAATACGCCAATGATGTAAAAATGTCATTTTCTAAATATATATAAAAATAATATTAATAGTTATAATATGAGTGATTTAAATGGTGAAGATGATGTATATAAACAAATCGAAGTACTTCGTGAAATGAAAGCATCTGGTGTTGTAATGGAAACAAATGAGGATGCTTTGAAAAAAATAGAAAAATTACAAAAATCATTACAGGTTTTTATACCGAATAAATATGGACCTCCACCATATAAAGTAGAATTGTGTATAGAATTTCCGTTATCAATGTTAGAAGATAATAATGAATTTCCATATAGTACACTAACAATTCAGTTAGCTCCTATAGAAAAAGTTCCATATACAGTATTTTATTTTTTAGAATATATGTTACCATCATTTATAGGAGGAAATTTTAAAAGAAACGCGCCACATGTATTACAAGCAAAACTTGAAATGAATAAAAATATAAAACCCTTTGCTTTTCAAGAATATAACAGAGACTATACTCATACAGAATTTACAATAGGTTTTGCAGGAAGACCAAGTAATGCAGAGCACATTTATATTTCAACAAGAGATAATACACGTAATCATGGACCGGGTTCACAAGGGTCAAAAACAGAAGCAGATTGTATATTAGGAAAATTAATAGGTAAGTATGATATTGATGTAGTAAAACGAATGAGAACTCAACCAGGAAATTCTCCAAAAAATGGTTTTGTACATGATTCATCTAATTTTATATTTATAGAGCGTATGCGACTAATTAGTGAATAGAATAAATCTATATTTATAAATTATATTATAAATATAGATAGATTACACGTGCCATTCATTATAATATTTCATTTTATTTACCTTAGTATCATGACCAATTATACCGTTAAAATGAATAATATAACAACTATTTTGAATATTATCAGAATTTTTATAAAAATAACCTCCATTTGGATATTCTTCTCTTGATAAAAATTTAATGTTGATAAATCTAGATCGATAAATGCAAGTATTCCAAAAAGCTTGGTCGTTAGAAAAAAATAAAAAGTTTCTTTTTTTGAAAAAATTATGATCAATTGAAAGTGTTTTTTCAGTTGGTCTCATGGAAAAAAATCCAGTACAGCAATCAACACCGTTATATTGAATTAAACAATCACAATCATTGTTTTCATATTGTTTCAATAAATCATCAACAAAATTTTTTTTTATAACAATATCAATATCAATATAAATATAACTCCTATTTGTTTTTAATATTTGATTACCAATATAATATCGTTGATAAACAATATCTTTAAAATTTTTATCATCAAATTTGTAAAAGTTATCTGCTTTAATAGTATTATCAAAATATTTTACAATATTACATAATCCATTTAGTTTTTCAACAATTTTATTATCTAACGCAAACAGTATAAGATTAATATTATTTTATTAGCACTAATAATTAGATTTTTTACCATATCTGATATACCATTATTTGCTACACAAAAAGTGACATTAGATTCAGCATTATTTAAAAATAAATTAATATTTTCATAGACAATAAACTTATTTTGACTCATTGTAATAAAGTATACATATTATATTTAAACTCTTTAAACTCTTTAAACTTTAAAATTATAAAAAGTTATAATATCATAATCTCTTTTTTATTATTTGAACCAATTGTTTAATTATACTATTATCTTCAATTGGTTTATTCCATTTATTTTAAATAAAAATGATTTATATTTATAATAAATTATAGATTATAAATATAATATGACTAGACAACGTCAAAAACGAAATATAAATACAGAAGAACACAGTAATGTAATTATGTGTTGTTGTATGCCATGTATAGGAGTATTTGTAGCGGGTGAAAATATATGTAAGGGGATATTCCTAGGAATATTATGGATATTATCATGTCCCTGTGTAAAAATAAAATGTATAAATCCGTGTCGAGTAACACCCAATAATGAAGTACATATAGAAGTAATAGACACTAATTGTACAACAAATACAGAATATGATAATGACGATATGATGGAAATAGTACCTTTTTCAGAAGAAACAAAAGATAATAACAATCAACCGAACAACTAATAATTAGACAGAGTTGCCATACGTTATATTTACTTTTTTCTACCAAATGTTAGTTGTTTATTAATTTCATATTTTTTTTGAATTTCATCCTTTTGTATTTTAACATCGGGTGTTACTTTTTCGGTTCCCTTCTGAATATTTTGTTCTATCCTTTTTCGTCTAAAACTACAATATGCTTTAATACTATTATACATAGGAATAGTAGTTCCAGGTACTAAATGTAGATATAGGTTTATTTCATATCTATTATATTTTTCTTCAAGAGGAACCATATCCATATTAGATTTTTTTTTAATAATCCAATTTCCATCCCATTGACTACCAAAAATAGTGTATGGTTTATCATCCATATAAAAAACACTATTTTTTGGTAAAAATGTTCTAATCATAAATGCGATATTATTTTGAATTAAATTTTCTTGTTGTGATTTAGTAAGTTGTTCATCAAAATTTTCATGTACACTAAAAGGTTCAATAGCGTTAATCAAAGATTCAGGTGAGGTGAATGATTTTCTAAGACCATCTAAATCATCATCCCAATTCTGTGAATCGAAATCTAATTCTTTAATAAAATATATTTCGTTGGGCCCTGAATAATTGTTAATGACTTGTTTGATTTTAAATGGTCCAATATTAGCTTTACCTTTAATATTAGTTTTAATCACCATTAAAAGAGTATTGGGATGCAATTTACGAGCCTCATTTAATGTTCTAGAAAGTTCTTTGCCTCCACGTTGTCGGTTTTTTTTAGTATAATATTTCCTTTTTTTAAAAATTTTATTTGATTTAGTTTTACTTCTCATAATAAATATTAATATTATAAAATAAATGTTATAATATTAAGATAAATAGTTAGTTTTTTAAGTTATGAAATTTTTCATATGCGTTTAATGTTTTTTGTTTTCCATTCATTTCCTTTGCTTTTTCTAGAATTTTAATAGAATTATTAATTTCATCATCTGTTAAAATACCATCGTTGTTAGCATCAAGCACTTTATAAAAATCTTTAAATTTATCGGGTAGAATACAGAATTTAGATTCTTCGTTAAGTACAAAATCTGCTAAAATAACAAAAATTGCAGTAATAGTTAGTGCCATATAAATATCTCTAGTACCCATCCATGCAATAGAAAAAATAAGTAATTGTCTACTAAGAATAAGTTTTAAATACGCTTCTTGTGATTTACTAAATCTTAATGTAATGAATTTTGATCCGATATTAAGTAATATCATAATAATACCAGCAAAAAATTTACTATCGTTTAGACTTAATATTCGTTCATGAAAATGATCAAAATAACCTTTCTTCATATATATTTAATATATAAAAAATAGAAAGAATTTATCTAGTATTTTCAGTTACTAAAATATTTTGAAAAGTATATAATATTTATTATAAATATATAATATTATATAATGTATGATTCAACATATTTAACGATGCTTTATTTTAAAGATAAAAACAAAAGAAAATCAAATAAAAAAATAAAAGAAGAAAAAATAATAATGTACAATAATCCCTTAAATAATAAAAAATACATTAAAAATAAGATATGTTCGAAACAAGAATCAGAAAAAGAATATAACGAGAATTCATTAACAGAATCAGAAGCAGAAACTGTGATTACGTGTGCAACACATGGTAATCCTAGATATCACCTATAACTTTAAAGGTTTCTAACGCAGGATTAGTAGGAGAAGGTTCAGAATTATCCTTAATAGTAAATGTAGGTAGAGTTTTGGATTCAACAGGTCTCATTTGTTTAGATAAGTCAGCTTTATCAAGTGAAGATGGTGTATTACTACCAGCAATATCATATTTAATAATATTTCCAATTTTTTTGTCTGATAAATTAGAAATTTGTTCTAGTACATTTTTTTCAATATTTTGCATACCTTCATATGTTAAATTGTTAATATATATTAACAAGATAGCAGCTGCACATCCAGCAACAATATTATAATCTGTGAAAAGAACAATAATAAATATTAAGAATAATTTTCCTAAAACAAAATTATTTAGAGATATCAATAATTCTGGAGTTAAAAGTGCGATTGAAAATACAATAAAGGCTAATATCGCTAAAAGTTTATTTTTCATCCTATATAAATTAATAAATATTTTAAGATGAATAAAGATAATTATTTTAATACTTTTTCTAAAGGAAATATATTAGGAATGTCTTTAGCTATGTATGCTGCCCCATTTGAAAATATGCAAGATAAAGAAGAAAATACAATAGAAAAGAAAAAGATAAAGCAACATAGAACAAATAAGAAGAAGGAAAGAGGTACGGAAACTAAAAAAAAAATAGATGAATCGATGATGTCACAAATAGGAAAAATACATGCAAATATTGAATCTAGTACAGATAATGATTTAACTGATTTTAATCCAATTGGTAGACCAGAGTCACAGGGTGTAAATAGAACAATAGAAAGAGATGTATACGAAGAAGACAAAGAAGATGATGAAGTTGATGAATTCGAATCTTTAGACAGTTCTTATGCTCAACAATATTATTCTAAATTTTTACCAGGAACAATAGAAAGTATGGAGAGTGGTAATTTAACGAGTGCTAATGTACCTTTAAATGAGAACTTGATTGAAAAGATAAATTATATGATACATTTGTTAGAAGAAAGTCAAGAACAAAAATCAGAACATGTAGTAGAAGAGCTGTTATTATATTTAGGACTAGGTGTATTTGTCATATACGTATTAGATTCATTTGTTAAAATTGGTAAATATCAAAAATAATTTACATGACAAATGGTGTAAATAATTAAAAGATTAAATTAATATATAGCAAAAAAGTTGTGAGGTGAAATAGGAGTATAAGCGAAATTGTAAAAATAAAAAGCAGAAGGAGAAACAAAAACCGGTTTTTTAGACAGAATAATTTTTTGAATGATTAAGTAATTATGAGAGATATTTTCAATAGATAAATATTTAAAATTTTGTGATTTAAATAGATGCATAATAGCAGAATGAAAGCCAGAGACAAATATAGTTTTATATTTAGTAGGATTAATGCATACAGAAGAGAAACAATCAATAATATTAAATTTTTTGTAATTAGTACATGTATCTTTAAAGCAGTAAAAGCCAACAATCTTATTATCTAAAGTACAGCAATAAATAAAATAGTTTTTAGTTTTTAAAAGTTCAATAATATTACTGTATTCAGGTATAATGTATAGATTAAATATGTCTTTTAAGTATACTTTGATAAGGTCATACAGTAAAGATAAATTAGTAGTGTTAATTTCAAATACATTAAAACCAGTAGAAATGAACTGTGGCTTTTTCCATTTCAATATGTCAAAAATATAATTGTAATAAATGGTAATGGGTACAATACCAGTTAAATCAGCTTCACGTTTAAATAACCAAACAGAAATATTTTTATTATGATGTCTAGTATTATAAACATGTGTTTGAATAAGTTGTGGAGCAATACCATCTTTCCTGTGTTTTTTATTAACACATAACCAATCAACATAATTAACATTAATATAATTACCGTCAATAAAAACATGTAAAGGTCTAGATGATATAAAGCCAACACGAGACTTGTCTTCAATAATATTATTATTATCAGTTAGAAATGTTTTTTTTTCATAAAATGAAAAGTATGAATTATCAAAATTTCCAACATAATATGGTTTAAATTTGTCGATGGTAGGTGAAAAAACAGATTTTTTACTATTCAAATAATTATTTTGAAGTATTTTTAAAGCATCAGAATAATCATTATCTTTAATATTACTAAAAGTAACAATATCAATAGTATTAGTAAATTTATTTTTCTCGGGTAGATGGTGTTCAATAATACCAGGTGGAAATATCCAATAATATAGATTATAAACATGAAAAACAGGTTGATATGCCCAAAATTTATAAGTAATTTTAATATAGGCATATGTGATAAGATAGATAAAAATTACAAAAAATAATGAAATTACAATATATGTCATTATTTTTATATGATATCATTTTTTCTGTAGAAAAACTAAATATTGATATTCATAGCCACACCCAGCCATATTTGATTTATTAATTAATGTAAAACCTACATCTTTAGCGGTGCTAAGAATTTCTTTTTGTGGTGTCATATGTAAATGGTGTTTATGTTTTCTAATGTTGCCATCTTTATATTTAAATACTTCTTCAAAGTACGCGTCTTCGGTACTATGATCAATATTAAATTGTGATTTATAATCAAAATTGTTAAATTTCACAAAGGATTGTGTGATTCTTTCCTTAGCATATTTTTGAGGACTAATTAATACAAGTGGGTTAGCAGGTGGAATAATAGGGTCAAATTTATGTTTATTAACTAAATGTAAAACGAGATATCCTTTAGGTTTTAACCAATTATAACAGTTATTAAAAAATGTTCTTTTATCTTTTATATAATAAATAGTAAAATAGTAACATGTAATATGAGTAAATGTGTGGTCATTAAATAAGACACCGTCTAATGCGTCGCCGACATAATATTTATTCTGTGGATATTTTTTTTGAGCATAACTAACCATAGCGGGTGATTTATCAATACCGATAACTTTAATATCATTTTCTCTAAATGCTTCAACATGAAAACCAGTACCTGAACCAACATCTAAAACAGATGATTTTTTGTTGGGGTTAGTAGCATAGAAAGTAGTCTCAATTTCAAATGAATTTTTATCTAAAGAAGAAAGAATTTGATCATAAATATCTGCGTAAAAAAAATCAAAAATTTCATTAATTTTGTTATACATAACAAATTTTTTGTCTTGTGAAAATGATTCAATATTAGTATAAGTTAAATGATCGTACAATTTTAGAATAACGATAGTTGAAATGATAAATATAAGTATTCTCAATAATAAAGATAATTTATTAAATTTTGAATATAAGTTCATTTGTCTTATATGTATTAATGTGATTTTTTTTATATAAATTTAGTTTAATGTCGGAATTAGAAATAAATGATGTTAGAACAGAAAAAGAATTTAAATCAATAAGTTTTTCGGGGTTTAAAAAAAGTGATGTAACGAAGGAATTGCTAAATAGTTTATTAAATAATAAAGTGGAACCAGCTTGTTATTGGAGTGCTGAATTAGTATGTTCTGGTCATTATATAGACTTGTGGAATGTATTAATAAATTTTTTGGGAAAATATATTCATTTAGCAAATCCTAAATTAGCAATATATTTGGATAAAAGAATACAGGATTTCAGAAATTTAATGACAAATGGTTATGCAGGACAAGAATTACGTTTAAGAAATAATGAAAAAATGAGAGAATTATTTGCGGAGGTATCGGCGGTATTATGTTTATCAAACAGAAAACCATGTTTAGAGAAAATACCAAAGTTAAAACATGAAGAATTTGAGATAACATCTATGACAGAGAGATTTAGAGCACCTAACGCAAGTTATGCGGAACATATTTTTAGGCGCGAAGATCCTCGTGAATTATTCCCTGCTATAAATGAGTTGTCTTATAATATTCATGCAAAAGATATAATGAGATGTTATTATTGGATAGAATGGATTTTAGAATACGAAAAAATATGTAAAACAAAAAAAGTGAAATGTAAAGTAGATAGACGTGAAAATATACCGGTAAATGAAAAAGATCAAATGGATGTAGTATGGTTAATATGGGATTTAATATTACATTATGTGAGAAATAATAATGAATTGTATAAAACATTAATAAATAGTTTGTTAAGTATATTTTGTTTAAGATATACAAACGGTGTAATATCAAAAAGAAAATTTATAATATTTTATGCATTAAGTGTTTTGACAGAAATAGTAAATTTTAAAGTAAATGCATTAACAGACAAAAAAGTAATAACAAATGTAAAAGGAAAAATAAATTTAATTTATAAAGAAATAAAAAAGAACGAAATTGCCCCAGCAACTGATTATTTATTTAACAATAATGTTGCAAAGAGTAATATAGATAAAACAATAGAAAAACTAGACATAATGAAAAATTTTTAATGTGTGATTTAGGTAAAAATAAAAATACGATTAAAATAATTAATATAATTAATATGTATATAATATATTATGAGCAGCAGTTTACCACAAGAATTATCGATATCATCCTCAAGTTCTGGGTTAGCATCGTCAGGTGAAGGATTTTTTGATACAAATAGAACATGGAAAATAGTAGGTATTATTGTATTAATAGCATTGTTGGGATTTAACATATTATTATATTTAGGAAATGCGGTAGAAGAGGCAGGATCGGTATTTAAACCATTATTACAGAAATTTGTAAGTATATTTGGTTTTACAATAACAGAAACAACTAAACAAGTAGTAGATATATCGGCAGAGGGAACAAAAGCTGGTGTAGACATAGCAGCTGGAACATTAAAAAGTGCTATAAATGTTGTTGAAGATATAGGTGAAGGAACAGGAGTAACGTTTGATTCAGATGACGTACCACCAATACAGAAAAAAAATAGTAAGAAAACAGATGTACAGGGTGCATCTATGGATAGACCTAAAAAGAATAAAGCTCAAAATTTTTGTTATGTAGGTAAAGATAGAGGAAATAGAACATGTATTCCAATATCAGATATCAGCGAATGCCAATCAGGTGATATTTTCCCAAGTGAAGACGTATGTGTTAATCCAAACTTAAGACACCATACAGGAACAACACCCGAGAGAATTGTTGGAGTACCAGAAGTTCATCCATCTCCACCTAGTTATCCATAATTATATTTTATTTATATGTAATTTTTTTATATATAAATTTTTTTAGACCTTTGCATATTTTATTGAATATAAAAAAAAAATGATTAAGTTATTAGTAATATATTATTACATAACTAATAAAAACTTTATTAAAATGATCAACGGATATATCTATGTTAGAAATCATTCATCATATGATGTTGAAAATGTATGTAAAATGGGTAAAGCAAGTAATATTCCTGAAAGAGATACACAATATGCTACTGGTGAGATTAAGAGAGGATATTTTGAAGCGGTATTTGAAGTTCCTATAAAAAAAATGGGAAATATCGAACACTTATTGCAAAATGAGTTTCGTACATTAAATGTTAAATATGATGCTGGTACTGAATTTTACAATAAACAAATTATTAATCTTATAGAACCTTATTTATTTAAACTAGGAGTAAAATATAAAAAATTATCCAACGAAGAAATTAGTAATTTGACAAGATGTAACAGAGTAAGAAATAGTATGAAAAAAATAAATATTAAATCATTTATAAATACAGTAAAATTCATGAGAACAGTTCCTTACATACCAAGAAACGACCAAAATATTATAATTGAAAAGTCGTTTATACATTTTCAACAAAATGATAAAGGTATACTTATATTAACGTGTGGTGTAGGAAAAACACTAATTTCATTATGGATTACACAAAAACTAAATTCAAAAAAGATTCTTATTGGTGTTCCTAATAAATTATTATTGAAACAATGGGAAGAAATTATTATTGCGTTATATCAAAAACAGCCGTTACTTATAGAAGGAGGAGTTGATTCTGACACAATAAAATCGTATTTAAGTAGTAATCAAGATAATTGTATCGTAATAACTACATATGCATCTTCCCATAAACTACTAACGGTCACTAAAGAACTTGATTATAAGTTTGATATGAAAATAAATGATGAGGCACATCATCTTACTAGTAACAATATTAATGAAGAAGAAAAGAAAACTTATATAAATATGTTGAAAATAGATTCAAAAAAGCAATTGTCACTAACAGCAACTCTTAAAATATTGGAAAATAAAGAAAATCAAAGAGATGAAGATATAGTTGTTTCAAATGATAATAATTACTATTTTGGAGACATAATTGATAGAAAAGGATTATTATGGGGGATTAATGAAAATATTATTTGTGATTATGTTATTCAAACCATTATAACAGATGAAGAACAACTTGAAGAACAATTATCAAGATTTTATATTACAGAAGAAAATGATAAGAGTTTGTTTTTGAGTGCGTTTGCATCTTTGAAAAGCATAAATGACGGATATTCACATCATTTATTGATATATTCAAATAACAAGGATAATTCGTTTAAATTAACTCAATATATAAAAATGCTATTAGACGAGAAATATTTTGATATATCTGATTTATATTATTCCGATTACCATAGTGAAATGAAATCAAAAGACCAAAAAGAAATAATAAATAAATTTGAAAACGCGAAGTTTGGAATAATAACTTGTGTCTATTGTTTGGGTGAAGGATGGGATTTTCCGTTATTGGATGGTGTTGTATTTGCCGAAAATATGACATCAAATATCCGTATAGTTCAATCTGCATTAAGAGCAAGTAGAAAAAACAAAAAGGATACAAATAAAAAAACTAAAATCATTTTACCAATTTTAAATAGGGATGACTGGTTAGAAAATAATGAAAATACTGATTTGAAAAAGGTAAGAGAAGTAATTTATCAAATGGGATTAGAAGATGAAACAATTAGTCAAAAAATAAAAGTGTTTAGAATTGATATCGGAAAGCAAAAACCTAAACCAAAAGAAGAAAAAGAAAAAAGAGTTGTTGATGAATTTGGTGAATACGACGACGAACTTACAAAACGTGTAATATTGAAAACAATAAAAAGAATTACACTTGGTACAACATATGAAAAAGCAGTAAAAATAATTGCTGATAAGAATATAAAAAGTAAGGAAAGTTATTATGACTTATGTGATAAAGATAATAGATTACCTAAAGACCCTAAAATTGTATTCAAAGGAAAATTTACAAACTGGATAAAATATTTAAGTATTGAACAAGTATATTATGATTTTGAAATGTGTAAAAATAAAGTTGGTGAGTATTTATCGTTGAATCCTGAATTAAAAAAACATTCTTTGGAGTTATCGATTGTAAGTAATGAATTATGCAAAATGGATGATTTATTTCCACCGAATGGATTATGGGTCGAATACTATAATGTAAATGATTTACAAGATATAATTACTATCACGAATAAGAAAAATAAAATTAATGTTGTTTTGTAAAATTTTAGGAACAGTTAAGTAAAATTTACTTTTTTATTTAATATAACAAAAAATTGATTTATTTAAATTTAAAGATAAAATATCATATACTATTATATGGCCATGTCAAAACAATATTCCTGTGATTTGTGTAAAAAGGTGTTTAATCAAAAAATTGACTTCACAAGACACCAAAATAAGAAAGCACCTTGTATAACATTAACTGAAATGCAACAAATTAGTCAAACAAAAAAAGTTAAAATGGATAATAAAACCACACTCATCTGTGTATTCAAAAATTGTTTGAATATATTGAGAGATAATGAAGGTTTAACCGGTGAAAAAGCATTAAGAACTCTGTCTTATTTCTTAATATTAAAATTACTTGAACCTCATTTTGGAGGTGAAATAAATATTGATAATTATGATTATGATTTTGAATCTTATTTTGCAGATAATGTTATAGAACAAAATAAACAACGATTATTATATATAGTTAGATTTACAAATTTATCAAATGAAAATGAAGACGATTTACCCAATTTAATGAATCATGCTTGGAATATCATATTATCAGAACATCCTACTACCAAAAATATATTCTTGAAAGGAGGCGGGTTTGATATTCAACACAAATCAACCTATAAAAAATTAATAGATAAACTTAATTCAATTGATTTGTCTAATAACGAATATGATGTTTTGGGTAATGCATATGAGGAAGTTATTCAAGATATTATGACAGGTAAAGTGTTGGGACAATTCTTTACTCAACCATTAGTTAAGAAAATGATGGTAAAATTAATCAATCCGCAAATATATCCTGACGGAAAAATAGATACTTGTGGAGACCCTACTATGGGAACTGGTGGTTTCTTGATTACCTATTTACAATATATTTTACAACAAGCAACCTCTAAAAATATTCAACCTGATTGGGATTTTATCAAAACCGAAGGATTATATGGTAAAGAATTAGAACCTGATACATATCAACTGGCGGTTTCAAATATGTTAATCTCATCAGGTCATATGTTTGAAAAACTGGATAGAGGCGATAGTATTCGTGTTCCTATAACAAGAAAGTTTGATAATATTCTTGCGAACCCACCATTTGGAATTAAGGGATTAAAATATGATGATTTTCAAAGTCCATTAAAAAGTGAATATGTTCCAATCAAAACAGATAATGCTGTTTCCTTGTTTATTCAAGCAATTATTTATATGTTAAATATTAATGGTAAATGTGCGGTTGTATTACCTGACGGACAAGATTTATTTTCAAAAACAAATACCACATTAGTTGCGATTAGAGAATATCTTATGAAAACTTGTGATTTAAAAGAAATTATATATCTACCATCAGGTATATTTACATACACATCCATTAAAACTTGTGTGTTTTACTTTGTTAAAAAGAGAGAAGGAGCTGATGTTTTGGAAACCAAAATTAAAGTATCCAAAACTCAAAAAGAAACTGGTAGAAATTACAAGTTTTCAAAAACACACCAAACAAATAAAGTCAATTTTTATGATTTCAATCCTTATGAAGATGTTAAAAATTTATTGGTTGAAGTTCCTATTGAGAAAATTGCATATAATTCATATTCACTTAATTATGCTGAATATATGAAAGATGAAACAGAAGAAGAAGAACAATATGAAGAAGGGGTTGTTGTAAAAACACTTGGAGAAGTTTGTATTTTTGATATTGGAGGAACACCTTCAAGAAGTAAAAAAGATGAATATTATGATAACGGAAATAATCTATGGGTTTCAGTAAGAGAATTGAATGGAGGTTATATTTATGACACAAAAGAAAAAATAACTGATTTAGGAGTTAAAAATAGTAGTGTAAAATTATTTGCAAAAGATACAATTTTGTTCTCATTTAAATTAAGTATTGGTAAAACTGCTATTGTTGGTAATCCATTATATACAAATGAAGCAATTGCTGGAATAATAAGTAAAAATAATGATATATTAAATAATAAATATTTATACTATTATTTAACTATTAATGACTTTTCAAAAATTGGTTCAGGATTGATTGGTAATGGTTCATTAAACAAGAAATCATTAACACAACTAAAAATCCCAATTCCTTCGCTTGAACTCCAGCAAGAAATAGTAAAATATTTAGATTTCGTATACGAAAAGGCAATCAAAACAAGTAATGAAAAGATTGAAGAGTTAAACCTACAAAATGAATATTGTTTGAATAATCAAAAAAAATTTGGCGAGAACATGGTAAAAAAATTAGGTGAAATATGTGATATTCAAAATGGTAAACGAATTGTTAAAGGAAATGTTGAAACAGGGGAATATCCTGTTTTGGGTGGAGGTGGTTTTACGTCGTTTTACACAAATGAATATTCAAGAGAAGGTAAAACTTGTAAAATAAGCAGGGAAGGTATGTCCTTACACAATTGTGTAATGTTATTGAATGAAAAATATTATTTAAATAGTCAAGCATTTACCATAACATCTAAAAATGAACTTATTATAATTAATGAATATTTATGGTATTATTTGGATAATAGTAAGGAACAAGTATTTAAATGTGGAAGAGGACCTGCACAAAAAGCGATTGATATTGATGAGTTTAAATCAATAAAAATCCCAATCCCGTCACTTAAACACCAAAAAGATATTGTTGAGTATTGTGAATATAATTATACACTTATTAAACAAATAGAAAAAGAGATTGAAAATAATAAAAAACAAGCACAACAATTTATTACATGTATTCTAAAGGAACAAGTGAAATGAGATATAGAATAACAAGTTCTGTAAATTATGAAACAAACTAAACAACATAAATAGTTGTTCAATCTAATACAATTGATAGTGTAAATGTTAATAATAATTATATTTTTTATTATTAACATTTTTATGAAGGAGGAATTTGTTTATAATTGTAATTGGTTAATGGAGCATTATCATTTATACATATTAATCCGGGTTTACCAGGTATATTTGAATTGTATGTTGGAAAACATGTTTGACTTGTAACATTATTACATATTAATGAACCACCACTAGATACAGGTAAATTTCGTGAATTCGGGTTGGTATTATACATATTTTGAAATGCGAATGTTGTTTTTCTGCCAAGAGCAACACCTCTCGATAATAGTGCAAATCTTTGATTTTTTGAAATAGAAAACGCATTTTTATGATATTTTAATATTTCAACTTTACGTCGTTCATCAAATTGTTGTTGAGTAAAAGTTGAATAATCTTGACAATTTAATGAAATACGTCCGTATTTGTTTGGGTCATAATTATTTCCTGCTCTATAATAATCACAATAATTTTCAATTCTAACACCTCTGAAATAAATAGGTTCTGGTTGAGGTTCAGGTTCGGGTTCAGCTTCGGGTTCAGGCTCAGGCTCAGGTTGTGGAGGTGCTTCAGGTTCTGGTTGAGGTTCGGGTTCGGGTTCGGGTTCAGGTTGTGGTTCAGGCTCAGGCTCAGGTTCTGGCTCGGGTTCAGGTTCGGGTTCAGGGGCTGGTTCGTTTACATCTTTGGCTGTATATCCATTAAATGTATCAGCACGTAAATAATTAACATCATATCCAACATCGTGTAACAAACCAATAGTAATTCTACTAATAGGTAATATTGTATCATATGGAATTTCTTCACCATTTGAACTAATCTCATCGCCTAATCCAGTAAAGGTATCGACTCCTGGAATGGTAATATTTTCTTCAATAAATCGGCCGGTTGTCATATCGACCGGAATAGCAGAAAATTCATTTGGTAAAAAAGGGTAAGGAACTCCAAAATATTTGTTATATTCCTTAACAGCGTATTTGAAATTATTATCTCCAACATAATATCTATAAATACCTTCATTAACAAAGTTTGAAGTATTGTTTAAAACATCTGAAAAAAATAAAGGTCTAAACGTAAGAGTATTTAAAATTTCACGGGTAAGAATATAATAATAATTGTTAAATTCAGCAAGTTTATTACAATTCAATTTAATTTCAGCAACAGATGTAATAAAAAGACCATTATTTTGATATATGTTAGTTAATTCTGATGTAGCAACAAGTTGTTCTTCTTCATCTGTAAAGTTTATAAATATAACAGTATAATCAATTAAAGTATTAGTAGGTAATTTGTTATTATTATTAATTAAACTACCTACTCTATTAAACGAATCATAAAATATTTCTTCATCTTTTGGTCCCAACGTATATGTATCCATATCAAAATTAATGATAGTCCACCTAGCAATACTATTTTGTCCTGAAAATGTATTTGACTCAGGTTCAGGTTCAGGTTCAGGTTCAGGTTCAGGTTCAGGTTCAGGTTCAGGTTCAGGTTCGGGTTCAGGTTCGGGTTCAGGTTCGGGTTCAGGTTCGGGTTCAGGTTCGGGTTCAGGTTCGGGTTCGGGTTCAGGTTCAGGTTCGGGTTCAGGTTCGGGTTCTCTATTTTGATAAAATGGATCATAGAAATCAGCATTCGTATAATCAACTGTATAACCTATATCATCTAAAAAGCCAATTGTAATTCGACTGATAGGTAATGTATAATTTAACATATTAGACCATTTTTTTTGATCAATCCATCCTGTCATTATTTCTTGGTCTAAACCTGGATATATAACACCATTAACACTTCTAGTATTACTAGAAACACCATCTTCTCTACCTTCTTCTGCGTGAACATTTGCTGTACCAGGTCCCCCATCATCTTCCACAGGTATGAATTTTAAATTCTCACCAAAATATGCTTTATATTCTCTAAGAGCATTATTATATGCGGTATCTTTATTAGTAGGAGTCCAATTAAAAGCATAAAAGTATGAATCTGAAAAAACTTGGTAAGCAAGTATTTGTTGATTTAATGCCGCCCATAATCCACCAATACCTAATGCATGGCCAATTTCATGTAATACAGTATAATAAAATGCATTATTTCCGTCTTCATAAATTTGTGTCTTTAAATAATCAACTATAGAAGTATTTAATCTAATTATAGATGTGGTAGGTATTAAGTGTCCGAGTTTAAATTCAAATTGTCTATTGTTAACTTCAGTAAAATTGACTTGAATATTACGAATAGTATCAAAAACTGAATATATTTCTGTACCTCCTAACGTATTAATATCCATAACTTCGAAGTAAAACCAAATCTGAACAGTTAAATTTAATGGAACACCTTTAATAATAGTCTGCCATTTATCGATCGCTTTTCGAATATCAATATAATCGCTAGAATTAATATCGTTTACGTTATTAATAATAATTCTATCGATTTCAGTAGCCTCAGGTTCAGGTTGAGGTTCTGGTTCAGGTTGTGGTTCAGGTTCTGGTTCAGGTTCTGGTTCAGGTTCTGGTTCAGGTGCAGCTTCTGGTTCAGGTTGTGGTTCAGGCTGTGGTTCAGGTTCAGGTTGAGGTTCAGGTTGAGGTTCTGGCTCAGGCTCAGGTTCAGGCTCAGGTTCAGGCTCAGGTTCAGGTTCAGGTTGAGGTTCAGGTTCAGGTTCAGGTTCAGGTTCTCCTTCAGGTTCAGGTTCTCCTTCAGGTTCAGGTTCAGGTTCAGGTGAACCAACAATAAGTTTATTTATGTCAAAAGGATTTATAAAATTATCAGGGTTATTATCTGTATCGTCACTATTGTTAATATTCATATTATATAAGTATAAATTAAATAATATAAATTTAAATCTATTATGCTGAATTAGCGTCACCTGAAAAATAATAACTTAATGGTGTATATTTAGGTACAGTAGCTTTATTAATAGAAGCTGTACTTGCGACAGAAGTATTTGCTCCAGCACCATTAATATCGTTAATTTCTTTAGTACCGATAGCATAATTATAATACCATAAATTAGAAATATTACCGTTAAATCCACCATTCATCGCAACATAAACATCACCATAATTTTGTTTAGGTACACCATTAAGAATAAATCTTTTTGCGATAGAACCGTTAATATAAACGTCTAAATGATGATTTCGACATGTAATAATAACATTAACCCATTTTCGATTAGGTATATTATTTACCTCAATTTCTTCTGTAAGTTGATTAAATGTATTCATTTTAACAACTAAAACATGTTGTAAATTAGTAGTGTCTTTAGGTTTTATATACAAACCGGGTGCATTACTTGGGAAATTCATTCCATCAGTATTTAGACTATCGTCACCTTTATGGAAAATATGTTTATATTGTGTAATGTCATATGTATCGGTTTCATCAATATATAACCATACAGACCAAGTAAATTCGATACCACCATCTTCATTTTTTGAGCGCATTATAGTAGTACCATGTTCGCTGGGGTCTTGTTTAATAATCATCATTTGATTAGCATCAATCATACCGTCAATTAAATGAGGAGTTGGGGATGGTCTATAAAAACTATAAATAATTTGTATACTAAAATTTAAAATTAGAATAAATGCAAAAAGAATTAATACTAAAAATGCTACATTTGAAATCATAGAATTAGAACTTAAAAAACCATTAGTTGCACCTTGTAAACTGAAATTAGTATTAGCATAATTATCACTCATGTATATATAAATAATTATAAAATAAATTATATATAAATTAATTAAATAGTAACACTTCCTTCCTCTACATTATTTTGTAATAATGTAAATCTAACATTATATTTACTAAAGTATTGACCTATTCCATAATCACCACTATAGCCTCCTCTGTAAATATTCCATGCAGTTTCAGGGTCAATAGGTGTAGTATAATATTTAAATGAAGCTGTAAATCCTGAGAATTGTTGTGTTGCTGGTGAAGGTGTAATAACAACATTAGATTTAGCATCTACATAAGGTACACCAGGTATTAAACAGCTCTTTGCCAATTTACCATTTAAGTAAATATCAACAGATTTTTGTTCGATACTAATAACAAGAGAATTCCATGATTGAATGGGTATATTATATACAGTACATGTATGTGTTAATTTACCTGAGGTTGTTGTATCATAATAACTAATATCGATATCCATTTTATTTTCATATGTTCCTAAAGTAACTTTTAATCCATCGCCACTACCGTCTTGTCGTGTCATTAAAACTTTAGTGCTTCCATAGTTTTCATTCCAATCTTTAATATAAAACCATAAGCTATAAGCGCTATTAACCGAACTATTTTGTTCTAAGTCAGATGAGTTAATTGTAGTTTCAACAGATGCTTCTTCTAAACCTGAAGTTCCTGAAGTGTTAAATACATATTTAACAAGAATAAATAATAAAACAAGCACTATTATAACAATAAATATTGAAGTAGCTTCCATCGTATATTATAATAAAAGAAAATTTTATAAGACAGGTGTGTTTTTATCCTTAAACATATTATAAATTAATGAAATAGTGAATTTAGATAATGGTTCATTATAATAATTTACGTTACATATAGAACCTTCAATACCGTCTTGGTCACCAACTTTAATAGATTGTCGTAAATTCCATGTAGATACATCATATTTTTCGGAAACAATAAGTTCATTATTAAGATGAATATCAACTTGATTTGAATAAACATTAATAACAAAGTTGTTCCATTTTTGTAATTTATAATCTGTAGTTTCATAAACGATATCTTCATTATTTGCACGAGACTTAATTTTAATTCTTAAAGAATTAGTTTGTCCTTTATATTCAATAATAGGTTTATTTCCATAATCTAGTAGAGTTTTATATGTATCGGTATTATATTGTGGATTAATATATATCCAAGATGATAAAGCATAATCATAATCTTGTTCTCCTTCATCAATTTCGAATGTTTTTTTAGGATTAATAGTAGGATATGTACCAATAACATTACTGTTATTTAGTCTAATAGGTTCGTTAACGAGTGTTATAGATTTATGAGTAACTAAACTAATAAAAAAGTTACCAATAATTTCACCAAAAAAATATAGTAAAATAATAATAGTTTCAATAATAAGAATTATATAACTAGTTTTTGGAGTTAAATTATATTCGTTTTGAATAGTATCAATAAAATCAACAATAAGACATGGTATATAAAAAATTAAATTTTTTATAATAGATATGTAAGTATCATCAGAGTCAGATATAGTTAACCCATCGCGTTTAAAAACATCATTAAATATAGCAGCTACTAAAGCTAAACCAAATATTATAATAGAAACAATCCATAAATTTTTTAGAGTTAACCATTGATCATTATTGTAAATAGCATATAATATGTAAAAAAATAGTCCAAATAATAAAAGAAGAATAATTAATTTAATAACTTGGCTAGTTGGAGTAGGTTCATATTTAATATTTTCTTCAGGTTTACCTATTCCACCTACAGCAGCTAAAACATATAATATAGATAAGAAACAAATGAATGTAAATGCATAATATACATATTCTCCAGATATTCCTAAGAAACCAAGTTTATCAATATTACTCCATTCAGGTAAATATTTAAAAAAAATTAGAAAACAAACAATTAGATAAATTATCGAACCTAACAAAAATGTTCCTCGTTTTCCTATAGTACTATTTAAAGTGTTTATATAAATATTTATACTACGTAAAAAAGATGAAATTGGTTTATGTAATTCATTAAAACTTGACATTATATAAATATTGATAAGAATATAATTTTACTTAAAGATTTTCAATTGAAGTTTTTTCGCCATGACAATTTCTACATAATGCAACTAAATTGTCAACGTTGTTACTTCCACCTTGATCTAATCTAATTTTATGATCAACTTCAAAGTGTGCTTGTAATTGTGATTTACAATTGGCACAATGCCAATTTTGTTGAGCAGCTACCCATTTTTTTTTAGTTTCACTAACTGAACGCTTTCCTGAACCACCTGAATGCATCATTCTTTTTTCTTGAGGACTTACACCAAAGGATGATAATGCAGAAGCACCTGTTGTTAAGTTAAAAATTGGATTTAAAATAGACATAGCATCTTTATCAACAGGTGCAAATTTAACTAAATTACTTGCTTGCATGAGCATATGTTTCCCTTGATTTGGACTTTTTCGAACTAATAAGTAGAAACACAATCCTAAAAAGCAGTAAAATGTAATTTCATAGTATTTTTTATATGATTTTATAAAGAGTTTACCTTTTTCAATAAGTTTTCCTTCATAATATGTGTTAGCTACAAAAAATGAAGTAACTAATAATATAATACTTTCAATCTTCATATATTATTAGTTTATTTTATAATTTTTTTAATTTTTAAGATAAGAATTATTATTAAAATATATATTATTTTTGATAGATCGATGCCTAGTATTTTACTAAAATAACCATTGTTATTTTGTTCATCTGTACTTAAAATACATCGATTATCAAATAGTAGCCATAATGTAGGGATTATGACTAATATTCCTAATGGTATATACATTAAAGTAATATTTTTTATAAAAATAGATAATATTAATAAAATTAATAAAAACCAGTGACATATATCTAAAGCAAATCTATAATTATAAAAAATTGAAATATAAAATATTAGGTGGATAAATAAGGCGAACGCAATATAATAATAATCATAATTATTTATTTTTTTATTAATAAGGATATATATTAAAAAAATGTCAATAAAAAATGTAAAAATGTATAATATAAATCTTTCTAATTTATTTCTCATATATTATTATAATATTTTTTGTAAATCTACATAAAGATTATTAATATCAATTATTTTGTAATTGTTGAAAAGATATTTAAATAAAATTTTTTCAATATTTTGATGTATTTTTTTGATTTTATTGATATTTTTGATATTTACTAATAAAAAAGACATATAAATAGATAAAAATCCCCAAATATCTACATTTTTTATGAATGTTTTTTCAAAATATGTTCTATGGTCGAAAACTCCATTTTTCATATGTTGAATAATTGAATTCGCACAAAACGAGAAAACAACATCGCGAGGGTTTTTATTTCCAGTAAATTTTGAGAATATTTCTTCCAAATATTCAAAATGTCCTTCTCCATAAAAAGGAGATATATTATCATCAAAATACTTTTGGATAAATAATGTAAGGTTTGATACATCATTACCATTCATATTCATGTATTCAACTAAATTTTTTAAAAACATAGTATTAAGTAGAATACTAGTAAATGGATAATTAAATTGGACTGATTTATTATAGATATGATAAGGTAAATCTTTATTAATAACAGCACTTAATCCCCAGTCAATTAATTTTAATTTTTGTTCATCACCTATAAGAACATTGGTATCTTTAATATCTAAATGATAAACATTAATATTATTCATGGGTACAATACCATGTTTTAAAAAATTAATTAAATTTAAATTTAAATTAGAAAAAATATCATAATCATATGTAATATCTTGATATATAAAGCTTTCTAAAGTTTTACCTCCATATGGAAATTGTAATATTTTTAAGTTATCAATACGTTTATTAATTGTTTGTTTTGAATAATGTTTTTTGGATAGTGTTTTACATTTTTTGTTAAATTGTTTTAAATCCTTCTTTGTGAGTTTTTTTGGTGTACAATATTGAATAGAAAAAATAAAATAATGTTTCCAATTCGGTATTTTAGATACTAATTTATGTATTTTTTTGTTATTGTTATGTTCTCTTTCGGCATTTTTTTGTGTCATCAATTTACTAATTATATTTTTTGTATTAGTATTTTTAGACTTACATTTTAATGGTGGTACAAATAAACACCCATATCCACCTGAATCAATAACTTTACCTCCTTTAATATTCATAACTATATATTACGAATATAATATTATTCATTATACAGAAAAATAGTAAATGAAATTAAAGAAAAGAATAATGCTGAATATATATATTTCTTTTTAATAAGAATGTTTTCAAAATTTTTCTGTATTTTTGGTTTATAGTTATCATAATAAATTTGATATGCTTCTTTTAATGTAATTTCTGGTTTATTTAAAATGACATTAATTCTGTTATGTATGAAATGTACCCATCTAGTAAAACTATCTCTAGAATCTAAATAAGGTGTTACAGGATATTTATTTAACATATTACTAAAATGATTTGAAATTTCATCATGTGGTAAAAAAATAGGTAAATTTTGAATAAAATCATAATATTTTTTTTTTGTCACATTATTTGGTGTATTAGGATATGTTACTGCTATACTGTATAAAACAAACCAATAATGTGGTCCCCATACTTTAGAGTCAAGGTTCATACATATAAAACAATATAAATATTATCTATAATAAACATATAGGATGAGTAAAATATTATATTGTAACAATTGTGGAAAACAAGGACATATATCAAATGATTGTAAAATGCCAATAACAAGTGTCGGTATAATATTATTAAGATATGAAGATAATTTACCAAAGTTTTTGTTTGTTCGTAGAAGAGAAACATTTGGTTATAGTGATTTAGTACGAGGGAAGTATCCTATATACAATAAATCTTTTATTCAGAATTTAGTAAATGAGATGACTATAGAAGAGAAGAATGAAATAAAAAAAACATTAAAAGAAATAGAAACTGAAGGGAAAGATCCAAACGAAACAATTTTAAAAAGGTATTACACATATATTAAAAGTAATCGTGATATGGGGTATGATGATATAGATTTATCTAATATAATAGATACTAGTAATACAAAATGGAAAGAACCTGAATGGGGATTTCCAAAAGGGAGAAGAAATTATCAAGAGAAGGATTTAGATTGCGCTTTGAGAGAATTTGAAGAAGAAACTGGGTATATGCGGAATGAGATTACATTAATAGAAAATTTAATACCATTAGAAGAAATATTTACAGGGTCTAATTATAAAATATATAAACATCGTTATTATTTAGCTAAATTGAATGATGATAATAATGTAAAAGTGAATACTTTCCAAGAAAGTGAAATATCTAAAATGGAATGGTTTAATAAAACAAAAAGTTTAGAAAATATAAGGCCATATAATGTAGAAAAAAAGAATATTGTAAACATAGTTGATGATATATTGGAGTCAACGTTATTTTATTTTTCTTCGTAACAATATTTATAATATAATCAATATTAAATTATAAATATAATTATATAGTATGGAGACAATTAAAGATAAAAAGGATAAAAGAAAAAAAAATAAATTTATTTTAGACCGTGAAAAAATAGAAAAAAGCGAATTAGAAAAAGTGAAAGATAATGATTTATATCCAAATATAAATGATCCTAATTTTTCATTAAAAATTGCATCAAAAAAAGAATTTAATGATTCAAAAATTAATACAGAGATTATAACAAATATAGAGGATTTTAAACAAATGGCTGATAATATATGCTTTAAAGATTATGAAATAGCACAACACCAAAAGTTTGTAAAAAACTTTATTTCATTTCAAACACCTTATAATAGTTTGTTATTATTTCATGGTTTAGGAAGTGGTAAAACATGTAGTGCAATTGGTGTTTCTGAACAAATGAGAAAGTATATGACACAAATGAATAATAATAAAAGAATTATAGTAGTCGCTTCACCAAATGTACAGAAAAATTTTAAGTTACAATTATTTGATGAAACAAAATTAAAAGAAGTAAATGGTGTTTTTATGTTAAATAATTGTACAGGAGATAAGATATTAAAAGAGATAAACCCTACAAATACAAAGGGATTAAAACGCGAGGATATAATCAAATCTGTTAATAGTTTGATACAACAAAAATATGTATTTATGGGTTATACTCAGTTTTCTAATTATATTGAAAAAAAAATGGAAATTAGTACAAAAGTTAAAAATAGAGAACAAGTAATAATAAAAATTCTTAAGAAAACTTTTGATAACAGATTATTAATAATTGATGAGGTTCATAATATTAGATTATCTAATGATAATAAATTAAAAAAAATAGCGAGTAATATGTTTAAGATAGCAACGCATTCAGAGAACTTTAAAATGCTGTTGTTGTCAGCAACTCCAATATACAATAACTACAAAGAAATTATTTGGTTATTGAATTTGATGAATGTAAATGATGGTAGAGGATTAGTATACAAAAATGAAATATTTGATGAAGACGGAAACTTTTTGATAGATGATGAAGGAGATGAAATTGGAAAAAAATTATTAATGCATAAAGCAACTGGATATATATCTTATGTTAGAGGTGAAAATCCATATAGTTTTCCATTTCGAATTTTTCCTATGAACTTTGATATTTCAAGCTCAACTAAAAATCCTAATTTTAATTATCCTATTAAACTACTAAATGGTAAACGCCTTACTCATAAAATAGAACATGTAGATGTATATTTAAATGAAATAGGTGAATATCAGGAGCAGTTATACAATAAAATAATTGAACCATTTAATGTTATTGATGAAGATGAATTTGAAAAAAATGATATGGATACATTTGGCTATACGAAATTAACTAATCCTATTGAAGTATTAAATATTGTATATCCACAAATTGAGGATGTTGATGATTTGGATATTAAATTATCAATTGGTACTAAGGGATTAAAAAACACTTTTGAATATAAAGAAGTTTTATCTGGTAATCCATATATAACTGACTTTGAATATAAACAATCAATACGAGAGAAATATGGACGATTTTTATCACAAGATGAAATTGGTAAGTATAGTGGAAAAATAAAAAAAATTTGTGATTGTATTAATACTAGTAAAGGTATTACATTAATTTATTCACAGTATATTGACGCTGGTGTAATACCTATGGCGTTGGCATTAGAGGAAATGGGCTATATTAGATATGGAGATACCAAAAACTTATTTAATGATGAATATAGAAATAAAAATAAAATATCTAGAATAGACGCATTAACTGGTGTTAGGGAGGAAAAAATGAAAGGTAAAAAATTCTCTCCAGCTTCATATATGATGATTACAGGTAAACCATCATTATCTGCTAATTGGCTAGATGATTTTAAGATTATAACAAAGCCTGAAAACAAAGAAGGAGAGAAAATTAAAGTTGTTATTATAACAAGAACTGGTTCTGAAGGTCTCGATTTTACTAATATTAGAGGTATACATATTATGGATCCTTGGTATAACATGAATAGAATTGAACAGATTATTGGAAGAGGTATTCGTTTTTGTAGTCACAAGAGTTTTGATGAATTTGAACATAGAAATTGTTGTATATATCTACATGGTTCAATCGGTCAAAATAAAGAAAAAGAAACAGCCGATTTATATGTTTATAGATTAGCAGAAAAAAAATCAGTAAAAATTGGAAATGTAACACGCGTATTAAAAGAAGTTGCTGTTGATTGTATATTAAATATTTCTCAAACTAATTTTTCATTTTCAAATATGGATGGATTAAAAGTCAAACAAATGTTATATGACGGAAAAGTTATTGAATTAGAAATTGGTGATAAACCATTTAGTTCTATGTGTGACTATAAAGAAAGTTGTGAATTTAAATGTAGTAATATTTTTAGTGATAAAATACGTGAATTAGACGATGTAACTGATATTAATTTATCAACATATAACGAAGAATTTATTTCAGCAAATGCTAGTTTAGTTATACAAAAAATTAAAATGATGTTTTCTCAAAAATATTTTTATAGAAAAATAGATTTGATTGCTGAAATTAAAGCAACTACTAAGTATAGTAATTCAGAAATAATTTATGCTTTAGATGAAATCATACGTGATGGTAATGAAATTTTCGTTGATAAATATCATAGATTAGGTAAACTAGTAAACATCGGTGAAATGTACATGTTTCAACCATTAGAATTAGTTAATCATCAAGTAAGTATGTTTGATAGACAAACACCTATTGATATTAAACACCCCTATATAAAAATTGTTAATGATGCGTCTCCAGATGAAAATGAAGTAATAAAAGACCAAAAAAAAGATGTTAATGGTGATGATAAAGAATCTAGTACTGAAAGTAATAAAAATAATAAAAGTATTTGCCCCATTTTTGATAAAATTGTAGCTGAATATGAAAATATTTATGATTATAATGTTAATGAAACTAAATATTCTTTTGCGATGAAAGAATTAATTGATGTGTTGGAATTTGATAGAGAAACAATAAAATTAATATTATTAACTCATTTATTAGATAATCTTTCTTTTAATGAAAAAGACAAGCTACTTGAATATATTTGTAACTTAAAGTCAATTAAAAATGAATTACAACAAATTATAAAAGATTATTTTGAAGATAGAAAGATTAGTAATAAAGTATTAACAGGATTTTTATTTTATAATGATGCTAATTATGAAATATTAATTAAAAAAACAAATAACTCTAAAATTTATTTTATTAAAGCTAAGCAAGGTGAAAAAAATAGTTTGTTAGGTTCAATAAAAGATAATTTTTTATTCAGTTCTGATGAAATTAAAAGTAATTTTGGAAATAAAATTGGATTGTTACTTAATGTTAAAAACAAATCATTACAAAAATATGAGTTGTTATTTAAAATAAAGGATATGAAACAAGAAAGAACAACTGGTGCTAGATGTGACCAATATACTAAAAATGACAAAATAAATTTATTAAATGAATTAGTTACAAACTTAGATGAAACTATTGCTAATTATACAGGTAACAATATGAAAAAAATACCCATAGATACATGTTATTTTATTGAATTTTTATTTAGATACATGGATTATAGTAAAATTGGAAATAAAAAATGGTTTTTAGATGCAGAACGATCAATATTAAATAAGTTAGAAAGGAGGATTAAACTATAATTTTAAATATTTTTATATATTATTATTTAAAATTGAAATGAATATAAATAAAATATTATACTTAATATATACTTAAATGTCAACAAAAAAGATTGAATTAAATATAATGTCAAAGGATAGTGATGATAGTACAATTCCACCACCACCACCACCTAAAGATGATGATGATTCATCTAGTGATGAAGAAGAAAATACTACAAAATTTGTACCAAAATCACCTGATACTCCTCCTCCATCACCTCATACACCAGAAACTCCTCCTCCTCCATCACCTCATACACCAGAAACTCCTCCTCCTCCATCACCTCATACACCAGAAATTCCTCCTCCATCAGACGCTGTAAACGAACAAGATAATACTGATGATGTACAACAAGAAAAACAAGACAATCAAAACATGAATAAAAATAAAAAAGGGAAAATTTCTGATACAGATGTGGGTATATTTCAACCAATAATTGGAGAAACAAATATTATACTTCCATTAAAAGCAGTTGGTAAACATATAAAGGAAAAAATTACTAAAAATATTGCTATAAAAATAGAAGGTAAATGTAACGGAGATGGATTTGTAAAAACTGGTAGTACTAAAATTGTTACATATTCAAATGGTTTGTTAGTGAATGGAGATATTAAATATAAGGTTGTTTATGAAGCTTATGTGTGTAATCCTGTTGACGGACATTTAGTTAATTGTAATGTTAACAACGTTACAAAAGCTGGTATTCGTGCTACTGTAACTGATGGCGAAGATACACCCCTTGTTATATTCATAGCTAGAGATCACCATTATAATGATACAAACTTCTTGGCAGTAAAAGAAGGGGATAATATTAAGGTTAGGATAATTGGAAGCAGATTTGAATTAAATGATACATATATTTCAATTATAGGCGAATTAGCGAAGCAGAAGATTAATGTAAAACCACGTCTAAAATATAAGAAGTAATTTAATAATTAACTTAATTATTTTTAATTATTAAATTATTAACGATTATGTTTTCTAATTCTTTTTTTTGATTTTCCTCCACTTGGATGATGTGGTTTTATTTTATTTGTTGCTTTTAATGCTATCTCATCAAAATTAAATGAGGGGTTAATTACAGGTGTTTTACCATCAGATCTTATTGTAGCAAGATCATTATTTGCTCCTAAAGGTTCTGATTTATATGCTCTATTAACCACAGGTACATAAAGCATGTTATCATTCGCATCGTTTATATTTAAATTTAATTTAGTTGGTTCAACACCGCCTTTTCTTCTTCTAGTTTTTCTAGTTTTTCTAGTTTTTCTTTTATTTTTTCCATATTTACAATATTGTTTTTGTGAAAAACCTTTTGGTTTTTTACAATTAATACTTTTTTTATATTTTCTAGACCACTTTTTTTTAGACTTTATCGCCATTTATATAATGTCAAGAATATTTTTTACATATACCATATGTTTTTCTGTGAAAAGGAGATAAACCATGTTTTTCTATACCATCTCTATGTTTTTTAGCTGCATAACCTTTATTAGTATTAATAGAGTAATTATCAATTAAATATGGATTATTTTGACATAATTCATCAATATAGTTATCTCTTTCAACTTTAGCTAAAATAGACGCAGCTGCAATAGAACAATATAAATTATCACCACCTTTAATAGTTTCATAATTAATATGGTAAAGTTCGCATTCATCAGTTACATAAGTGATAGGTTTAAAGTAGTTACCATCAATCAAAAGAAAATAATTATCTTTTTGTGATTTTTTAATAACATCTTTAATTGATTTATGCATGGTTTGCATGGTAGCTTGTAATATATTAATATCATCAATAAGTGACTCATCAGCATAATTGACAGAATAGTATAATGCATTTTCCTTAATGTAGTTATATACTTCTAATAGCTTTTTCTTTGAAGAGAATTTTTTACTATCCTTTAAAATAGAAAAATTAAAATTTTCATGTGGTAAAATAACAGCAGCAGCATATACTCTACCTAACAAAGGACCTCTACCAGCTTCATCAACACCAATTTCAAAAATATTACTATCATTATTATAAGATTTATTAAGTGTATTATCCATAATGTATTTATTCTTATCTGTTTAAATTTTTTCGCTTTATAATGTATATTATGAAATTGAGACATTTTCACATATTACTTATTTTATTATTTGTATTAGCATTATGCCCTCTTTTAGGAGGATATTGTGGTGCTGAAGGTTTAACAAATATAGAAGAACATTTAAGAAAAGAACATAACACAGGAGGTAATTATAATAGTTATAACACAGGAGGTAATAATAATGATAATAATGATAATAATGCTAATTACAGATTGGCAGAACGTATGGATAATTTAGAAAGAAGTATGAGAGAACAATCAACACAGTCACAGCAATCAACACAGTCACAGCAATCATCTCAATCTGATACAGGTTCAAAGAGAGAACAACCTACCAATATGATGTTAGATGGAAATACACAAAATACACAAAGTGCTGGAAGTACAGCATTAGATAATGTAGGGGGGAATATGCGTTCAATAGGAGCTTTAGAAAATAACAAAATACCAGAACATAATCATTTAGAAGAAAGTAAGTGTCCTGCATGCCCACCATGTGGAAGATGTCCTGAACCTTCTTTTACATGCAAGAAAGTCCCAACTTATACATCTGGAAATAATAATAATTTACCTAGACCAATACTATCTGATTTTAGTAGTTTTGGTATGTAAATTCGTGAAAATATATAAATACTAATATTATAATTTATATATTTGATGGTAGAAATGAATAAAGTTGCATTAATAACTGGCATAACAGGTCAAGATGGTTCATACTTAGCAGAATTATTATTAAGTAAAAATTATATAGTTTGGGGTGTAATAAGAAGATCATCTGATATAAATACTCACAGAATAGACCATTTATATGAAAATAAAAAGTTAATTTTGAAGTATGGTGATCTTTCTGATTCAACAAATATAACAGGGATATTGTTAGAAATAAAGTCAGCATATGAGCATCTAGATAGACTAGAAGTATACAATTTAGCGGCTATGAGTCATGTAAAAGTATCATTTGAAATGCCTGAATACACAGGAAATGTAGATGGTTTGGGAACGTTAAGAATATTAGATGCGATATTAAAAACTGGATTAAAAGATAAAACACGCTTTTATCAAGCATCAACGTCAGAATTATATGGAAAGGTACAAGAAGTACCTCAACGAGAGACTACGCCATTTTATCCAAGAAGTCCGTATGGTGTTGCAAAATTATACGCATATTGGATAGTAAAGAATTATAGAGAATCGTATGGTATGTTTGCATGTAATGGAATATTATTTAATCATGAGTCGCCAAGAAGAGGGCCTACATTTGTTACAAGAAAAATTACACGTGGATTAGATATGATATTAAGAGGAGAAAGAAATGAACTAGTACTCGGTAATTTAGACGCAAGACGAGATTGGGGGCATGCAAAGGATTATGTTGAAGGAATGTGGAGAATACTTCAAAGTGATAGAGCAGAAGACTATGTATTGTCAACAAATGAGTATCATTCTGTACGTGAATTTGTTGAAGAAGCATTTAAACTAAAGGGATATAGTATAAAGTGGAGAGGAACTGGTATAAATGAAGTAGGGTATGATGAGAACACAGGTAGAGAATTAATATTTGTATCAGAAAAGTATTTTAGACCTGCGGAAGTAGAAGAATTATTGGGTGATTCGACAAAAGCACAAACGGAACTAGGATGGGTACCCCAAGTAAGTTTTTTAGATTTAGTAAGAGATATGGTAGAAAATGATTGTAATTAAATATAGTAAATATATATAATGATACCATTTATTATAGCAACATTAGCACCGTTAGTAAATTCAATTCAACTAATTCCCCAAGTATATAAAACTTATATAACAAAAAGTGTAAACGATTTATCATTATATTCTTTATCACTCATTCTTATAACTAATTTGCTTTGGTTGTTACATGGGTATTTTATATTTGATATTTCACTAATTACAGCAGGCATATTTAGCACTACAATAAATTTAGTACTATTAATAATGTATTTTGTTTACAGAAAAAAATGATCAGATTAAATAAAAATCATAAAATTTTTATTTAATAAACTACACTACTCTACAGCCACACACTTTTTATCAATCAATATTGATTCACATTTATCACTCTGTGGTACAATTTTAATAACACCTTTACTTTTATGTTTATGTATTGGTTCAGTACACCCTAAATGACTTTTTTTAGTTCTTTTAAACTTAAATAATTGTTTTTTAGTTTTTTTGTTTTTGTTACAACGTGCTCTAAAATGTTCATATCGCTCTTTAACATCATCATATGTTAATCCAGATGTTTTATGTAACATTTTATTAATAGTTTCATGTAAATTGTAAATGTATATAGAAAATGTGTGTCTATTTTCCATACATTTCATGGTAATAGGCATAGCTTTGAAATTTTGTTTTAGATTAATACGACAATATTTACATGGTAAAATATGTTTTAATGATTTAATGAATTTCATATATTCGATTTTTTGTTTATTAGTAGGATTGACAGGATAATTAAAACTCATAGTATGTAAAAAATGCCATAATGAAGGACCCCAAACAGTTGTTAACATACCATCTCCACTATTATAGTGCTTATCGTTATAAATCTTTTTAGTCTTATTATGTATTTTTTTCTTATTTTTGTATGTTTTCATCTTAAACTATAAAGAGAATAAAAAAATATAAATTATTATAATTTAGATAATAATTTTTTTTTTACAAATTCAGGTTTTTGTGTAATATTTTTTGTAATAATACTACTATTATTATCATTAGATTGATTTGATTTATTATTAAATTTATTATTGAATTTTTTATTAATATAAATAATTTTTTCGAAGTATTTATTATCATCAATAAAATCATATTTCTTTATATCTGTTAATTTACCGTTTGACTCTCTGAATATCATGTTATAATTATATATTATTAATTATTTAATTCGTTTGACAATATATTATTTTATTGATAAATAATATAATGAATTTGATAGCCTCTTTACTTAAAGCAATAACTGATTATAAGGGGGTTGTTATTATTTTAGGAATCATAGTATTTTTTATATTGTTAACAATATGGGTGTACAGAAATCATGTCGTTCCTAAACTAAAACCATCTTTTGTAGAGAATAGAGAATTTGAACATGATGGTGATAATGAAATTAAACACAAAGAAGCAACATTAATGTATTTTTATGCTGATTGGTGTCCTCACTGTAAAGCAGCTAAACCCCATGTAGATGAAATAAAATCTATTTATGACACCACAACATCAGGTAAAAGAGTAAATGATTATGCTATAACTTTTGAATATGTTAATTGTTCTGATGATTCAAATACAGAAGTTACACAAAAAATGGATAAATATGGCGTTGAAGGATTTCCAACAATAAAACTAAAATATGACGGAAAAATTGCAGACATGGATGCGAAACCAGATAAAGAAACAATTGAACTATTTTTAAATACTATGTTAAAGTAATTATAACTTAACTTTACCACCTGATAATAGACTATATAAATACATTATAATTAAACCTATAGGAGCTGATAAGGGTTCATAATAATTTAAATACATCCAAATACAGACAAGGATCACCGAAACAATTGACTGTCTTGGTAACGCAGCATAACATCCAAGTGTTCTAAAATAGATCCAAATTGACGAAAAAATAAGTGAAATATAAATCTTTTGTTCAAATGTTAAATAATCATCTAAAAGCATTATAAAATTACGCTAGAAAATAAAATCGAAAGTATCCAATCTCCATTAAACGCATAGCTTCATCCCTTGATTTTTCTTGATTTTTTCCTGTACTTATTAGATGATTATATATAGATTTTGATCTAGATAATCTCCATAAATAACCAACAGGCATTATTATTATTAAGAAAGTAAATACTTTGTAATATATATTTTTATCGATTTTTAAATTTAGTAAGCAAATTATAATACATAACACACATAAATATAAAAATACATGAATAGCTACACTAATAAATACATCAAGTGACAATAATCTTGAATATTCACTTTTAGGATCTATAGTCTCAAAAAAAGTTTTTGTGAAAGTATTACACATTATTCCCATATAATTTATATAATTATTAAAAATTATATAAATCCATTAAATATATTAAATATATTATATAAATCCATTAAATATATTAAATATATTATATATATTATGGATAACTTAGTAAGTGACCCTTTTGGAACACACAGACCGTGTTTAGTTGATTTGGTTAAACATACAACAGGGAATATTATTGAGTTTGGATGTGGTAATTCAAGTACCGTATTAATTAGAGATTTAATAAAAAATACAGATAGAAAACTTATTTCTTTAGAATCTAATTTAGAATGGTTAAATAAATTTAAACATTTAGAAGATGAAAATCATAAATTATTTCATATTAATGCTGGAAATGTTGATAATGATGAAACTGGTAAAAAATGGATAGATTTTATAAAAAATAACACATTAATAAATAATTTAGATTTTGAAGTTTGTTTTATTGATCAATCTCCTTGGGCTGCTCGAACACATAGCCTTAATTATTTTAAAGATAAATGCCAATTCATTATAGTTCATGATGTAGATTATTTTCCACTTAATAATAAATGGGGAAAAATTATAAATGAAACTCATAACAATAGAAGTATTAAACGTGATATGGATTTTTCAGATACGGTAAAACACTATAAGGTTTTTTATCCTCCATTCAAATATTATGCTTGTCCTACAGGACCTCCTACGTTATTATGTAGTAATATTTTAACTGATAATCAATTTAATAACATGTGTGTGAATATTGACTATGAAAAATATTATAGTTAAACTCATACTATTTGTTCCATTAATTATTTAAGATAGAATGATATTCCAAAAAAAGTCTAGTATATTCTTCTCCTTTATCAAGTAATAATTTTCTATTATTTTTATCTAATAAAGAAGTCATCGAATATACATCAATTCCTTGAGTATACAAATTAATAATATGTTTAATATTATTATCATTATTATCATGTATTTTTCTTGTTAATTTTTTTATAAGAGTACTAAATATTTCGCTTATATCAGAAGTATCATCTAACTTTGTAATAAATGTAGGTTTATGTAAATTTTTAAATGCTAAAATAGTATCTGTGTTTTCAATATTACTATTTTTGATACATAAATCTAATGGGAAATTATTAGTTGTTCCGCCGTCAAGATATAACGTATTATCTATGTATGGAGGTGTAAATAAAAGAGGTAAAGCACATGTCATATGTACAGCATCAACTATTTTTAGGTCTGGATGTGTTTTGTAACTAAAATCAACAGTTTTAAATTCATTAATATCTGTTGTTATACCATGTAATTCAATATTCGTTTTCTCAAATAATTCTCGTAATGTTACATCTGTAGTAAAATTTTTTGCTAGTAATAAAGGTGATAAAGATTTTTCCCATAGTTCAGTACCAAATATCCCTTTTTTAGTTATAATATTATATATTGCTGTTGATGGTTTAATATTAAAAATTTTTTCCCATGGTCTATATATTATATAATTCATTATATCTTTAAAATCATATTTTAATGCCACACATAATGCATTAATATACCCAATTGACACTCCATATACTGTTTTAATATTATTAATATCAATATAGTTTTCTTTTAATAAATAATTGATAGATGATGTTTGAGATAATCCAACAGGACCTCCACCACTAAAAACAATATGTTCGATATTCATAAAAATAAAAAATATTTAAACATTTTTTTTCTAACTCAAATACATTAATATAATGTCATCGATTTTTGAATTAAATAAGGAAATTGAAGAAATTGGAGATAAAATAAATTTAGATGATTTATACGAAAAGAAAAAGCAGACTGATTTAAATAAACTTGAAAATTACAAAAAAATTTTAAAACGCATACATTTAAAAATAAAAAATGCATCTAGACAAAAGAATGATAATCAATTTTTATGGTTTGTAGTTCCTGAAACAATATTGGGTGTACCCAATTATGACCAAGCTGCTTGTATTGCATTTGTATTAGATAAATTAGATGATAACGGATTTTTAGTTAAATATATACATCCTAATACCATCTTTATTTCTTGGAAACACTGGGTACCTGGATATGTAAGAAATGAAATTAAGAAAAAGACTGGTGTATCTGTTGATGGTTATGGCGAAGTAGTTGGAACTATCGATGGTGAAAATATCGAAAGTAGAGATCCTAATAATATTATATTTACACCTAAAAATGATAAAAAAACAGATAAAGGCAAAGATTTTAAATCAATTAAATCATATAAGCCAACAGGATCTATATATAATAATGATTTGTTAAGTAAATTTCAAAAGTAAATAATTATAAAAATTAATTAACTATTTATAATTATTTAGTGATGTGATATTGATATTCGTCTTATGTTTCTTTCTTCTGTTTAAGATTACATCTAACCATACTAGATAGGTTATGTCTTTCAGTATTTCCGTTATCATCTTGGACTGAAATAGTAGGCTCTCCAAAACCGTTGCTGCTATTTACATATGTGACTGTATATGTGCGAAAATCCTATGTTCCTTTTTTGACATTTTTCTATATTGTTTATTTCCTGATTTTCATTTCTTGGATGTCATTTGTTATCTCTTTGGCCATATTGGTGGTACCACACATCTTCGCAGTTCTCTTTCGAATGCCACGGTATATTTACCTGATTTTAGGTGTCGGATTTGAAGAGTTCTATTATTACCAGGAATATTAGCATTACCGTCATACCCTACGACTTCATATCTATCTCCTGTTATACCTATTTTGACACAATCTCCCTTTCGATAAGAATTCCCTCCTTTTTTTTTCATACGGCGAGTTTTACTTCTTCTTGAAGTTTTAGACTTTTTTTGTCGTCTAGTGCTACTTTTTCTAGTTCTTTTACCACCAGTTTTGGAGCGTCTTAAACCTGCTCCACCACCTACGAATGATCTTCTTAAACCTGCTCCACCACCTACGAATGATCTTCTTAAACCTGCTCCCATTATGTATTATATTTAGAAAATTTTTAAATAGTATTGAGTAGTTTTTCTTGTATTTCTATTTCACGTAATTTATTTCTTTCAAGTATCTTTGAATATATAATCGATTTATAAATATTAATGCCCTTAATAAAATCAGTTTGACAATCAATATATAATTGGGTAATTATTTCCCGTGTTTTTTTAAACAACTCGTCTAATTTTGTTTCTGGAATATTTTTCTTTAATTTAACGATAGTTGATTGTGTTTTTTCATTAAAAGTAAAGTCAAACACTTCTTTTAAGATAATAACTAATAAATCATATTTAGCAAATGTTTTTGATATAGTTTGATTTAAATGATTAGCATATTTTTTAAAGACAAAGTCACTATCAGGGCCAAATTTTATTTCTGTGTCTTGGACTTGTGTAGTACATAGTGGGTCATTAGTATAATCTTCAAGCTTAATATCTGAAAAAGATTTTATTTCTTCACCAGGTGTTTCATTTTTATTAGTAAATGCTTTATACATATTAATAATAACACTTTTATATTCAGCTTCAGATTGAGGAGACATTTCAAACATTTTAGTAGTGAAATTATATTTATCTTTAAATAAATCTTCTAATTGATTAATACCATATTCTTCATTTAAATTTTTTCCATTATATGAACAAAACGCGGGTTCTTTTCCGCCTCTTTGGTTTAATTTAAAATCATTAACTTCTTTAGGAATTTGATTATCTTGTTCGGTAGGTTGTTCGGTAGGTTGTTCGATAGGTTGTTCGGTAGGTTGTTCGGTAGGTTGTTCGGTAGGTTGTTCGGTAGGTTGTTCGGTAGGTTGTTCGGTAGGTTGTTCGGTAGGTTGTTCGGTAGGTTGTTCTTTAGTTTCATCTGGAGTTTTTTGTATTGGAATTTCTAGATTTCCCATTAGTTTTTCATCAAATAATTTTTTTAATATTTCAATTCTAATATCACAAATATTTTCTAATTTATGAAATTTCATATTTAAATGTGTTGATTCATCATTAACACGGTATGTTTCTGGATTTATATTATAAAATCCAAAAATATCAATATTTTCATCTGAATTACCAGAATATGTCGGATTTAGTGTTTTTGATATAGCAGCATATATTTTGAATATTTTAATAAAATACTTTGCTAAACCAGAACATAAACGGTTTTTTCTTGTTTGTTGATTTTTTTTCAGATTATTACCATGTTTAACATAGGTAGTGTCATTAACATTAGTAAAATTAACATCAACTCCTTGTTGTTTTTGTTGTGCAAGGTATTCAAGTTGAACTGTATTTAAATTTTTATCTAAAATATCCTTTGTTAAAATTTCAATTTTACTACAATAAGAATCATCAAATAAATTCGTCATGTCTTCAAAACTAAGTGATGTAGCATAATTACCAGCTATATCATTTATTTTTTCTAATAATTCTTTTTTTCCATTATCAGATAATAATTGTCCTGTTGATTGAGAATTACCCATATATAAATACATTATAATTTTTTTATATCCGAATGACTATTAAATAATTAATTAAATAATTTAAAATAAAATTGATAAATAATATTGTTTTTAATTGTATATCACAAATGGAACGGACAAAGTCTCAAACAAAAAAGGTAAAAAATACACCACTCAAAAAAGATTTGTGGAACCAGTTTGATAATGAATTCAATAAAGATACCCATATTGAGTGTGTGTATAGAAGCGAAGGACAACGTGAAGAATGTGACGTATGTAAGTCGTCATTATGGTTTTCAGAAGAAGGGTTTTTGACATGTACGAATTCAAAATGTGGTATAATTTATAAAGATATTATTGACTATGGTGCAGAATGGAGATATTATGGTGCAGATGATAATCAAAATTCAGACCCAACAAGATGTGGAATGCCAATTAATCCTTTACTTAAAGAATCATCTTATGGGTGTAAAATTATGGGAGGTAATTCAAATTATGAAATGCGAAAAATAAAAAGATATACAGAATGGCAGTCCATGCCATATAAAGAGAAATCTCAATATGACGAATTTCAAAGAATAACCATGATGGCAACAAATGCAGGTATTAATAAATATATTATTGATGAAGCAATATCATATCATAAAAAGATTTCAGAACATAAAACCTTTAGGGGTATTAATAGAGATGGTATAATAGCAGCATCAATATATGTAGCATTTAGAATAAATAACAACCCAAGAACAGCTAAGGAAATAGCAGATATATTTCATTTAGATCATTCGGGAGCAACAAAAGGGTGTAAAAATGCTGTTAATATTCTAAACATAATTGAGGAAGATTTAGATGAGAATGAAAAGACAGTATTTGGAGATACAACACCACAATCGTTTATCGTTAGATATTCTAGTAGACTCGGTATTAATAAAGAGTTAACTAAGTTAGCTGAGTTTATAGCATATAAGATACAAAAGGATAATTTAATACCTGAAAATACACCTCATTCAATCGCAGCAGGTATTATCTATTATATATGTTGTTTGTGTGAATTAAACATTACAAAAAAAGAAATACATACTATTAGTCAAATAAGTGAAGTAACTATAAATAAGTGTTTTAAGAAATTAGAAGGATTTACAGATAATCTAATACCACTTACTGTAAAAAAGAAATATCATATAAAATAGGTGTTTTAAGTAATAATATCATATTTTTTTACATTAAAGATATTATTAATGACGATTCCCAAATATGTTTTTATTGTACCATATAGAAATAGAGAAGAACATAAACATTTTTTTTTGAGATACATGAAATATATATTAGAAGATTATCCAAGTGATGATTATGAAATTATTTTTTCACACCAGTGTGATAATAGGCCTTTTAATAGAGGAGCTGTGAAAAATATAGGATTTAAATATGCAAAATATAAATATAAGAATGATTATAAAAATATAAATTTTATATTTCATGATATAGATGTAATGCCATATAAGAAAAATTTATTGGATTATGAGACACAAGTAGGTACAATAAAACATTATTATGGATTTAAGTATGCTTTAGGTGGTATAATATCGATAAAGGGTTCTGATTTTGATTTATTAAATGGATTTCCCAATTATTGGAGTTGGTCGTTAGAAGATAATTGTTTTCAAGAAAGGGCTTTGTATAATAATATAAAAATTGATAGAAATACTTTTTATCAAATTGGTGATTTTCATATACTACATATTCATGATGGATATTACAAGGATTTATCAAAAACAAATCTAGATTTGTATCAATCAGATTCTGGTAATGAAGGTTTGGAAACAATTTACAAAACACAAATAAAAGACGAAATTATAAATGGCACAGATACTAACATTAAGCACACATTTTGTAATATTAGATACTTTGAAACACTATACTCTCATGATAGTCAAATAAAAGCACAAAAGCACGATTTAAGAAATGGAAATAAATTAGGATTACGTTCTAACGTAAGACAAATGAATACATTAATATACAACAAATAATAAATAAAATTATTTAATTATTTTATTTATTATTTAATTAATTTGTGAAGGGATATAATATTTTAATCTATTTTCTCCTCCCATATAGCCATGATAATAACAGTGATAACTAATAATTCCAAAGTTACCAGTTATTTCAAATGTTAAGTTACCAGTATAATGTTGAACATATAAAGGTAAAATTTCATTACTATTTAGAGATACATTAGTAGGTGTACTATGTTTTGTACCAGAAATAATTCTGAAATAAGTAGAAGACACAACAAATCCAAGTGGGTGTGTTGTTGGAATACCCAAAATAGTATATGTACCATTAGTTAATCCAATATAATCATTATTACTATATGGTATTTGATTAAATCTGTATACACCGACAACATCAATATTATTTGTTTGTGGTGATTGTTCAAGTAATTGTATATTTTCAGTTGGAATATTAGGGTTAACAGCAGTTCCTGTATTACTTGGTGTTTGGTCAGGTGCTACAAACATACCTGTAGTTGTAGATGATGAATATCCTATACCATATAAACTAGTATTTATATATGAATTAGCATTACTGTCTTCTATTAAATTACCTAAAGTGTCATATATGATTGGTGTAGTATTTGTCTTAGTATGATCAGCTACAGCTTCAAGTACTATACGATATGTTCTTTTAGAAATCTGTTCAACATTTGTTACTTCGTGTTGGTTTTCATCTGCGTTAACAACCAATTCAAAAACAAACTGGTCACCGTCAACAATCATTACTGGTTGGGGTAAATATGTAGCCCTTAATGAATAATCATTACTTACTACACCATTTACAGTTAGAGGTGTTCCAATCTTAAATCTTTCTCTATGTACCTTATTATCTGCCATTTGTCCTAATATATGTCTTGTAATATTTGTATTTCCTCTATTTAAGTCAGATAATGGTTGTAATGGTGTACCTGAACTTTTAAAAACAGGTAGTATATGTGTGTTATACAAATTGTGTCCTGACCTACCTAGTTCTCTCACAACATCTGATTCATTCTTAAATAGATCTACACCATGAACAGTACCAGTTAGTTTATAGGCTAGATATTTTACAAAATCATATCTAATTAGATTTTGACCAGATAAATCATTTATTGTATTATTATCTAAACCTCTTACAAAGTTGAGATTAGCATTTAATGGATTAATTATTCGTTCGTAATTTACATTATTTTCTGTAGATAAGTTTCCGTTTAGATTGATAAAATATTTCGTATCAGTAGCAAAGAAATTATCAACACTATTAGCATCAGTCTGAAATTGGAATAAATTTCGAAGTGTTGTTGTCTTAATATATATAGAAGCATCAACATCTTGTCCTGACACATCTTTGAAATCTTCTTGAAACAAATCAATATAGATAGATAATGAACTTACATCTAATGCTCTAATTGAGAAAACACCTGGTTGTAGTGGAGGTTCTGGTTCTGGTTCTGGTTCTGGTTGATTTAATGTATATAATGTAATAGCTTCATCAATACTTTCTATTGCTCCTCCATTATTAAAAAATGGTATTGATTCTACATATGCATCAATCATATCATATGTTTTTACATAACTATATGCTGTTACTTTTTCATATCTTCCAAGTATTTTTCTTCTAATATTTTGAAGATTTTTAAAGTTATTGTTCATAGTTTGTTCCTGTACTTGGATTTCTCCTTGTTTAGTACTGATTTCAACTTCCTTAGCATATTTTGGACCATCTACCAACCCAATAAGCTGATTCTCTAATGTATTTAATTGTGTTTTTAAAGTATCTAGTATACTAACACTTTCATCATAAATAGCTTTTGCTGTTGATTCACTTGTTAAACCAGCTGGTATTTGTATGTCAATTATAGCATACATACTTTTTACGTATTTTGAAATGTTGTAAGATGTACTTAACGCACCTAACGATAAAGAGCCTGCTACAAATAACATAGCATTTGTTTCATATCCTCCATCAGCGTCATTAAATGCCCAGTTATGATCAAAGTTTTTATAATTTGTATTAGGATTAGGATTCTTTAATTCATTCGCAATCTTAAAGTTACTTTGTGTATATGTTTGTACTTGTGATAATATATTTATTAATACATTTAATTTTGCGTGAGCTTTTCCTAATGCTGTATTATAATTATCAATACTTAAGTAATCTGTATAAATATCATCTGTTTGTATGGAACCATCTGCTTTAATAATATTATTTGGTATTCCAAATGCATTCTTTAGTATAGTTAAGTTATTAGAAAGTAGTGTTTCTATATCTGCTGTAGGATTATTTCCAATATCAATTAAAACCATTTCTGTTAGAATAGTAGTCAACGCATTAATATTTTGGTTTTTTACCGTAATAGATGCTTGTAAATATGGATCATTAACAGAAAACTTTTGAATTGTTTTAAAAGCCTTCTGTCTTGTGTAATTTAATACTGTATTATTCGCATCAAATGATGTATTTGTAGCAATATCTGTACCACCTATTGATTCTACAATAAAATATTCTGTATGAGGAATATTATCTGGTAATACATACATACCATTTATACTATTCGTAAATGTTTGTCCTGTGTTTTCTATAGTTTGACCTGACAAATTTTTAACTATTATTTCAGCATTTGATATATAACCGTCAAACACAAAACCAGTTATTGATTCAGGCTCAGGCTCAGGCTCAGGTTCAGACTCAGGTTCAGGTTCAGACTCAGGTTCAGGTTCAGGCTCTGGTTGAGGTTCTGGTTCTGGTTCTGGTTCTGGTTCTGGTTCTGGTTCTGGTTGAGGTTCGGGTTCTGGTTGTTTTATACCTTCTATATTTATATTAATTGACTGATCAATATGTGTATTAAAGTTTAATGATGCTATTGTTGATGATGAATCGAATAATGGGTATTTCTTAGTATATGCTACAATTTTTTCGATATTAATCAAAATTGTTAAGTTATCGGAGTTACTGTTTAGTTGTTCTTCTATTAACGATATTATACGTTTTATGTATTCTAACATAAGAGTAGCATAATATTTTGATGCACCCAATATTTGTCCTACAATTATATCTACATTTGTACTATCAATATATGAACCTGATAAATCATTATGTGTAATTAGACTATGAGTATTTATATTTGATGTTAATGTTTCAGCATATCGTGTTATACATTGTTCATATGTCGCATATCCAGTTATACTAGTAGTTATGTTTATAATTGCTGTTAATATAGCATGATGATATGCTATTTCAATTGTATTATATTTATAATTGGCTAGATAATCTGTATATATACTATTAGTACCATTATATCCATGATTAACTGTCAAACCAATATTGCGTTTTAAATTACCGTCTAATAAAGCAATTAAATCTATAATATCATTATTACTAGTTGTTTCTGTTATATTAAGTTCAATCGCCTTGGTTAATATAGTTGTTAATATATTTATATTGGTTTTTATCTCATATGGATTATTTAATCGTTGAATTACAGTCTTTAATGTTTTTGTATTAGCTATTCCTGATGCTATATCATAACCATCCGTTGCAATAGCTTTCATAAATATATGATTATCATTTAATACACCATCGGGTAAATCGAAATAACCATAATTATTTGATGTTGTTTCGCTAATAACATTTGAATATGTTAAATCAGTTAGAGCATAATATTTAATTGTAGAATTTGAAATATAGCCATCAAATATATATGATGTAAGTGCTTCAGGTTCTGGTTCTGGTTGAGGTTCTGGTTGATTTATAATGCCAATTACCGTACTCAAAATACTCTGCATAGAAATATTTTCTATATCATCTGTTGAAGCATAACTTGTTACTGGATTATTCTCAACATATGTTTTTATTTTCTCGAAAGTTCTTGCTTGTGTTTCCAAAGATGTATAACTTTCTATCTTAGCTATATATGCTTTTGCTTTTACTAACCAATCAGCATCTGGTGAATTTTCTGAATATACATTTTCAAGTGTTGTTTGAATACTTTCATTTGATAATGGATAATTTGGTGAATTATTTTCTTTATCAACATGTCCAGGGAATAGCTGTTCAGATAATTTACTTAAAATTTCATCATATGCCATAAATGGTTGACCACCATTCATACCAATATTAACAATTGATGTTACTAAAGTAATGTATTTACCTATTGGTAAATCTTCTATATATTTACTTAAATAATCATCTCTTATATTTTCCTTCTCTAATCCAATATTCCATGCCATCATATCTAATACTGTATCAAAATCAGAGAATATATTCATACTCTTATCATTTGGATTATTATCTTGAATACTTGCTATATTACCAGCATTATGATTTTCAATACGTTTTTCAGTTTCTGTTGCTGCCAAAGTTGTGAAAATATTGATATTATAATTTTCATTATCATTATGCAATTCACTTATATCAAAATTTAACTCATCTCTTGTATCTATCGTAAAAAATGTTTTAAATCTCTTTTCGCCCATCGAATTCTGTGACCCTAAATTTATACCACCAATCGTTTCAACAAAATATGTTTTATTATGTTCTATACTACTAATATCTGTTGACGATATTTTTCTAGAAGGTAATCTATAGTCACCGTATTCATTTGTAGTTGTAGTATCTGTTTCAAAATAACTGTAAACACCATCTTCATTATTACTAGTAAAATCAATTCTTTTAAATATGACTGTTGCATTTGCTATATACCCATCAAATAATAGACCTTCTAGTGGTTCTGGTTCTTTTAATTCTGGTTCAGGCTCAGGTTGTGGCTCAGGTTGTGGCTCAGGTTCAGGTTGTGGCTCAGGTTCTGGTTCTGATTCAGGTTCTGGTTCTGATTCTGGTTCTGGTTCTGGTTCTGGTTCTGATTCTGGTTCTGGTTCTGGCTGTAATAATTGTAAAATTGTAATATTATTTAAATCTTCGGTTGCACTTACAAAAGATATATTATTACTTGTAGGGTCAGTATATGATGATATTCTTTGCAAGTCAGTTAAACTACCTGTTGTTGTTTGACTTGTTCTAGATAAATCATAGCTTCCTAAAGTTCTAACTGTATTTACAATTGCATTCGCTTCTAATACATATGTAAACACAGATGTATCTACATTTGTCAATATACTACCCGTTGCTGTTTGATTAACAGCTGCTTGTATTTTACTTGTATTATTTGTACCACTTGTATAATTAAAAGTATTTTCACGAGTTGTTAATATAGAGGCTGCATCTTCTCCTATTGGGTTCATGAATGTTGATAAATTATTAATTGCAGTATCAAAAGTAACATTAGATACTGTTTGGGTAATAATATTTATAATCGATACAATATTTATATTTGCTGCTCCAAGATTTAAATCTTCGGACTCTTTTGCCAGATAATTTTTATTTATATCTGTTGATTGATCTAAACCTAATATTGTTTTTATGTTACTTTCAATATTAGGTGTTACATTTGTGAATTCAGATAAAATTTCGCTTTCGGTTAATACAATATTTTGGGGTGATACATTTTCTATATGTTTTTCAAATTCGTTTGTTGATATTGTTGATAATATATTTAAGTTGTTATTCATTTGATATGCTGTATCAAAATCAATATCACCATTCTCATTTATTGGAATTCTAATAATTTTTTTGTATGATTTATTTCCCATAGGAACACCTGTAGCTATATCGACACCACCACTAGTTTTCATTAAATATGTTTTATTTGGAATTATTTCATCTGGAAATACAAAATCACCAAAACTATTTGTACTACTAATAATATTTGTAGTAGTGTTAAATTTTTGCGTAGAGCTATTAAAATCATAAAAATATAACGTAGCTCCTGAGATATAACCATCAAATATAATACCTTTAAATGGTTCTGGTTCTGGTTCTGGTTCTGGTTGAGGTTCTGGTTCTGGTTGAGGTTCAGGTTCAGGTTCAGGTTCAGGTTCAGGTTCAGGTTCTGGTTGAGGTTCTGGTTCTGGTTCTGGTTCTGGTTGAGGTTCTGGCTCGGGTTCAGGTTCAGGTTCAGACTCAGGCTCGGGCTCAGATTCAGGTTGAGGTTCAGGCTCAGGTTGAGGTTCGGGCTCAGGTTCTGGTTCAGGTTCTGATTCAGGTTCAGGTTCTGATTCAGGTTGAGGTTCTGGCTCGGGTTCAGGTTCAGGTTCAGACTCAGGCTCGGGCTCAGATTCAGGTTCAGGTTCACCTTCAGGTTCAGGTTCACCTTCAGGTTCAGGTTCAGATTCTGGTTCGGGTTCGGGTTCATCATTTAAGTCATATAATGCTTGTGTTTTAAACGCTTGAATATGTGAAATTTGTATTGATTTTACTTGTGAAGCAGTATCACTTATTGTTCTATCTATAGAAGGAGCATTTCTAGTAGAACCTTTTTGTATTAAAGAAGTTTTTAACTTTATTATTCGAATACCATTCTCTGAATATGATTGTAATGGAACATTATATAATGCTGTTCTATTAAAGTTAAGTAATTCTATATCAAGATATGTATAAAGACCTTGGTCTGTGTTGAAGTAAATTACTATATTATCAAAATCTTCTATATCTAACTCATCATTTATACTTACTAACACATCTGTTGTTTTTATAACATCTGCTGTATTAGTAAATGTATTATCTATCATATTTTCATAACCTGATGTAATACTTTCAACAATATTTGTATTCGCTTTCCATACTTGTATCTCTTGTATTGAAACAGGAATTAGTGATGAATTTTTAATTTTAATATGTTTTATTAAAATTGTATCAGGTTCAGGTTCAGGTTCAGGCTCTGATTCAGGTTGTGGTTCAGGTTCAGGTTCAGGTTCAGGTTCGGGTTCAGGTTCGGGTTCGGGTTCGGGTTCGGGTTCAGGTTCTGGTTCAGGTTCGGGCTCTGGTTCAGGTTCTGGTTCTGGTTCGGGTTCTGGTTGTTCTAATACTAAATAGTAACTTCTGATTAATCCATCTGTTGCACTATCTACATTAGAAAATGTATTGGCTGATATTGTAACCATCGAACCATTTTCAGTAATAGCAACATTTCTTCCCGAAAATTCTCCTGGATTTTCACCATCCAGATTATCTGCAGTATGTATCCAATTCATAACAGGTTGAGAGGCTCCGTCATATAATGGTGCTGTATTAGTTGTAAAATCTTCGTAAATATTAACAGAACCACTATCAATACCAGTTATACCATCATTTTCTGCTGAACCAACAATAATAAATTTCCCATTTTTAGATAAAGCCATATGTTCAACTGAATTTACTGATAAATCAAATGAATTTTCCAATACAATTTCTGTAAAAGTAGTCCATCTTCTTAATTTAGCTGCTGTATTTGTGAAATCATCAAATTTCATTTTTGTAATATTTACTGAACCATTACTTAAATCACCACCTAATTTACTTGTACCAGCCATTACAATATCAAAATTATACTGACCCGATGTTTCAATAATACCACCTGTTATCGACACACAAATACCCATTTGGTCTTTATTCTGAGTACCTTTCATGTTAAAACCTTGTGTCTCAAAACCTGTTTCGTCAGAAAATGTGTTTCCATATGGATAACCTAAATTAATCCAATTCATATTTGTAGTATGATTTTCATCATTAGTTATTTCATAATCATTTGTTGATGTATTGTATATTAATGCATATACAGCAGTAAAACCCGATGCACTAATATTAGCTGATGATAAAGTATTATCATCAAAATAATCACTTGCTAATACACAAGGAGCACCTATACTAATTATACGTTTATCAGTTGGACTAATAGATACGGAATAACCAAATTGATCATATGCTCTTGGTCCAGCTCTTGTACCTTCAATTGTTAAATCACTTTCAATATGATTATCTGTATTACTTGTATCATTTAGACCAGTAGTTATTTTATTTGGATTATGTTTTGAACTTATATTAACCCAATTATCTCCAGATTCATCATAATCATATACCATAACTCTCCCAGAATAATTTAATGGTGTTGAATTATCAATTTCAGATATACCAACATAATTTCTATCACCTATTACAATACGTTTACCATCTGATGAAAGTGATGTACTTAAACCAAACTTTTGAGATACTGTAGCAGATTCTCCTTGTTCACCAATTAAATTTTGACCTATTTGAGAATATGTATTGTCACTTTGTAATTTATAAACTTGAACCATACCTGGAATTCCTGCTCCTCCAAGACCATAACTTCCGTGAGGTGCCCAATTAGGAGAAGATATAGCTATTATAGTTGCATCGTCATTTACAGATACTACACTACCAAAATCCATTTTAAATACACCCACAAATCCTGTGCCAGTATATGATGCTGATGTACTATAACCTTCTTTACCTGAACTATTATTGGTATTTTCTATTAATCTTGTCGTTAATTCATTCCATCCTTCATTATAATTTCGTTCATAAATATGAACTCTACCCTTTGATGCGTTTTCATTTGGAGCACCTACAACTAAATAATTACCAGAATGTGTCATCGCAATACTAGTTGCAAATTGTGAATTTGATACACCTTGAATATCTAATGTAAATTTATCCCAACCATATAATGCTTCAGGTTCTGGTTCAGGCTCTGGTGCCGGTTCAGGCTCTGGTCCTGGTTGTAAGTCATCTACAGGTACTCCTCTAAATTCATCAGCATTTAAATAATTTACACTATACCCTAAATCTTCAAGAATACCTACTGTTATTCTACTTAAAGGCATATCTCCTTGTGAATTACTATTTTCATCTTCTATTTTTGCTGTCATTAATTCTTCATCTAAACCTGGATATTCAACAGGTGTGTTAATACTTGATGGTATTATCATATTTGTGTATAGATCTTTCACTTGAAAATAACGTACTACACTTTCAGGACTTGGTGAACCAAATGGATGTTCACCTTCATCCAAATGAACAGTATTTGAACCCGCTCCAAAATTATCTTCTATTGGAATACCCAAAAAGGCATATGAAGTACCATTTATCGTATTAAAAAGCTTATTATATTCAAATACACCATGTTCACCTATATACAATAAACTTGTTGTGTCTCCATGACTATCATCATCTGTTAATTGATAATAATAAGCTCTTAAGTTATTTGTTATCCAATGAGGACCAATACCTAAAATATGTCCTAATTCATGCAATACTACCCAATATAATATTGAATCACCTGATTTTGTATAACTATACGCTAATGAATGAATTTGAGGTTTTTGAATTTCCATATTACCTGATTGGGGATAAACCTTTGCATTTAACGGATCTTGAATAATTGATGTTATTACTGCTCCAGCTAATGCTGTAGATACAGGTATATCTTTTAACAATACTGTTGTTGATATGGTTGAATTCATATTATGGTTCAAATCAGTTATTACAGACCCCCATTTATCAACAGCGTCTTTTATAATAGATATAAAGTTATTATCTATTTTTATTGTCTGACTATCATCATAAAATGATAAATTAAAAACATGATTTTGTATTGTAAATGATACTTCTCCACCATCATTTGTTGTTTCATCAACTACTACATCTATCTCTGTTATATATTCAACATCATTCTCAAGATATACTGATTTATATACATTATTTCCTACAGTAGTTGGTGTCCATTCATAAAATGTATCATTTGAATAGTAATGCTCTGTACCATTTACCACAAATAATTCATTATTATTATTATCTTTAAATGATACTTCTCCACTATTTTCACTTAAAAATAATCTATATTTAACCCCCTGTGTTAATATTATTTTACCTATATCTTCATTTGGTACTGATTGTAATTTGTGAATAGGTTTTTGTGATATATCGGTATATCTAAATGTTGGATAATTATAACCAGTAAATATATTCTGACCGTTTTTATTAATGACTAAAGGGATAAAATCACCTTTGTATCTATTATTTACTAATATTCTTTGACCGTCCAATGACATTTATATATATATTAGATACAATTTTTAATATATATATTATTTAATAATTATTTACTTTAATAATTATCATCTTAAAAATCTTCATTTATTTCAAACGCATCATCAGAAAATTTATCTGCTAAAGAATACTCACTAACACGTTTTTCAAAAAAATTTGTTTTGGATTCGACTGATATTAATTCCATAAAATCAAATGGATTTGTTGAATTATATATTTTGTTGTATCCTAATTGAACAACTAATCTATCCGCTATAAATTCTATATATTGAGACATTAATTGTGAATTCATTCCTATTAATCTACATGGTAATGCTTCTGTTATGAATATTTTTTCAATCTCTACTGCCTCTTTTACTATTTCTATTATTCTGTTTTTATTAATCTTCTTATTAAGTTTTGAATATAGTAATACTGCAAATTCTGTATGAAGGGCTTCGTCTCTTGATATTAACTCATTTGAAAATGTTAAACCCGGTAATAATCCACGTTTTTTTAACCAAAATATACTGCAAAATGCTCCACTAAAAAATATGCCTTCTACACATGCAAACGCTACTAGTCTGGTTGCAAACGAACTTCTGTTATCAGAAATCCATTTTTTCGCCCATGTTCCCTTCTTTTTTATACATTCATAATTCTCTAACGCATTAAATAATTTGTGCTTTTCTTCTCTATCTTTAATATATGTTTCTATTAACATACTATACATTTGTGAATGTATATTTTCCATAGCTATTTGAAAACCATAAAATGCTCTCGCTTCGGAATTTTGTACTTCAGACATAAAACGTAATCCTAGATTTTCTATTACTAAGCCATCACTAGCAGCGAAAAATGCAAGAATCATCGATATAAAATGTTTCTCATTATCGTCTAATTTATCCCAATCAGTCAAGTCTTTTGATAAATCTACTTCTTCAGCTCTCCAAAAACAATCTACTTGTTTTTTATACATGCTCCAAATGTCTTCATGTTGTATCGGAAACATTACAAACCTGTTATCGTCTTCAATTAAAAGTGGTTCGACTGCAGACTTTGCCATCCTAAATAATATAAGGTTGAGATTTTATATTATTTTTAAAAAATAATTCTCTTTAAGTATCCAAATATATATTATTTATTATTTGTCTCTCATCGAAAAATAAAAACAGTTGATTATATATATCACATCATGAATATTGATACTACACACCCACACATATTTCATTTAGATCCAAGCCATCAAAGAGAGAAGAGAGAACCACATGATAGTCTTGTCTATATTAACAATCCTATTATGCCTGAAATTGAAGAGTTTGCACAAAGAGATAAGAAAATATTACAATTAAGAGATTTACTTCAGAATAACAAGAAAGAACTTGAACTTTATCGTTCCAAAATTGAATCCGAAACAAAAAACAATTTATATTTAAAGGATGTACTTAAAAATTACCATTCATATAAAAGTTATATTATCAATATGAAGAATAAACAAAAAAAAGCTATGGAAAACATATCCACACATTTAGAAAAAATTTCAAAGGAGAATAATTTAGGTGCAGAAAATTTAGAAAGAGTTAAATTAGAACAAAATCAAATACTTGACGAATTAGATAAAATACAAAAAGAGTTACAAGATCTTACATTAAAACCTGAAAAATAATAATAATATTGAATTATATATATATATATATGGAAAGAGTTCAAACAAAAATGAAAGAATTAGAAGATAATTTATCAACATATAATGGAACAATGGACACATTTTATACGCGAGCGTTAAATAAAATTGAAACTATAAAAGGGTTCATAACTAGAATTAGGTCTGATATAGCGCAATATCAAAGAATTCAAAAAGAATATAGTGACTCTCAAGTACGTGTGGCAACTTTGCAAAATCAAATTGAAGAATTAGGTACACAGATACAACGACTTCAACAGGCAAATGATGACTTGAGACAGGGTCAAAATGCTAATGAACAATTAAGAAACCAGTTAGCACAATTACAAGAAGATTATCAATCTTTAATAAAAGAAAAAGCCGACTTACAACGAGATTTAGGTATTGCTAACAGAGGTAATGAAAATAAAGATACAGTAATTCAAGATTATCGTAGACAGATAGAAGCCAAAGATCATGAAATAGCAAAAAAGCAAAATGAATTAGAGGCGAATGCAAGCAATCTTGAAAATATGCGTGGACAATTGGAACGTGCTCGAATAGAGCTTGATGAAGAACGAGGAAGAGAAAGTGGTTTAGAGGAACAAATGAATGCATATGGTGATAGAATAGAACGATTAAATAATATTTTAATAGAATTATCGAGCGATCATAGAACTGAAGAAGTACAGGAAGGTTTAGATTATATTATTGGACAATTAACAGAACTTACAAATAATTCGGGAAGTGATGGCCCAGGAGGTCAAGGAGGTCCAGATAATTCAATTAGATCATCATCTAGTGCACCTGGATCTCAACCTGATTCTGAACCTGGAACTCAACCTGATTCTGAACCTGAACCTCAACCAGAACCTGAACCTGAATCTGGTCCTGGTGTTGGTCCTGATTCAGGTTCAAGACCGGGAACAGCTGATAGTCAATTCGAACAATTAAATCTTAAACGTTTAGGTGATAATATTGGTACTGGTAGTAGTGAAGAAGGTACTAAGAAATCGGCTCAAAATGAACAAAAACATACATCAGTACAACAACCAGATACAACAAGACATCCAAGACATCCAAGACAATTACAACCAATAAATCCTGTAAAAGGATATGATATGAATAACAAAGAAATTATTATACCCTTTTCTCCTGATGTTAATCAGACTGATAGAAATGCAAGAAAAAAGGCAATTGAAAAAATTGTAAATGATGTATTTAGAGATATGAGAATAACAAAAGATCAAATGATCACAAGTAATAACAAAGTAGATTATCCACATACAATTAGAATGAAAGCCGACATAAACATTTCAACCGAAAGAAAAATTGAAATGAGAAAAAAAGTCCGTGAAAATTTAATGAATTGGCAGAATGAATATACTAACAGTCAAAATAAAAAACAACCATTTAAAGATTTTTATTTACAACCCACAGAATATGATATTGAAACAGGAAATCATGACCCATTTGAGGTTGAATTTCCTTTTTTTGACAGTACACAATATAAAATACCTATGACACGAGGAGGTAAATCCAAAGGAAAAAAGACAAGAAGAAAACAAGAAGGAAAGTCAAAAAATAAAACAATTCGATATAAACGTCGTAAAAACAGAAAACAATCTAAGAAATAATAAATATTATGAATAAATAATTTTATTTAATATTTATTTTTTTACAGTCTTAATATATATATAATGAAATTTAACGACTTATTAGTTAATCAAAAATTTTTATACGTTGTATTTTTCTTGGCAATTACCAACGTTTTAGGGTACTTACTAATGGGTGACGACCAAGCATTAACTCAGTTTATATTAATAGCAATAATCACATATTTTTTTAATAAGAATATGGCTGTTGTAATGTTGGTATCATTATTAATGACAAACTTTTTAAAGGTAACGACAATAAAAGTAAATAGAGAGGGTATGAAAAATAAAAAGAAGAAGGTAGAAGATGATGAAGATGAAGAGGATGAAGGAGAGATGGATATGGGTGACATGATGGATTCACTACAAGATAAATTAGATGATGCAGCGGATACAATACCAACAACTTCTAAAAGTACACCAGCATTAGATGAACCTAGACGTAAAAGTAAAAACTCAAGAGCTATGGAAAAGGATGAATTTGAAAAATCAGCTTCAACAAATAAAAAAAATAAATCAAAGAAAGAGAAATTTCAAAATGCTGGAAAAAAAGGTGGTAATAACTATGTAGACCAAGCAGCAACACTTGAGGCAGCATATGATAATTTAGATGGAATATTGGGTAAAGATGGAATATCTAGTTTAACAAAAGAAACTGAATTTCTTGTAAAACAACAGAAGAATTTAGCAAAGACGATGGAGTCGATGGCCCCACTAGTAAAGAATGCAAAAGAAATGTTGGCAGGTTTCAATTTGGATAGTTTAAAAGGTGTAGCTGGTGTTCAAGGACTTATGAAATAAATAATATAATATCATTTAAATATATACATGGCAAGAAAAAATTCATATGATTTATTATGTTCTAGTAATATATCATTATTATTAGTATTATTAATAATAATAGGAATTATATATATTATATTTAATCATAGCCACTATCAAAATAATGAAACTATTCCTAATCATGTTCATAGTCCCCTTACCTTTTTAAGACCTAATTATGGGTATACAAATTTACCAAATGATGTGTTATTAGATCCGTATTCAGCACCATTAAGAGATAATAGATATATGGTACCAACTCATGATTTACGAGGAATGCCTGTGGCAACACATATGCCAGGTGTTGGTGTCCCAATTAATGTTCCTACACGGGCATTAGATGCGGAATATCGTCAGGTTGGAATATTATCAAGGAAAAGTGGAATTGGAGAAACGATTTTACCTTTAATGGGTAGACCATTATACACAAGTAGAGATAAATGGCAGTTTTATACAATAAATGATAACAATAACCAAGTGAAATTACCGATGAGTCATAATGGACGAAGTTGTACAAGTGAAAATGGGTGTGATAACTTGTATTCAGGTGATGTAGTAGATGTAGAAGGATATAATGAAAAATTCAAAGTAACTTCATACGATAATGCTGTTATGAGATACATTCCATTTATATAATTTATTAAAATTTATTAAATTTAATAAATTATTGAGATTATTAACGAGTATTTAATTATTATTGAATTCTTTATCGTTATTTAATTTTTTTGCTAAATTTTCTATTGTATTCCAGCCAGATGTGTAATTCTTATCAACATTAGTACTGACAATAAAATCCTTTCCGTCCTTTCCTTTTAAAAGTTTTGCAGTAACTGTGCTATCGTATGGCTTTAACGTATATTTTATAGATTTCTCTCCTTGATCTTCATATATGCTTTCTCCAGAGATAGTAGAATCTACAGTTTGTGGCACATTCGTTTGTTGCACATTCGTTTGTTGCACATTCGTTTGTTGCACATTCGTTTGTGAATCAGGTTGTGGAAACCTAGCATTCTGAATTACTTCGGGTACTTTCGGCTCCCCCACTTCTTTTAATGCATTTGCAATAGTTTCTTTGTCATGTTCTATCATACTTTCAACAAGCTTTTTCTTATCTTGTGCCTTCAATCTATTATTTCTATCTTTTGTAATTACTTCAAATATTTTTTTCTTTGTATCATAATCTAATCTTGTAAAGTTTACTTTATTTGTATTTATATAATCGTTAGTGAGATATACAATATCCATGTCTTTGTTAACAGGAATAGGTCGGTAACTATCTGTATAATGATCATAATATGTATCAGAAAGAGTAGTTTGTGTTTTAAGAAGTTTTTCTATATTTTCACTTTCTTTGGCTATTTCTTTTGATTTTGCTTCTTCTTCTTTTGCCTTTTCTTCCTTTTGTTTTATTGCTGCATCAACACGTGCATCCTCCTCTTCTAAAGTTCCTATCCCAAATCGTGATTTTTTATACCAGTTATCACCGCGTTTTAATAATTCTTGTTCCCTTATTTGTAAATTTTTCAATCTTTCTTCCATAATTATTCTCCTTTCTTCATCTATTTTTTTTCTTTTTTCTTCTTTTTCTTCTTCTATCTTTTTTCTTTTTTCTTCCTTTTCATCTTTTAATCTTGTTTGTTCCGTATCTATGATTTTACTAATATTAGTCAAAGAATTTTCTATTTGGCTTCCACACACATTCCGATTAGTAGTCATTTCAAAAATACCTAGATCTGTTATACTTTTTTTGAATGTTATTAATATATCTTCTTTAAATATTTTCATATTTTGAATTACAGTTTTGTCATATAAATCAATTAAAAAGTTAATATCATCTAAATATTCACTAAAAGATATATCGTCAAATGCAAAATTTAAAATACTTGAACCCTGCTTATTTATATTTAATTCAGCAGCCTCCTTAGCTCTTAACATATCAACAGATAATTCAAAAATATTGATTTCACCACGAATTCTTTTTCTCCACGATTTAATTAACTTACGATAACTTTCACCTAATATAGATTTTATTAAATTTCTTCCACCATTTTGATCTTCCAGACTATCCTTACTATACACACTACGATCATCATTAAACTTAACGCTACTATTGCTGCTACCTAATTCAAAATAATCTCTATCACTAGATCGATCACTAGGTTGATAACTACTATCACTTTCACTTGAATCACTTATACTAGGTTCCTGATATCGGGTTGTGGGTCGAAAGGTGGGTCTTGGTTGAGTTTTGTTTTGTTTTTCATTTAATTCGTCAACTATATATCTAGTATAAGAAACAACACTATTTCTTAATTGTTCCTTGCTATTTGTTAAATAGATTACTTTAAATTTAAATATATTTTTTTGTATAAATTCTAAAAAGCCTAGTGTTTTACTAATATATGTTATTCTTTGGGTTGAAAGCTTATTTTTTGGACTTTGAAGAATTAATTTCAAATTTGTGTAAACAATATTCAACGTAAAAAATGCATGTGATAATTTTATAACATTTATTCTTAATTTAGAAAACATTTCTAAAATATCACTAATCTTATCTTCTTCATAATCAATTCTTTTAATATAATATCCCGTTTTCATTTTTTGATTATGAAAATGTTCAAATATTATAACCAAAGATTCGTACATCTCTGCTATTTCTTTACATACCTTTTCATCATTATATAAGTTCACATCAAAATTTGTATAAATCTCATCCTTTCCTAGTTTTTTCTCGCCTGGCGATAAGTATTTTTCAAGTTCTTGTATTGTTTGTGGTTTTTCTTCTCCTTTATATCTAATCATACTAAGAATTTTATAAAAGGTACCGGGAATATTAATCCAAGTCTCACCAGAATTAGCAATTTGTTTAGTATCTTGATTTTGTTTATTTACTTCTTCGATGTGTTTACTTAACTTACTATTTCCCCCTTTTTTATCAAATATTTTATAGTATTCATTTTTCAAATTTATTAGATCATCTTTTAATTTAGTATAATCAGTACCTTCATAATTTTTTATATGTTTATTTATTCCCAACATATTATCGTAAAATAATAATATTTCATTATAATTTGAATTATTAATCATTTTATCTACAGAAAATCCAATTTCATCCGATATTTCGAATGGATTATAATCATTATTTTGGTTTGGTATAATATTATTTAATACAACGTTACTGTATATTCTTGCTTCTGTATCTGGTATTTTATTATTTCTAAGATTTTTATACCATTCAAATATACCACCACCTTTTTGAATATTACTAATTTTGTTATTATATATACGTAATTGAAACTTTTTTTCAAGTAATTTCTTTATAAGTTTTATAGATTTATTTTCTGTATCTGCATTATACTTATCAAATTGTGTAAACAAGTCACTATTATTAATTAAATAATCAATAAAATCTATAGCATCAACAATTGTTAATACTACACTATCAAAATAGTTTTTCGTTTTTTCATATTTGTGATAAAATACTGTTGGAAGATTGTATTCAAATATAAACATTAATAAATGATAATGAATGAGTTCAGAATACATTTTTATCTGATTATTTGAAATATTTTCATTCATTAACTCTTTAATTGGCTTTATAATTAGTTCTTCAGCTAATTCTCTTAATGTAACAACATTAGTTGTCTTGTTAACCAAATTATTGAATAATGTTTTTGGAGTAGTATTAAAAGCAGGTTCACCATTAAATAATGTTTGCTTATATCCAATACTTTCTGTATCGTACAATACATGTAGCTTGAATAATAAGTTTATATTATCAATTTCACTTCTATTTTTTTGTATTTCTTGAAATATATCTTCTAACATAGACATTCTAGAATCATAACATAAATTATTAGTTTGTTTATCGTCTGATACATATGTTACAATTGTATTAATTTCATTAGTTAATAGTATAGATTTTGCTTCTTCAGTAATATAAATATGTCTATCTAAAAATGCATTTATAGTTATTAATTCATTTAACCTATTATAACATGCATCTCTTTGTTTTAAGATATCTATCAATTCAAAATTACTCTTTTTTTTTGAATCTTCACTACTTTGTATGAAATACTTATTTACATCATCTGGTAATAAGTTAATATCACCATAATAGTATAATGGTTGTATAAATTCACCCATATTCTTAAATTTACCATGTGATTTATACGGTTTGAAAAAATCCAAAGTCATTAAATTTCCTTGTCCACCGTAACGAGGTTTTTCTTCAATTATGTTTTTGTATTTTTTAACTTCTTCATTAAAAATACCAGGTGGATATAAATTATTTTTTTGATTAATAAATGGGGAGTAAGCTAATGAAAATTGTATACCAGATATAAAATTTTTCATATACATATTTTTTTTAATAAATTGATCAATAGTTAATTCAAAAAATTCATCAAATGTATATTTGCTTAAAGATATTTTTTCTTCTTCTGTTTCATCTTCACCACCATGTTGTTGTTTTTTATTTTTTTCTTCTTCTGCCATATCATCTGTTAATAATCCCATAAATCGTGTTCTACTTGGTGCAGCATATGTTTGAGTCATGATTTTTCTAGTAACTTCTATCAAATTATTACGTAGTTTTGCATCTATTAATTTATCATATTTATTATCATATTCTCTAATTTTGTCTTCTAACGATTTAATTTGATAATTTTCTATTTGTAATTCTTTATAATCTTTGAGTCGTTTTTCTTGAGTTTGTCTTTCTTCTATGTCTCTTTTTCTTACTACATTTTGAAAAATTTGTTCATCAGTCATTCCTTTTATTTTTTTATCATTTCCTTTTTTTCTACGAATTTCATTAACAATTTTTTGATTTCCTTCAAGATATCGTTCTTTAGGATTTAATAAAGAATTATTAACATTATCTAGAGCATTCATAGTTACTAATACAATACTTTGGTTATCATCTTTATTAAATATTGGGTCTTGAGAATAAGTATTTCTAACAGATAAATTATAGACTTCTCTTAATATTTCTTCAGTAAAATCTTTTGCTGTAACCATATACCAATCATCATTAATATCTTTAAAGTATTTACCAGGTATACCATCTTCATCACTACTCAAAACAACAAAATTATTATCCGAAACATAATAACCAAATCTAATAATACCTCTGTCTATTTTTTCTACATTTGACATCCTATCTATTAATTCTTTAACACTTTTTCTATAATTCGCATGTTGTTTTAATCTTCTTTCTGGAAAAGCGGAATATAATATTTTGTTTTCTAGTTCTACAGTACTGTTATTTATTCTAGACACATATTCACCTTCAAACTTTTCCAAATCTGAAGATATCTTATTAATTTTTTCATCATCTTTTAAATCAATACTAGAAAATATATCAAGAAGATTGATTTGGTTAAGCGGATTTGTTTCATCTTCAATTTTTACTTTATGTAGATTTTTTAATTTATTATGAAATTCCTCTTCCATTTGTTTCTTATCATCCATAATATATTTTATTAATTCGTTATCCTGATATTCTAAGGAATTACCATAAATTTCATTATAAACAAACCAAATATATATATAATTGTATTTTCTTGTTAGTATTTTTTTGGCTTCTTCTTTAGTTAATGTATTATTCAAATCTAGGATAGTTTTAATTATACTTTCATAATTTGTTATAACTGTATCCATTCTTTGTATTAATAAATCTGACATATTAATTATATCGTCATACTTTTTTTTTTCATTATCTGTAAGTTGAGGTTCGTTATTTTTTGTAGTAAAAAAAGTCTTAATATCATTAATTTTAGTTATTAATATATTTATAGAAGTTTCAATATTATTTGAACTTTCTATATCAAAATAGAAAAGAAAACCAATAATAATATTATAATCGTATATTTGTTTATCAATTGAATGCTTAGTTAAAACTGCATCATGGTTAGAACCATAAACAAATATATCTTCATCTATTATAGTAAAATTATTATCATTTAATATACTATTGTTAAGAGTAATTAATTTTGTTGAAATTAATAATTTATATGAATATAATATCTTACGATAATAATGATAAAATTCATGTTCTTCTTTTCTTTGTATAATATCGAATATTTCATTTAAATTTATTTGTTGTAAAGAAGGATTTTTTTTCAATACTAACAAAGGATTTTTTAAATATTTATTAATATTATCTATAAGTATGTACTTATCCATATAATCTTCTGTAACATGATATTTTCTATTATTATCATATAAATACATATCAACTAGTTTATCAATTACATTTTGATCTTTAACACTTATATCTTCGGAATTGTTATCATTATTTTCAATAAACTTCATTAACTTATTAAATGTATTTTTATCAATATCATCATGATAATTATCATTAATTAATGAAACAAAACTCATATTATTTATAATTCTTGGTAACAATCCATCACAATTAAAAAATGTAATATCAATATTTTGAAAAGATTTGGATATATTTTCTTCTTGTACTTGAAGAGTATTAATAGATGTGTTATTAAATAATTGATTAAGTTCTTGTGTTATATGATCAACATCATTAACAGAATCATAACTCATAATATCATGAAAATCACTATCGTCTTTATCGATTACGATTGTATTATCACCACCTATAAATTTATCAAAGATATAATCCATCAATACAATATCATTAAATACATTTTCAAATCTCAGAATAAGATTTATATAAACATTCTGAATATATCCATTTGTTGGAAATACTAGTTTAATTAATTTATCAAAAAATGGAGAAAGGACAATTTGTTCTTTACTATAAGCAAATCTATTATAAATTTGTTGTTGCATATTACCATATTTAGTAACTTTGTTACGTTTAAAATTATTCTTAAAATCATTAAAAGATGACATAAATTCAACAGTATCTATATTTCTTATAGTATTAGTAGATTCCAATTGTACATTATTATCAACATTAATTGGTGAATAATACGTTACTGTACCAGTATGTAATTTTTTTTTCTTATCTAACTCTATATCATCATAAGTATGAAAGTAATCTTTACCACTTCGAATTATAAATGAACGTTGTATATTATTTCTATCATCTATATTAATTGATTCCATATTAAAAACAGTAAAAAAACTATTAATATCACCTTCAATACTATCACCTGAACCACATAATGGTATAATAATGTTTGTAATAATTTCATCACACATAATTTCCTTTTCTATTTCGTGATGATATTTAAAACCCTTGTTTTTTAAATCATCTGTAATATTAGCATCTTGTCTAAGTATTTTTAACGCATCGATAACGATTTTTAAAAAGTATAATATTATTTTCTTATAATTATTTCTTTGTACAACAATAATTTTTCGATAATCTTCCAATAATTTCATAAACTTATTAAAAAGTTGTAGTTGGGTTAACTGTGCATTTGTTTTCAGATTTATTGCACTAAGATTAAGACTAGAATATATATACTTATACAACAAAGTATCTAAATTATACATGCTTGAATTTTCAGATAATAAATTCAACTTATCATATTTTAATTTGTATTTTTCAACTATACTAGTATCTAAATTTTCAACTTTACTAGAATCTAAGTTTTCATTATTTGGTTGTGTATATTCTAAAAATTTTTTGTATCTCTTTTTAATATAATTCCATTTTGTTTGTAAAAAAGAATTGAGTAATGATAGTTCAAGTATTATGTCTTTAATAATTTGAGATACATATAAATCAAATTTAAAAATAATATCAGGATTATAAATCTTTTCTATTAATTTAGTATTATATTGTTTTATTTTTATAATTTTATTGGTACTTATAAAATAAGAAAAAACGTATTCATCATCGTTAAAAAGTTCATGATAATCATTAATTAAGTTATTAAATAAATCTAAATAATCGTTTATAATATGATTATAACTTATTATATTTTCTTTATATAAAATATCCCGACATATATTAATTAAATTTTTTATAGGATTACGTAATCTATCAAATATATCTTCATTTGTATTGTTATCAATATTTAAGACAAATCTAAAGAAATATTTCAGAGTTTCAGTATGCTCATTATTATTTATTAATAAATCGCGATTAAATGATTGCAACAAATTTTTTCGTATAATTTTGATACTTTTGGTGTGTGCATTATAATATTCCATATATCCTCCTAGAACCTTTTGTAAATTTTCTAATTGTTCATCACTAATACCTCCCCCATGTTGTTGTATTAGTATAGGATCTACACCTTGAGAAGCAATATTATAATCTGTATCAATATTATAATCTAATGGTGCAAAACGTTTTGATGTAGATTGGTCTCTTTTACGTTTCATAGCGTTATGAACTTCATTAAGATGTGTAATTGTTTCTTGTGTTAATGGTAATGTAGTATCTTGTCTGTCTGGATAATCTTGATAGTCTGGATAATATGGATCATTTTGACGGGTTCCATCTTGAGGCATGTCTCTTTCAATAATTTCTTCCAAATTTTCTGTATCTTTTTTAACTGTAGTTAAATCTTCTAAAAATTTTTTGTTTGATTCTTTGATTTCCTGTTCTCTTTCTTTTAATTCAATATTTTTTTTGTCAGTTTTGTTATTTTCATCATTTTTTAATTCATTTATACTATTAACAGCATTTTGAATATTTTTAATAACATCTTTTTCAAAATCATTAGTTTTTTTTGATAATTCTTGAACATATTTATCGAAATTCTTATTTAATTCGAAAATATGTTTATCATGTTCTACCCTATACGTTTCAAGTGATTTAGTAACATATATATAATTATTATTATAGTAGTAGTTACCCATATTATTTTGTTTATCTACATCACTTTGGTTCTCAGTATTATATTTATTAAATTGACTTAAAATATAATTTTTCACAAAAAGTTTATGTGCTTTTGGTTTTAAATAGTTACTTAAAGACGGTGAAAGATTGGAAAACAAGTTTAAAAAATTGTTTCCACCATATTTTTTTAATGTGGTACGTCTAAGATTAGTATTAATAATATTTTTAGAACTTTTTTTTATTTTTCTAATATTTTTTGTTTTTCGTTTATGTTTTTTTGTCTGATTCTGATTAGAATATAGTTTTTTTATTTTTCCTTTTGATAATTTCATGGTATATAATAAGTTTAGATTTTTTGTAATTATACTAAATATAATATATTAGTAATCTATATATGAGTAGTAGTGAAATATATATTGATTGTCACCCAGTAGGAAATGATGATGAGAAAATATTAATAAAAAAGAAAAAGGTAACATATGTAGGAGGTGTAAATAATAGTGACGAGGTAAGAGCAATTGTAGCATCTATAATAGCTTTCGGTGTATTATCAGTATCCGTATATTTAGGTAAAAAATATTTTTTCACAAAGAATGATTAATTAATATAATAAATTATATAAATTATATTAATTTAAACAGATGTAGCATTATGAAGGTGGTCTAACACAGGTTCATAATTAGCATCCGATATATGACCAGATACCATAGGTAACATATTAGTAACCATTTCTTCTTCTAATGTACTATGTTTAATATTTTCATTAAATGAATTCATCAAACTATCCTTCTTGTCTTGTGTTGGAACATAGTTCATTAATCCATATACACCAGAAGATTTTCTAATAAGTTCATAAGCGACAACTAACCCAATAACAGCTAAAATATTATTTTTAGAATAGAATAAAGAAAGAGCAGAACCAATTACTACAACATTACCAAGTGTTGTATCAACCAAAGATGCAACAACCTTTGGTACTTTTACATCAAATAATAAAAATATGATAAAAAGAAAAATCAAAACTAAATGACTTTTTTGTGCTTTAGTAAATGTTTTTTTAATCTCGTCCAACATTACTTATATTGTATTATAAGAAGAAATTATTATTAAAATTGAAAATAAAATAATAATAATAGATATATTATAAAAATGAGTGAAACAAATTATCTAGGTAAAAAAGGTTATACTTTATTTAAAAATAAAATAAATAAAATAGATGAGAGTAAAATATTAAAGGATTTAATAGTAAAACCAGTTATTCCTAAATCGATAATACCGGCGAGCAAGTTTCCAGTATATAGAGAAAGTACGAAAAAGTATTATTTACCAAGATTTTATGGAATACAAAATTTCGGAGTTCCTAAAAGGATTGAAATAGAGAGAGGAGAGAATATAAATATAGAATTTAATGGAAGACTACGTGATTATCAGTATAATATAGTAGATAAGTATATTAATTACGTAAAAGATATAGGTGGTGGTTTATTAGAAATAGATACTGGTTTGGGAAAAACAGTAATAGCACTAAACATAATAACGCGAATAAATGTAAAAGCATTAATCATAGTACACAAAGAGTTTCTAATGAATCAGTGGATAGAACGTATAGAACAATTTATTCCAAAAGCACGTGTAGGTAAGATTCAAGGGTCAACAATTGACATAGAAAATAAAGATATAGTAATAGGTATGTTACAATCAATATCTATGAAAGATTATGATAGTAATATATTTGATAGTTTTGGTATAACAGTAATAGATGAAGTTCATCATATGGGGGCGGAAGTGTTTAGTCAAGCTCTTTATAAAATAGTAACCAGATATATGTTAGGTTTATCAGCTACTATGGATAGAAAAGATGGATTAACTTCTGTGTTTAAAATGTTTATAGGAAATATTATTCATACAGAAAAAAGAAAACAAGAGAGTAATAATGTATTGGTTCGAAGAATAGACTATAAAGTGAATGATGAAGAATTTAGTGAAATAAAATATAATTTTAGAGGAGATGTTTGTTATAGTAGTATGATAAATAAGTTATGTAATTACAATAGACGTAGTGAATTTATAATAAATTTATTGAAGTCGTTATTCAAGGAAAATCCTAATCAGCAGATATTAATTTTAGGTCACAATAAAAACTTATTAAAATATTTATACGATGCAATAATGTATAATAAAATAGAAACGGTTGGTTATTATTTGGGTGGCATGAAACAAGAACAATTAAAATTAAGTGAAGAAAAGAAAATAATTATAGCGACTTATCAAATGGCATCAGAAGGGCTTGATATAAAATCTCTAACTACGTTACTAATGGTTACACCAAAATCAGATGTAGTACAGTGTGTTGGAAGAATTTTACGAAGTAAACACGAAAATCCCATGGTAATAGATATAGTAGATCAACATGAGATATTTAAACGACAATATTATAAAAGAAAAAAGTTTTATAGTGAACAAAAATATATAATAGAAAATACATCGAATATTAAATTAGAACAAAATAATTTTATATTTAATAAAACAATAAATGTAGTAGATAAAGAGGAAGGAGAAACTCAAACAATATTTAAAAGATGCATGGTAGATTTGGGATAAAATATCTACATATTATATAATGGTAACATTCTTAGGATTTAAGTTGTCTGAATTGAAGTGTGCTGTATATTCATCATTATTAGCCATATTTATAACATATATTATATCTAGCATTTTAGGATCTTATGCTACAAAAAAAGAGAAGAATCCAAATGATAAACCAGATAAGTTATCTTTTAAAAGTCAAATAATTCATACTTTGGTATCTTTTTCAAAAATTCCATTAGCAAATTCTATAATTATTTTTATAATATCAGTAGTTGCTGTATTAATAAGTAATAAACTTGGCATCTGTTAATAATATATCTAATTATTGAATACATATATTATTTAATGAACATAATTATCTGCTTGGCATGAATTATAACTCTTAATTGGTGCTGGGTTAGCTAATGCTAATCCACCTTTTAGTCCATCGGAATCAATACCATAACCAAACTGAACAGGGCCATTACCTCCTCTCATTTTTCTAGATTTTCTAGCTTTTCTCGATTGTCTTCTTTTACCACCTGCTTGTCCATGTAAATTACTTAAATCACCATTAACAATTTCATTATTGGTTTCTATTAAATCAGTAGTTGGGTTCATATTACTTTGAGACAGAGTTCCTACACCACCTTTTGGGCCCATTCTAATACTGTCATCATGAACAGTCGTATATGATCCACCTTTTAATTTACGACTTCTTCTTCTTCTTCGCTTTATAGACTTTTTCATAGATTTTTTTCTAAAACTCTTTGTTTTTTTCATGTTTCTTCTTTTCTTCATAGATTTTTTTCTAAATGTTTTACGTCTTCTTCCGCCTTTTAAACCACATGAGGAAACATTTGAAGAAGTAAAACCTCCTGAATAGTGAGAATTATCAGTATTTGCTAACTTTGTCATATATATATTATAAATATTTTAACGAAACCCAAAATTATGATTTTTGAATTAAAGCTTGATGTATATCCCTTCTAGTTGCAATTTTTCTATCCTTAGTCATTTTAATTGGCACCCATTTCTTGAATCTATAATTATACTCACAAATAATATTTGCTACTTTATTCATATCTACATATTTATCTTCATTTATATTTTGAAAGTCCTCATCATCATCACTCTCTTCTAAATAATCTAGATTTTGGTTTTCTTTAATGTTTCTAAAAATATTATTCATATACACACTTGTTTTATAATCAGAAATAAATGCTATATCATAAAACTCATTTCTAGAGTTTGAATAACAATATAATTCATATATATCACTTTTTACTTTAGGTTTTACAGCAAAAATAAGCCTTGGAGATTTACTGTTGTTATTATTATATAAGGTGTTAATTACATGATTATTTCTATTAAATCTATATTGAATATGATAAACTTGATATGGTAAATATTTTATTTCTTCCATAATGGTTTCCTTATTATTTGAAATAATAGGAAGGGTTACAACAACTTCATTTTTAGTATAAACATTTTGATTAAGTTCTTGTTCAAAAATAATTTGTAGTGTAGTTAATTTCCGTTTAAAATTATGGTCATAAATATTGTAACCTTTATAATAAATTATATCTTCACAACAAAAAAATTTATTTTTATTATAATGAATAAGACTACCATATAAAATTGTACCAAGAGATAGTTCAGGTAAATATTGACATGTTTCAATAGAAATATATGATATTTCGTTGTTGCGACCTTTTTCAATTAACAAACATACATTTTTATCATTCAAATATGTAAACCATAAAAAACATTTTTTCCCTTGAGGTATTATTAAACAATAATCATACTTAAAAACTTTATTATGATTTATTTGCTCATAACAAAGTTCTATATCTGGAAATCGTTTTTTTAAATTTTGTTTTTCATTTTCATCAATAAGCATATATTATTCTGTTTATATATCTTTAAACCATTTATAGTTTGTTGTTATCTAAACTTTTATTATTTCCATATCCATTTACATCATTACTTTGAACATTTTTTAAAAACTTTTTAAGTTGATCCTTCATATTTGTTGTTTCTGTTTTTTGTGATAAATTATCATCTAAATCACTAATATTTGTTGTACCATCTATATTTGTATCTGTTTGATTTGGGATTGATGGGATTGATGGGATTGATGTTATTGATGGGATAGGTATATTTTCTTCAATTTCAGATTTTTTTACACCAGAATTAATTTTTTCATAAATATTTTTGTATTTTATATTAGGATTATCAATATAATCAAACGTCTTTTTTTGTGTAAAGGTATCCTTAAAGTAATTGAAAATAGTATGTATTAAGTATATAAATATCAACGAAAGTATTATTGAATTTATTAAATTAATAAAATCCATATTATTAATAAATATTAATTAATTTAATTTTAAACCTTTTCTCTTAAACTAACTCTATCTTCTAACTCCTTAATTTTCGGTAATGGAAGATTTTCCTTGAAATACAATAACATAAAATGACCAATTAATGCTATAACTAGAATAAGTAAAATAATTTGAAATATCTCATAAAATATGCGGTTATCAAATATTCTTTTTAGATAATCCATATATTATTGGAAAATTATTTTTTATTGTAAATAATATTAAAAAATTCTTGGAAATCTTCCATTATTGATGGATTATTTAAATCTGCATTAGAATATTTTGCATGATATCCTTCTAAAATAAAATAAAAATCAGAAACATTATCATTTATAAACTCAATAATAAATGTTAATGGAGATTTATCTCTTAATTTATAATAATTTATTTTTTTATCAACCTTTTCATGATCACAAGGAAGACATGAAACAAATTCCCTTGATTTCTTCAATATACTTGTATCAATTGTTATATTTATATTATCAATATAATTATCTATTTTATTAATATCACCATCATGTATATTAACTTTCATTATTTTATTATTTTGAATTACATATATGCCTTCTGATGAATATAAATAAACAATATCTTCACTAGATGATAATAGTGTATTTATTTTATTTAAATCTGTATTCAACCATAATTTATCTAGATATATCCTCATAATTAATTATATTATAAACTATTTAAACCCTTGTTTTAATTAATATTATGGATTTGAATATTGTAGTTGTTGAAACAAATGGAAATTTAAAAAAAACATTATTTAAAAATTTTAATGAGGACAATTTATATAAAAAGTGTAATTTAAAAAAACCAGATGACTTTGAAAAGAAAACAGAATGGAATGTAAAAATTGATGGTACTAAATATAATATTACACTATTCGCCAAAGAAAAGGGTAGAGCAAATAATGAAAATAAATACGATTTTCCTCCGCCTGTTGACCAGACATTATATTTTGGTAATTGTGTTTTATTCGCAAAAAATATTGATGGTGACTATATTGATCTTGATATTGAACTATGGAATAAAATTTACGAAAAATTATTTGGTGGTTTTGAATCGTTAGATGCAACAGCAACTGAAGATGAAAACGAAGAGGATGAATTAGAAAATATACCCGCTGAAATGAAAAGTAAGGAAGGTTATTTAAAAGACGATTTTATAGTAGATGATGATGAACCAGACGAAGAAGCAGATGATGATAATGAAGAAGAAAGTTGGGATGATGACGAAGAGGATGATGATGATGATGAAGATGATGAAGAAGATGAAGGAGACGATGAAATGTTTGATGAACTTGGTTCAGAATTAAGCGTGGAATGTTATGATTATAGTGATGATGAAATGTAAAAAAAATTGATTTAAATATTTATTATAATAATCTATTATAATAAATATGCAGACAATATCAGAGCCTGAATCTTTCCGAGAAAATATTAAAAAATCTATTTTTGAAATTTGTAATGATAATAAAAGAGCCAACCATTTAGAAATTGGAATATATAACTATTCAATTATTGAAGCAAAAAATAGAAAAATTGTTAAAAAGTGGGATAATCCGTATTTTACACAAATATATACAGACAGAGTAAAAACTATTATAAAAAACATTAAAAAGTCCAAGAAACTTATGAATATACTACTAACTAGTAAAAAGCCACATGAGATAGCTTTTATGACACATCAAGAAATGAATACTGAAAAGTGGCAATCAATTATTGATGAAAAAATGAAACGTGATAAAAATAAATATGAAACAAGAATGGAAGCATCTACAGATACTTTTACATGTAGAAGATGTAAGTCTAAGGAATGTACATATTATCAAATGCAGACACGTTCAGCTGATGAGCCTATGACTACATTTGTAACATGTATTAACTGTAACAATAGATGGAAATGTTAAATTAAATCAAATTTCCTTTAGCATTCCCATGCATAATTAATTCCTGTTCTCTAGGATGTATATTTCCTTCTTTTGTTATCATTCTACCATTTTTATCAAGAATAACAAAAATCTTTACCATTTGTGTCATTAATCCGCCGTTTGTGAAATTTTTTTTTATCCTATTTGCATCTTCTTGAGTGAAATGAGCATTCAAATTAGCATCCTCAAATATTCTTCCAAGTACAGTTTTATTAACACCATACGCTAGACCAATACTTCTTTTAAGTGATGATGTAAAGTTCACACCACCTTTTCTAGTTCTTCTTTTAGTTCTTTTATTTTTTAATTGACGTCTTCTTACTGTATTAACCATTATATTATATATAAATAAAAATAAATTATTTATATGTATTAAATTAAAATCCTAATACTTCTAAATCCTTAATCTTCCAATATTCACACGCACCACCTGGTAACGGTCTTTTAATAATAAATGGGATTTTTTTGGCTTTTAGTTCTAGTTCAGCAATTTTATAACTATCAATAATATTATCTTCGATTTTTACAAAAACCTTTGCATTATTATCAATTTGCTTAGATCTCTGTCCAAGAATTCTTGATTTTTCATATTTTGTCATGACGGGTAACGTTTTATGAAAAGGATCAATAATTCTGTTATTACTATCTCTAACAACTCTAGAAAGTGTTTCAATCTCATCATAATTATGAAAACAACTTTCAGGATGATATGCTTCTAGTGTTTTTTCTGAAAATCCATTTAATTTTTCAAAATAATTTTCTTCGTCATCATCATCATCATCATCATCATCTGATATATTAACAGAACCTGTTTCTGAAACATCATCAAATTTTGTAGTATTAGCTATAGCTGTATTACTTTGTCCTTCATCTTGTGGTTCACTATCTTCAACATCAGAATCTTCAATTTCACTATCATTTATAGAATCATCATCTGTATCACCATCTTTACTTTCATTATCATTATCAATAAACTCGGAACCTTCACTATTTGCAACAGAGATTTCATCTTCGCTATCCATGATATATATATTAAAAAATATAATATAAATTTTAAATCAATTTTAAATCAAATTTATTACACATCATCAACTTAAAATATATTTATTAATTTATTACTATTTATTATACTATCTAATTCCTTGTTAGTTAAATGTTGTAAACAATAATTCTCGTGATCAAGCTTTACTCTTTGTCTTCCTCCACGATATGGGCACCACATAACATCATCTTTAATAATATTATAATGTTTTAATTCTTCACTAATTGTATTATCGTTATAATTCAATAAGCCAGTAATATATTTTATTAAATATGAATGTTTAACTATTATAAGACTTTGTTGAAGTTTTTGAGGTGTTTCGTCTCCATTCATACAACATATTTCTTTGTTATTACTTTCTAATAATTTAAAAATGTTTTCTAAAAAATTTTTACCAAATAATAATAAATCTTGTTCTACATAAACATAATCACAATCATTTAAATACGATTGCATAGCTCCATATAAAAAACCTCTAGCCCAACCACATAATATATTATGGTTAGCACAATAAACACCATGACCAAAATTTCTCAATTGTTTTGAAATTTCAACTAACTTATGATTTTTTACATTAATATCAATTTCTTGTGGACTATCGGCATCTAATATAACAATTTTTTTAGGTAATATGCTTTGATTTAATATATGAGATAACCAATATTTTGAAAAATTTGAATTTCTTCCTGCTGTTCCTCCATATTTTAATTGAAACTTATTTGTCTCTTTTCCCATATCTGTTTTATTATGCTCATCAGAAAACCATCCAGAACCTATTATAAAATTTGACATAATACTATAAAATATTAATATAATATATTTATAACTAAATAAATATATTATTTATAATGAAGAAATAATTTTTTCAGTATGTTTTGTCTCATATTCTTTTCGGTTGGTGTAATTATTCATTTTTCCATAAATAATTACAAGATGGACACAAATATATATATTTCATATTTTTGTCATCATATCTCATATAAATAATTTCATCGTTTTCTTTTTCTTCTTTAGTTCTTTCTGAAGTATATCTTTTACAATCTTTATTTGGACACTTAATATTTTTAATTCTAGGTAATGTGGGGTCAAGCTTAATATAAGGATTTGAACCATAATCAATATTAGTAACTTCCTTAAAATTCGTTTTTGATACACATAAATCCATATTTGATAAATTTGTTTCTTCGTTACCGCATTTTCTACAGTAATAAATTAAATTATCATTATCATCATTATTTATTTTAATGTAATATAAGTTATCACACACCTTGCAGAACTCCATAATATATATTATAAATTATATTTATATTTATATTTATATATCAATTTTTTTATATAATTCATTAAAATCATTTTTTAATTTTACAAAATTAATTCCTACATTCATACTATAATGTGATTGAATAATACAATCTTTTCCTACATCAAGAGTTAATCTTTCAATACTCTTTTTAATATTTTCTTTATTAGAAACTATGTTTTCTTTTATATTATTATAAAAATCATGAAATTCAACAGGTACAATATCGTGAAAGTTCATGTAACACTTACATATTGCTAGATCAATATTTTTAAATAAAATAATTTTATTATAATTAAGTACAGCAACTTCTTGTGCCATAGTAAATCCGGGTTCATTAGTTAATGGAAAATCATTTAAAACAGTACATAAAGTTAATAAAATAGTTGTTAATGTTTGACATGATGTCCATCCCTCACCTTTCCACGTATTTAAAAGAGATAAACAAACTTTACCATTTCTATATAAATTAGGATTAAATCTAATATTATCTCCCCAATTAAAAAATGTAACAACAGGTGGTCTATGTGGATAATCATTTGGAAAATTAAATGTAAATAAATAACTTCCATATTCATAAGGGGTTCCTTGTGGTCCAAATACAAGAGCATAACCTTTTAATATATCATCTTCGTCGTGTTTATAATATATTCCCTGTGAATTTAACGGATTTTTTTTTAATTGCTTAATGTCAGAAACAATTCTTTTTAGTGTATCTCTTGAATATAATATTTTATTTTCAGTATTATTATTAAAACCCGACATATTGTTAAGTATAATTATATTTTTATATTATTTATAAATATTTAATGTCTCTCTTTATAAATATTAAAATTGATTTTAAAATATATGTATATATTATTTCAATAAAATGCCAAATTCAGCCTTACAAACTGAACGTAAATTAAAATCGTTTTTAAAAGAATATGAATCGAAAAAGGTAAAAGAAGGTAAGATAACACATACACGAATACCAAAATATTATGGTGATCCAAAGGATAAAGATCCAAGAAATATATATGGTGGTTCGTGGATAATTCCAGAAAATAAGATTCAAGAATTTCATAAATTATATACAGAACATGTATTTATAAATGGTAAAAAGGAATATTTGACTGAAGCACAAAAAGATAATGGTCAAATATTAATAGACTTAGATTTTCATTATCCGATGAGTATACAACGAAGAGAAGATATATACTCATCGTGTGATGATGATAATTGGCAGGATTCTCGAAAAGATTCAATAACAAGTATTCTTGAGAAATATCTTGAAAGTTTAAAAGAAATGTTAGATATAAATGATAAATTTCCAGTTTATATCTTTGAAAAGAGTGAGGTTGTTATTGTACCTGATAAAAAAATAACAAAGGATGGTGTTCATATTATAATAGGTATAAACTTGGACAGACGATTACAAGAAAAGTTACGTGAAATGGTATTGAACAAAATAAGATTATCGTTGGAACAAAATGATTTTTGGATAGATATGCCTGAAATACTCAATCAAAAAAAATGGGAGGATGTTATTGATTATTCTATTGCGAGTGGAAATACAAACTGGCAACTTTTAGGAAGTCAAAAACCTGAAAGTGATAGATACGAAATTTCTTACGGTTATGTATTTGAACTTGATAGTGATAATTCTTGGGCGTATGCAGAGACTATTGATTTTGAGGACGATGAATCAAAAACAACATATGTAATAGAAAATTTTATGAATTTATCAGCGAACGGTACTGGTAAATCATTTGATGTTAATACAACATTTGATGTTACCTCAGCACTAAACAATATTGAAAAAACGCTGTCACCATCGAATAAAATAGCACATAATGTGTTAGGTACTTCAGTACAAACATTTACATTTCCAGACATAAATACTATTACAAATCAATATATTTTAGATTCTCTAATTGAACAAATGTTATTAACAGATAATCTACGACCAACAGATTACGAGCGGTTGAAAAATACACATGAATATTGTATGATTTTACCAAACGAATATTCAGAAGATTATACTTTATGGAAAAAAGTTGGTTGGGCATTAAAAAATGCTGATAATAATTATAGTCTCCAAAATCGATTATTTCTTACATATCTGAAGTTCAGTAGTCGATCAGAAAAATTCAAATATGAAGAAATACAAAATTTGTTTTACGATTGGAAATTTAAATCTAAATCAGGAGAAAAAACATTATCTGAACGTTCAATATTCTATTGGGCAAGAAATGCGAATAAAGAAGCGTTTGATAATATAAAAAATAACTCTATAGAACATTTCATAAATGCTAGCTTTAGGTCAGAAGGTTCTGATTGGGATTTGGCATGTGTACTTCATCAACTTTACAAAGATAAATTTGTACTAGCAGGTTATGCAAAAAATATTTGGTATCAGTTTATTGGACACTGTTGGCAAGAGAGTGAGTTAGGTGTTGAGTTAAAAAAAGAAATTAGTCAGGAACTGTATAATGTCTATCATGATAAAACGGTTGAAATGGTTCAAATAATGTCAGGTCTAGAAAATCATAAAGATGAATGGAAAGATTATCAACGTAAGGTTACCATTTCTTCAAATATATGCAATAAACTGAAAAGTAATACATCAAAGACGAATATTATGAGTCAATGTAAGGAATTATTCTTTGATAAAGATTTCTTTGAATTGGTAGACAAAAATATGGATTTATTATGTTGTAGTAATGGTGTAATTAATTTAGCTACAAAAGAATTTAGGCGAGGTTATCCTGAAGATTACATTACAAAATGTACAGATATCGATTACATATTGCCAACAAATAGAGATAAAAAGTTAGAAGAAGAAGTAAAAGAGTATTGGACTACTATGTTTCCAGATGAAAGTGTTGGTAAATATGTTTGGGAAGTTTTTGCGAGTGCTTTATCAGGTACAAACGTAAATCAACAATTTTACATCTTCTTAGGTGCTGGTTCAAATGGAAAATCAGCTTTAATGCAACTTATGAGACAGGTATTTAACGACAAGAAAAAACGCGGTTATTATGCACAAACACCAATCCAATATTTAACTCAAGAAAGAGTAAAAGCTGGTTCTGCCTCTAGTGAACTTGCAGAGTTAATAGGAGCACGTTTAACAAGTATAGATGAACCCCAAAAACATGAAAAATTAAATGTTGGTATAATGAAACAACTTACTGGTGGTGATCCATTAACAGCTCGTGCGTTATTTAAAGATCATATCACATTTATTCCACAATTTACATTTGTAGCATTAACGAATAATTTATTTGAAATTGCTGCAACAGATAAAGGTACATGGAGAAGAATATCAGTACCCCCATTTAAATCAACATTTACACATAGTCCTTACAACGACCCTGAGTTTCCTCCAAGGGATTATCCTATTCAACACAAGAAGGATCCTGAGCTACTAGAAATAAAGTTCCCATTATGGAAAGAAACAGTATTATCTATGTTAGTAGAAACAATATTTAAAACACAAGGGCATGTTGAAAGGTGTAGTATTGTAGATGAAGAAGTTAAGAAATATAAATCAAGAGAAGATCATATTCAACAATTTATTGATTCAAAGATACATGTTTCAGAAGGAAATATACTTAAGCAACGTGATCTTGGTATAGAATTTAAAGAATGGTATCAAGATAAGTATGGTTCAAAAATAAAAAGGATGCAGGATTTATATGATGCGATGGATAAAGCATTTAATAAATATGGTAATTCAGGTTGGTCTGATATTGATATTGGAAGCGAACAATAGAAGACAATAGAAGACGTAATGTAATTGTTGTATAATTGCAGTAATTATTGTAAGTAATTATATAAAAAATTTTTTTATATAATTATTATTCGTTTGTAATACCATAATATACATTTTTGGGAAGTAAATATGTAAAAACAAAATCAGTAATTCTTATAAAAATAGGTATTAAGTATACATACAGCATATATGGTAAAAATAACATAATTAATAACCAGAAAGTATCCCAAATGCTTTTATACATTTTTTCATAGATAAATATACCAAATGATATGGCCCATAAAATATAGTATACAATACCAACATAATATCCAATTATAGATACCTTCTGACTTTCTTCTTCTTCATATTCTGCTTTTCTATTATTAGTATTTTCTTCTTTGTTTGCTTGTAAAATATCTTTCTCCTTTTCAGATTTATTATTATTTAATGTTGTATAATGTTCATCTAAAGCTGTCATAATAATTAATTATATAATAAATATATATTTAATTATTTAGTTTTATTTTGATGGAGGTGTAACATATGGGGCTATTTTTGAATATTTACCATTTTTATTATCATAATCTTTATTGAATTTTTTTATTCTATTAAACTCACCTGAAATATCCCTTAATACTGAAAACCCTTCTGATTTTGGATCGTTTGGATTAAAATAAAAATCATATTTATCATAATCAGTTGCATTTCTTGATTGAACATCTACATATAATTTTAAAATGTAGAATAATGAAACTGCTAATAATACTGGGAATAAAATAGAAGGAATAGATTCACCTAAATATCCTCTATTATTTAACCAAATTAAACCAGTAAATAATAATATAATTAATGTTAATCTAAACAAAATACTAGACAAAGCACTATATCGGTTTTCATAATATTTATTATTTTTAACTATTCGCCTTTTGTTTTGACGTTCATTTACTAAAGTATTATATTGATCTTTTTTTTCTTCAAGTGCGTCGGTTCTTATTGTCACTAATGAATTTACTTCATTTTGTAATGATGTTAATACTGTATTATAATCTGTTTTAATTGTAGTTAATCCTGTTTGAATATTCTGTTGATTAGTCACAATATTACTTAAATTAGTCTGTTCTGTTGACGATAAAGTACTACTATGTGTTGTTAGTAAATTTTGTGCACTTGCTTCTACATCTTTAGAATCATCTACCATTTGATCGATATAACCATTTGGTTCAATTGGTGTTTCTAAATATATTGTATTACCACCCATATCAGTTAATCCTTCTTTATTAATATGTTTTCTATTATCATTATAATACAAAACTATTACTATTGTAACTGTTACACCTAAAGTATATAATAATGGCTTGTAAAACTTTTCATTTTTCATTTTATATATATATTATAAATATAATTATAAAATTTATTTTGTAGTCGTTATTATAATTCCACCAGTTAACGTTAATAAAGTTAATAGTGTCCAACCATATAATTGTAATCTTTCACTACTAACACCACGTTCCGATATTTCTACGTTGGCATCATCAGATGAAGAATGTTTCTTTATATCTTTAATTGCAACTTCAGCTGCACTTACTGTATTAAAACCTTCTGTATCCTTAAATTTATTAAAATCAGTAAAGCTTTCAAGTTGTCTATTAATAATATCTTCATTAATTTTTTTTATTTTTCTAAACCGATAATTATTTATTACATTCCATTCTGCATTTTTCTGTATATCATTATTTTCAAATTTGGGATAAGAATTGTTAATATTACTCATATATTTATAAATAGAAAATCATTTTATAAAAATAATATTTACAAATCAAAAATAAAATACATAAATATAAATAATACAAATAAGGGTGTACCCATTAAATCCATTCCTAATATTTTTAAAAAGAATGTATATAATAATCCTGCTGCAATAACCGTAGTTACTAACTTAGTATATGCAATTTTTGTAAAATATAAAATAATAAATAAAATTATACCCATTATTAATATTAAACCTGATTGTCTTTCAATAGATCCACTTAAAAAATTAGATAAAGATTTAAATGGGTACATTAAATCAAATTCAACTGTATAACTAAAGAGTAAAATTATTATAATCGTTAAATAAAACATTATTTTTGATAATCTGTTATAATTTAATTTAGATCTGTCTATCTCACCCTCAATACTATTAATATCTCTTTGTAATTTAATATTTTCTTTTAAAACTGTATTTTCATCTGCTAAATATTTGTTTAAATTACTAATATTTTGTTCTAAACTACTCATATAATATATAACTTGATTATTTTTTTTTCATTTTTGTATATATGAATCTTGTTAAATATAACGTAGCTATAGAAATAGATACTGTATAAAAAAAGAAATATCGATACATGCTTTCTGTATCTTTCAGATTTTTTTCAGATTTTTTTAAATTATCAACATCTATTTTATAATCTTTTTCTAATTTTTCTATTTCATCTTTAATATCATCTATATCACTCTGTGATTTTGACATATATTATATAATAGGATTAATTATTTATACAATAACGATAATATATCCCCTTTATTGATGTTTTACTTGGTCGTGTAATTTTACATATTTGACCTGGTTTTAAAAAGATTGCACATGCAACAGGATCAAATCTTGATATTTGAGGAATTTGGGTGTGAGGATCTACTATATTATATTTTTTTAAGAAGTCATTCTTTTCTTCGTCACTTAATATAACATGAGGCGGTACCATTTCATGATTTAGAATATTAAATTGGAGTCTTTTTAATGAATAAACAATAATATTTATTCCTTCTTGTTCCCATATCTTTTTCAATTCATTTATAATAGTATCATTAGGATTATCATGTGTAATAATAAATATAATGTCATTTTTTGTCAAAAGTTGTTCTGTATGAACTAAATCTTCAATCATCGTGGTAATATGATTTGTCTTTATTGATTTGTGTACAATAGCAAAATATTTTACATAAATTTTCGGTTTGTTTGTATCCTTATTTTCTAGAATCATATCCAATTGTTTATTATTAATCATACTATGTAATTCCCCTGTACTATAACCATGATAGTCTTCCACATTATATCCCTGTACAGATAACAATTCTAATATATTAAGTCTTGACTTATATATTGTATTATAGAATGAACTCGAATTTGTTGAACTTTCTAAACTCATAATATTATATTATATTATAATGAGTTTAAATTGTAATTAAAATCAATTTTTTATTTTAATTCGAATAATATTTTTTTACCACTTCCTCCTTTATTATTATTATTTTCATTATCACTATCACTATTACTATCTCTGTCGTTATCATCACCTGTTAATCCATTAATTTCTTTTTCTAATTTTTTTTGGGTATTTTGTGATTCTTTTTTTGTAATTTCTTCTGGTTGAAGGTAACTTTTTTCATCGTCTATTATTGTTTTTCCAGCTACCAAAACAAAATTGTCGTCATCCTTATTAAATTTGTTTTTACTACCACCAATATCCATATTTATTTTACCACCTAGTTGATGTATTCTAGAATAACGGTCAATATCATCCAAAGTAGGTCCATATTTTATTTCTTCTTCGGGTATATTATCTGGTGCTATTAATTCTCCATTATCTTTAAATTTATCATATGCATAAACATGTTCTCCGTAATGTGAATCAGGATATTTATTAATATATTCTTTTTTGAAATTTTCAAATGCTTCATCTACTGGTTGGGGTGTTACATTTTCAGGATTAAAAATTGGACTACCTGGTGCATAAGGTGGACTATCTGGTGCAAAAGCTGGACTACCTGGTGCAAAAGCTGGACTATCTGGTGCATAAGCTGGGCTACTTGGTGCATAAGGTGGACTATCTGGAGTTTCTTGAGGTTCATCAAATTCATGTAAATCATAATCTTCCACCTTTTCAAAATACATGTCATCTTCCTTTTCTACACGAATATTTTGTCTACTATTAGAATTTTGTCTATCAATAAAACCATATTGTATTAATAGTTGTCTTATTTCTGTTAATTTAAAACTGTCATCACCTACATCTCTAGCGGAAATCTTAAAATTATTAGAATAACTCATATTTTCTATTTGACTAATGTTATCTTCAGTTATTAATCTGGTTTGAATTCCCATAGTCTGTAATTCTTGAATTAATAATTTTAGACAGTATGGTATTTCAACTAAACTAAATGAACGTCCAAATTTACTAAGCTTTTCTAATCTCAACTCATTAAATTTATCTTTAGAAAATTTCACGCCATCAGCAAATAAACTTAATAAAATATTTTGGGATGAATTATATGCAGCTAATGTCCCTGTTTTGTTACAAACAGCGATTTTATAATCATCACCTCTTTTCATCATAGATTCCTGTAAAAATTTAGAAGCTCCGTGACCAATTACACCATCACGTTCCATTTCACCAATTCTTAAACCACCATCGTTTGCTCTTCCATGTACTGGTTGTTTTGTTAACCCTTGATTTCTTCCTCTAGCTCTATAATTTATTTTATCTTTTACCATATGTTTCAATCTCATATAATATGTTGGTCCAATAAATAAACTTGTTTCTAGTTGTTCTCCTGTATAACCATTATATAATAATTCATTTCCGTGTGATTCATAACCTGCTTTTGATAATAATTTACTAAAAATATCAACATGATCAACACCCTGAAATGATGTGCAATCACCAATATTACCGTTGTAACAACATACTTTACCTGTAATTGTTTCAACTAATTGTCCAATAGTCATACGTGAAGGTATGGCATGAGGATTTATTATTAAATCTGGTTTTATACCATCTTCTGTAAATGGCATATCTTCTTCAGGAATTATTAAACCAATTGTACCTTTTTGTCCAGATCTACTAGCCATTTTATCACCCATAGCAGGTATTCTCTCATGTCTAATACGAACCTTTGCTAATCTAAACCCTTCTTCATCATCTGTTATAAATGTCTTATCTACAAAACCTAATTGGTCTCTTTTGGTTTTTACAGAAGAATCAAAGTATTTATTTATATTGTCTTCATCAACAGTTACTTTACCAATTAAAATTACTTTATCATTTATCTTTGTGTTTTCTTTAATTAACCCATTTTCATCAAGATGTGTATAGTCATAATCATATTTTTTTCTTTCAACATCCATTTTTTCAATATTCATAAATCTAGAATTTACATTATTTCCTTTCACTAATGATGACTCTTCTCTTGTTTCGTATGTAGAATAATATGTTGTTCTAAATAATCCTCTGTGTAAAGAACCTTCATTAACTAAAATTGCATCTTCTACATTATATCCACCATAACATCCTATTGCAACTATTGTATTAGTACCATAGCAGTTTTCACTCTTATAATATTCTTGATATTTAGTTCTAACTAATGGAGATTGTCCATAATTTAATACAAGACCTGTCTTGTCTACTCTATTATTAAAATTAGTACTATACATCGATACAGCCTGTTTACTTTGACCACAAGAGAATAGATTTCTAGGTAAAGGATTTGTCTCAGGATAAATTACTAAGTTACCCATGTAACCAAAGATACATGAAGGATGTATTTCTAAATGAGTACTTCTTTTGTTTTGTTTTAATTTTTCTATATTTGTTGAAACTAGTAATGTATTCATTTCTGCTGTGTCAATATATTCAACAATAGATTTGTGTTTGTTTATTTGTTCTATATCTGAGTTATATAACTTTTTCATTTCATAAAAAACATTATTAATTACATCTACTTTATTATTTTTAACACTAAAACCTGTTAAAATATCATTCCAATCGATTGCTTTTGATTCATTTATTTTCTTTCTGAATATTTCACAATTTGTACTTAAGTTTTTCTGTTCATCTACATAAAACATAGGTCTAGTAATACGACCACTATCAGTATACAATTCAATTTTGTTTTCTATATAATTTACTGCGATGCTTGTATAAATTGGTATTAGACATATTCTTCGTGCAAATTTTATAAAATTAGCGGTATTTATTAATTCATTTGTTGTAGCTAGCCATGTTCCATTTATAAATATTTTTGTTTTATTTTTTACGTCACTTGGTTTTGTTTCACTTAACAATCGAATGCTTAAGTTTTCTCTCATCCAATCTAATAAAAGTTTATACGAATAACCATTTGTAATGTAACTTGTAATAGCAAGATGCTTATGTAATCCACAATTTCCACCATCTGGTGTGTCAACAGGATCAATTAAACCATACTGTGAAGCATGACATAAACGAGGACCAACTACCTTAGCACTAGCATCTAACGGTAGATTTATTTTACGAAGATGTGATATAAATGAATGATAAGATAGTCTATTTAAATCTTGTATAACACCTACACGGTTAGTATTTGGTGTTGCACCCCATCTACCTTTAAATGCCCTTTTAAATCCATTATCAACTATCTTATTTTTAAATATTTCGTTATATCCCAACTTATATTTTTTTTTATTGTCCTTTTCATCATCTTTTACAAATTCACTTGAAAACACTTGTGATACTAGTTGACTTTCTGTTATAGTTAAAACGTTTGTCACTCTGTTTGTATAATGATAGTATAAATCATTTTCTACATTAACCTGTATATCTTTTTGTTGTAGATTGTAGTATTCTTTGAATAAATCATATATTAAATTACCCGTTAATTCTATTCTTTTATATTTAAAACTATCTCTGTCTGTTGGTGGAATAATACCAATACTAGTTTTTATTAGATTAAATACCATGTCTCCAATAAAATATGCTTTTGTTGAAAAATTCATTTCACCTACTTGAGGTAACAAAAAATCACACAATATATGATATGTATAAGGTATATTCTTAAACTTTAGATATTGTGATATGTACTTAATTGCTGCTTCTTGAGTAAATATAGTTCCTGCATCATATACAGAAGATTTAAAATATTTAATAAAATCTTTGTATTTTTCTAGATCTAATAAACAATATTCTATAATTTCTTTATCGGAAATTACCCCTAGTGCTCTCATTAAAATAAATAACGGTATTGGATATCTTACATTTGGTATTTCAACAACAATATTTTCAAGATGCATTTTATCTGTATCTCTAACAATATGTATTTTCATTGTTCTAACTGGCTTTGAAGCATCCTCTGAAACCATTCGAATTATCGATGAATAAGAATATTTATCATCATCTGAGTTTTTTTTATAATAGACCATATTATCTGAAAATTTCTCCTGCGGAACTACGACCTTTTCTTTTCCATCAATTATAAAATATCCACCATAGTCATTTTTACATTCACCCATATTATACTTTAGATCACGATTTACATGTTTTAATATACACTTACTAGAATGAAGCATTATTGGAAATCTTCCCAAATATATTTTTGGTATTTCTATTTCTCCTTCAATTATTTCAACACTTGATTTGATAAATTTATATTTTACTAAAACATCGTAATGTATTGTAAAAGCATATGTCATATTTCTAAGTCGAGCCTCATTCGGATACATATAATGAGTGTTTCTTTCGTCGTATATTACTGGTTTTCCAAAATATATTTTATTCCCATGTCTTCCACCAATATACATTTCAATTTTAAACTTAAAATCATCTAGTGTATCATCAAAATTCTTACTTATTTGTATTGGGTTCTTTTCATTTATTATTTCAAATATATCTTTATTAAAAAAGCTATCATATGAATTTAAATGATGTTGTGTTAAATAATAGGTGTTATTCAAAAAATATGATTCTAATGTTTTCCAACCTAATTTATCAAAATTCATGTATATAATATATAGAGCATTTTTTAATTACTCTTTTTAAAATCTAATAAATATTTAAACAATAAAAATTTATTAATTTACATAATAAACATTAAACCTATTAAAATAAACAATAAAACAAATGGGAATAATACTAAGAACCATGACATTTTTGCATATCCTGATTTACATATTAAATCAAGAATCCATGTCCAGAATAAAATATAAATTGACTTAAGTACAAATATGAAAATAGTACTTGATACATTACATTCATATTCACCTACACAATATGTATCTGTGTTTCCATAATTTTGTACCATCATTATAAGTAATGCTAAAAATGACATTACAAAGTATAAAGCAGCAGGGGTGCATAAATCTTTTATTGATTTAGGAATTGGTGTTGCCATCACTATGTATTAATTAAATATTTTTTTTTTATGCAGAAGAATTTGGTTTTTGATTAAGTGTTGGATTTGGACTCTTAGGTTGAGGATAACCACCTAATGTTGCAGTATTCTTCTCTCCTAAATGAATTGCGTTGTCAATTAAACCTCTAATCTCTCTAATAAATCCGCCCTTCTGTTTTTTACTTTTTCTACCTCTATAACGTCTAGAACCTCTTAAACGTTTTGATGATTTAGATACTTTTTTCTTTCCACCCTTAAAAAAACTGGGTAAATTACAACCACATTTACTTCTCGATTTACCAAATCGTTTACCCCCTATTGTTTTTTTTCTATTTTGTCTCTTTAAAGTTCTTCTGGTTTTAGCCATATATATTAATATAATATTTTATTCTATGTCTACGTGTGTCAAAAAGTGTCTTCTGCAACACATTTTGGTTAATCCTAAATCATCCAATACAATACCCTCTGGTCCTTTCTCTGTATGTTCCTTTGTTAAATATACCTCATTATTTGTATCAATACCTTTTTTTGTTTTCATTTCAGACACTTTCATTTTATAATACTCATATTTATCCGCAATAACTTCGCCACATGTAAAGCACTTTACAGGAATTATCATTTTTTATATATTTACTATATAATTAAAACTTAAATCAATTTTAATTATAATTAATTGTTTAAATAATTATGTAACATAACATCATCAGAATTATTTTTAACGTAACCAGCTAATATTGCTGATTCATACATAGTTTTTAATACATCATTCGGTGTAGTTGAACCTATTCTAATTAAATTATGTTCTCTTAAATATTTTTTTATTTTTGAGATATCTTCATTTTCTATTTTCTTTTTTTCATCCATAATTTTTTTCTTTGTTTGTGTACTTTTTATTAATACAGATACTAAATTGTTTTTTTTTGATTTTCCTAATTTATATTTTCTCTTTATCGTTCTTTTCTTAATAAAACTTCCTCCATTTTTATTTCTTAAATCTGTTAATTTTTCTTGTCTTTCGTTTGGAATACTATCATTATTTATTTTTATCATTGGTTTTAACATTTCCTCTTCATTTTGTGTATTTGAAGTTGATGTATTTCCTTTCTCTATTTCTTTTAATTCATTTTCGAAAATGTTATCGTCGTCATCCCCATCACTATCTTCTGTATCAGAAGAAATATTTATTTTTTGTGTTGTATTATGTCTCCATTGTCTAAATGTTGGCTGTGTACCATTTTTTAAACATCCATATGGAGGTGCTGGAGGTAATAAATTGGAGATTTTTGTATAATTATTGTTGTTCATATTTTTATCAATATTATTACTAAAATCTTCTGGTAACTTTAAATTTACTTCAATATTCTCATGATCAAAAGTTCTATTGTTGTTATTTCGGTTTTTTAGTGTACGTTTACTACTTTTTCGCTTAGCTTTTTTCTCTTTTTTATCTTTTTTTACTAAATCTGACAAATAGTTCATAGAATTATTAAAGTTTGATGAAAAATTTTCGATATTTTCTTTTTTATCTGTGTTTTTACTATTTTCTACATTTTGATTTACATTTTGATTTACATTTTGATTTACATTTTGATTTACATTTTGATTTACATTTTGATTTACATTTATTATTTCACTCTTTTCACTCTTTTCACTCTTTTCTCTATGTTGTTTAATTCTATCCAATAAATTCTTCCTAAGTTGATTTGGATTTACAAAATTAAAATTTTTCTTATCTTTTTTTTTTAATGTTTTTGCTTTATCCTTCTTTTTACCACCAGACATACTAAATAAATCAGGGTTTATCGATATTGTTTTTCTCGAACTCATAAAATATATATTATTTTTATTTTATTTCAACTACTAAAACTAATTAAATCTTAAAATAATATAAAAATTGATTTACATTATAGATTATTCATGTATATAAAAAAAATGGAACCGATTACTAAAAATCGCATAGATGTTGATAACGGTGTTTCGTATAATTATGAAACTCCATGGAAGCTTATTGAAAATTATTTCGAAGGTAAGTATCTAGATCTACTTGTTAGACACCAACTTGAATCATATAATACATTTATTGAATATGAAATACAAAAAACTATTGAAATGTTTAATCCTGTATGTATTAAATCTGAAAATGATTATGATGAAAACTCTAAAAAGTACTCACTAGAAATAGTTATAAATTTTAATAATTTTCAATTATATCGTCCACAAATCCACGAAAATAACGGTGCTACTAAACTTATGTTTCCACAAGAAGCTCGACTTAGAAATTTTACTTACGCATCTTCTATGACAGTTGATATTAACATTCAGTATATTACACGAAATGGGGCTAATCTTGAAAATGTCGAAACATCTAGTAAAGTTATTTCTCAAATTCATATCGGTAAACTCCCTATTATGTTGAAATCTTCTATTTGTGTGTTAAATCAATATAAACATATGAATTCATCATTAACAGGTGAATGTAAATATGATGCAGGTGGATACTTTATTATTAACGGTTCTGAAAAAACCGTACTCGGTCAAGAAAGAGCTGCTGAAAATAAAGTTTACTGTTTTAATGTTTCAAAAAATAATACTAAATGGTCTTATATGGCAGAAATAAAATCTGTTCCCGATTTTAAATGTATTTCTCCTAAACAAATTAATGTTATGATTTCTAGCAAAAATAATGGTTTTGGTCATAGTATTTACATTCAAATTCCTAGAATTAAAAACCCTCTCCCGATATTTGTTGTTTTCAGAGCACTAAATATTATTAGCGATAAAGAAATTTGTAATAAAATTGTGCTAGATATTGATAACAAAAGATATAAAGATATTTTGTCATTTCTACAGGCTTCTATTGTTGATGCTGAAACATGTAATGTCATTACTTATGAAAATGCGATTGATTATATTACTGCAAATGTCATGTTTACCCCTATTAATATGTCCAAAGAAAATGGAGCTATAAAAAAACGGGAATTCGCTATTGATGTTTTGTCTAATGATTTATTTCCTCACTGTAGAACAGATGAACAAAAAATTTACTTTCTAGGATACATGATTAATAAAGTCATTAGAGCTAAACTTAATCTTATCGAACAAGATGATAGAGACTCATATCTCAATAAAAGAATCGATTTGACTGGTACGTTACTTAACAATCTATTTAGAAATTATTTCAATAAAGTTGTTAAGGATCTACAAAAACAAACCATCAAGGAAATTAATAATGGTTCTTGGCGATCGACAAATGATTATATGAATATTATTAATAAAACAAATATTTATAAAATTATTAAATCTACTACTATTGAAAATGGTATTAAAAGAGCTCTGTCTACAGGTGATTTCGGCATAAAACATTCTACGAACAATAGTAAAGTTGGCGTAGCACAAGTTTTAAATCGTCTTACTTATGCTTCTAGTTTGAGTCATTCTAGAAGAATTAGTACACCTATCGATAAAAGTGGTAAACTTGTACCTCCTAGACTACTACATAATACCTCATGGGGATTTCTGTGTCCTGTTGAAACTCCTGAAGGTCAGTCTGTTGGTGTTGTTAAAAATCTCAGTTATATGACACATGTTACTATTTCTTCGGAAAGTGACACTATATATCAAAATATTCAAAGTGATATTACTAATATTGATGATTGCAATACATCTAAAGAATTAGATAATTATGTTAAAGTTTTTGTAAACGGTTGCTGGGTTGGCATTACCAACAAACCAAAAGAATTATATGATAGTTTAAAAATTAAAAAATATAAGGGCATTATTAATATATATACTTCTATCGTATTTAATTACAAAGAAATGGAAATCAGAATATGTAATGATGCAGGTCGTTTAACACGTCCATTACTTAAAGTCAAAAATAATAGGTTAGTTCTTTCAGAATCCGTTATGGAATCAGTCAAATCTAAAAGTATCAAATGGAATGAACTACTTACGGATGTTGTACTCTCTGAATCTGTTATTGAATATATTGACCCTGACGAACAAAATTCTTCTATGATTTCTATGTATCCCAAAGATTTATCTGTTGTTGACCCTAACTATATTAAAAATTATACTCATAGCGAAATTCACCCTAGTACTATGTTTGGTATTCTGGCATCATGTATTCCATTCCCTGATCATAACCAATCTCCTAGAAATTGTTATCAATGTGCTCAGTGTAAACAAGCAATGGGAGTTTATGCTACCAATTTTGATGTTAGAATGGATAAAACCGCGTATATATTAAATTATCCTATGAGACCACTCGTTGATACACGTTTAATGAATATTATTAAAGTAAACAACATTCCATCTGGTTGTCAAGTTATTGTTGCTATTATGACACATACTGGTTATAATCAAGAAGATAGTATCCTATTTAATAAGGGATCTGTCGATAGAGGTTTGTTTCAAGCAACTATTTATCATACTGAAAAAGATGAAGATAAAAAGGTTCATGGTGATGAAGAAATTAGATGTAAACCTGATAAATCTAAGACTAAAGGTATGAAGTTTGGTAATTACAATAAAATCAACAATCAAGGTGTTATTCCCGAGAATACATTAGTTGAAAATAGAGATATTATTATTGCCAAAGTTGTTACTATCAAAGAAAATAAAAATGACCATACTAAATTAATTAAATACGAGGATTGTAGTAAAAGTTTTAGAACTAGTGAGGAAACTTATATCGATAAAAATTATATTGATAGAAATGGTGATGGTTATAATTTCGCCAAAGTTAGAACTAGAGCTGTTAGAAAACCTGTAATGGGTGACAAGTTCTCGAGTCGTCACGGACAAAAAGGTACCGTCGGTCTTATTATTCCCGAAGAAGATATGCCTTTTACTGATAGTGGTGTTAAGCCAGACATTATTATTAATCCACATGCTATCCCTTCTAGAATGACTATAGGTCATTTAAAGGAAACATTACTCGGTAAAGTTTTAATTGAACTCGGTCTATTCGGTGATGGTACTAGTTTTGGAGACATAGATGTTGACTTTATTTCTAAAGAACTACAAAAAACTGGATTTGAATCTTATGGTAATGAACTATTATATGATGGTAATACTGGTCAGCAACTAGAAACCAGTATATTTATTGGACCTGTATTCTATCAAAGATTGAAACATATGGTTGCGGATAAACAACACAGCCGTTCCATCGGACCTATGGTTAATCTTACACGACAACCTGCTGAAGGTAGATCACGAGATGGTGGACTACGTTTTGGTGAAATGGAACGCGATTGTATGGTTAGTCATGGTGCTGCTAGATTTACTAGAGGAAGACTTTATGATGCATCTGATAAATTTCAGATTCATGTCTGTAAAAAATGTGGTATGACATCATCTGTTAATGATAAACTACATGTTCATATTTGTAAAATGTGTGATAATAGAACTGAATTTGCTAACGTACAACTTCCTTATAGTTGTAAGTTATTATTTCAAGAACTACTTACTATGAACGTCGCACCTAGAATGATCGTTACTTAATTATAATTATAATAAATATGTTTAATTATTATAATTATTATACTTATTTTTTATATGAATTACAAAAATCTTCCTCCTGGAAAATATTATTGGGATAAAGATCAAATTATTAATGATGAATATATTAATATTGATATTTTAGAAAACTTATCGTGTGGAACTGGTGAGTATTGGCGTAGTTATCGATTGGGAGATACAGTTGGTGGTAAATATAATAAAAAATTCGAAACTATCGAACAAAAGTGGCCTAATTCTATTAAAGATAAGTACATGAAATTAGCTTTTAATAAAGCTAATAAATACGACATACTTTTTAGTGTTATTAAAGCATATCCATTATATACTTTTAATACTACAAACTTTATTTTTATCGGTATACGTGTTGGTGATGTTATGGGGGGTAATATACTTACTAATTATGTTATTAACGAAGATTATTATAAAAATTTAGATCTTAGTAAATATCTAAATAAAACGTGTATTATCTGTTGTGGTTCTCATTATAATAGTAATACGCCCTATACTATAAAATATGTTAATACTTTATATAAAATTATGAAAAATAAAGGGTTTGAAAATGTTTTTGTTCGAGCAGGAAATAACCCTGATGATGATTTTACTTTATTGTGTGGTTCTGATTATTTAATACACGGTTTAGGTAGTTATCATAAAATGATTCGGAATATGGTTATTGAATATGGTACAAAAGGCATTCTTAACTAAGACTACAGTTCATATTTCGATTCTTCATCAGGTTCAAGCGAAAATGAACCATCATCATCTACATCTATATTATGCTGATCATAAGGATTATGTCTAATACCTTCTATTTCGCGTAGTTGTCCTAACACTCCAGTTGCTCCTGAAGTTGCTGGTGGAGTTACTTGTGGATCTTGTGGATCTTGTGGATCTAAACTCCATAAAAAATTGTTGTGACTGTTGTTACTATTACTTGCAAATGAATCACTAATATTCATAACATTACGTATATTATCTATATTAACTGATGTATTACTATCAAATGAATTATCACCACCATAAGCAAACATCGCATTACGTACATCCATAGATGTTTCAATACGAGAAATACTATCATTTAAATTTCTACTTTCATTTATATCTAATGAACTACTATCTATATCACTAATATTACTAGTATTGACAGGGTATATATAGTTCATATATTCATTCTCTGTTGAGTTCATATATTCATTTATTGAGTCAAAATTAATATCTGTTTCACTTTCTTGATTACTACAATTAATATAATCAATTTCAGTTATCAACATCATTTTATACTCACTTACATTTGATGCATCTCCATCATCTTCATTATTTAATATAATATTATATTCTGGAACTATTATAGTGTGTTTATTACTTGTATCACCAGATTTTATCATAAATTCTATGATATATATCCAAATGCCTTTAACAGGATTTGGTTTTTGTGGTTCATCTTCATCTTCACCTATCATATCTAACCCATTTAAAATACTATATAACCCACAAATTTTACCACATATTGTTTTTTCTTTTAATTCATCATCTTCTTTTGTTTTTATAACTAATTTTACATGGGTTAATTCTGGATTATTATGAATTATTGACGCTTTTTTGGGAATATGGTCTGTATATATTTTAAAATTAACCATATTATCACCATCAATATAACGGTGTGATAATACAATTTCTTTCATATGATTTTTTTCGCTAAATATTTCTGAATAATCAACAACTCTATAATCTTTAGGTCTTAAATTGCTATATATCTTTTTTTCACTATCTTTCCCACGTGCAAGTTCTTCTATAATATTTTTATGTGATTCTATAACTGATATTTTATACAAAATATCATTCAATTCATTTATAATATCTTCTTCTTGTTGTAATATATCTGTTAGTGCGTCGTTATTTTCGTTAATTTTGTTAATTTCACTAGCTGTACTATTAATAATTTTGATTAGATTGTCTAGATCTTCTTGTGATCCACCGTCAGGTTGAGATTCTAATACTGAACGCATGTCTTCTGTCCTAAGTAGTTCATTATATAATTCTCTTAAATTGTCTATGATTTTTTTTGTATTCTCATCTTTAATGTTTTCTTCTATAGCTTGTATATAATGTGTTATAGTATTATTTAATATATTTTCTAGAAATTTTGCCTCACTTATTTCAGCAGTATATAATAATACAGTTTTCATTACTTCTTTCAATTCTTCGGATTTGTTACCTATATCTTTAATAATATTAAGATATTCTACATAAGTTGGAATATGTAATTCATCCAAATTATTATAACCATGTACATATAGAATCTTATTTTTTATATCAGTTATAATATTTTTTACAATCACCAATCCTCCTTTATTAATATTAAATGCGTCGTCTATCGTTGCACCATCTTCATTATAACTTTTAATATTCTTTTCTGTTTCGTTTTTAATTTTTTTTTTATCAAAAAATTTTTCAATATCACTTATTTTTCGATTACCTTCTGCAATATGTGTTCTGTCATTATTATTTCTATCTTCCATTAAATTTTGGAAATTACTGAGTAACGTTTTATAATTATTAGGTGTACATTCTGTTAATTCATAAATAATTTTATCATCCGTTTGTCCATGTGTTCCGCTTACAGTTGACAGATTTGAATACCTTCCGCCAATTCTACTTGTATCTATTACTTTATCTGTTTCTTCAGAATAACTTATTTCACGTGGTTTTAATATAAACATAGTTGTTTCATTAACATCTAATAAAATAGAAGAAGAAAATGCATCTAGTAATCTAGGTCCGATGCTTAAATGTAATTTAAAAAAACGACGTTCCCCATGTGTTCCACCATAACCTACATTTAAATTTTCCATATGTAAATATTCTCCTCCAATAATGTCACTATGAATTTTGGTCTTTTTAGTTTTATTTTGAATTGGTTTCATAGATATACCGTCTTTTGTATAAAATATTCGCGAGAATTCCGATGAATAATCATTTATAACCCAATTTGTAAATAGTTGATTTGGATTTTTTAAACTATATTTTAGTGTGTCTAATGATATAGCATTAAACCTCATTTTATGTATGATGTTATCACTATCTTTAACTTTATATATTTCGGCAAAAACAATATGTGGAGTTTCTAAATTAAAATTTGACATCCATAAATTATCCATTACTGTATTATTTATTTGTTCTGTAGTTGTATAATCAAATATTTTATCAAAATTATCAGGAAGATTATCATATAATTCTACCAAATCTTTTAAATTTTGAACTTCTGAGCTTAATATGTTTTCATCTTTATTAGATATATTTTCAGTTGACATGTATATATTAATTTAGGATTATATTATTATTTCATTATTATAAAATATTTTATTATATATATAATGCCTAAACCAATAGCGTTAGTTAATAATACAAATGCCACAGCCAGAAACCGTAAAGTGGTCACCATGGTTTGGAATGGAGATTATATTAACCATGCAAGTAGAAGTGGGGGAACTTTTAGAAATTTAATGAATGCAGGGGACCCTTTATCAAGAAAAAACTATACATGTGGAGGACCAAACCCTTTATCTAACTTACCAAGTGTTAAACAAAACGTTTCTTTATATAGAGGTGGTGTAAAAAGTACTGATTGTGATGGAACAAATATTCCTTCTGCATCGTGTAATGTAAAATATGTATATGATTCATCTAACTTTACTAGATTTAGAAAAGAGACCGCTATTAATAAATCATATAATGATACATCATTTAGTGGTCCTGGTAATGGTGCACAAACTGCTTTAAGACGTGCTCGAATATAATTTTTAGTTTTTTATATATTTATATTATATATAATGAACAAGTATCTTGTTGAGTTTTTAGGAACATTATTCTTTATTTACGTAATTTTAGCAAGTGGAAGTCCTTTGGCTATTGCGGCTGCATTCTTGCTAATAATTATGGTAATTGGTCCTATTAGTGGAGGTCATATTAACCCTGCTGTTACAATTACTATGGTACAAGCAGGTAAACTTCCTCAAGCAGAAATGTTACCTTACATCGCATCACAATTAGCAGGTGGATTAGCAGCTTTACAAATTTTCCAACGTGTTTAAATTAATTAAATAAAGTAATACATTATTTAATTAACAAAATTAGCGAGACACAATCTGACACCATATGACACCATATGACATTTAAAATAAGACAAATCGTAAAAATCTAAAACCTGTAAAATAAAATAAAAATATGTTCTCTAATTCTTACCATCATCAATATAGTTTTTTACCCATATTGTATACTAAATATAAACCCAATAACGAAACAGTTCCAATATAAAACTGTAATAACAGATCATCATTGTCATTATTTAAATTTGTAAATGTTTCTCTACACGCTTCCCCAGTTTCTGGATTTCTTTTTCCTGGAAATAAACAAGCATCCATCGATTTTACTTCAATTACTGGTACATGTTTTATTTCCATTTTAATATTATCATTATTATCTCTAGTTTCCATTTCAATTGGCATACATAATGGTTTACCATTAGTCTTCATCGCTCTCCAGAAATTTGCAGGATTTATTGCTTCTAAATTTTGCATCGCTCCAGGTATTTGTCCCTTAAATGTACTAAAATTCACACCCATACCTGATGATATAAATGGAATTTGACCTCTAGGTACATGACTAATATAAGTATATCTATCTACTTCTGATAAATTACCATTTTCATCTGATGTTCCCCGTTTAAAACATTTTGTATTTGTTGGTAAAAAAAATTTATTACCGAGTGGTTTACCAGGTTTACTTGCTCTACCACCTCCTGATACCATTAATTTTACATATTCTATTAAACCTCCTATATCTCTTGCTGTTACACTTAAAGAACCATGATCTGACATACCCATTTCGCGTGGTGTTCTTATTTTTTTCCAATATTCATATGTTGGGCCCAATAACTTCTCTTCATTCTCTTTAAATTCTTTTTCAAGTTGTTCTAATTGTTTTTCTTTTTCGGATTGACTCATATAATATAATAATATATATTATATCAGTTATTATCCTTAATTTTCATTATAACTTTGATATTTTTTTCTCATTTCTATATATTTTTGTCTCAATTCAGTCATTTCATTTTCTATACTACCTATTTTACTATTAACATAATCAACTGTTGGAGCACCTTGTAGTGTTTGTCTAATATCTGATATGTTTGTTTTATTTGTTTTAAGTTTATCTTTCATTTCAGATAGATTAGTATCAATATCTGATTGTTTTTGCTCAATAGAAGCTAACTGTTCCATTTGTGATTCAATACTCGCAAATCTTGTGTCACTTCTAATAGAATGTTCTTCGATCTGTTTCTGAATATCACTTATTTGCTTTTGATTTTCTTGAGAAATAATTTCTGCTTTTGAAATTGTTGCTGGCGCTGGTACTGGTGATGGTGTTTCTGTTGTTTCTGTTGTTTCTTGTGTTGTTTTTTCTTCTTGTTGTTCAAATGGTTCTTTTATAGATTTTTTTAAAATTTTTATATTATTTACTAATTTTTTAACGTCATTTACTGAATGTTCTTTCAAAAATATTAAATCTTGTCGATTATTGTTTGGTTTTATTTGTCTTATATCCTTATTGGTAATATCATTTAATGTCTTTTTTTTTCTTTGTATATCATCTGTTTTTGAACTATTTTTCTTTAAAGATAATTTTTTATAATTATTATTTATCCATCTAGTATCATTATCATCTAATGCAATACCCTTTTTCTTAAGTGTATCTATATAATTTTTATCTGTAAATCCTTCTATCACACCTATGTCTTGACCAAAACCAAACATGTTATATATTTTTTCAAATATTGGATATAATATTATAAAAACAAATAATGGTACTAATACTTCAATAATATTCATATATAATATTTCAATATTTTCTTTTCTATAAATATATATAATGTCAAGAATTACAGTATTTGAAGGATTTTATAACCAACCACAAATAAAATGGAAAAGTGCTACTCCACTAAATAAAACAGGTTTTGTTTATTCAAATGCTCCATCTAATATTAGACCACTTGATGTCTCTCAAGATAGAAGTGCACCCTTTGGTAAACCACGACCGTTACAACTATACAGAAGAGGGCGAAGTCTCAGACAAATAGCTTCTTCTAAAGTTACCATGAGAGAAAGTTTAGAAAACCCTGGAACATATATTACTAATAATAACAAAACTTCTGAAGAACTATGTAGTGAGTGTAATGGTAGTAGTTTAATCAACACATATGGTAGCAAAACTAATATGTCTAATAACCCTCAGACTACTGATCAATGTTATAGTCAAGCTAACTTTTCAAGAACTATGTTACGAAACCCTAAATTTAATTTACAAAAAACATATTATACTAGACATGAAGATTTAAGAAAAGCTAGGGGTGCTGTTCATAAATCAAATTTGTATTATTCCAATTGTTCAGATGATAAATGCTTAGATGTTGATACTCCTACTAACGCTAAATATCATATTAACGGTGCTGTATCATCTAGTACTCGTTTAGATAGATTAAAATTAGAAGCTGTTGAGAAAACAAAAACTCGTTACGTTGGTGATTATAAAGAACCATATAATCAAAAATCAAAAACCGAAGATTTCAACTGTACCTCAATAAAAATGTGTACCAGAAACACAAGATTTAGAAAATTATAATTTCAGTAAAAATATTACTATATTATATAATGGCAAAATCACGCTCAACTTACCATAAACCCGCTAAGACCACTCAAAGACGCAAGAAACAAACCGCAGGTCGTCGCGCAAGAAAAACAGGAGGTAAAAGAACTCGCAAATCTACTGGAAAAGTAACTGTTAGCAAAGTTGTTAACTCATTTACACGCTTTTTCAAAATTTAAACTTTTATTATGCAATAATATATTTCTATATTGTATAATGAATTACATTAAAACTATTAACAATATATTCCAAGAAAGAGATAAATTATTAAAAGGCAATTTTTAGTATTATATATTTTTGCTGTTATGATTGTACAAAAATATCTACCAGAATACTTTTATGATTTCGGTCTTGGTACTGGACGTTCATCATCAATATCTTATAATTTATTACTTTTATTCGCTGCTATCTTTTTTACATTATCACCTAAAGGTGGTATTGTACTTTATTCTTATTTCTTGTTAGGTGACGTATTTTTCACTAGTAACTGGGTTGAATATGATTAATTATAAATTTTATATTATTAAATTAATATCATTTAATAATATATATGAGAACACGTAAAAATAGAATAATTAAAAGACGAAAAACAAAAACTAAGTTACCAAAATTAAGAAAAATAGATAAGTCTATGAAAAAATTTCATTATAAGATAAAAGATCCATTTAGTAAAAGAAAATTGGCTATTCATGATGGGGTTAAAATGGAGGCAAAGAAAAAGAACGGATCACTAAAAAAAGCAGCTATAGCTAAGAAAGGTAGGTTTAATATACTTAGAATTTACAGAAGATATAAGAAAGTAGATGAATGCAAGACAATTACAAAAGATATGAAATATATGGATAAAAAATATGGATTAAACAGTACAAAAGATATTTGTGGTAAAAAATAAAATCACATATATATATGAAAAATGAAAGTTATGTTTTTGGATATGGATCATTAGTTAATAGCGAAAGTAGAAATAAAACCATAAAAATAAATAAAAATAATATTATACCTGCTGTTATTAACAAAAACTTTGGATATGTAAGAACTACAAAATTTCCTTCAATGGGAATAATTAAAGTAAAACAACACAAAAAAGATATTAATGGATTGCTTTTTAAAATTGATAATACTGAATTAGAATCTTTTGATAGAAGAGAAAAAAGTTATAATCGTATTATTGTTCCTAGTAAATATATATCTATTATTGGAAATATGTATTTTGACACTTCTTTACCCGTATATATATATAAACCCAAAGTTAATTTTGGAATAAAATCGGGTAAAACATGTACACAAAAGTATTTAAAAATAGTAAGTAATGGATTCAAAGAATATGGAAATACATTTCATGAATTATACTTGAAAACAACCGAATTTGTTAAGAGTAAGAAAACAAAAAGAAGAAAAAACAACTATGTTAATAATGTTAATAAAAAAACTAAAAAGAAATACACATAATACACACGAGAGGAATCGAACCTCTATACCAATCATAAATGGATTGAATGTTGCCATTACATCACGCGTGTTGGTCCTCTCTGCCGGATTCGAACCAGCGACCTATCGATTACTACATTAAACCACTACAGTCGATTGCTCTTCCAACTGAGCTAAGAGAGGATATATTAATATCAATGTTTTATTTATATTGTTTTTTTTATAATTCATTATATTCAATACTGTTTGTAATACACCAATTTATACATTTTTGTTTATTTTTCTCATTTATTTCTGATATTTTATCATTACAGTTATTTTTTTCATTAAATTTACAAATATTATGTAAATAACAATAATTATCTAACAAAGTTTGTGCTGTTATTGAATTACATTCTTCTATTTTTGATATAAAAGTTGTTGGTACATTATTTTTTAAAAAACTTGTAAGTTTTAAATTTTTATCGTTCTTCGTATAAAAATTATAAAAACTATCACATATATATTTAATGAAATCTTTGTTTATGGTATTAGATAATCGTTTACAACAAATATATTTATAGTTTTGTAAATAATTATTAATATTTGGTCGTATGATTACAGTTTTTTCAAAATAATTACTAACAAAATATAATAATTCAATATTATGTTGTTCATATAAATTAGGAATCTTAAATATAATATCAGATTCTAATTTTAATATATATATGCCAAGTATTACATTTAATATATATATATTGTTCATTTTATTATCATAATAATCACAATCCATAATTGTTATTAAGTCAAAAGTGTTTTTAAATTTTTCCTTAATATGATTATAAAATTGTTTATTTAATATACTAATATCTTTTTCACGTTTTTTCATAATACTTGTAACAACTTGATTAGATGAATAATATTTATCTTCATCATTTTTTCTAATCATTTTTAATGCTGATATAATATCATTATCTATATGAGAAAAATGTATGGATGTCATGCTACTTTGGATATTAATTTTTGATAAATTAAAAATTTCAATAAACAACAGTTGGTTAAAAGATATTGATTCATCCTTTATAATTTTATGTAATAAATTATATGGCGATAATAGTTTTTTTACTATTTCATTACCCTTATATTGTTTTATATCTTGTTTTAAAGTATTTAAGTTATCTAAATAACAATCGTGTGTTAATTGATTACCATATTTAATTTGTATATTATCTATTGTAATTGGGGGGTAGATTTTAGGTAAATAAAAATAACTCATAATAAATATAATGGAATATATTTCATTATATTTACTGTAAAATATCTATTAATTTCTCATCACCATCAAATAATTTTAAATTTTTTAATTCATTTATACTACATAATTTTATATCTTCATGTACATTCATTTTCAGATTTTGTATATCAATTATCTTTCCTTTAAAGAATATACACTCTATATTATATTTTTCCATCTTATTTGTAAATATTTCTTTATGAATACTTATTTCTAGGTTTAACTCTTCTTTCCATTCTCTTTTTAAACACTCTTCTAATGTTTCTCCTTCTTCACATTTTCCACCTGGAAATTCCCAATAACCACTATTTTGTGAATATTTACTTCTTAGACCTAACAATATTTTGTTATTATAATACATTACCCCACATGCTACTTTCATTTATCTGTATAACTAATAAAAATAATAATAAATCAATTTTATTAATTAAATGTCTGTAATCTGTTTAATTTTCAACTTATAAGGAAGTCTTTTTATTTTTTTAATTCGTTCTTGTTCTTCTAAAAATTCTGTTAATTTTTCCTCTTCATCTGTTTTACTTATATATTTATCATCAATTATTACATTCTCTGCATTAACTTCTCTAATTTTCTTAAATACAAAGTATCTGTTAAGAAAAGATATCTGTTTCTCATAATCCTTCATATCCTTTGAATTTCTCAAATCTTTTTCATCTATGATACCATCTCGTAATTCATCATTCATTTTATTAAATAATGTTTCAAAGCTGTTTGTCCCACCTGGTATATTTAAATCTAGACACTCTTGTTCATTTATTAATCTAAAACCATAGTTTTCCATTACACGTATCAAATAAGTTGAATTTACTAAATACTCTTTTGCTGGTTTACCAATTGAGTCCTGATAAACACATATTGGATAATTTACACTTGATGAATCGTCCTTAAATTCCAAAAAGTCATATCTTTTTTCAATCTCCCATACCTTCTTACTATTTTTATTTATAGTTATACTTTCACCCTTTTTGTATCGTTCTAACATACTAAATATTTTGTTACCATCATAACATGTAGCTACAAAATAACCATTCACTTTAGTACATTCACAAACATTTCGCAGGAATTGTTGTAATATTGTTATATTTTCAAAGAAATAATGTAGGGCAAATTGACATGATGTTATATTAAATCCATTCTTACCCTTACCATAATGTTTAAATACTCCTTTCCCAATAATTGTTGCATCTTTTGGACCATCTCCAAATACTGCTCTTGTTATTGTTTTATATTTATCGCTATTAATTGCATCTGTATTTCTAATATTCATAGAACTATTTCCATTTACAAATAAACAATAAGGCATTCTTTTACGCCTTTTTCTTTCCTCTAAGTATCGTACACATGCTCCGTCCAACTTATTCTCTATATTATCTGGTGATAAATCGATTCCAAATACAAAATCTAATTTACTTTTTATCCATTTTGGTAAATCACCACCTTTTCCTACTGCTACATCAATCAATATATCATCAACATTACTTATTGTTGTAATCAATTTCGTTTTTACATATAAATTGTGAAAATCTTTTAATCTCTTAGTTTGATTTGTTGTATCTGTTTTTCTATAATATACATCATCATCTGCCATTTCTTCAGGTATTCCGTTGCCTGTCATCAGCATTTTTTCTGTAATTGGATTATGTATTGATTTCCAATTACTATTTGCTGTATCATAATTATTACCATACATTTTAGGACCTTTTCTACTTCGATATTGAAAAGTTTTGTCATTTCGTACTCTTAATGGAATCCATTTCCATCTATTTTCATTTTTTTTATCATATCTAAATTCTACTATTGTATTGTCTTCAATTAAATCATTTTCCTCAGTATACATCTGCATATCTCCATTAATATCTTTTTTTAGCATTACATTACATATATAAGCATTATCATCATATGGATTTGTTGGATAAAAGGGTAATGCTTTATAATTATCTTCACTATTATCTTTTTTTCCAATATCATCTTCTATTACATTTGCACAAGGATTCATATATCCATGTTTTTTTTCATCAAATCCACACAATAAAATTAATGTTTTATATGAGTTTATATCAGTCTGTCCAGAGGAATCCATACCATCGTTATATAGATAATTTATATCATCTGTGTTTCCTGTTTTCTTTGTTTTTATTAAGAAATCAATTGTATTGTATTTTGAAGGCTTCCACTTAAAACTATAGTCCCAAGTTACTTTATAGTCTGTTTCTGGTAAACCCATATTTGATGGTGTAAATATTAATCCATCCGTTTCATACTCGTAACTTGGATCCGATATTCTTTTGAGTAAATTTTCACAACAATTGTATATCGATTTACTTTTATTTGCTATTTCAAAATGTTTTACTTCAACCCTCATAGGTATTAAATCATTATTTGTTATTGATTTTAATTTTAATGAAATCAAAAGCTGTCTTAAGTATGTTAAACGCCCCTTTTTTGTTTTTGCATCTTCTTCTTGGTCAGTTAACGGCAGTCTTCGTTTATCTTCACCCTTTAAATAATACAAATCAAAACAAGCAAATAAATTTATACTTTCTTTGTATTTATTATGTTCTATATATTCACCGTCTACTAATGTATTGTATAACGCTTTCTGATCACTATAACACCCTGTAAATTTAACTCTCATACTTGAATCAATAAAATATAATTTTCCTTTTTCATTTATATATAATAATGCGCGTTCTCCATCTGCTTTATCAGTAACAGTATAATTATTATTTATATTCGGTGAATTCATATTTTCTATATCATCTTTTACTAAATTCACATATTGTAATGTTGAAGAAGAATACCCAATAAAATTTTTGGGTGTAATATTATAAGGTATTTCTTTCTTTTTACTATGTATTAGCTTCATATACGATTTTAATACTTCTGACATTTCTGTTTTTGATACTGGATAATTAGTCCCCTGTAACGATGAAAGAATATACTTTATACATGTCTTCATTTTTGGTAATAATTTGTCAACACTATTATACTCTGTAAAACTACCAACACGCTCCTCATCTATTTCTATCTCTATCTCATAATTTTCAGAATTAGTAAACACACCCGATTGTTCTATTGAATATTGAGGTATTAATCTAAATGGCTTTTTTTGTTGCCTTGAACTTGATTTTACAATAGATATATCTACAAACATAGGAAAATCTGGATGACTTAATCGAATTCTATTTATATATCTAAATGTCTTTTTCGTTTGTGTCCATGAATCAACTATCTTATTTACTAAATTACCTGTTACCTGTTTCTCTAATTGATAAGACAATTTAAACATATATTCGTCGTTAAATACTGGTAGTATTTTACCATCTTCATCTTTTGCCTTCAATTTTTGAACAAAGTTAATGTTTTCTGGATTACCTCCATATTTTTCAAGTAATTTTTCCATATTTTCTAGTTTACAATAATCTTGTATAACGTTAAAGTTATTTAGTTCTGCTCTAATATTAGATAATTCCTCATCTCCCTCCTGTGTAATAAATTCATTTGATATTCTCATCATATACACACCATTCAAATTATTACTAGTAAAACCTATTGATAATAATTTTTGTATAGTATTATCATAATCCATTCTAGTTAAATCTTTGGGATTTGACGTTGAAAATCTTATCTCTAATTCTTTTTGTGTACGTGCATCAAATATATTATCAGATAAGTATTTTTCTGTCAAACTATTCATATCATATTTATTACTAAAATTCATTTTTTGATTATGAGACATATATATAATTATAATAGTATATTTTTATTATAATTATATATCAATTTTATTTAATATTCATATTTCTATATTTAATGTTTCGCATATTTTTGAATACAATTCTGCTTTCTTTAAGTTTAAATCATTTTGTGATAATTTTATCTCTATTCCAATATCCTTTAAATCTTGTAATTTATAGCTACCTATTGATTTTATCGGTTTTTCATAATTTTTTACTTCATACTTAGTATCCATGTAATTCGTTATAATTTCTTCTCTTGGATTTATTTCATACACATAATCATCTCCTATTTTGTGTATTACTGTATAATTTTCATTCTCTTCTTCATTATCTACATATAACTTACTATATATTCTATCATTTATAAATATAATATCTATATTATGTATTGTACATAGTACATGAAATGTTTTAAATGATATTTTATCGTCATTCAATAATTCACTTTCACAAACGTCCAAACGTTTAAACTTATATGTATCTTTTAACATTTTCGTTTTAGCCTTTACATGTGTTATCAGTTCCAACTTTAAATTCTTTTCTTCTTGAAATATTCCACTTCCCAAAAGTTCATAACTATCAAACCCATATTTTATTACATAAAATATCCAGAATAATTTATCATTATGTGCAGGTACAAAATAATTTTTATTATACCGTATACAACGCTTCATAGGTTCTTTCTGATAATTATTACTTTTCTGATCTATTATCGTTTTTAAATAACTTACCATGTTTTTGGGATAAAGCATATATTTATTTAATTCTTTTAATTGGTCTGTCATATATATTATCGTTTATAATTGTTTATATTGATTATAATTATATATTAAGACATAGCAGATGTAGCTGAGAAAAAATTACTTTCCATCTCTTTTTGATTATTCTCAATATTATCTAGTTTTATATTTTGGGTCTTTATATATAAACAATAATTTTTCAATTCATCTATTACTATTGGTGGTAGTTCTGACAAGTTTACAAATACTCCATTCTTATTTTCATTCAGATTTTCTATCTTATTCTTTAACATTTTTAATAATGTTATATGGTGTTCCTTTGGTAATTGTTCTATTTGAGATTTTAAACTTTCGAGTTCAACAATATTTTCACTCATTAAATAAAATATTGTTATTTGTTTAAATATTTACTTACTTGAATAATATATAATATATAATATATTATTTATAAATTATGCTGAACATGATTCACATATCTCATTTTCATTATTTTCTATTCTCTTTGGGTCTATTGTAAACTGCTGGGCTTGATGCTTCGCTTTTCTTCTTAAATAATATATTCCTGTTTTCAACCCTTTTTTCCATGAATACATATGCATACTAGTTAATTTATTATTAGTTGGCTCTTCCATCCATAAATTTAAACTCTGACTTTGACATATATAAGCACCTCTATCAGCAGCCATATCTATAATATCTTTCATCTTCATTTCCCACACTATTTTATATTTTTCTTTTATTTCATTTGGTATTTGTGTAAAGTGTTGAATACTTCCTTTGTTTTCTATTATACTATTTTTTATCGATTCGTTCCAAAAACTTAATTTTGTTAAATCCTCCTGTAAATATTTGTTTACAACTAAAAATTCTCCTGCAAGGGTTCTTCTACTATAAATATTACTTGTTAATGGTTCAAAACATTCAATATTACCTAATATCTGAGCTGTTGATGCTGTTGGCATAGGTGCTACTAATAAAGAATTTCTTAACCCATACATCGTTATACTTTTCTTTAATTTTTCCCAATCATATCTTTCTGATGGAGTTACATTCCACATATCATATTGTAATATTCCCTTATGTGCTGGTGAATTTTCAAAACTACTATAAGCTCCACAAAATGTTTTTCCTTCATCTACCATTTTTTTTTCATAATTATTCGCATATTCCAATAAACATTCTTCTTCATCATATCTCTTATTCTTTATTTTTTGTAATATTTCACACCTTTTTTTTGATATTTCATTTGATGCTTCCAAACTTGCATGATATATTGTTTCAAATATCTTTTTATTTATTTCTTTTGATTCATTACTTGTAAATGGTAAACCAAGCATTATTAACACGTCCGCTAACCCTTGAACACCTATTCCTATTGGTCTATGTTTCATATTGCTTACCTTTGTTTTTTCAGTTGGATAAAAATTTATATCTATCACATTATCCAAATTTTTTGTTATTACTTTTGTTACTTCATGTAATCTATCATAATTAAATGTTTGTTCATCCTTATCTACCATAGCAGATAATGAAATACTTGCCAAATTACATACCGCTGTCTCATTTTCATCACTATATTCTACTATCTCAGTACAAAGATTCGATGATTTTATTGTTCCCAAATTTTTCTGATTTGATTTATTATTACATGCATCTTTATATAATAAATATGGTGTTCCTGTTTCCATTTGACTGTCCATGATATGTAACCACAAATCACGAGCATTTACAATTTTTCTATGCTTATTTTCACTTATATATTTGTTATATAAATCCTCAAAATCTTTACCATAACAATCTGATAAACCAGGACATTCGTGAGGACACATTAGTGCCCAATCTTCATTACTCTCTACCTTTTTCATGAATAAATCAGGTAACCAAAGAGCATAAAACAAATCTCTAGCCTTCATCTCTTCATCTCCTTGGTTTCGTCTCATATCCAAAAATAATTCTATATCTGCATGCCATGGTTCTAAGTATATAGCAAAACTGCCATTTCGTTTACCACCACCGTTATGTATAATACCATTATGTGTTGTATAGTCATGTACATTTTTCATTTGTAGATCATATAAAACACCATCATATGTTGTTTTTGTAATATTTTTAATTCTTGTGCATAAATAGTCTTTATATTTGAAAAATTTAACGTAACTTTTATTATTATAATCTTTATTTAATTTATCACTATTTATAAAATTTATTAGATCTTCTGTACATGGAATACGCAAAGTGTAACCTATTTTTTTATGTTCAATAGTTCCTTTTGATGTTTCATGTTTTTCACCTATTCTATCTCTTATATATCCACTTGTTAAAATACCACAACGCATAAACATATAACGCATACTTTCTATTAAATTTCTTGATGTACTATCGAATACAAGCTCTTTGTAATAACAACCATCACTATCAATAAGACCTTTTATAATATTCTTTATTTTTTTCAAAGGTAAATTTAACCATTTTTTGTGAACATGTTTTTCCCCATTTATGTCATATACATCAGCATGTCTAAATGGTAAATTAATTGTTTTATTCCAACGAATTCTTGATGTATTTTCATGACATTCTATAGAATATTGAATACAACGACTGGTAAAATAATTTTCAACAAATTCTAATACGTTTCTTTTGTTTTTAGTATGTAATGTAATATGACCAGTATTACTATCATTTTTCATATATCCATCTCCTAAAATAATTCCATAAATATAACAATCATCTTCATTAATATTTTTTATATCTTTTTCATATTTTGGAATTTTATAAATGATCATATCATCATATGTTAAATCTTTTACATCCTTAAACTCTGGTTTTATTAGTCCTTTATTTAATCTATTTGTAATAATTTCATAATTAATACCTTTTTTTTGGTTTGAAATAACAAATATAGGATGTTCATCTGTTATTGTAAGTGGTTCAATAGAATGCATAGTTTCTATTTTATAAACTAACCCATTATAAGGATGTTCAAGAACATTTTCAATTACTTCAGTATTACCCGTTGAATTAATAATTTCTGTTTCATTACTCATTACATTTTGAATTTTAATTGGTCCAGATGTTGTATATAAATATGTTTCGGGTGTTATACATTGGTCAACGTAGCGTGCCGTATTGTTAAATACACGTAACATAGGAACAATACCATTAGATGTTCCATTTGTACCTCTTATATGACTTCCTGACGCTCTTACATTATGAATATGTAACCCAATACCACCTGCCCACTTTGATATATTCGCACAATCTTTTAGCGTATTATAAATTCCATTTATACTATCACTTTCCATCGATATTAAATAACATGAACTCATTTGTTGTCTTGGTGTCCCAGCATTAAAAAGTGTTGGAGTCGCATGAGTAAAATATTTCTTCGACATCATATCATACGTTTCAAATGCCTTCTCTATATCATTCATATGTATTGATAACGCCACACGCATCCACATATGTTGAGGTCTCTCAACTATTACATTATTTGATTTCAACAAATATGCTCGTTCAAGTGTTTTGAATCCAAAATAATCAAACAAGTAATCTCGTGTATAATCTATTTTTTCTTCTATTTTATCGGAATTAATTACTACTGTTTTATAATATTCTTCCGAAATTATTGGGGAATGATGACCATGAACATCATAAAAATTCCATAGTTTATCCACAGACTGTAATAATGTATTTGGTGTGTTCTTTTCATGATTTGATATTGCAATTCTACTCGCTAATACACCATAATCACTTGATACTGTTGTCATCGATGCACACTGTTCACATGTTAACTCATCTATTTTTGATGTTTCTATTCCATTAAATAATTGGTCTATTATCTTCATCACTAATGCAGAATATTTAACATCTTTTAAACTAGCTTCCTCTCCAATCTTTCTTACACGAATCAATATTTTATCAAATGATACTGGCTCTAAACAGCCTGATCTCTTTTTTACGAACATATCCTCATCATTAAAACTAGACATATATTACTATATAATTCTAGATTTAAGCCTTTTTGAAAAAATATTTTTAAAAGTTTTTATATTTATATATTTTATATGTTAAGCACCAAATTTCTTAATACTGTTAAATATTTATTATTTGTCGCAGTTATATGCGTTATTGTACATTTTATAAATTCCATTTTTTTCAAAAGAAGCGAAAATTTTGATACATATAAATCAGAACTTTCACCTGCATCATTCCCTAATACATTATTATTAGCAGATACATATAATGTTAACGAATCTATTAAAAAAAAAGATATGCCTACTGATTATTTATTCATTAAAAGAAACGAAAACAATAAGTATATAACTACACCAGATAATGGTACATGTACTCCTATGGAAGTTTGTGGGTTGTATTCCAATAAAAAATCAGGTATTAAATAAAATCATATCATCTTGTATTTATATAATTTTATATAAATACAAAATTTTGAAAATTTGAAATTGTAAGCTATATATTTGCATTTGTGCTTTCTTCATCTGTTGTATTCAATTTTGTTGAGGTTTCATCGAAACTTTCTGTTCTTACCTTCATAATTGATTTCTGTGATGCACGTTGACTAGTAATCATATCATGAGGAAACATGTCACTTATTTTATCGTCACTAGTATTCATATCAGGACAAAACATTTCTGTTATTATATCTTGACTATTATTCATATCATTTATATCTATCATACACGTCTTTTTCTTTCTTTCTTTGGGAGCACGATGATCATAACCATCAACACGTTCTTTTACAATTGTATTCCATACTTCTTCTATTTTGGGTATTGCATATGAAATCCATTCTTTATTACGTAACACTAATATACAACTATAATGGTCTAGTTTATAGTAAATTGTCCTTACTATATTCTCCTCTCCATATTTTATTAACATTTCATTTTTAAATATACAATATTCTGTTTCACTTGAATATAATGGTAAATATTCATATACCGTATTTTCATCTATAGTAAACTGAAGAATAATCCCTTTTAATTGACCCTGTGTTGTTGATGAAAATGTTCCATCATTATTAAACTCTTCGTCATTAGCATATTCAGAAAACTTTGTTTCTAAAAAGTCACACTCGTTCATATTACACACTTCCATCTGCATCTGCATCTGTATCCAATACATTTTCTTCGGGTTTCCTGTTATTTTTCTAGATATTGGGTTTTTTATTTCTAACATTCTTCCGTATCTATATGAATCTTCGGATACTACAATTCCATCTGGTGATGCACCTAGAAAACTATATTTGTCATGTGTTATACATCCAAAATCTTCAACCTTACATTTGTAATAACTTTCATAAAACATTACTGATACTGGCTCATATTTAATTCCCCAACCCAACGCACCTGCTGATGTTTGATTTGTTAGTGTAAATGGTTTGCATTTCTCATAAATTATACTATTTAATGCACTCTTTGTTTCGAATATTTTTCCTACTGAACTCGCTGTTATCATATTATATCTTGATTCATACCAAGCATCTGTACGTTGTTCTGGTTGAGGTTTACTACGAATATATTCTATTTTTTGTTTGACTTTTTCAATATTTGGCTTAAAACGAATAAATGTTTTATCATAACTTCTTCTTGGTGTTACATGTGTATAAAACATCTTTTCACTATATGTTACTATATATTCAAATACTATATCTTTCAATTCATCTGACAAATTAGATAATTTATTACTATAAGGTTCTACTGTGTCACAGTGTACCCTTAACATAGATGTTACATTCGTTACCATAAAATCATCAAAATTTTCTTCACATGATAGATGTATAGTTTCTAAATGTAAATTATTAAACATCTCAAAACAAAACTCAAATAATTCTATTTTCATCTCTTCATCTATGGATTTAAAATACTCTTCTGCTTCATATTCTTCTAATTCGATCTCATCATTCATTTTATCCAATTCTTCATCTGTTAGCGGTTTTATTAAATTCATCATACCGTATATACTATTTATATTTATAATTAATTATTTATATCATTTCAAATCAATTTTAAACGAATAAAAAACTTAATCCATCGGACCTTTACATCCTTAAAACTGTACACTTGTTTAGTCGTCTTCATTTTCTATATAGTTATTATAAATTATTTTGATATGTTCAACATACCAGTTATTATATTACAAATAATGTGTATACTAGAAAATACGTGAACGCCGACTTTGCAAGTATACTGCTCCAGTATAATATATTATTAAAAGTTTCTAATGCATTTTTACTATCATTTTTAAGATGATTTTTTTCTGATATATCAACCGTTATTTTTGTGTCATCATAATTGTCTTCTTCTTCTGTTTCGTATAGAATCTCCAACGGATTGTATTCACTATATTTTCTTCTATAATAAAAGTCACTCGAATTTTTGTAAACATTTTTAGTTTTTTTTCCAAATTCTATATCATCTTGAGGAGGATCTAATATTACATATTGATCCCATTCACAATTTGTTTGAATGCTCATTACTTGTGACATTTTATACTACTTTATAATTTTTATTTATATTATAAAATAATCATTTTTTTTTAAAATTCATTAATCTTTTTTATTTTCCCGTGACTTATTTTTTTTTGATAATATTTTCGACTTTTTTGTCTTAGGCGCTAAATTTTTTGAAGTTGAAACCCTGTTATCCTGATTTTTTATAGTGAAAATTTTTTTCTTTTTGTCAAAAAATAAACCAGGTATATCTTTTATCACTCCATCTTCTTTGTTATAATTTATGTCCTTTATTTTTGTAAATTTTTTGTTATCTAATGCTTTTAATAAATATCTCTGTAATTCTTCGTTGTTACTTTCCGAAAAACTATTCTCTTCAGAAAAAACATTACAATAGTGTATTATCTTCTCCACTTTGTTTTTCTTATTCAATTTATTCCATGGTTGAGATTTATTTGTCTCCTTTTCTTTTTCTAGAAAATTATCTATCAATTCCATAGCACATGAATTCTTTGTATTAGGTGTTGCATTCGTATAATTGTTATTTAAATATATACTTTTATATTTTAATTCATTATCTATTCTTTCCATTCTTTTTTTATTTTTTTCATTTTTATTGTCTTCTATACTTTCGGAACCATCCTTTTTCACGTCTACTATTTTATTTCCGTTTTCAGTAAATTCCATTATTATATGTTTTATTGTTTTAATTTTAACTCATTTAAAAATAATATTTTATATTATCATTTATTTGTTCAATATTCATTTTTTTCTCTCTTTAACTTATATATAACCTCTATGGATTCAGGAAACACAAAGGATGTTCTTATTACTGGCCAGCACAATAAATTCCAGTTAAAACGAGCTCAACGAGAGAAACCGAGAGAAAACAAAACATCTAACTTTAATAAAGACACTATTTCATTTAATGACCAATTATCTAGCATCAATAAACTATATCTAGATTTAACTTTTAATGACAAAAATATTTATGAGTCGGAAATTAAAAAAAAAATTACTAGTTATAAATCACAAGATCTTAAAAAAAATAGATATGACCCCGAATTATTTATTAATCTAGAAAGTGTTATTGAAAAATTAGTTATCTCTAAACTTAAATGTAAATACTGTAACAAACAAATATATATACTATCTAATAAATACCGTGATAATGACCAATGGACTCTAGAGAGAATCAATAATAATATTGGACACAATACTGATAATGTTATTATTAGCTGTCTTGAATGTAATTTACAAAGAAAAAACAGTAATATGGACAATTTTGAATATACTAAAAAATTAAAAATTAATAAATCATTCTAAAAATATTTAAATAGTTACTTTATATTTATAATATGTCAGGAGGGGCTTATACCACACAAAATGATTTACTATTAAATAATCTAAAAACTTTCTATCGAGATTCGGATTTTCTAGATGAAATGCTTAGTATTATTAACGGTGAATCAAAAATTTCATTAAGAATTGTTGATTGGTTTGCTACTAATTATGCTAAAAACTATTATACTGTATACGATATTGATAAAGAGAATGGAGAACAATTTCGGTTTAAAGTGTATAACGACTATAAATTAAAATTAAAAGCATACAGTAAGAGAAGATTCGATCCATTTTGTAGATGGGAACGTATTACATTCCCTTATAAAAATGGTACTTCTATACAAACTACTATAGGTCAATTAAATTTTTTTAAATGGGCATTAGAAAACAAAGTCGTTGATTATATCAGAGAAAATTATGAAACTATTGAAACTGATATGAATAGCAGAAATAGCACTTCCAGAAAGAAAAATATTCCAATAAACGATAAAAAAACCAGAAAAAAAAGACAAGAGTTATCTATTCTAGCATCTAAAAGTATTAAGAAAGAAGATGTAGAAATTGTAGTAAAATTTAACTAATAATTATAAACATCAACTATTATTTATAATTATTTAATTTAATGTCTTCTGCGTCCACGTCTAGACTTTTTGTGGTGTTTTTTTGAACGTTTCACTTTCTTTGCCTTCTTTGTCTTACGGGAACGTCTGTGTCTGCGACCTCCAACAACAGGATTAGTAGTAGCAGCGGGAACACCAGCAGCGGGAACACCAGCAGCGGGAACATCAGTAGTAGCAGCGGGAACAGCGCCTGGAGGAGGAGCATCGGTTTCCTCCTTTTTAAACAAACCAGTAATTTTGCCTAAGAAGGTATCGTCCCCACCACGTTTACGTCTTGTTGAAGTTTTACGTCTATTCATTCTAGTCTTTGCCATTATATATATTAATAATATAATAAATATACTGATTTATGATATTATTCTAAATTATTCTAAAATTATAGTCCCTTTGGGAAACCAACCAAATTAGCACCAATACCGAAACCTGCACCAGAACGAGCAGATACAGCCATTGATGGAATATATGTATCAAGAATAGCGAATGTTGCTGCTGCTGTTAACGCAATAAGTGCTATCTCTTCCAAGTTAAGTCCTCTTTTAGCATTAGGAATAGCAAAAGCAGCAATTGCTACCATCAAACCTTCTACTAAATATTTAATAGCTCTTTTAATTAGCTCACTAAGATCAAATGCCTCGAACATTATATAAAATACGTAGAGAAAAAATTATAATATAATAAATAAATACTTAAAATATTTGTTTATACTAAATATATAGATGCCTACCTTTTCTAAACCCGCTGATGAAAATCCATTAGTTGATTTATTAGATGAAGACGAGCCAATTAGTGGTCAAAAATTCTGTTGTATTTCATTCCTTTCTCCTGAAAATATTATTAAACAAAAAGAATTATTTCTTTTCCAAGAATTCCTAAAGAAGTTTGATTTTACAAAGTCTATGGAAAAATATGAACAATTTCTCCAGTTTATTATCTTTAAATATAATCTTGATCAAGAATCTATTACTACCGACTTTAAATCTTTTATTGCCGAAGAGAGAAACAATTTAATAAAAACAACAATTGAAGACGAATACAAGAATTTTGTCGATGCATATGAAGAACACCTCGAAGAATCTTTTAATGAAAAACATTCATTTAAAACTAGTGTTCGTGGAATTAAGGTCAGAGGTTCTTTTAATTCCCAGAAAGAAGCTGAAATGAAGTGTAAAATGTTGCGAGAAATTGACCCCCATCACGATATTTTTGTTGGACCTGTCGGTACATGGATGCCATGGGAACCAGAGGCGTATAAAACTGGTAGAGTAGAGCACCTTAATGATGAACTAAATAAGCTTATGCACGGTAAGGTTGAAAATGAAAAGAACGCTAAGATTGAATTTGAAAAACGTATTAGAGAAGCGAAAGAAAAGGCTATGGAAGAAAACCAGAAGCTTGCTGAAAAAACAGGTAATGTACTTACACAAAAAATGGATAAAGATGGTAATCTTATTAATACATTAGCTGTTGACTATGACAGTATTCCTGATAATGAAGTTATTATTCCTGAGGAAATGAAGGAAAAATCAGGTTCTACTAATGTTTCTGCTAATGTAAGAAAGGAATTATTCGATAGTAATAATATTAGTACTAGAGTAGCAACTCCAACAAAATCTACGCGTAAATCACCTAGTATTGATGAAATAACTATGACTGAAATTCCGAAATTAGATAAAAAGGATTAAACTATTAATATATAAATTTCATAAAATTATATATTAATTTACTTTCTTGTTCTGGTTTTTCTTTTTGATTTCTTTGATTTTCTTTTTCCACCATCTATTTCTGCATATGAAGTTCGACAAACATTATGACAATTCTGTCGTTTTTTATGTATTCCTAATACAATATCATTCGGTACCCCCATATCTTCTGCTCGGTGTAACGCATCACTAAATTCTTTATTACATTTATCTATACATTTTTGGTAATTATTTCCACCTTTAATTTTTCTAGTTTTTCTTTTTTTATTACCTCTTTTTTTATTTGTTCTTCTTTTTCCCTTTTGTTTCTTACTCTTTTTATTTTTTTTCATGCTTCTTTTTCTTTTTGTTTTTCGTTTCATACCGCCTCTATTAGGTGGTGGTATTTCTACCAAAGAAGATATTTTTTTTCCTTTCTGTGCTGCTTGTCTTATTTTTTCTTCATGTTCTTTCAATTCCGCCTTAATCTCGTCAGGAAATTCCTTTCTAAGTTGTTTTTGTGCATTAGGATGAGTATTAAATATATCTCTTTTTTTTTGTTGTTCTTCTTCCTCTGTTGTTGGTGAAGAAGTTCCTTGACTGTATTTTTGATGTCGTTCTTTTAAAGCTTTACTTAATGCTACATCATCATTCCAAATATCTCCACTACTCATATAAATTCTTTCGAAAATTATTATTTAAATATAAGAATTAATAAAATACATGGGAAATGAAATATCTATAAGTAAAATTGGATACGAGGATGTTCAATACGCAATAAAAAACGAATATTTAATTATAAATACATTACCCCTAAATAAACAATCATGTTTAATTAAAAATACCATAAATTATAACGACGAAGAGAGAGTAATTAATGATTTAATAAATAATGGTGATTCTAACGCATGTATTATAATCTACGGGGAGAATAGTTTAGACGAATCAACATATAGCAAATGTAAAAAATTAATTCAATTCGGTTTTTTAAATATTCATATTTACGTAGGGGGGGTATTTGAATGGCTTTTACTTCAAGATATTTACGGTTTTGATAATTTTCCTACGATTGGGAGAGAATTAGATTTACTTAAATTTAGGGCAAATATGAAAATAGACAAAAAATACTTGACATGATTTTTTTTTCTCTGCGTATTTTATAATGGCAAACACCAGAAAAGTTCACCCCAGCAAATCTAAAATAAGCAAGAGAGTTATGCGTATGCGTGCTTCACGTGCTAAAAGAGCCACTCGCAAGGCTATGTCTTTAGTAAAGAAGGCTCGTGTTATGGAACGTCGTGCCCGTAAGGCTATGTCTGTTGCACACAAGGTTCGTGCTTCTTTACACGGTGCATCAGTCCGTAAATCACGCAAATCACGCAAATCACGCAAATCACGCAAACACTAAATGTTTAATTAATATTTAATTTTATTAAATTATATATTAATATTAAAATTATGACTGTAGTATCTTTTTTAAATTCGTTAAAACAATATTATGAACCCAAAAACATAAATACTTGGGCATAAATTCATGTACTATTTCACTATCTTTTTTTTCATTATTTTTATAATTACTGAAATTCACGCGTGTACTATCACATAATATTATCATCGATGGTATCTTGTTTTTTAATTTTAATTCTTTAATAAAAACTAAAAAATTATCTATTCTTTTTAAAATATAATGCATTTCATTATATAACTCTGTCTCTTTTATTTCTGACTCTCTATCGTCTTTTAAAGCATATCCTAAATCTAATATTGTTCTATAGTGTGATATTGTATCATTTCCATCCAGACCATATAATGGCCCACCAAAACATACAAAATAATCCAAATCTATATTTAGAATATAATTGTTTGATATATTATCTATTTTATTTTTCGCATACTTAATATTAGAAGTTGTAAAATATACATCTAAATCTAAATCATCTATCATTTTATCGTCTCTTTTAATTGTATATTTTGGACAAGTGCCTCCATAGAAATAAGCAGTTTCGTCATTTAATGCTATTTTTATATTTGAACTATTATAAGGTTCAGTTACCCAATCAGGTGTTATCCAAAATATACCATTATTTTTATCGTAAGGTAATAACATAGGAACTAATACTCCTCCAATATCTGTTATTAAATCATCAAAGTCTTTATTCATAATATCTGTTCGTTCGGTTTGATTAATATAATTTTTAAAAAATTTATTAGTATTTTTAATTGGGTTCATATCAGCGTGTGTATCAACATGTAATATTGTTCCTGGATTTGATTGTATTTTTTTATATACATACTCAACAGCATGATGATGTTTTGATATTTGATAAACAGGTATATTATTAATTACTACATAGTTATTATCATTCATGTATTTGTAATAAAATGTTATTCTATCATTTATTTCTTCTAGAAATGGTATTTTAAATAAAAAAGAATCTACAAATCCCAATCGTTGATATATATAATCTATTTTACTTAGATTTTTATTAACAATATTAGGTGTTAATTTCTTATTACATTTTGTTACTTTTAATTCTATCAATCTCAATTCATTATCTATTTTCAAAATATCACTTTCACATAAAGATAAATATGTATGATATTCATCATCATCTAAACCATATGAGTAATTAAATATTAATTTTTTGTCATTATAATATGTGTTATATAATTTATCATTATCTATTATTTGTAAATTATGTGTATCATCAAAATATAAATAAGTGATTCTTAATATCAATATAAAAAATAATATAAATAATATTATTGCAAGTACTTTATTCATAAAATATAAAATAATTACTTTATATTTTATTGATGTAAACGTATAATATATTATTAATATATTTAAAACAAACTTACATATAAATATATATTATGGTTTTACCAGCACTCGATATATCTAATATAATAATTACAGAACAAGAGGAACAAGATGAACAAGAACAAGAACAAGAACAAGAACAAGAACAAGAACAAGAACAAGAACAAGAGGAACAAGATGAAGAAGAACAAGAACAAGAACAAGAAGAACTAGTTAATGAAACAACATATGATATTTTCAACAAAAAAATAAATAGATTTACTCAACCAGTCATAAACAGTTACAATAGATTAAAGACTGATTTATACGATATCGAATGGCTAGATAGTATATATGAAAACCAAAAATTTACTATACGTACATTAGTTATAATTTTTCTTACTGTTTGTTTTTCAACTATGTTTCACAGTTTACAAATTGAAAGACAAGAAAAAAGCATTCACGAGTTAAGAACAAAATTGGCTAATCAAAGAGACATGTTGTCAGACCATCATGAAAGTATTCATCAGCTATTAAAATTTAATTTTATTAAACAGTCAGAAACATGTCAAATGAAATTTACACCACCAACACATGTACCTAGTCCAGAACCTTACACAATTAATATCGACGAATATGTAATTGATATGGACGAATAAAGATTCAAAACCAATTATTTAATATTTCTTTTACTATTTCTTCATCATATTTAGTGTATTTAGATGAAAAGAGTACTATTCCACCTAATACAACTGAATAGGAAAATATTAATATTTCTCCTATATATTTATATGGTATCATATATATAAAAAATTGATTATTTTTTATTTATGTCTAAATAATTAAAATCATAAAACATGTCAATTACACCCTTGGATTTGATAACAAACGACAGTCGTCATAGACTTCCTAGAGAAATATGTGATATAATACAATCTTATATGGTAAATGATACCGCTTATCAAATACTAAAGGAATATTACAATTATCTTTATTACAAAAAACAATTATATCTTGACTTTGTTTATAGTAATTATATAGAACCAAATTGTTATTGTCATCGCACACGAAGAGGATGGTATGAGTGTACTCATTGTTGGGAATTTGAATATACAGATAAATACTGCCCACTAGATTGTAAAATATGTATTGATGATAATCCACAATATACTAAAATATGTTTTAATATGAAGACTCCACATAGTGATTATGACGAAGACAAAAGTTGTTCTTATGATTATCATTTTGAGGGTCACTATGTTAATAATTATAATAATTATATCGACTGATTGATTGAAATATTATACCATTTTATATTGTTGGAATAAATTCCCAATCTAATTCATCACATATTTTTTTCCAAATATTATCTTGATCTATTCTCTTTTCTCTGTCTTTTAGCATCGGAAAATACGGAAGGAATTGTACTTGTCCAAGTAATTCACAAAGCTTATAAACTGTATAATAATAATTTAAAAAATTAACTCTATCATCGGGACAATATTTCGCATATGGTGCTTGAATATCCATAAATAGATTACATAATGTTTCTTCTAATTCGGGAGTCATTACTGGTGGTTTAATTCCTATTATATCTTTTATAAATGGTATATGCTCATAATATTTATTATAACCTAATTTTTTTAATATCTCTTTCGCCTTATTATTTGTTATACTTGATGTTGTTATTCTCTCTTTTTTTATTTGATTTTTTATGTCTTCTATTACATTATCAGGTATTTGTGTTGTTTCCTTTGCTTGAAATTGAGCCAGTATCTCTCTAAAATGATTAATTCTTTTATATGCATAAAAACATACTTCTTTAGGTGGTTCTTTATATGACGGTTTTTCATTTTCAATTAAATATTGTTTATTCTTACCACATTTATTACAGATTAATATACCTTCTTCATCCATCGGTATTAGTTCGCCTTTACCACAATACTCACAAATATTTGTTGGTACAACATAATTATTGACATCCATTAATTCAGAATTTATACGGCTTAAGTACGAATTTACTATATTGATTGTTGTGTCATCTGCCCCATCATTGTTACTGCTATCAATCTTAAAAAAACTGTTCAGTTTTTTACTTTTGGTTTCAGTTTTTCCTATATTTTTCTTATTTTCAAAGTATTGGAATACATCTTTAGCATTTTCTAACAAGTACTCCTTTTTCCTATTCCTTATTATTTTAATCTTCGATTTTATCTCTTTTATCTTATCTTCTATATCTAATTTTTCATCTATAGAATTGTACTTATTATCTCTTAATATTTTTTCCAGTATTTTCTTTTTATTTAACAAATTCGGATATTCTTCATTTTCTTCTTTATGTATTTCATTTAGAATATCATTATGTTTCCCATCTAATGTTATTGACGACTTATAGTCTACCACTATCTTTTTGGTTGTTTTAGGCTTGAAATTCGGCATATATTATTATATTAATATTAATCTTATTTTTATATTTATTTTTACATTTAAAATTTACAATACTTTTCTATAAAAAATATATGGATAATATCATAGACCCAGAAAAATTAGCTAAAATTGTATTTATTTATAACGCATTAGAGAATGGCTGGACTATTAATAAATTAGATGATAATTATATTTTTAAAAAAAAACACGGGGAACAAAAAGAAATATTTGAAGATTCTTACCTTAAATCGTTTATTAAATCAAATTCAAATATTCAAAAATTCTTATCTAAGTAATATTTTAATTAAATTAATTAAACTATTTCTAAAAATTTTTTTATCTTTAGCTATATTATAATATGGGTGGTGGTCTCATGCAACTCGTAGCCTATGGCGCACAAGACGTATATCTTACTGGTAATCCTCAGATTACCTTCTGGAAAGTTACTTATCGCAGATACACAAACTTCTCTATGGAGTCTATCGAACAAACATTTAACGGTCAAGCCGATTTCGGTCGCCGTGTAACATGTACTATCACCAGAAATGGTGATCTCGCTTACCGCACTTACCTTCAAGTCACTCTCCCTGAGATTGGCCAAAGTGAAGCTAAGTTTGCCCGCTGGTTGGATTTCCCTGGTGAGCAACTCATCGCTCAAGTCGAGGTTGAGATTGGTGGTCAACGCATCGACCGTCAATATGGTGACTGGATGCACATCTGGAATCAACTTACCATGACTTCCGAACAACAACGTGGATACTTCAAGATGATTGGTAATACTACTCAACTTACCTACATTACCGATCCTGAATTCGCTGACGTTGATGGACCATGCGGTGGAACTGATGCCCCCGCTCAAGTATGTGCTCCTCGCAGCGCTCTTCCTGAAACAACTCTTTATGTTCCATTCCAATTCTGGTACTGCCGCAACCCCGGCCTTGCCCTTCCTCTTATTGCCCTTCAATACCACGAGGTCAAGATCAACCTTGATATCCGCCCTATTGATGAGTGCTTGTGGGCTGTTGATGACTTGCAAAAGACATCTGGTTCTGCACAAGCCACTACTGCTTACAACCAATCACTTGTAGCTGCTTCTCTTTATGTTGACTACGTCTTCCTTGATACTGATGAGCGCCGCAGAATGGCACAAAACCCTCATGAGTACCTCATCGAGCAACTCCAATTCACAGGTGACGAATCCGTCGGTTCTTCTTCCAACAAGATCCGTCTTAACTTCAACCACCCTTGTAAGGAGCTTATCTGGGTAGTACAACCTGATGCCAACGTTGACTACTGTGCTTCTCTTCAAGGAAACACACTTCTTTACAAGGCTCTTGGTGCCCAACCTTTCAACTATACCGATGCTGTAGATGCTCTTCCTAATGCCCTTCATGCTTTCGGTGGTCAAGCTGCTATTTCTGGTGATGGTAAATTCATCAACGGTTCCGGTCTTTTCAACGATGCAGGTGCTATGGATATTCCTGCCGACGCCACTAATGCCAACACCGATGCATGGGATTCCCACGATAATCTTGGAACTGGTGCTCAATATGGTTACAACGCTCTTGTATCCTCCAGCACATCCGGTGTTTCTGATGCCGGTACTTTCGTCATGGCTGAGGCTGCTATCGACATGCACTGCTGGGGTCTTAACCCTGTTGTTGTTGCCAAGCTTCAACTTAATGGACAAGACCGCTTCTCTGAGCGTGAGGGTACTTACTTCGACCAAGTACAACCTTTCCAAGCTCACACCCGTGCCCCTGATACTGGTATCAACGTTTACTCTTTCGCCCTTCGCCCTGAGGAACACCAACCATCTGGCAGCTGCAACTTCTCCAGAATTGACAACGCCACTCTTCAACTTGTTCTTTCCAACGCTACTGTCACAGGTACCAACACCGCTAAGGTACGTGTCTATGCCACTAACTACAACGTCCTCCGTGTCATGAGTGGTATGGGTGGTCTTGCATACTCCAATTAAACATTTTGTCATACTTATTATATTTATTTTAAATCTTAAATAAATAATATACTTAATTAATTTATATTATTTATATATATGACTGATATAACAGAAATAAAAAATAAAATTAACGATCTAAGTATAGGTATTAATCCAATTCATTATTTTAATTTAGATGGTAATAATGATGAGAATACAGAATATAACGAACAAATCAATAATGATAAAAATGCATTATTAGATATATTAAGCAACGAAAATAGAAGAGAATTTATAGAGGTAATTAACAAAAAACAAGAAGAATTTAAGAAGATAATAAAAGTAATTAATGACGTTAATAACGAACAATACATAAGAAATTTAGGATTACTAAGACAAAATATTGTACCAATAAGTCAATATTATACAGATATAATTAATAAAATTTTTGCTCCTGCAATAGAAGAAGCAACAACATCAGCACCACTACCTATAGCGGAAGAAGAATCAAAAAAGAAAGAAGAAGCAACAACATCAGCATCATCCCCAGCACAACCACCACTACCTATAGCGGAAGAAGAATCAAAAAAGAAAGAAGAAGCAACAACATCAGCATCATCCCCAGCACAACCACCACTACCTATAATGGAAGAAGAATCAAAAAAGAAAGAAGAAGCAATAACATCAGCATCATCCCCAGCACCAGCACCACTACCTATAGCGGAAGAAGAATCAAAAAAGAAAGAAGAAGCAATAACA